GCCGACTGGGTTATTAATGCACTAGCACCAACTGTGTCTGATCCAACGCGCCCAGCTATGAACGTTCGTCAGTTTTCTAATACCACTGAACAAGGTGTGGGTATGTATGTGCCTATTCCATCTGGCGCTACTTCGATGACTATATCGTACAGAGGGCGAACAACTACTGCCCCAGCCGCTGCTGCTGCATTGCAAATGAAACTGTATACACGAAACATTCCAAATAATGCTGCTGTCGGTTCGTGGACAGCAGGTACCAATTTAACAGCAGTTACTGTGCCAACCAATGCATACGTACAATATTACACACAAACAATTACATTGTCCTCATTAGCATTAACAGCTGGCAATTTGTATCAATTTGAATTGACACGTAATGTTGGTGTTGCAGGGAATTTAGCTTATAACTGGTTGATGAATGAGTTAACTCTTTCGTTCACGTAGGATATATTATGGCTATAACGTCACCAGGCTCAGTTGATTATCATTTAGCAAGTCAAACAGGATTGTTAAGCATAAATGCTTTGCAACCTGTTACATTAATGGCTTGGATTAATGTGAATTGGAATATTGGTACTACGTTGAGTATCCTTGGTACATACAACACAGCTACCAGTGGTGGTACAGCCATACAAATTGGTACACGTGGTGGAACAGATACGGGTAATGTTATTATTTGGACGTGGGGTGGCACTTATCTCGTGTCATCAGCAGGATTAGTCACACCCACAAGTAACGATTGGTGCCATGTTGCTTATACATACAACGGAACAACCCACAAATTATACATTAATGGACAATTTGCCAATTCATCCACTACAGCACAACAATCCGGCACAGTAACTGCAGTTTATATAAATGGTTACCCTACAGGCGGAACAAATGAAACTGGTAACTTTGCTGTTGATGATATTAACTACTTTGCGCGTGAACTATCAGCTGATGAAATTTTGACTGCTTACTCAACTGGTGGTGATAAAGACGGTTTAGTATATCAGCGAGCTGCAAGCTATCTTTGTAAGGAAGGTGTGATTGGCAATGCCGCTACATCTATTACGGATTTATCAGGTCTTTTGAATACATTAACACCCACCGGCACTGCAACTGGTGTTAACTTCACCTATTCTGTTAGCCCAATTAACCGTGACAGTCGGCCACCAATATAAATACTCAAAATAGGAAATATAAATGTCAATACTTGTACTCGGCTCACATAGTTATCAACTTGTTCCAGATGTTAATGGAGATCCACTTACTGTCTCTGTAGGTGGTACCATACCATCACTAACTTCGGGCGCTGGAACACCTGTAGCGGTACCAGCATATGGTGATGGTACTATGTATGTAGATACTACTAATTATATTCTGTATATCTATAAAGGTGCCGTGTGGTCACAGGTAGGATCAACCCTTCCGTCCAATTTAATATATGTTTTGGATAAATCTACAACCGATGCAACCATAACCGTTGCTGGTCCAACAAACACCTTTAGTTATGTGGTACCGGGTGGAACATTAAGCACCGATAAAGCACTAAGATTGAAAATGGCCGGACGATGGTCAAATGCATCAGGTACCAGTCGCACTGCCACTATAGCAGTGTCTTACGGTGGTACTACCATGTGGGCCGATACTACATCCAACTTTGGTAAAGGTAGCTCGGGTGGTTGGAATCTTGAATTTGAGTTGCTGGCAAACAATTCGGTCACATCACAAAAGCTCGTTGGACATATTGAAATGGGTGGCACCGGAACTACATCAACGGGTCAAGATGGTAATCTTGCTACCGATGAAATTTTAGCTACAGCTATATTGGTAGGTAACAACGCAGCCATTAATAGTGCGGTAAATCAAACTTTTAATGTAACTGTTACATTCAGTGGTTCTGGTGTCACCTGGACTAAAAATTATCACACATTGGAGCTATTATAATGTCGTTATGTTTTAATAAAGTAACATGGGTTTGGCAAGAAGTAGCTGATCCAAACACTCTAACCCCCACAACCGACTGGATCGTTGATCCGGTTTATAGTGATTACAATGCTTGCATAGCGGTTGGGCCAGCACACTGGATTTATAGCGGAAACACTATTAGTCCTGACACAGCTGTTAATATATCTAATGCTGATTTGATTGATGCTAAAAATGATATGTGGGAGAAAATTAAAAACGAACGTGATAGAAGAAAAGCTGGTGGCGTACAGGTTGGTACAGATTGGTTTCACTCCGACGATAACTCACGCATACAACAACTCGGTTTGGTAATGTTTGGCACGAACATGCCATCTAACATTATGTGGAAGACAATGACTGGTACATTTGTCCAGATGACTCCAACATTAGCATCTCAAATTTTTAGTGCTGTTGCTAGCTCCGATATGACCATATTTGCAGTGGCTGAACAACACCGAACAAACATGGAAGCGAGTAGTGATCCAACATCATACAATTACCTGACCGGATGGCCGCTTATTTTTGGTGAATAAGTACTAGTTTAATAAATATGTGTATCAGTAGGAGTAATTATCATGATCACTATTCAAGTAAGTGCAACAAACCAAATCGGCGCTAGAATAATTAAGTTGGGTACGTGGTCATGGGCAAATCATGTCGACTTCGTTTTACCGGATGGTACATTGTTGGGTGCTTTAGCAGTGGATCCTTCGGGCAAAGTATCGAGGGATTATTTACGTAAGGGTGGTGTACAAATTCATCCCATGCCTCCACTAGCTCATTATTCACGTGTCGAACGATATGTTGTTGATGCTCCTGACTCCGTTCTGGATTTTGCAAAATCCCAAGTGGGAAAACCGTATGATTGGAAAGGCATTGCTGCATTTCTTTCACATAACCGAGATTGGCAGGATGATGATGCATGGTTCTGTAGCGAATTGGTTGCCTATTCATTTGCCCAAGCTGGTGTTCAATTATTACGAGATGTAGCTTACAGAATCACACCCCGCGACATATTATTAAGCCCACTACTAAAATTTGTATCAATCCCACCCGAAGCGATCAAATAACTAAAGGTTGTGTGTAAAAACATTTAGCAAACACAACATCTCATAAATATATAAAACTACCAGCTTTATATAGGAAAACATTATGAGATTGACCTTTCGACAAGGATTAGTACAATACCCAGCAGATTATCTACAAAAAATAATCAATGATGTTGTTATATCAACCGCAAATGGACCAATTGTTGCAACATTATCCAACGGCGTTGCTGAGTATTATCACACCGAACCCCAAAATTCTGGTCCATATACTGCATGGACGGGGCTAACTACAGGAGTTGATTATTGGTTATATGTAGATATCAATAAAGTAACAGGCGAACGAACATTTGGCCAAACAACCCTTGAACCTATCGATAACGTAGTAGCTCCTGTTTCTCCCGTCGTAAATCAACACTGGTTCGATACAAATACAATGACCATGAAGGTCTGGTCGGGTTCGGTTTGGGTCGAATACATCCGCGTTTTCGTCGCTCAACTTTCTGGTTCAAATACGTTTACATATTATCCTGTTGGAACACAAGTTGGAGTTGCTACATCATATTTGTCTGGAAGAATTTTGTTTGATGGTGTTGGAGTTGCTATACGTCAGTCAAATGGTAAATTTTTAACCACCGAAGACCAATTTTTTGTTGATGGTTCTTCAATACAAACAGCCAAGTTGGAGTCAACTGTAATTTCCGCAATTGCTGATGAATCAATCCCAGCATACAGTGTTGTAAAGTACAACACATTTGGTCGCATAGGTTTAGCTCGTTATGAAGACATTAGCAATACAGTCATTGCATTAGTTACGGATAATGTTCTCTTTGGTGATGCTGTTAATATTATTTTGCAGGGTGTTATCATCAACCCATCTTGGAATTGGGCCACCATTAATGCGCCGTTGTGGGTAGATGTTGCTGGTCAACTAACTGATGTTGATCCTAACACCATCAACTCTCTTCGTCCTTCTGCTGTGCCAATTGCTCGTGTTGTTGCTAACGACACTATTATATTTGATCAAGGCATGGGTGGCCGCGGTGCAACCGGCGCCCCTGGAAGTGCATCAGCTAATATCTCCCCTGCATCTACTGCTGTATTGGGTACAGTTTTATTGGCTACCGCCCCTGTGGACTCCGCCAACCCTATTGCTGTTGGTGCTAATGATCCACGTCTAACCAACGCTCGAACACCTACTGCTCACACCCACGCAGCAACTGAAGTCTCGTACATAGGTCACGGCAACATTGCAACTGGTACAGCTCAAGCAGCCATTAACAGTCTCGAAGATAATAAACTTAACTTGACGGGCGGTGTACTCACGGGACCGTTAACACTTTCGGCCGACCCAACATCTATATTACAAGCCGCAACAAAACAATATGTTGACTCACGTGTTAGTGGTTTGATGTGGATAAATCCAATATTATACGTAAATCTTATTGCCGACAATCTCAACACCCCACCAACCTCACCAGGCTATACCGACGTTTATGTTGTTGCAACCGGTGGTACAGGGGCCTGGATAGGACTGGATGGTCATTTGGTGCGATGGAGTGGAACAGCTTGGACGGATTTAGGATTACCAGTTGATGCTGGACGAATTGGTATCGCGATGGAGTCGACATCAACACCATCTGGCACATTCCTCAACAAAAAGAACCAAATAGCCGTTTGGAATCAGTCCACATCTTCTTGGACGTTTTACACACCAATTGGAAATAATGCTGTGTTTGTAAGCAATGCCAACTCATTACACAGTTTTCATCAATATGTATACGATGCCGTTAATGCGAAATGGATTGAGTTTAGTGGTCCTCAGGCTATTCAACCTGGCGCACATCTGCAATTATCAGGCAACGTTTTAAATGTTATCGATGGTAGCGGCAGCACATTAAATGCTGACCTGTTAGATGGATTGCATGCCAGTTCATTTTCATTAGCAACACACAATCATGATACTGTTTATGTGCAACTAGCTGGTAGTGTAATGTCTGGCCCGCTAACGTTAAATGCCAATCCTACTGCTGCTCTACACGCAGCAACAAAGCAGTATGTTGATAGCCAAGATTTGTCGAAAGTATCAAAAGCTGGCGATACAATGACTGGTCCGTTGGTTCTCGCAAATGATCCTACTGCTGCATTACAGGCTGCTACAAAGCAGTATGTTGATGCTCACGCCGTTGCAATAACACCCGGAACACCACAACAAGTACTATCTACTGATGATGTAGGTGATGTTGTTTGGAACAACAGATATGAACTCGTGACACTCGTCGGTTTATTGGCGTAACAGTAAATAATTAATAAATTGGAGAAAATTTAATGCAAGTTATACTTAGCACCACCATCTTTCTTGATAATCCATCTAAAGATTCGTATCTGATCGATCTCGAAAACACTGTTGACCAAAATATAATGCTTGCAGTGGGTAATTTGTTTAATGGTCAAACCGTATCGGTTGTAATTGCTCAAGGTACAACAAGACTTGGCACGATTCAATACGATTCATCGATTGTTTTTACAGGCTCTGTACCAGAATTACCAGCTGTGTATGGCGCTATTCAACGCATTGCGGGCATGGTTGTTAATGGACAATTAATTGTTGACACCACTGACTTATCCACTGTTGTTGCCAAATCTGGCGACACAATGACGGGCCCGTTGGTTTTGTCAGCTGATCCAACTGGTGCTCTTCAGGCCGCAACGAAACAATATGTTGATGCATCCGTTCCCAGTCTAGCGGGGTTAGTGTCCAAAACAGGTGATACAATGTCGGGGGCATTAACTGTTTATCCATATATTATTGGAAAAGAAGCTGCCGGGACAACCGTGGGTGCAACTGGTATTTTACGCCTTGGTGCTACAGCTCAAGTAGGTATGAGTTTAAAATCAAATGATTCGTCATTTGCGTATCTCGACTTTGTCGATAATTCAAATCAACGTACGAATATTACGTACACTTTTGGTACCACACTACTCGAATTTGGTAAGTATTTGAATGAAGTTGCCTCTCCAGCCGCCTTGTCATTCAACTTCACAACTGGTTCAACCATCACCAAACAGACATCATTTACAAATAACCAAGAATACGTGACCAAAGCGTACGTGGACAGCTCTGTTCCTACCCTAAGTAATGTCGTTTCTAAATCTGGCGACACAATGACTGGTTTGTTGATATTAAGCGGCGATCCAACTGTTGCGCTTGGAGCTGCTACCAAACAGTATGTCGACAATACTTCAGTGAGCGTTGCTGGTGACACCATGACAGGAACTTTAACCCTTACAGGTTCTGCTGGTATAACAATGTCTGGCGATTTTACTGCTTCGTCAGGAGCAACAAGCGTTGTTATTCATAGCAATGGTACAGCAATGACCCTCACCAATACAGGACTAAACATTGTATCAGGTGTATTAAACACAAACAGTAACATAAACGTTGGCAATGCACGCCTAACACTCGATGATGGGGCAACAGATTTTATTATTTTGGATGGGCCTACAGGCAACATGGCTACCACAAAAGGTACGGTTACGGTTAGCCGTAACCCTGCTACTGACTTTGAAGTAGCAACCAAACAATATGTTGACACAGCTGTTACTTCAGCATCTACTGTTACACATTATGTTCATTTACAGACAACTTCCTCCACTAGTTGGTCTGTTGCACACAATTTAAACACAACTAATTTAATTTTTAATGTGTACATTAACCCTATTGGCAACCCAACAACAGGTTGGCAACCAATTTTTCCAGCTGATGTATCGTTTGTTGATCTTAACAATATCATTGTTTCGTTTACAGCAAATCAAGTAGGAAAGGTTGTTATTATAGCGGTACCATAACAGTTCAATTTAAAGGTAACTTTTCAAACATAACGCATAAATAAAGAAGTAGGACATCAAATGAAAATTTTGTTGCCTTTCAAAAATAGTTTTGGTATGATCTATTTTGTAGTTTAAAAATCATCCGGTTGGTGAAGAGTTTGCCAACTTAAAAAACAAGTGACATAGGGTCACATCTCTCCCAAAAACAAAATAATTTTAAGAGAAAAGAGAATAAAAATGGGAAAACTTACATTAGAAGCACTCAAAGCACAATTCAAAAAGCCTGATACCAATGAAGGCGGCAATCTACCAAACAACTACTTTCCGTTCTGGAATATGAAAATTGGTGAACAAGCAACAATTCGTTTCCTTCCTGACAAAAACACCGACAACCCAATGGGGTTCCTTGTTGAAAAACACATGCACACTCTTACCATCAATGGCGAAAAGAAGTCCGTGCCATGCTTGAAAATGTATGGCGAAGATTGTCCAATCTGCAAAGTATCTGCTGCTTACTACAAAGCAGAAGATAAGGATAATGGTAAGAAGTATTGGAAGAAAAAGCAATACATCGGTCAAGTATTAGTTGTTGAGGATCCTCTTCCTGCTGACAAAGAAACAAGCGAAACTCATGAAGGTAAAGTTCGTTTCATTGCACTTGGTAATCAGATTTATGATCTTATCAAAGCAGCCTTTGAAGATGGTGATCTCGAAGACATCCCCTTCGACTACGAAAATGGTACTAACTTCATCGTTAAAAAGAAGGAACAAGGTGAATATGCCTCCTATGCAACTAGCAAATTTGCAAAACATGCCAGTGCTCTTGACGACGACACCATCGAAAACGTTAAAGGTCAGTTGATTGATCTGTCGACTCTTCTTCCCAAGAATCCTGGTCTTGAAAAGGTCGAGGCTATGTTGGAAGCAGCTATGAACGGCACCGAATACAAAACTGGTGAGCGTCCAACTAAGGTTGACGATGATGGCGATGACGATGATGTTCCTGCTCCAAAAGTTGAAAAAGCCAAACCTGCTCCTGCCAAAGTTGCTAAACCTGCAGCTGAAAAGGTTGAGGAAGATGGCACGGACGATGACGATGATGCCGACCGCATCCTCGAAGAAATTCGTAAGCGTCGCGCTAACAAGGGTTAATTCTCCACAATGGTGGGAGTCCGTTCGGACTCCCACCCATCAAACGTATTCGCAAAATGAGATTTTTAACAAATCTTGATACACAAATTGCTGCAATGGTAGTTGATGGTATCACCCTAAAAATAAATATAATGAGGAGAATATAATGGCTAGTATGTCATTTTTAAAAGACTTCGAAAAGGCAATGGATAAAGTCGAAGGCATAGGAGGCTCGTCTGAACCCCCAAGATATTGGTATCCAACAGGCAATTATTGTTTAAACAGAATTCTTTCGGGTAGTTTCTTTAACGGCTTCCCACAAGGTCGTATCACTGGATTGGTTGGGCCGTCTGGCTCAGGTAAAAGTTTCGTAATTGGTAATGCGGTCAAAAGCGCACAAGATAGTGGTGCATTTGTGTTGGTTATTGACTCTGAAAATGCTCTTGATGATGATTATATGACAAAGATTGGTGTGGATGTTGAAAACAACTATCTGTACAAATCCGTCACCACAATTCCACAAGTTATCAAAGTTGTTTCCACCTTCTTGAAAGGTTATGATGCTGAGTATGGCAATGATCCAAACGCACCACAAGTATTCATTGCCATCGATAGTTTGGACATGTTATCAACCGAATCTGAGCTTGAACACTTCACAAAAGGTGACTCATCAAGCGATCAGGGTTTGCGGGCGAAGCAACTCAAACAAATGCTTCGTCAATTTGTTCAAGCCATCAAGGGTAAGAATGTAGCTATGGCCGTCACGGCACAGGTATATCAAGCAACTGCACAACAAATTCTTGCAGGTGAAGGCGTATGGGTTGTCAACCAAGCTATTCGTTATGCTCTTTCGCAGATTGTACTGCTCACCAAACTCAAACTCAAAGATGAGAACAAGGATATCACAGGCATTAGGATGAAAGCAGAAGGATTCAAAACCCGTTTCACCAAGCCGTTTCAGTCTGTTACAGTTGAAGTTCCTTACGATACAGGAATGGACCCACTGTCGGGCTTGTTGGAGGTAGCATTATCTTTGAATGTTATTGAGAAAAAGGGTTCACGCTATTCGTTTGTCGGTGAAGATGATACGTGGTTTGCTAAGGACATCGCCAACTATGCTGAAAAAATCTTAGTCAAGGCTGAGACTATGGGTAATGCATTCCTTAAAGCATCTGTATCTGATACTGATGTTGATTCTAACCAAGTCGAAAAATCATCTGACACTAAAGCAAGACGCAAGCAGCGTCAAGCCGCAGACGAGGAATGATACCCAATTAAATCCGATAAAGACACCACGCATCGCCGTGGTTTCTTTTTGTTAAATAAATAGGTTTGTGGCAATTGCTGTTGATTGATAAACTTATTTGGTGTAAAGTTGTCATAACTTATCAAAAATAAAAACAAAAAGGATAAAAATGATAGAGGAATTATTAAGACTGTTTGAACGGCGTGATACTGCGTTTGAACAAGCCACAACAAACATTTCCAAACATATTGATTTTGTATATGAAGCTATCGTTGAGTTTCTGAACGAAAATCCCCACAATATTTCGTGGGATAGTGTTGATGTAAACTCGAGCAATATGATTGTGATTATTGCACGCATCTTTGAAGATGGCATTGATCCAACACAACAACACGAATCACAGATCCGATTGTTAACTATCGGAATCCCATTCGAAATCGTGAGTGCCGCTTCCAAAAACGCAGTTATTCGATTTTTGACTGAGATGGAAAAAATTCGTCCTGCAAAATCACCGACCCCAGCCGGCAAGCGAACTTTATCTGAGTTAATAAGTGATGCTGATGACGGACAAGATATTGACTTGTTGTTAGCCGAGGGTGAGGATATTAGTCCGGATTTGTTAGATATATTACGTGAAGAAGCCAGCGACCTTGACGAATATTTTAGCGAATCATCAACATCAACACCAACATTTTTATCCCCTTATAAAAAAAGGACCTTGCACTAAATGGACAACACTGTAAATGCTTTAACTCTTGTACGTGAAAGCATAACCAACATTCCTACTATTGTTGAAGTTTACGAAGAGTACCTTTCGAATTTCAAAGAAAATCTTACTATTAAAGGTAAGCGTTTAGAAATGGCAAACTTTGAACAAGCATCGTGGCTAAGCTATTATGATGAAAGGCGTGTAGAACTTCATGCTGTTGTCCGTTATATGGAAATGTATGTCGATAAGGTTCGTGGCAAATTGTGGAAAGACTACAACGAAAATTATTCACGCGAATTAAGTCCAAAAGACAAAGAACAATATATTAATCACGAAAAGGCTTATTTGACAGCCAATGAATTATTTTTAGAAATTCGTGAGTTGTATGAAAAGTATGAGTCAGCAGTTGATTCATTCAAAGCAAGGGGATATGCCTTGAACAATATTACCCGTATCAGAATTGCTGATTTGGGAGACTTTGTGGTTTAAAAATGTCAGAAGAACGACTTGTAGAGAAAACCTTTGCTAAAAAGGTCAAGATAATTATTCAAGATGAAGTAAATTGTATTGTGACAGGATTACATCCTGACCACCTCATGTACTTTTATGAAGAATATGGAATCTTCACAGATAACTATTTCTTTACCCCAAAATACAAAATTGGTATTTGGGACGGAAAAATTCGTTATTTCACTAAAGAGGGGCATACTTATGTTCTTCTTCTTGACGAAATTGTGAAGAAAGTTGTTAAATTTGGTTACAAAGTTAATATTGAAGATCGTCGTGTAAACAATTACTGTGATGTTCCTCCAATAGATGCCACTTACCTAAGCGGTTTTATAGACCCAAAAACAGATAAACCATACACAGTTCGCCCCTATCAAGTCGAAGGTCTCAACGAGTTGTTTGCTGAAGGTTTTGGTATCATAATTGCTGGCACCGGCGCTGGAAAAACAACCATCAACACCATTCTTATAGACCACTATGGTAAAAACCACAATTTACGCAGTATAACTATTGTGCCATCCGTGTCTCTCATTGGACAAACCGTTGATACCTTTAAAACGTTTGGCCTCGACGTTGGCCGTTACGACGGTGAGATCAAAGATTTAAAACATCAGCACATTGTATCAACATGGCAAGCACTTCAAAACTATCCTCAATTAATGAAAAGCTTTCAGGTTGTGGTTGTTGATGAATGTCATGGTTTAAAGGGTAAGATATTAACTAATCTGTTGAACGAACACGGCAAGCATATAACACACCGTTTCGGGCTAACTGGCACATTACCTAAGGGCAAAACAGACTCAATGGCTGTTCGTATTGCTATTGGTCCTGTTCGTTATGTGATACCCGCACATGAATTAATCGAACAGGGGTGGTTAGCTACTCCAAACATCAGTGTTATGCAACTCGACGATATTGAACGATTAAATGAACTATACAAAAACGATGACAAGATTAGTTTTGATAGTGAAACAGCCTTTTTACAGACTGATTCGACGCGCCTGAGTTGGATTGCTGAGTACCTTTCTATAAAAGCTGCCGAACACAAAGGTAACGTTTTGTGCTTAGTTAATAGCGTTTCTTTTGGTAAGAAATTGAAAAAACTATTACCAGAAGCACACTTCCTATACGGTAAAGATAAACAAAAAGTACGCAAATCTGTTTACGACTTGTTTGAAACCCACAACAACTTAATTGTTATTGCTACCGTACAGATTGCAGGTGTTGGGTTAAGTATTGATCGTATTTTTAACTTAGTGTATATCGATGGTGGTAAGTCATTCATTCGTGTAATTCAGGTGATTGGTAGAGGGTTACGTAAAGGAAAAGACAAGGACAGTGTCGACGTAACAGACATATGCAGTAACTTGGATTATTCCAGAAAACACCTACGCGAACGAGTCAAATACTACAAAGAAGCAAGATATTCTCACAAAATCCACAAAGTAACATATCATTAACTGTTGCTGTTTGTGTGCTTTGGTTATATAATAAATCAATAATAAAAATAAAGGTTTACTATGTTAGTTTTTGATGAAAATTCCAAACCGTTGATTATAGATAGTATCTATACGCCAACACTCACGAGTCATGTGTGGATTCTTGATTTGTCCATTATGGATTTCACACTTGCACCTCTCGAAGTTCTTGAAGAAATTACCTGTCCATCCGTCATGATTGAAGTGTGTGGGTTCAAATTCATTCTGCCAGCACACTGGTATGTGTTAGTATACGATGAAGAAACAACACAAGTTGATACTGTTTGTGTATCGGAATTATCGGGCAGAGAGTTTATGGCACTCGGATATGGCCCGAATAAAAACAAGGCCTTCCCTGCAAAAATCGTTGTTGTTGATTACAACGCACAATTCAAGAATGTTGGTCCATCACTAAACAAACACCAAATGTTGTGCCATCCCATTGGGCCCAATGCTTGGATAAATATCTCTCCCACAGACGTCTACAACAAATACTTGAAAGATGTCATTGTTGGTGATATCATATAATAGGAGAAATAAAATGGCAAAGAGAAACACAAAAACAACTCTAACAGTCACAGATTTTCGTTCGTGGTTAGAGGGTGTAGAAGATATGCAAGGTGCAGACTGGAGTCCATCATTGGAGCAATGGAAAAAGATTCGTGCTAAAATCGAAATGCTGGAAGAGGTTGACCTCGACGATATTATGGCGGTTGTAAAAACAGCGAAACCTGCCCCCGCTCAAGTGGGACAGGTATCTGTCCCATCAGGTCCAATACCACGAGCAGCCATACCAATGTCGCAGAGCTTCCTTGATGAGGTTGGATCAACACCAAAACTAACTACCGTGATGCCTTCGTTACCAAATTCTATTGTCGGCAGCCCCAAAACTCCGGATATCGACACATCCACAGGTGATTATCCAAGCGCATTTGTTTAATGAAACCGTACACAAATCTAAAAGATAGAGTGTTGTGGTATGATGGGGATTCTACAGTGAATCCCCATGATGTATTACGGCTTTCGACGCCAGGTAATCCATTGTGTGTCACAGAGTTAACAGACGACATCAAGCAATACAATAGACTTGTTTCAACCGAAGAACGTATAACTGTTAAAGAAGCACTTCGCGATTTTGATATGTCGTGGAACATCCCTGACGAATTTAAAAATATTGACGTTAATACATACTTGTATAACAAACTATTCCTTACTGAATCAGATGAGAACCTTACAAACGATGAGATGCAAGTACGGATGAAGCGAGTTGCTCAAGAGTTAGCACTATTTAAGAAATTTAAACTATATGATGTGTTACGTACAATTATATACGTAATTGATACCTTTACTCACAGAAACGTTGTTTGGGGAGTGGGTCGTGGAAGCAGTGTTGCATCTTATGTGTTGTATTTGATAGGTGTACATGATATTGATAGCGTCAAATATGGGTTAGATATTAACGAATTTCTACATTAATTTTGTACGCATAAATAACCATACCCATTAAGGAGAATAATTATGGCAAAAAGAGCAAGAAGTGCCCGCGGAGAAACAGTAGATTTTGACCTTTTGGCAATCAAGGCGCAAGAAGCGTTAGCAAAAGCTGGCAAACCAAAAACAGACACTGTACCTACAGTTGAAATTAAACCAACAGAAAGTTTTGTTGATAAGCGCAATCGTCGTCGCATTAAAAAGGCAACCACTGTTAGCCAAGTGCCAACTATCGATGTGACACCAACTGAAACAAAATAAGCAGTACCAAATAACACAATAACACAATAATATAGAGGAGAGTAGCATGCTCAGACCACTGAAGGATAGCATTTTGTTTGTTTTTAATGAAGAAGTTTCGGACGGATTGTTTGTAGAAAATTCCGAATCTGGTATTTACCTTGGTAAGAGTATTGACAGCTCCTCCAAAGAAGCCCGGTGGGCCGTAGTTGCCGCTGTTGGTCCTGAAGTCAAAACCATCAAAGCTGCTGACCGTGTATTGATCGGTGCTTTGCGTTGGACCGAAGGATTTAAAGCTGGTGATACAAAGCTTTGGAAAACAGTTGAAAAAGAAATCCTCGCTGTCGATACACCCGACGGTATCAAACTAACGCCACCAGGAAACAATGTCTTCTTTGTTGTTGATAAAAAAGCTGGTAAAGTAACCGAATCCACTGCTGGTATTTTTGTTGTTGAACAAGCTCATGCTGGTGAAGAAATGACATGGGGCACCGTTAAAGCGGTTGGTCCTGATGTTGACCCTGATGATATCGCCGTTGGTACTCGAGTATTAGTTAAACGAGACATCATCACAAAATTTATGAAAAACGATGGCGGTGACTTGTATAAGATCACAGAGATTGACATCGTCGCTGTTGAGGACACGGAGTAAGTTTATGCTTTTTATTTTACTGTTAAGTTTGATTACCACGTCCATTGCTGGAGCCGCTGCTTTCTTCAGTATCTATGGTTTGGCACAAATTTTTAGTGGTACGTTTTGGGCTGTGGTGTTTATGGGTGCATCGCTGGAAGCTGGTAAATTAGTGGCAGCTTCCTTCCTGTACCGATATTGGAGCAAGATTTCGTTTGTGTTGAAAACATACCTCACAGTTGCTGTTATCGTGTTGATGTTTATCACATCCATGGGTATTTTTGGATTCTTGAGTCAATCATACCAAAAAGATTCGTTACCACTCAAAGAAATGCAAGTCAAAATTGACGGTTTGAAACAAGAACAAGCAACCTTACTTGCTCGTAAGCAAGCGATTGACACAGCTCGTCAAGATGCTGTATCAGCCGCAGTTAACAACCAATCGACCAAATCTCGCGTTGTTCGTAGTAAGGAACGATTAGCACGTACATATGATACAGAAATTAAAGATATTAACAAACGATTACCCGTTTTAACAAAAGAAATCCAGGACTTGGATACACAAGTATTAACGACTCAATTACACACGGGTCCAATTACCTACATTGCCAAGGCCTTGGGTCGTGAAATTGATGATGCTACTAAGTGGGTTATTTTCATGCTGATTTCTGCTTTCGATCCGCTTGCTGTTGCTCTAACGATTGGTGTCAACATTGCCGTTAACATTCGTAAAAAAGAATTTGAACAAGCCAAACAAATTGCATTTGAAAAGGAACGCCAAGACAAATTGGAACAGATTGAGCGTGAACGTCAGGAACGTATTGATGAACGTGAAGAGGCACGCCTACGCCGTACCGAGGAGCTTGAAGAGGCCAAGTCCAAACTGTTGCATGAAACAGAAATTGCATCTTTGCAGCGACAATACGCAAAAATTGTTACAGGCGACGAAGTAATTGAAAGCTTTGATTCTGTCACAACACCAGTAAAAGAATCAGTTGAACCAATTCCACAAACACTCCAAACAGAAACGGTGGTTGACCCGGATACCTCCGCCATTGATGACCTCCGCCGTGTATTGGATACAATTACTGCGAAAAAGGAACCAACTCCTGAAGAATTAACAACAAAACAACAGATAGAATCCATTCTTTCACGTCGTCAGTTGTTGGACAATATGAGAGGTGGTTCTTTGTCAGAGTAGGGTGATGGTTAAATAGTTGTTGACTTTACTACTTGAACATCCTATAGTAAAAGAACAATTATTACAAAGGAGTTAGTATGGCCGAGTTGCATAAGTTGTGGGTAGAAAAGTATCGCCCACAACAAATTGAAGATTACATTTTTCAAGATGATGTTCAAAAAATGGACTTCTTGAAAATGATCAAAAACAAGTCAATACCCCATTTGTTATTATCAGGCGTGCAAGGCGCCGGCAAAACTACAATCGCTAAAATCCTTATCAACGAATGCGGCATCAGTGACACAGATGTTATGATTATCAACGCCTCTGATGAAAATAGTGTTGATGTTATTCGTGAAAAAATCAAATCGTTCGTAACTACATTCGCATTGGGCGATTTTAAAATCGTTCTGTTGGAGGAAGCTGATTATATATCAGCGGCTGGTCAAGCAGTGTTGCGTGTAATTATGGAACAATATGCTGATGTTGCTCGATTCATCTTAACGTGCAACTATGAAAACAAAATTATTCCTGCAGTTAAATCTCGCTGTCAGCACTATCGTTTCAAAGCAAGTGATAAAAACGATATCGCTGAATATGTGGCAAGTATTCTAATTCAAGAAAAGGTCAAATTTGACTTAGATTTAGTGGATAAATATGTTGATGTTGGTTACCCTGACGTTCGCAAGATTGTTAACCTACTTCAACAAAACTGCCACGATGGTGCACTACGTGCACCAAAACAATCATCGGAAGCAGGTGATTACAAATTCGAGCTGTTAAATCTAATTGAATTGGATAATTGGGTTGATGCTAGAACATTAGCATGTGCACAAGTTGCTACCGAAGAATGGGAAGATGTGTATCGGTTTTTCTACGAAAATTTACACAAAGCGCCCAAATTTACTGATAAATCTAAATGGGAAGAAGGTATCATCATCATCGCAGAACATTTGTATAAGCACAGTATTTGTTCGGATGCTGAAATTAACGCTGCCGCGATGTTCATTCGTCTCGGTCAAGTATAAAAATAACTATAAAGGAGTATATTATGGAAGAATATGAATACAAATACGACACAGCATGTGAAGATTCATGTAAGCAGGACGCTTCACAAAACCTCAAATCAGCTCTCGATTTTTCCAATCAAGGCTGGAGAGATAGTGTGAAGAAATGGACTGACTTGTATGAATTGGACGTCAACATGATGATGACAACTATCAAAGATGCTCTTGTCGATGATAAACCCTACTACGCAACACGGTCGGTGCCCGAATATACACTATCACCAACAACATACGCAAGTGATGTAGGGATCAAAGGTAATGCAGTAACTACTGCCACCGCAACCGAACAACTAAAAAATTACGAAGACCGATGGATTAATTGGGTTGCGGCGCCGCTTAGTACTACACAAAAGTCCAACGCTTCGATTGGGACTGTTGCTGCCGACTGTGCCGGCGGTGATTATGCAGTAAACGTTTCAGCTACTCTACCTATTGACAGAATCAATACAATGGTATCAGTAGACTCCAATAAAGTTACAGCGTCTAGTATTTTAGACACAGGAGTATATACGGGCGCTTTTACACCCGAATATAGCGCGGTAATCGCCGAAAACTTCAGCCTCAAAGAAGAAGTCAAGAAACTAGAAGCACAACTTGCTTTTTATAGCACACAAAAAACACACGAAAACTTTTCTACTGACGGCAACTTTGACGCTGTTAGCGCTTGGGATCGTGCTATGAGTGGGCTAGATAAAAAATGAGCCTCGACCTTCAAAACAGACAATCTATCGTTGGTGAATTGACGTTCAAAGCAGTTGATGAAACTGCTACGTTTGAAGTAAGCGTTTATGACGGCACCGATTGGCACGTTTGTGCTAATCTGCCACTTTGGGTAGATAGTACTGAAGAACATGATAATGTGCTTGCTAATGTTCTTGAAGAGAATGCGGCATTTACAGAATATCTAACAAAGATGTTTCAGACCGTTGAAGATATTAATGAACAAGAGTATGCTAGAAAAGCATATGATGATGCCAAAAAGGTATTGGGAGAATAAAAGATGGCCCGCATGAAAAAGCCCGAAAACGAAACACAGGAAGAGGCTGTTGTTAGACAGATGTTGGAAACAATAGCCAACCACGCCACCCGTAGTGAAAAAACAGCGTGGGAACGCAAACGCTCCAACATGGATAAGTTGGTTAAACAATTGCGCCCGCTTGAAGATAAGATTATGGAAATACGTGCAAAGATGAATCCAATCTATGACGACATCGCCATACTTCGTAATGATATGGTTGAAGATTGTATTCACCCCTTTGATATGTTGATCCACCAAGGCGATCATATCGATTGTAAGTTTTGTGGAAAGAGTTTGAAACCTCTCGTTTAAATGAAGGTGCATGATACACCACTGTTGATAAACCTCTGTGGATTTGCACACACTTACAGAGTTGTGTGCAATTCATGCAAAAGTGTTTTGAGTGAAACACCACGTTGGGGACCTGCTTATTCGTGTCAATCTTGTAACAGCTGGACGACTAATGTTAGTGTTAGTCGTTTTTCATTAATCAACAACATGAGTGTTTAACCATGAATAAAGAACTACTTGATTATATCAAAATTTTATCTAAACAAGATACCAAGTCTCTCACAGCAAAGGCGCTGAAAACAGCAGAGGAAGTTGGTGAACTTGCAAGCAAAGTGCTACCATATGACGGCGCATTTGCCACCAATCACAGGTTTGTGGAACGGGAATCCATTCTCGAAGAAGTGGCAGATGTTATGTTAACCGCACTTTCAGTGGCATATGATATTGGTTTTGCAGATGACGAAATTGAAGACATGATGGTTAAAAAAAGTGCCAAATGGTCTAAGTTGCAGACTGCGGAAATAGGGTTAAAGTACCCTATCCCATACGAAATTCATGTCACTGTTAACATGGAACAAAGTCAACCATTTAGTGGTTTTGAGGATGATGATGAAACAAAAACTCGCGCCGAACTAATGATTGATAAGTTTAATCAAGCCTGTGAGGCCGTCAAAGTTAAGCCAATTTTGTTGGACCTACAGCGCCAAGATGGTGCCGTGATCAAAGATGTGATGACGTCATCCAAACACTTCGGTACCAACAGAACAGCATACGAAGAAGCACAACGCATCGCATCTAACCTCAAGGCAAGAGGGTTTGTTGTTGCACGTACCAAAATCGAAACCGTTCCTTGGCACCCAGCGGCACCCCAAAGGGTTGGTGAAAAAATGCCCAAAGACTGCTATTTTGAATCACACATTGGTGTAGTAATTAAGGCAGATAAATTGCGTGAGCATGATGCTGCATGGCTAAGGCGAATGTTAAATAACGAAGACGTTCACGTATCTTCCAATGTTTTTAAAAAACGTGTTGATGGTAACTCAATTGTTATGTTAACATATAGATCGAAGACGTTATGTTTTGAATCGTTTATGATTGTGCTAAATTCAATTATAGAGGATTTGGATAGGTTGTGTGTTGAATACGAAAAACCAATCGTGGAGTTTTCCGTATACGATACAAAAATTGCGCATGATGCTGAGTGGTTACTGAAACGAGATATAGAAAAATGATGATTTGTTATCCAAAAAAGATGGAAGATGTACAACCGATGCTCCGCAAACCGTCAATAAGTCTTGAAGGACATCGACTGTTTTTACGTAGATCTAATGGGTCTGCCCGCTTTCTCACAGGATTCGAGTCGTTGATGTATAATTGGTTTGGATTTTGGCCACGTGATTATTGGACACACAAAGACCGTAAAGGTTACAAGGACAAAGGCTGATGAAGCAGAAGAAAGAGTACGTAATGTACGTATTTGTTGACATAAGGAATGAATGTGGCACAAAAAGAATATAAGCTGGACATGTTTCAAGTATTAAATCAAGTTGATAGAAAAAATTCGTTTTTCTATAGTGATTTAACAGACGAAGAACAAAAATCGTTTATACCATTCACAACGATGCGCTGGTTGACAGGTACACCAAGTGCATATCAAATCGTGTTTATAAATGAACTTGTCAATCCATTTGTATTTCCGCTCAATGGTCATAAGGACTTAATATACAAACTCATGACAGTTTGTACGAGCGGAAAAACACAACGGTATAAATGGAATAAAACGCTGTCCAAAAAAACAACCTCAACACCACACGTGCTGAGTGTTATACGAGAATACTATGGTTATAATACGATAGATGCAATGGAAGTGTTACCTTTGTTGAGCAAGGATGATATTTTGCACATGGCGGAATGTTTAGGTCGGCAAAAAGATGATATATCTAAAATCAACACCGAATTAAAGAATAAATGAACGAAACAATGACAGCAGCACAAAAAAAGCAGGTTATCAACCAGCACATTTTTAAACCCACATACGAATGCAAGTATTGTGAGCAGACGTTTAAACACGAAAATAGGTTTATTGCACACCGTTGCAAGGAAATGATTAAAGATGAAGAGTTCAAAACTCCTATAGGTCAAGCTGGATGGTTATACTACCAAAAATGGATGGCTCTTCAGAAAAAATCCGTATCACAGCCCACAAGTTTTCTTAAATCGCGGCACTATAATGCATTTATCAAATTTGCTAAATTTGTTAAACGGGTTAAAATTGTAGATGTGGAGCTCTTTATACAGATGATGCGAGAAAAAGCGGTGCAGCCATCTTTGTGGGTGCACGATCAAATGTACGCTTCGTATTTGGAGTATCTCGATAGAAACACTACTCCTACCAAACAAGCAAACATAACCATGAAAACACTTTCAAAGTTGGCTGATGCAGCTGATTGCGACATAAGCGAAGTTTTTAATATTGTACATCCAGTGGAAGTATTAGAACTTATACGCGAACGTAAATTATCACCTTGGATGTTATTACGCAGTGTAAAATTTGGAGCCATGTTGGAACAAGTGAGTGAAGAAGAGCGCAATATGTTCGAACAATTAATTCGACCAACATACTGGTCGTCTATGTTCGAGCTAAATCCCAAAGTCGTTAAAAAAATGACTACTTATGTGAAGGAATTGAACTTATAAGCATTTGGAAGAGCTGTGATAAATATAAATAACACATCACATAAGGATGTGATGATTATTTGGAGATTTGTATGGCTCAAACAACACAAACAACATCCGGTCCAATTGGATACAATCCATCCGCTATGACGACTACTATCAGCAACATGCGGACTGCTATCGCGGCTGGGTTGCCAATAAGCAAAGACGATTTTAATAATTTTGCAACTCTTTATAACGATTGGATTGTGCACTATCACAGTACCGCTGACTATTCGTTTGTGGGGTTTGGTTTGTACAGTGGCATAACACAAACCGTTACTAATTCGGCTGTTGTATCTGCAAAAACACCGACGGCATTATCAAAAATCACTGGTGATGCTGTAACAGCAGCAGATGTTAATGCATTAATTACGGCAATAAATAGTATTAGAGTTCACACACACTCTATCAATGATGTGATATCCTAATTTTAATAACAGGAACTTAATATGGCAACTACTACCGAAGACTTGAGCACAGTAACAGCTGTGCAACCCGATGCACCAGCTGTTGCACAGGGTGCTGCTGTTGATACCACCACATACCAGCAAATGTTAAACATTTTGGATGAGTTGGTCAATCACACTCATATTTTCTATGATGATTACAACACCGCATGTAACTGTAACTGTAACTGTGCTTGTGGCAGAGGCATTTTATAAGAGCCCAACACCTCAATGAAACGAGTTATTTTTATAAAAGAGGGTAACTATAACCCCAATTTATTCGCTGACTTTTGTGAATTTATCAACAACGATTTTGAACAACCACAACACTCGCTCCAACGACTTGACGAATTAGCTAAACCAACTGATATAAATCTTGGTTTTTTCAACAAAGCTGATAACACATTTAGATTGGTCCGTAACAACCAATCGTCGGCCATGGCCGACTGTGTAGCAATATCACACTACGCAAACAACATGTTTCAACCCAATACCAATCCATCGTTTTTTAGTCCACTTGATTTTGATGCACTGTGCTCGTATGCTGACACATATGGCGAGCTCGTCTATGGTGTGCCACTAGCCAACGATGCATCAGATAACGATGCCTTAGTAAAAGCAATTACTATTGTTAAGGATAGAACATCAAACACTTTTATAAACGCCGCCACTAAGGAGGAACTTACCTCTAACCACCCATCCTTCATACCAACAGTGGCTTTTTTCGGATTTGCAAAACTCAAAAATTTGCCCGTTTATTATTTAATTACAGACTCAAGACTGTTGAAAATTGGTGGGGGGTTGGATGTATCGAACGATAATTTTGAGGTTAGGTTGATTACAGACCACGACGGCAATATCAAAGACAACATCATCACACCCAAATTCTCCTCAAATGTTGTTTCTTTACCCAACAATGCCATTTATGTTAAAGGGTCATCATTTACGTTGGATTTGTTTGATAGTCCAATAAATCTTTTAAAATGTAGCCACGTTGACACCTCCGCTATTATGGCCAACGTACAATCAAACCTTTGGGTTAATTCGCTTTCTGGTGGACACATTACTGCTACATTTGACGATAACACCACAGTAGGATACTTGAAGGTGAATATACCAGCAGGATTATTTCTGGATGTGGTCACAACAACAGAATCATTGGAGTACTGTTATTCAGTCTTTAAAATAGCTTAAAGTTGTACCATATATAACCATACCACATAATAAAGAAAGAGGCATATAATGTCCGAATCAGTTAGTACTATAAAATTCGTTAGCCGCGAGCAATTTGCAAAACTCAAACTCGAACCAATTGTGAATACCCCAGACGGCATGCAGGTCGTCACCACTTTTCACGAAACCTCTAAAGGCACCAAGAAAAATAAACTCATTTCGGTACTACCGAGTGATGCAGAAACAGTGGAATCAATTGCCGCCCACAAAGAACGTTTCGAAGACTTAAAACACCTCAACATCATTCTCACCAACGCATGTAACCTAGCATGTTCGTACTGCTACGAGCAACACAATACCGATTATGGTCGATTTACAGTTGATTCCCTAAAGAAAATGTACGATTTTCTGTACAACGCAAACGATATGGACGGCAAGTTGTTTCAATTTTTTGGCGGGGAACCTCTCATCCACAAAGGGTTGATTACCGACTTTATTAAAACCCACAAGGAAGAAATACAAGAAAAATCTCAATCGGTACGAATTAGTATGATTACTAACGGCACATTACTGACTGACGACTTTATTGCCGAATACTTTGCAAACGATTTCGTGAACATGTCCATCAGCTTAGATACAGACAACAAAGATGTTGACCACCGTGAAGTAACACAAGATGACATTGACCATATTATTTCGTGTGTTGGTAAAATTCCTTCCTTCCACAAAAACAGCAAGATGATTAGTGTGCGGTGCACCATATCACGCGAAACGGCACCATATCTAAAAGACTTTGCAACAAGACTTTATGATCAAGGTTTACGTGTAATGGTTATTCACCCTCTTACAATGAGTGCTGGTACAGGTAACATCAAGTGGACGGCCGTAGAATGGGACGCATTACATGCAACCATTTTGTGGCTCATTACAGAAATGCCTGGATTTGATATTCAATTTTCTGAAGGAGTGGGGACCAAGAAAAACAGCAATTGTATGGTCGGTTCTGACATGATAGCTGTTGATGCTTCTGGCGATTTTGCAGGGTGTTATTTCTTCACCAATCAAAAGAGTGCATTAAAACAAACTGTATTGGGTAACATATTGAATGATAATTTGTATACCGATCGCTACGAAACATTTCAGGCTACGTACGACAAGATGTTCGAAGAGGAAGAACAATGCAAGACATGCAACCTTAAAGGATTCTGTTATCAATGTCCTGCTGGAAATCTAAGCACCGGGCACAAACAAATGTTTAGACCCGATAGTATGTGTCAACAAATCGTGACATTGTTTATAGATTTACAGAACGATAACTCAAAAAAGGTGTTTAAAGAAAAATACATGGATATTGTTTCAGCGGCACAGACAATGGACCCCGAACTATTGTATAGAAAAATGGCCACGCATTTAATGTATAAAAAAATTACTGGCCACCACTTGGCTGTTGGTGAAATTGATGCCGATCTTATCAATTTTCCAAAACATGAAATCATATTAGGTCACTTTATGTCCCTTATTAAACAAGGCACAGTGCAGCTACCGTGTGCCTGCAACTACATGCCTACAATAACAGGCCCTGAATTATCTATTCGTGATTTTTATGTCCAATTGCTCAACCACAACAATATACCATCCGATTCATCTGTACAAGATACAGACACATTAACAGTTGAGAGAAGCGCATTTTACTTTGCCCTTGCGCACATGATTATTTTAAACATGAAGGGCGATATATTACAAAAAACAAAGAAACTGGTTCAACTATGATTACCACAACTGGCGCAAAGTACCTAAGTATCTACTTGGGTAACGTTTGTAACTTCGAGTGTTCTTATTGTGATCGTGATTATATTAAAGACACAATCGGTGGACAACGAATGCACACCGATGATATCGAAGATATTATCAACTTCATCAGCTTGATGAAGACTGACGACGGCAATTACCCTCTTAGTATGCTAAATTTTCACGGCGGTGAACCTTTTGTTTATGTGCAGCTGATGGATAACATTTTGGATAAAATAGATGAAATGTTTCCCGATAGTAATTTTCCGTTTTATATACAAACGAATGGAAGTCTTATTGTTGGAAATGAGTGGTTTTTGAAAAAATGGAAAGAGCGATTATTTGTTAGTATTAGTTATGATTTTCTGTTTCAGGGCGAAAATAGAACGGAATTTGATATCGCAGCCACGATACAAGCTCTTCAGTCTGCTGGGGTAAACAACATTCAGTTTCAGTTCGTGGTGCCTATTCACAAACGAAACGCTTTCAGCCTAGATACTATTAAAAGTATCACAGACGTTTGCGCCAAAAATAACATCAAAAGAATTAATATCATTCCTCTCCGTCATATCCGCGGCAAGGACAAATTTCGCGTAATTGTTGATGAAATAGATCTCAAAGCTTTCTTCAATGCTTTCACAAAATTTATTGAAATGTTGTATGTAATGGGTATGACGGTACTGATCGATGGACAAGAGCACGACTTTGACAAACATTATTTTGAAAATCACAAACAAATAATTCTATCACCGGATGGTTATATCTATCCTGAATACGATTTTCTTGAATACAAGATGTATGATACAGTTGTTGGTACCTGGAAAAAACAAACAATTATCCCAATCAAGCTTGTACGTGATAATCCTGACCAAGAAACGCCACTTATCCCACTGATATGTGTTGATTGTGAGTCCCGTGACCAATGCGGTTTAAAGTTTTTGTATAAAGAATTTGAAAAAACACCACAGGGTAACTGTAGAACATTTTATCAAATGTTAAATATAGCTATCAAGCACTCGCAAAAGTTGAGGCAGAAACCAACTTTAATGCATTGGATTGGAATATGATTAACGAATATACAGAACACGATACACCCGATTTACCCGAAGATCCCGACTTTTTTAAAGATCACTTTTTGGGGTACGATGCATTACGTAACGTAACTAATGAACTCGTGTTTTCAACTACAAAACGATACATGTGTAAAGCTGGTTGTAAGATGTGTTACGTCCAAAAGGACTGGCCAACTGACGAAGAATTTGGTGTGATGGTCCCACCATTCATTCCACCCGAAACAGAAGAACAGATCTTAAAGTTCTTCAAACATTTCACTATTGTATCTACGATGGATGATTTATTCTGGTTAAAACGCAAACATCCACATTTATTTGATTTTTATAAACGTAATAGCCACCACTTCTGTTCAACAGCGATGACTGATAATGCATTTTTGCAACAATATGACATCATTATGAACGAAATGAATTTTTCATCGATATATGAAATATCGTTCAGTGATATCTTTTTGGCTAAGAAAAGTGGCCAGCTTGCCGACGATCTGGTTGCTAAATTAGAAATTATGCACTCCAAGACGCCATTATTAAAATTAAAAATAATTTTTTGCACTGATGATGGTGAAAAACAGGATGCTGTAATTAAATTGATTGATTGGGCACACAGTCACAACATACACGTTTGTATTCATGATGACATTACCCAAGACCGTAATAACAAGTGGAAATTGGAACAGGCTGACTATCAACAATTTACTTACTACTCAGAAGACTCAGACGCTTATCAAATATTAGGCGAGGTTGTCCATTTACAGTACACCTCTGTATTTCATACGATATCACAGGCCATTGCAATTAATTCACGACCATTTTATGATATTGTTACTGATGGAGCTGATAATGTGGAACGGTTAGTATATAACTCCCTGTTAACAAAAGTTGATATGTATAAACAATACATATCGAAAATTCGAAATCGTGATGATAATAAGTATTTTAATTATTTTTCTTATGTCGCTTCTAGTGTAGAAATCAACAAGAACTTTAACTTTATTCCAATAATTTTACTGAAACCGTGGACTTCATTATACAATGCTTTTGTGCAACAGGGATGGATAGACCACAAATTTGGATTGTTCTTACCGACAAAAAATAATGGCGATGTTATACCACTTATAACAATTAAAGATACGATAATAAAGACTAAAAATGATACACAAATTTAAAATTGAACGTACAGGTGAGTTTTTTCACTACAACAACGAAACAAATTCGTTGTTGGATAATAACCTCAACAAATTAAGCAAGTTATACGAGGCTAACGCCGAAACAGGACAAATGATTGAGGATTTTGGTTCAACGTCTGTTGCCAAAGATCCGTACACCATCAAAATCACCCTAGGGCATGGTTGCAATTATAGTTGTGGTTATTGTATGCAGAAAGACATCGGTAACCCAAACGAACGACCCGCACAAGGTTCTACACCAATGCTAATCAAAAATATGAAACGACACCTCGATATGTCAAAAACGAATCGTATTGAATTGTGGGGTGGTGAAACGTTGTTATATTGGCCCGACATCATGCAAATTATTGAAGCATTCGATAATGAACAAATCGTGTGGTATATTCCAACCAACGGAACAACATTAATGCCCAAACACGTCGAATATTTCAAACAAATTAAAGGCAGAGTTGCGTTTGGTATTAGTCATGATGGGCCGGGACATGAGTCATTACGTGGTAAAGAATTCCTTCACAAAAAAGTTGAGGTTCTCAAAGGCATTCAGGAAAACTTTCCCAAAATGCAGTTTAGTTTCAATCCTGTAATTAGTAAAACAAATTACGATTTGTTCAAAATTAATGATTTTTTTCAAGACTACTTCACAAAGACAGGACTGCAACCCGTAACATTGAGTTATGAATTAGGACGTGTTTACGATAAGACGCTCGCCCAAAACTCATCACATCATGTTATATCAGGCGAAGATTTGGCAATGTACTCGGCTGTATTGAATAGATATTTAAACGAACATTTAAAGCAACTTCGTGTATATGGTGCAACAAAAACAGGTCCATTATTGGCCAATAGTTTATTCCATACTGGTATGGGTGTATTACCTTACGCAAAATCATTACAATCAGAAACACCTCACATTATCAAAACCAATTGTGGTGTGGACGACAAACGATTGTTATCGTTGGACATATATGGAAATGCAAGAACTTGTCAAAATGTGGATGAATCATACATTAGTGGTAATTTGATAGACATAAAGGGCATAAAAATTAAACATGTTGATTTGTCTCGTGAGTGGCACTGTGGGGATTGCAGAGTATTACGTATGTGTAAGAGCAGTTGTCCTTTAGATTTGGGTATTGATGTTTTCCGTATTAATCACACCATCGAATATCTACATTACACTGCTATACAAAACGCAGCATTTAAACTATTGTTTGATAGTGAAATCACCCCTGTGACTGTTACCCCCAGTTAAAATTAAAAAAGTTCCATAGTCATAAATAATATTGAGAATTTTATTAAATAGTCTGGGAGACACAGTAAATGGCTACTACATACGTTATTAATTATACCGATGAAATCAACACCGGCAAAACACCCATTGTTGTGTTGCCAGGACAAGTTGATAACACACATACTTCCATCAACCTTTGCGGTCAAGGACTGCTTACCTACGGCGAAAACATCAACGAAAACCTCCTACACATGTTGGAGAATTTTGCTAGCCCAAATCCGCCTTCTGCAAGCGTGCGAACTATTGGCCAGTTGTGGTTTGACTACGGCGAAAACGCATTAAAGGTTCTTAACAAGGATAACCAATGGGTTACAACAAGTGGACTTTCTGTTTTCACCTTTTCTGTTTTATCAGCAAATGGTGTTAGTCAATCGTTTGTAATCAGCGGTAATCAAACAGCAACTCTTGCTAATGGTACTCAATTTGCCGTCTCTGGCACACCTGGCGGTGTTAATGATGGTGTCTACACGGTAGCCACAACCGCATACAACTCTGGCGCAAACGAAACCACGGTAGTAGTAAATGAGCCGGTTACTACACAAACCATTGGTGGTAGTATGACATATACACCAAACCCAACAACTCCTTATCTTGGCCAGCTGTGGTATGACACCACCACAAGTCAGCTGTTTATGTGGGATGGCACTCAGTGGGTCGCGTTAATTTTGAGTTCGGGTACTGCTCCTATGAGTGGCAACCTCAACATGAACAATTTGTACACTCTCACAAATTTACCCGACCCCATCAACCTAACGGACGCCGCGAACAAGAATTACGTTGACAATTCTCTCGCTAATAAGATTACAAAATCCGGGGACACCAACATCGGGCCGCTCGTATTTGCCAATGACGCTGCTGTTGTACCCGACATCAAAATGTTGGCCGAGGGGTTGGTTGCTGCTGAAACCAACTTACACTTCAACATTGACAGCACCAATACCGGTACAGCAGTATTTGCCGTTCACAAAGGTGGCGAAACATCAGCCGCAACTACATTGTTCACAGTTGATACAACAGGTGTTGCTACACTAACAACTGCCAACTACGAAACGTTAGTTACGGCTAATAATCACGTGCCTAACAAAAAGTATGTTGATGATGCTATCAGTACTGCAGTTGGAGGCGCGGGCGCAACATTACCTGTAATCAACCCAACTACACCTAAAGATGGTGACATTAAAGTTGCAGCTGGCCCAGTGATATCAATGTATGCAGCAGGCGCCTGGAGACAAATCTTCCCAGCTGTTTATAGTTAAAGGAACCACTTTAGATGAGCACGACATATAATTTAACATTTGCATCCGATTCAACAGTCGTTCCTGGTAAGGAAACGATTGTTGTTCAGTCGTACCACACTGATGGTCCTGCCATTCCTACAAATCCTGCTCTCAATGGTGGTCAGTACAACTCGATAAATTCAAGCACCGCCCTGTTGATATACGGAAAGGGTGTTCCAAATTATGGTGAGCGTTTTCAAAATAATATTCTGTATTTGTTAGAAAACTTTGCGGGCCCCGTATCACCTGTTAATCCAACTATTGGTCAAACATGGTTTGATACTTCAGTGAATGAAATGCGAGTGTTTAAAACAACCAACACGTATAACATTATTGGTGGTGATCAGTTATTAAAACGCTTTTTTATACAAGATACTCTCACAAACGATGCTTACAATTACTTGTTAAACATTGATTCGTTTGCTGTAACAAACTCAACCGGCAATAACAAAGTTTATCACATTCAGAGTGTGCAGGTTGTGGCAGCTGGAGAAACAGCCATTAATATTCCTACAAGCGAAACCGTACCCGTTGGCACTTTTGACGGTAATATCGTCGCCCTTGATTGGATTAAAGTTACCGATGGTTATTTACCGTTGTCAGGCGGCACTTTAACAGGACCTCTTGTATTAGAAGCAGATCCAACAACAGCACTCGAAGCAGCCACCAAACAATATGTTGACAACACATCTGTGAGTATTACTGGTGATACAATGACAGGTTTGTTGATATTGAGTGCTGATCCTGTTGCATCACTTGGCGCCGTTACTAAACAATATTCCGATAACACCTTAGCCGCTCACGCCACAGATACAACAGTCCACGTAACTGCTGCACAGTCTACATTGTTAGATGGTTTAGATCCAGCTCTGACTTCAACAGAAGTTAATTATCTTGTTGGTGTAACAAGTGCGATTCAAACACAACTTGATGCGTTGCAAGTTGCTGCCGCAGAAATTCCTAATAAAGTGTCTCGCGCCGGTGATACAATGCTGGGCATCTTAACGTTATCGGGCAATCCTGTTAGTCCGTTGGATGCTGTTACAAAACAATACGTAGATAACCTATTGATCGCTGCTGGTGCAGATGGTGTTGTTGATTCGGGCTTATTGAATGCTTCGACTGGTGTATTAGCGTTGCACACTACCGTAGGTGGTATCATCAACATCACTGGTATTGCACCATTTACGCACCAGCACATTGCTTCGGACGTAATTTACACCACTCTTGCTGCCCCCAACACAACCATGCTCACGGATTTGTATGGGCAAAGTACCGATATTCCTGTTCAAGAAGCAATCACTGCAATTGATCTACACAAAGCTGATAAAGACAATGCCGAATTTACAGGCAACGTGACTGTTTTAACTGGCGGTACATTAACACTTGACTCAGACCCAACAACTGCGTTGCAAGCTGCTACCAAACAGTATGTGGACAATAAAACCGCTGTAACACGTGCTCTAATAACGGCAACAGGTGCGGCAATATATGATCTGTCAACAATCCCGATGTCGTATCCAGTTGGCACCAATAGGCTATGGGTTTTTGTTAATGGTCTAAAAAATATGGAAGGTGCGGCCGAGGACTACACGGAAGACAGTGCAACACAAATTACATTTACTGCCAACAACATTCCAACGGCAGGGGCAAAGATAGAACTTTTAGTGGTTGGGAGTTAACCAATGAAGCTTAACATAATTTCGATTAATATCCCCTCGAATACGATATCGGTTCTTGGTGATTATACAACACCTTTATACACAGGAATTAAATTCTTGCTGTATAATGGCAACGTAGCAGTACCTTCAATTGCACAGGATGGGTTGTGGACTGTAGTTTCGTCCACAGTTAATGGTCCAAACACGGATATTGTCCTCAACGAAACAATGTCATTGGCGTTCACAGCTACCGATTTGGTATCTGCTATATACGAAATTAATTTTACTGATACAGCAATTGCACCGTTTTTTATCCAACCCGAAACTGTTAATGGACCTGGCCAAACGCACCAAAATACATCATTGGCACTCAACGGCAAAGGGACACTAAACTATGGCGAAAATCTGCTAGAAAACATGATTCATATCATGGAGCACTTTGCGAGTGCAACCCCACCAGATGTTCCCACAATCGGCCAAGTGTGGTTTGATACTTCCATCCCCCAATTTAACTACTGGACTGGCGGCGCTTGGACCCCATTGTTACCTACACCACCGATACAAGACGAATTGTATGATTTGTTTGCTGCTACAACGGGTGTTCCTGCCTCCTCTGCGGAATTGTGTCGTTTTGTGATTGGGCGCAATAGCATATTCGATTTTTCAGTCGATGGTTCCGCTGCAATTGCAGAAGTTGCAGCAACCGCAACAACTATATTCAGTGTACAACAAAACAACGGCGAATTTGGTACAATTACTTTTGATCCGGGCAGCACCGTTGGGTACTTCACTGGTTATGCTAATTGCACTATCAACGACAAGATATCTATCGTTGCTCCAGCAGTACCGGATGCTACTTTAGCTGATTTAACCTTCACTCTTGGTGGTATCATTAACCTCGTTCCGCTCGCATAATTCATGGCTAAACTACAATCGTTTCAATTAGCCGGCATGCCGGGCCACACCTATGCCACTGACGTCGCAACCCCTATACCATCCGAGCCAACCGAAGAGGTAAAAATACCGCTTACCGCAGAAGAGGCTATAGCCGCGGCGATGGGAGAGATTGATGCTGCCGCCGGTGAGGTTCGCTTAAAATACATCACGTCTGCACCAGGACAAACGGAAGTATATCTTGAAAAAATTGAGGAAGCTATTGACTACACCGTCGCAGGCTTCCCGGAAGATGCTACACGATTCCCCTTCATTGTCGCTGAAGCAAATGCATCAGATATTTCTTGCAGGGAAGCCGCTGAAATGATTATCAAGAAAAAAAGCTTGTGGTTAGCAAAAGGTGCTAAGATCGAAGAAGTGCGACGCCGTGGGAAAATCGCAATTCGACAATGCACAAATATTGAGGACGTAGATTCCATCAAAAAAGCTACTATAGTAGGATTAAACGCCATCTAGTTGACTTTTAATGTCATTTATCCTATTCTAATAGGATGGATATTGACATAGACACCCAAACAACTTTTGATCCGCTCGAGATTTTTCAGGCGGTGCCTGCCTCTATGGTAAAGGATGGAATTATTACCAAACACCCCGTAGGTATTTATTTTCAGAACATTCCAGTAGATCCCATATCCAAATTGGCTGCTATTCCGTACGAGGATGCGGAAGAATTAGGCTATTTCAAAATCGATATGCTACATTTATCCGTATTAGATCATTTCGATAACAAAAATGAAATTCGAATTCTTTCGCGCACTGCACCCGACTGGAGTTTGCTTAAAAGTCCGTCAGTTGTAGCTAAGTTATTTCAGTTATCAAAACACTTCGATACTGTTTCTCGTATTGCGCCAACATCCGTTCAGGAATTGGCTGACTGCGTAGCTCTTATTCGTCCTGGAAAACGTTTTCTATTAGAAGGATATTTGAAAAACAAAGAAGTGATTCGTGAAGAGCTTTATCGAAAAACAGACAAGTATTATTTTAAACGGGCGCATGCTATATCATACGCCACAACAATTGTATTACAGCTACACCTTATAAAAGGAGGCATCTTATGAAACGTACCGTATATGGCACCTGGCCACAAATCAAATATGTTATTAATCAAAACAACAAACTAAACTGTACCAATCCGCCGGCGGGTTATAGCCGATATGAAGTTGAATCTGTTACAGAAAAAGACCTTCCTGTACGCCCAAACTGGAAGTTACGCAACAACTCACTTGGGTACGACCCCAAGAATTATCACTTCATCAATTATAATGCTATGATCAATCCTAGAAGTGAAGCTGCCCAAGACGCAAAACGCACAAAAATGGATGTAGAATATTTTAAAATTACTTTGTATAAAGAATAAATAAGCGCATACTTAAAGGATGCCCAATGAAGTTTAAAAAGTTTTTAGAAAATCAGGTTCTGGCCACTATAAATCTATCAAATAGCCAAAAGGTAGTGTTGGCAAAAATTATTGCAGCGCCCGATACTGGCGCATCTGGTAAAAAGGTTCCACTTACAAACGAAAAACTAAACGTAGCAAAGGGTGTTCTAGCTCAGTTAGGACTCATCACCGTCAACGAAATCACGGGTTTTATAAGAATTACACCTAAAGCTATTGACATCATGAAAGAAGATGGTCTTGTTGATGAAGCTGGTAACTTAACTGACGCGGGCCAGGATTATGCTGTTGGAAAGATGCCTGACCCCGCAGCTATAATGCAACAACAAAATGCTCCCACTGCCATTAATCAAGGTGCTCAACCAATTCCGTCAGTTACAGGAACTGAACAACAACCTCGAGTTGGTGAAAGTATCCAACCATCCTTTAAACAATTCTTGGTTAAATAATTATTTAATTGGTACCACGTTTTTGTGAATTTCAATTCCCTGTGGTAATTCACGACGTTTTCTGCGCTTAACTTTGATTGTTGAATTCATCGAAAATCTAGCAATCGGGCCTATTACACGTGATACAGAATCAATGTTGAATGTTCTCAAGATTCTTGATGTTTCTCCCGTTATACCCAATTTAGAAAATTCAATCGATATTGGATAATTCTCGTGGTTGTTTTCGTACCAATTACCAGCCACCTGTATAATAACCTCTTCATCAATATTTTCAGGGCCGCACAAATCTAAAACAAAAGCTTTGATTGTTTTATCGTCCGCATTATCGATAATGGATATAAGGTGTTGCTGTCTGTATTGAATCAGGGTTATAAAGGGATACCCATTATAACTCTCTGGATGTGGTTCTACTATGAGTGGAACTTTCTTTTTGTTAACGATGCGACCCGCCATAAAATATGTCCTTTTTGATTGTTACGTTTATTTATAAAGGCAAATAATAAAGTTTTACTATAAATATAAAAAAGTACATGGGAGTAACAATGATTTCATTTAAAAATTATTTAAAGATGAACAAAAGTGGTCATCAACCAACTAGTGTAGCCACTTTTGCTGGTTATAAGGTACCAGTTGATTATAATAGTAATTCGCAGGCCATTGGTGATGTGACCGGCGGCGAAGGTGGTTCTATTCCGGGCGAGGAGGAAGAATTATCATTACTTAATACTCTATTGTATGCCCCCGAAAATGAAGAAGGTACACTTGAACTTGTTGATGACGAAGCAAGCGATGAAGATAAACTTGATTTGAATGGGGAAGAAGACACCTCTGGTAATGACATGGTTGGAAAAATTGAACTACCAAATGATGCAGATGAAGAAACTGGCAATGATCCCGATAAACAAGGCTTAATACGCAAGATTCCTGGTGCCCATTTGGTGTACAAACGAGAAGGTGAAGACGGCGCCTATGAAGAATTGTGGATGTACGAACTCAAAAAGGGATTCCGTGATGAGTATGACATTCGTGATGATATTTTGGCAGGTACTGACATTCCACCAACTCAAACAAAATCACCTGATGATTCACAGAGTTACACTATGTGGACAGCCGGCAACATGCAATTAATGAAGATTGTGGGATTGCCAAACTAATTAGTTGACTTTGTCATAACGATGATATATACTCATCATTATGACAGATACCAATAACAATTTAGATCCCATTGATGTTTCCACAGAAAGTGATTTAACACCAATTACACGACAACCCATCAGCAAAATCAATGCTGATGAGTGGGCTCACCTATCGCTCACAGAACTTCATGATCAATTAGCCGCACTCCAAAGTCGTTATTATACTGCACTCGAACTCGAAAAGTATGAAATATCCCAAGCTATACAAGTTGGGATTAATAAACTGCGTTCTGCCATAGAACAAAAAGCAGCGCAACAACCCAATAAATCAGGAATATAAAATGAATTCAACATCAACTCTACCCCATACAGAAGAATTGTCCCCAACCGCAGTTCCGGCACCTCGTATTACCGCCATGGATCTTGTTATGGATGAGGTTCGTCTTGCGGTAAAAAAGACTCAAGAATATGATGCTCTGATAAAGTCAGCAAAGACAAACACCAAGAAAGAATATTACCGCAAGAAGATGAAAGCCAACAATGAATATATTATGCAGGCTTTGGTGCTGCTTGAACGATATAAGGGTGTAAGCGACGCAGCAGACAAGATGGCTGAAGATAAGAAGGTTGTTGCTGTAGATATTGAAACTGAGGCCGGAGTTGAATAACATGAGCATTGTTGCAATAAGTGGTTCACAAGGCAGCGGCAAATCCACTATCATCAAGGAATTAAGCGCTTTGGGCTATAAAAGTGTTGATCGTAAAACGTCTCGTTCGATTCTAGAAGATTGGAATGTTACTCTGCAAGAAGTGAATAATAATTCTGAACTCACCACAAGATTTCAAGACGAGATCATCAAACGAAAATATGAGGATGAAACATCAACATCGCTTCGGTCCGATTCTCCGCTGTATTTTACCGAACGGACATATGCAGACTTGTTTACTTATGCTCTTGTGTCCTTGGGTAAAGACAATACATACTCAGATTGGTTGTCTGAGTATTACAAAAAGTGTATTATGTACCAACAAACATATGACTTGGTGTATTACCTGAAAGCAGGTTTTTTCAATGTTGTGAACGATGGCGTGCGAGGCGCGGGACGGCACTATAGTCGCATGGTGGATTTAACGATGTTGGATTTCACTCAACAAATGACACACAATAGTCGTTTAAACATAATCGAAACACCCGATATCGATGAACGTGTAATGATAATTTCAACACAAACACGAAGTGTTTTGCGAATACCTACTTACGACACAAACATTGCAGTAAAATAATAAGAATAATAAGAATAATAAAAGGAGATTAATAATGGCTGGACACTGTGACGACGCAAAAGAAATTCAATATTTAGACAATTCGGCGAAGATGGAGGATCTTGATTTTAAATACGATCAGAACTACTATCCCGAAGACAGCGAATTACCCGATCCACAAAGAAATCCTTTGATTTTTGGATCGAAGGTTATGTTACAAAAGGTTGGCATCGCACCTGTTGACTTGCCTGTTAAATTTGTCCGCCGAGATGGCACAACACAAGAACTTCACTCAAAGGTTTCGTTGTATGGTTCGCTTGATAACGTCGAAGCTAAAGGTTTGAACCTAAGTCGTTTCTACATTCTGATGCATGATAAGGTTGCAGACCGTTTCTCTATTGAAGGTCTCAAAGATGTGCTCCAAGACATGAGTGTAAAACAGGGCGCTAAAAATTCTTACTGCAAGATGCGCTTTTCATATCCATGGACACAAGAAGCACTTCGCACTCGTGAAGAATTGCCCGCTGATGCACCAGACTCGGAAGTATTTAAAGTTGTTGATGGTGTTAAACTTTCTCACAAAAAGAAGGTTGGTCACATATTCTACGAATGTGAACTTGAAGCTCAGTTGCGTGATGGTGAATACAAGTTTTATTTGACTGTGGACTACATGTATTCCAGTACGTGTCCTTGTAGTTTTGAGTTGGCGCACGATGCACGCCTTCGTCGTAAGAAAGCAGCAAATGGTCATAGTCAACGTAGTATCGCTAAAATCAAAGTCCAGTTCAATCCCGACAACGTTGTATGGATTGAAGATGTGGTCGAGCTTGCTCGCAAGTATGTACCGACTGAAGTGGTAGTTGTGTGTAAGCGTCGTGACGAACAAGCGTTTGCTGAACTGAATGGTTCCAACTTGTTATTCACTGAAGATGCTGCAAGACTGTTATACCAAGGGCTTGATGAGTGGTATGCTGCTGGCAAGATCAGCGATTTCAGTGTGGTTACTGAGCACATCGAATCGCTTCATCCATGGTCGGCCATCGCCGTCGTCTATAAGGGGGTTGAGGGCGGCTTGCGTTAACTGAACACACAATTTCTGTGGTTAAAAAGGAGGCTCAAAGCCTCCTTTTTACTTATACTTCCAAACGAAGCCGGCGGATGATGAAATGTTACCGTTACAGCAGTTGATGATGTTTGACGGATCGGTTCCGATAGTTTTAGCAGCCAATCGAACAGTTGACCATACATTTATCACATTGCCACCAAAATCCATCTGAATTACTTCTTTACCACGAACAAACTCTTCCTGCTTACCCTCATAGCCCCACCTGTATCCAGCACCAGTTTTAAACCTTCCTGTGCAACAACCTGATATCAATTCAGGACCCACACCATAAAACCTTGCTGCCTCTGTCACACTATCCCACTTCCTAATCATTGTTCCGTCTAAGTCATATTGAATTGGACATTTCCTAGGCGACGATGCCCTCCTTTTGGCTTTTGTTTCCTCGCTTTGTGGTGCCCTTGTTTTTCTATCAGCAGACATCTTCCGTTTAGTCTCTTCCGTGCGGACATATCCATCTACCCTAATTTGACGCTGAGCCTCACTCATCCTCTTCTTTGCATCATCACTGCGTTTCATACCTCTGTGTTTTTCAGCCCTACGCGCCACACTTTCGGGGTTCACCATACTTGCGCCTTCACCCCCTTCTGTTAGATTGCACAATATTCCAGTACCAATATCTTTGCGACCATATTGCGCGATCAATAATTTTTCACCCTCAAATGCGTCACTTTCACTTTCACAAACAAACTTTTGATATTGAATGTCGCCCCCCGCATCAAGGATTGAAAGTATTTTGTAGTGTACCGACCGTTTCAAAATATCGTTTCTTTGTGCTTCCCTAACATGTTGATACATTCGTGACCCTGACCCCTTCCCTACATAAAATGGTTGACCGTCAAGCGAATTTGTTAGAATATATGTGTAATAAATTGTCATAGTAATTACTCCTTTGTAGGTATTTATGGCTAAAGTTAACAAAGGAATCTTTACACCCACGGACCCAATTATATGAAATTTGAAAACAAATACACCCTAAAATCCCAACTCGGACAAACTCGCACAGTTCGAAAGTTCTTGTTGTGGCCCCGTTCGTTTGAATCAACACACACAAGATGGTTAGAGTATGCCGATATTGTCGAACGAGTGGATGGAGTTGATGTTGGCGGCTCCAGTGAATGGGGTAATATCACCTACATGTGGTGTGAAATTGGCTTTGCCGATGAACTCACCACGGAAAATAATAAGGACTGCAAATGATACGTGAACACAGATACGTTGTTATCAAAGACAAGGATATTGCTGCTTACCTGACAGAAGATGAACAACAGCAGCTAAATCTCTTATGCACCAAAATTAATGTGCAACGTCTCAAAGATTCGAGACGTCTGCTGGCGTGTGTTGTTGTAGAAAACGATTGGCCAGAATACGAGCCTACTTGGCATGCCATTGAAAAACGGGTAGATGGTAAATGAATACAAACAACCTCGAAATTGAACGCAAATTTCTCATAAAGAACGATGATTGGAAAAAGTCAATCATCGCGAAGTACGACATTGAACAGCACTATCTATCGATTGATCCCAACCTAACTGTACGCATTCGTAAGGCAACTGCCGATGATCACTCAGTATTTTACTACCTAACGATTAAGAGCAAAACAAACAATTCTCGCATTAGGAATGAAGTTGAATTAATGATTGGTGCTTCAACCTTTGATGATCTACGACATTTGGTTATAGGTGTACCTGTTTCAAAAACACGACATATCGTGGCCAACCAGGCGAGAGGTTGTGAAGAAGATAGTTGGGAGGTTGATGTTTTTCACGGACAACATGAAGGATTAGTACTTGCCGAGATCGAGCTTATTGATGCCAACTACGATTTAACAATTCCTGATTGGGTTGGTGAGGAAGTCACTAACGATGCTCGTTATACCAACAGCAATTTGGCCGATAATACAAAGATCGTAATCTTTTAAACTGTTAAAGGAACATCATGATTTATATTCCCGAAGAACATTACGTAGGACTGCAAGGTCGAGTGGAAAGTCACACCAGGAACCCTGATGGGACATACACCGCGAATGAGCAAATTATTTTGGGTTTTGCTACACCCGTAGCAACTGATAAGGCCTATGAAAAACGCAAGGGCACGGTAGACAGCTGGGTCAGTAACTATCAAAATCAGTTCCAAAAGGACGATCCGCGCCGGATTCCCAAAGTTTATCCAAACAAACTCACAGAAGGCTTTGAGTTATCGCGTGTAGTTCGGCGCAGCGGCGGGTGGAATGGTGGGAATACATTGTGGCGTGTTATTGATCCTCGTGGTTTTGAACTTGAAATATCCTCCGCTAACTTCGCGTCAATCGTTGATTGCACCACTATCGTAAACGGTGTAATTCAGGGTAGGTGTATTTGGGGTCGAGATGGCGCTGCTAATATTTTGTTGCCCGAAAATTCGGAACCCTATCAAGAATTTGTCAAACTAACAGAGTTGCAAAACCAGGCGACTTCACAGACGATGTCCGTGAAAGACTTGCAACCTGGATACATCATTCAGCTAACGAATGGTGATAAGGTTGAATATCTTGGTAAATTTTATTGTATTAAACACGAATACCTCGAACCATACGATGATCACATTCGCCGTAAGGGCGAAGGATCAGCTTGGAACAAAGTTGTTGAACGTTTTGCGTACAAAACAACACGAACAGAGGGTCGAAAGTGGAACGCAACCGAAGTTGAATTGGTGAGCCGGCTGAAGTTTGCTAGTGTTGTCGATATGTCTAATGTTACCGATATCAACGAAAATGCAAAGTTTATTACACAAACCGAGAGTGCCCGAAAATTTGGAGAATACATATATGTACAGGCCAACAAACTAACTACTAAAGACATTAGTTTGTCTGTCGTTGAGGCCGACACCGAGACTGCCATTAAGTTGTTGTTCAAACCCAAGGAGCGAGGTGGATATTCACACGACTATATCTGCACACCATTCTATTTTTGCAAAAATGCAAACGGTCAATATATTAAGGTAAGTGATGGCAGTAGTAGTTGGCACCAAAAACCTCTCACTGATGCCTTTGTTAGTGCAATATCCCACGTTATCAGCATCGACTATAATGGTGCATATACTGTTAGCGCTCGTGATCGTTCATATTCAGCGCCACAGTCAATGTCAAAAGAATCGCTTATGAACGCAACGTGGTACAAAGTTGTAATGACATATGGTGATTATACAACAGATTTGGTTAGGTTTTAAATTAAAAATGGTGCCTTTGGCACCATTTTTATTACTTACCGTACGCTAATTTTGTTTCCATTGCCTTAGTGGCGGTTTCTTTGTCATACGCCTGGCCACTCCACAACATCTCGTAAGCAATTTCTTCGTTTCCATTTTCACACAACTCCAGCACGTGTGCAAATAGTGGTTGAAAAGTATCACTCTTATGAGAATTTTCGTGGTTTTCGAACGAATCCCAAAATGTAACAATAAGCGCTTCTTTGCCTTTAAGGGGACTCTCTACAGGTTGACCAATTGTGCTTCCTTCATTAGATACCATTCCACTGTTAAGGCACACAAATCCACCTATAAAACCCGTTAAAGAATGGAATGTTTTCACATTCTCACAAAGAACAGCAACACGTTCCTGTAATTCATCAACATCATATTCAGGCTTTAGAATAACACGATTTACAGTTACTACTCCATCAGTATTAAAACCATTAATTAAAGACATTTTAATTCTCCTTTCAATATTAGAGTTACCTAATATATATGTCGGAAATCAATAAATGTCCCACTAATTTGATAAGGTATTATTTGGACAATAAAAAACCCACCGAAGTGGGTTTTTAAAACAGCTTGTTAAGACGTTCGCAAACGTGAGTGTACAGGAACGCTCGTCATCAAGAAATCCATCTGATCGGCAAGAATCTTACGGTTTGCCAAAATCAAATATTCGCTCTTATTAGGCACGTACGGAACATACAACAATGACATACCAGCACGTTGCAACGACTTGTCCGCCTTACGGTGGTTACAAGGCTTACAAGCAGCCACCAAGTTCATCCAAGTATCTTTGCCGCCTCGACGCTGTGGCACGATGTGGTCACGTGTCAAGTGGTCATCAGTAAACTGATCACCACAGTAAGCACAAATGTGACGGTCCCTTCGGAACAACAAACGATTCGAAATCGGCGGCTCTTTGTGTGCACGCTTCAACGTCTTGCCAACTTCCATACCACTAATAGCAATAATACTCTGGGTGCTAATAGACGATGTCTGACCAGTCAAACGAGACTTACCACCCATGAACGTATAATCATTAGCACCATACTGCCATGCGACGAGGCCCTTGGCATGATACACAACGGCATCTTCCCAAGTAATCCACTGACGAGGTTGTCCTGCAGTATCCAAAGCTAAAATTAACGGCACATTCATTTTATACTCCTATCGTTTATATTATCTATCTACTCTACCGCAATTAGGACAATAACAACTACTGTCTTCATATACGGTTCCACAATTTTTACAAGCTACATAACTTGTAAATAACCATCTAAAAAAAGCATCCAACATTAAATGAAAATGTCGAATGCCCCAAATTTCGTGAATACTATTCATACACACACTCCTTGTGGCGGAGAATAGAGGAATCGGACCCCAATCCATTTTTCAGGATCGCACTGTTTTCGAAACAGCCGCTACCACCAGATAGCATTATTCTCCATTGTGGAATGTGAGGCCACGCACAGTTTACAACCCTGACGACCATAGCATGCTTTAACATCCGTATTGCAGAATCGTCACATTCCTTGGCGGAAGATGTGGGACTCGAACCCACGAGACCGTTCATCACGGTCCACTGCTTTCCAGGCAGTTGCAATAGCCACTATGCGAATCTTCCATTTGCTGCTATTTATTTATACTTCAATTCAATTAAGGAAAATTATACGACCGGATGGTCAAAAGATCAACAAATTATTAAGTAGCTGTCCTAGCCACAGGTTTACCTTGCGAGTGGCGTTTTAACTATGGTTCATCTCATTATCTCTATACTCCGTTGTCATCGTGCGTTCGACCCCACGGTATCATCAAGAGGCAAGGCTAGTTGCTTTGCGCCAGTAGTAGCTTTCCGCAAATGCCACATCTGGTTACAGCCGTAAAACAGCTACTTAATAATTTGTTGCTGGTACACAACCACTCATCTCCAAACATCTTCAACCTCTATAATTTGGATTTGATAAATTTGAGCAGTTCTGTGATAGTATTATTATCATATACCAAACTATAATGCAGCTCAACGATATTCCAACCCTTGTTGGTAATTATATCATGCCTTGTCTGATAATATGGTGCCAATACTCGGTTGCCAACATCTGAATAGTGTTGGTTTCCATTTACTTCAATCGCTATTTTTGCATCAACAAACGCTATATCCAATGAAAAAAACCTCTCAGGAAGACATGGTCTATATTCCGCCTCAAACATTATTTCGTTGTTCCGTAGTATAGTCTTTAGTGCTTCGCAGGGAGAAGATATAAATTTGTTATTTCTCCTCCATGGGTGTTTATCAGGATTGTCTCTTAGATAATGTTTTTTGATATCGCTTAATTTTTGTTTAGTTATATTGCTGTGGTGTTTGCCTTTGAAGTTAAGATGATCGTATGTATATCTACCATCTTTATGGGCTTGGGATATAGCGGTTGCAATATTTGCTCTCTGTTCGTTAGATAAGTTAACCAATCGACCAGTTGTGATCCGTGACATATCACTCCTATAATTATCGCTCAGCGGGTTTGAGGTGCACCACCTCATGTGATTTGCTCGCAAGGATATTTTAACACCCTCTAATGATGTATTGCAATATTTACAATGAGTTACACCTCCCTTTTGAAATTTGGGCGGCGGGGTGCCTGTACAGCTTTCGCTGTGCCGTTTGATGTTGTTGTTGGATATATCTGTATTACATTTATCACAATGCGTAAATTTCATGATACCCTCATGAACAATGGCCTGGCTGGAGGGACTCGAACCCCCAACATCACGGGTAGAAGCCGTGTTTTCTATCCAGTTGAAATACAGCCAGATACTTTATTTGTGCAAGTTTAATACTTTTTCCCCACCACTAATTGTTTGGGTAATATTTAATTATTTAGATTCCCATGGAAAAATAATCCAAGGCGAATTCTCTGGAATTCTGTAAACGTAATAATCGGGTGTAAACACAGAACTTTCCTTGTAATAGATAGTAGCAGTATACACCGAATGTCCCCGACGTTCATACTCGCCAACTAATTCAAGTAATGTCTTGCCTGAATCAGCAATATCATCAATAATCAAAATCCTCTTGCTGCTTACGGTTGGAATATCATCACCGTAACACTTGTTGTCCCCTGCGCCACTCTTTGATGAATAGCTAACAACTTCCATCGGTAGGTTGAGCATATGAGACATCATAACTCCTGGAATTAATCCACCTCTCGTCAGCCCAACAACCGCTTCAATATCTAGTGCATCTACACCAATATCATAAACAATAGATCGACAAGCCATATCGATATGGTCATATGTTGGATGTGTCAAAATATGTTCTTTGGGTGTATCCATGTGTTGCATTTGAAGCATTTCTGTTCTCTCTATTTTTTGTTGGTCTTCGTTAAACATTATTTCCGCGCACGTTCGACACGTCCATGCTCTTTTATCGACATAATACACATGCTGCAAACACCTGTGACACTGATTCATATAACCACCTGGCGCATATCCATATGGTTTTAGATGTATCCAATCAGCATTACCAACATCGTTTGGTGTCATATCAATCCCCCAAAAAGCTTTTGATTAAAGTTTTAGTTTTACGCGCAGCGGCCAATGATGCTTTTGCATCCTCTAATGCATTATGTGCTGACCTATCCACACCAATAGAATTGAATAAGTCGTCTGAATTATAGTAACCCAACATGTATCCAATTGTTGAGGTATCTATGAAACGATTGCCTGTTGGAAAAATAGCTTTTCGTAATTCATCTGCACCCGCATCTTCAAACAGTTTGATTAAAAACCAAATATCAAACGTTGCTATATTTTGTCCCAAACACCTCACGTTGCGTTCTGAACTCGTATCAGCCGAAGGATCCCAATATTTTAAGATGAAATTAGCAATCTCTTCAACTGCTTGCTCGTTTGAAACACCGTTTATTTCTAAATATTCTTTTGATAAACCATGAATCTTTTCGGCTTTATCATTCCACTTACTCACACCATCGTATTTGATTTCAATGTATAATTCATCAATGGGCTTTAATTTGGCAGCATCGGCCACAACAAAACCCCACGACAACGATTGATAATTGGTGGCAACATCTTTACCAAATGCATTGAAATTCATACCCGACGTTTCACAGTCAAACGCAAGTACTTTAGAAAAATATCCGGCTGGTAAACTCACTTAACCTTACTCCAATGATCTCCTGCCGCGTGATTATAACCACCAGCATACAACGATGCAGAGTCCGATTCGACAAAAATAATCTGGCCAACTCTTGTTCCTGGCGCTAGTAATGTTTTTCCGTTTTTGGTATGCAAAGTGAAACCAATGTGTCCAGCAAATCCACTGTCATATAAACCAGATGTAACAAGCAACCCATTGCGGATAAGTGTTGACCGCGTTAACAAATATGCAGCCACACCTTCGGGAACATTAACATAAAAATTCGACATTCCGTCGTATGTTTGATTGGGTTCTAATTCCCAATATAATTCTGATGTGTCATCATCGACACTAATGCTGGTTGTTGCATACATTTCGTGTCCGCCGCGCATTTGTTTGTTTTTTTCACTTAATACAAACGTATTGTCGCTATCAATTGTAAGCAGCTTGTCGAGCGTAAAGTCGATTGCGTTGGGTTGAATGTATTTTTGTTCAATTGCTCCCTGAATCCACCCCTTTTCTATTGCTATTTTTGGGTTAATAAACATCTTTTCTCCTTTTTATTATTGTAATAGTATAACATCAAAAATTGTCAATTTCAACCGAGCATTTCACCAAAAACCGTATATGAATTTTTCCCACGATTTTTAGACTCATACATGGCGCTGTCGGCTTGAACTAACAAATCTGTTGCATCTGTTAAATTGCTATTACTGAAGGCCACTCCCACACTTGCTGTTACAGCTATTGTTTGGTTATTGTATATTACGGGTCGGCTCATTGCATTTACAAATTCTTTACATGTATGCGTACAAAAATCACTCGGTGATACATCCTCGTCCATGTTTGTAACCAAGACCACAAACTCGTCGCCACCAAGTCTCGCTACTATATCTTGGTCACGTCTAAAGACGTTTTTAATGCTGGTAGCAACGTGTTTAAGTACAGCATCACCACCGAGGTGACCGTGCAAAGAATTGATAAGGCCGAAATCATCCAAATCGATTAATATGATTGCATATTTCGTGCCGTTGCGTTTAGCCAAGCTGTGATGTTCAGCAACGAATTGGTCAAACAGACGCCGGTTATACAGTCCTGTTAGGTGGTCATAGAAAGCCAATGACCGCAATTCTTCCTCATACTGTTTAATGTGCGTCGTATCTCTTGTAATGGCGACGTAGTTTTGTATTGTGTTTGTGTTGGGATTTAGCACGGCAGTAATAGTCGTTTGTGTTGGAATTGTTTGGCCATCCTTTCGCCTATCCAAAAGTTCGCCCTTCCAACATCCAACCGCTAATAAATCGTTCCACATTTGTTTGTAAAATTCAACATCGTGGGCACCGGATTTGAACATGGCGGGTGTATTACCCACCATTTCGTGATGGGCATATCCTAACATTTCCGCAAATGCATCATTTGTGTAAATGATTATGTTGTCAACATCCGTAATCATAATACCATCGGCATTGTGCGCGATGATATTATGCAACACGGATGTATCAATAGTGTTGGCTATGTCCATTTGATTATGGTGAAACGCGTAATAACTCCAGCGTTAAATCAATATTGTGTTGAATGCGTTCTAGCGTTCGTTGGTCTTTTACAAGCGGATAACTAAAATCCACATGAGCCTTTACTTTGCTTACATTTTGTAAACTGTCGGCATTGCGTGTGTATTCGTGGCCTAGTACACCTGCCCAAACAGGTCCAGAACTATCACACGAATCCATCGCTCCCATCTTGATTAGGCTAGGAATTTCCAAACCTGGCCCACTATTCAAACCAAGGTAATGATGATACTTGTTGAAATTGAACAACCCCCGCTCGATAAGAATTTGAGTCATAACCACCCGAGCATAAGCAATGTGAATATGTGGAATTGCATTAGGAATACCAAGAATGCTCATGCCAATAATATCAATGTCGTCATTTTTGGCTGCCCACTCATAACCAGCAATCCAATCATCCAAATTTCCTGTCTCCGACTGCGGCGCAAACATTGTGTAAAACCCAGCCTCCTTGACTTGCTGCATGAGTTTTTGTCCAGCTTCAATCGTTTTGTTTGCTGGCTGAAATGGATAATCTGGCAGCACAATTGCGTTTGCTTTACACTTTTTACCCAAGCGAATTAATTCACTTGGTGAATAAGACTCGCCAAGTTCGAAGGCGCCATTGTCCATGATTTTAAATTCATTACGACTTGCATAAAAATCGGCATACTGTTCATCAGTATCTACTAAATGTCCGAGCACCAAATGCATAGATGACTGTGAAGCAAACTTATCACAGTAGGCAGTAGGAGTAATGATACAGAATTGTGGGTTTGAATTGCGAGCAAGCATAGTTTTTATTCCTTATTGTTATTTGTTTGTGTTACTTAACGATTTCATATCGTTTGAATGATCCGTTTTCACCATCTTCACTTACTTCAATCCAAATGTCTCGCATTGGGTATTTTGCTGTAATTGTGGAGTGTAAATCATCTGAAATCATTTCGCAGCTCTTGTGATTGAATTGGCCAGCTTTAATCACGCTTTCCACATATCGCTTGAAAATAAAAAATTCAATATCGCGGTCATTGTGAGTAACTTCAATCCAAACCTTTACATGAAAAATGTGTCGGTGGTCATTTTTGAGGAATGCTACTTCGTCTGGAGCGTCAGGATAGTGATGGAAACCTTCAAACTGCGTGGTAATCCAAATCATGTTGTGTGTGAGAGTGTTTAGTGCTGTCTGATGCATATTTTTATTATCTCTTATAAAGGTTAAATCGTTTATTAAATCAATAAGATCCTCTTGGGACATACTATCAATTTCGATGTAATCGTCAAGAGGACCATATCCCATTAGTATAGTCTATTATTGAACTAAATCAACATTAACATTAACGTTGACTCGTTGGTTTATGAAAAATTGGCGCATAGTTCGTACAATAAATTGTCGACCATCATACTGAACTTCAGTATCATATCCGACGATGTTTTGAACTGGCGCTGGTTGAGTGCACTCTCGTACCATTTGTTGTGTGTTATTGCTGCCAACTTGATTACCTACAACAGCACCCGTAATACCGCCCACCACCATGGCAGCAACATTACCTTTGCCCTTGCCAACCATACTGCCCAGTCCAGTACCAACAGCGCCGCCAATTACCGCACCCCACGGACTACCCGATTGAACTTGTTGATTTTGTACAGGAACATCACGACACGTTGCTGCTGGCTGCACAGATTGGTATACGGGTGTGGATTGAACCACGGTTGCCCAATCACGATATTGCGCATCGGCATATGTGTTAAACGAAATAGCTGCCAGCAGAACTGCAAGATAATATTTCACATTAGACTCCTATTAGGATTAAAGATAATAATATTATAAAATATCTTCAACACAAAGTCAACATGATTACTACAATAAAAATTCCCCGGTGGATACCGGGGAATTTACACGTTGCATATTTTAAATTAATGTCAAGAACTGCTCATTCACGACATTTCCAGGAAAATATGTTTCGGGAACTTGTACATTGTTGTTATCGAAATCAACAACAACTTCTGTCCCATTTGCACCAACAACAGTACCACGAAATGCTGGTGAAACGTTTTTTGTTCCAGATTGACCGCCCTTTAATTGGGCTATTACTCGTTGACCAGTTGTAAACGCCATATTATTTCTCCTATGCTTGGGTTAATAATATATTTATCATTATTCCAGCCGGCCGATTGTAATGTGCAACGGAATGCTTTTCAGACCAAGTTCGGCACGGATATCCTCAAGTCGTTGACAGCGTACTGGCAATACGAAAAATTTCCAGTGCTGCTCAACTACCACCCCGTACTCAAACTCAATCCACTCATTCTCATACTTTTTCCAAAGATGTCTGTGCTCGGGCTTAACAGGCTCTTTTCCGTTCAATACAGATACGTGAGTGCGCCACGCGGGACGCAGTAATTCAACGCCTGTATCCTTTTTAAACCATGCACGATAATAATCACTAATACCATTATCAGTATTAACTACTAACCACCAGTCGTCCGCCTTACGAGTTTTACGAAGGTCAGGACGATGAGGATTGTATACTAATTTTCCAGCACCCTTAACCCACATAATTATTTGCTCCTATTCTATTGGATAATCAACTATTTCCATGCTTATGTCGGGATTATTCCCATCCTCAATATCCTGCTGGAAACTTGCATAGATAGATCTCGTGTAATTTGACATTCGCTGTGCGCCCTTGTAACAGATGTATAACGATCCTGAAGCATTTTCAAATTCAAATCGATCTTCATATTCCGTTACGGTTTCGATCGCCGAACTTAGTTTCCAACTATCGCCGGCGACATAACCACCGTACCACCCAGCCAGAATCCGTTCAAACACGTCATCACCATGCGCAACTCTAACTACTACCCAAACATCAGGAGTATATGTACTCATATTATTGATACTCCCAAATTTTCAAACCTTGTAATGTCTGCAATATGTGATTAGTTTCCCGTATGATGTACGTTTTTACAGATTCCTGAACACCATCGTCATCACACCGCAAACTTGAATCCTCCGAACTATACACCACACAACCCAAAAATTCAACTATGGTGGCGTAACCATCCGAAGAAACGGTCATATCAAGATACAAACCACTTTCACCCGCAAAATTTAATATTTGGTTGTTAACTTCTGCTACAATTTCCATCAGTTCTTTAATATTACTTGACATTGTTAGACCTCTTTAAATATAAGTCATACTGTTTAAGGTTGAGCACATATAAATGTTGTTCTTCCGGCGACAACTGACGAAATTCGTCGTGAGAGAGATACCCCATTTTTTTAAAAGTTTCATCAGGAACCACAACTGTGTCATTTTCCATAAGGTGCCCACTCCCCAACCGGCAAAACGTCTGTTACATCAGAGCCCGCCCATTTTTCAAAATCAACCCTCGACATCTTCTTGTATCTGCCTCCAAATGGAATTGCTGGGCTATCATACTGAACAATTTGTTCGTCCATATAGAGAACAGCACGGTCATTATAGAAAGAGCCGAACATATTGCCACCTGCCTTTCCTGGCTTTTTGGCACGATAAACACTACCCACTTTAATTTCCATTAGTTTCTCCCAAATGATTTGCGTACATTTCTGCAAATAGTTTAGCTGTTTCTACATACTCTCGTTGTTCAACGTCACTCATGAGCATAAACGTATTATAATCAACCTCTTCAAACTGTGGCGTCTGCGAGATTGTGGGCATCAAAACGCGAATTTGTCTACCGTCTACGGTAATACACTTTTTATACATGATTATACCTTTACCATTTTTTCAAGTTCGTTGCGCACGCGTTCGGGCGCAATTTTACCATACGCTTCCGTAAATAGTTCGCGACATGCCCGTAACGATTTTGGATCGGGATCAAAACCCTTACCGATAAACCTGTAGAATCTAAATAGACGCAGATAGTCTTCAGCAATACGGTCTTTTGGTTTACCAACGAACCGCAACGTCCGAGAAGCAATGTCTGATAACCCCAAACCAGTTGGATCAACGACTTCACCAGTACGAATATTCAAGTATAACGAATTGACAGTAAAATCCCTGCGGTGAGCATCTTCAACCATTGTACCGATTTCAACTTCTGCGTGACGACCATCACATTTGGTGTCCTTGCGAAAATTTGAAATTTCCACAATGTATCCCGCAAGCGACACATTCAGCACTAAATGAGCAACGCCTGTTTTGGTCACTTCAAAACCACCATCCTCGAAGATTTCAATCAATCTATCCATGGGGATGTCAGTCACGATGTCGTAATCATTGGGAGTGCCACCCATCAAAAGGTCACGAGTTGCGCCGCCGACGACAAATGTGTTGTCAGAAAATTCTGCCAGCACCATTAAAAACGGAAAAAGTTGGACAGGACAAGTTTTGCGAAAGGTTGTCCAGATATCTGTGTTCATATAAATCCCCAATCAATTTTGTTGGGTCATTATAAGCCGAAACGATTATTCGATCAACAGTTATTTTGTTTTACGTATCGAACGATTTGTGTTTTTGGGTGCATTCTTGATAAGAAATTAACAAATGCATTAAATTCAAACTGAACAGTCAATCCGTAATCTTGAATACGAAACCACAAATCCTGCAGCTCCTGTGATTCGTTAGGGGCAATATGTCTTGATATAACAACAAACAGCTTTTGGGCATCTTTGTGTTTGCCCGTAATCACCAACGATTGAAATTGGGTTAGAATATCAATCAATGGCGTTAATTTTTCAACAAATGTTTCACCTACTGGTGTGGGCGTTGCCTGAACACCAGTGTTCATAATCTGATCCAATGCATCAAGTGCAATATTTCGTACGTTTGCATCCATTTGATCCATATAATCATAAAAGAATGCGTATTTTTCACCGGCAGTTGAGTTTGGCGGTACAATCGGTTTGGTGTTAAGACAAACACCATTCTTGGCGAGTTCGTCCAACGCTTTTAATGCAATAGCTAATTTTGCTTCCGTATTCATACAGTATCCTTATGTTTTCGTATATTTACTACAATAAAACCGTTGGTTACAATAAAGATTTGAGATATTGTTTAGCTTCTTCAATAACCTCACACAGTTCGTTCATTTCGTCAAAAGTCATCTGCACGCCGCCATTGGCTGCCATATGAACATTGATTCCTTTTGTGTTATCTCTGTTTAAGTGGTCTCTGTATTTGTAGCCATCGCCCAACGATACCACAATCAACACACTGGCTGAACTACCCCAATTACCACAACGTTTTGAGAATGTTTTTCGTAGCTCAACTTGAGGCGAATTTGTAGTTTTCCCCACAAGTTTGCCTTTCCATCGTGCAGCGTCTTCATTACTCATATTGGGCACATAACAGCCAACAATACCCGCATCACAGATGGGTTGTTCATCATCAGTGTGTACTTTTGAAGGTTTATCCCACATAATTAAACTCATTTTACCTCCTCAACAAATAAGGCTCATTAATAAATCATCCCGTTCTTGTTGCTCTTCGGGTGTTAATTTTTTCACACCATACCACCGTTCGTAGATATCGGCCACGTCTATATTTAAAATTTTACAACCTTCATAAAATTGAGCCAATGTGATACCATTTTGTGAATCAACTTCAATAACTTTACCAGCCATTTTGTGATAGTGTGGATTCAAAGCTCTTTCAAATTGAAATGTATCCCATGGGTCAGTAGGATATTCCCCCTGTTTGGCTTTATGTTTCCAATGTTTTAATACTGTTTTTGCGTGCTTTGCTGTTTGTTTGTTTGCTTCCACTAAACCATGAACAGTTGTATCATCATCCACAACCAAGTAATTTTCAACTTCGGGATGATCGGACAACCACTCACTCAAATCAGAACACCTCCCTCGTGGAGTAAAATGATCTGGCATTGTCCAATCTTCATGAAAATCCCCTCTCAGCCCATTCAATGTAAACAGTTCTTGTAACTGTTCTTTGGATGTATAGAAGGTCCAACTGCTAGATACCACAATTTTCGCGCCAGAAAATTCTATCCACGCATTAAAAAACGTAACTGCAGGACCATCAAAACGTACTTGTTTTTTCAACTCCCAATCATTATACCAAACCTTCCCATCACGTTTGCACGCCATTATTGATTGCTTGAGAGTGTGATTATCAGGCGACATCCACACACGGTCGGGTAAGAGAGTTCCATCTATGTCTATAAACACAATGGGTGTGGTCATTTAATATATCCTCCTAGATGCAAAGGGCTCAAACACGAATGGTTAGGGTCCAAGATACGAATTGCAGTAACATAGTCGGCTAACGAAAACCCATCCTGTAACGAAACCCATACAAAATTCGTCTTTTGTGAATCGAGCATATCCGTACTATCATCTAAAATAACATAACTTTCGATGGGTTCGTTTGTTGTTACAGAGTTATACGCTTGTAACCAATTAGCAATCTCTACCCCGCGAACAGCGTGCATCTTAGGAGTAACGCCTATGATCGGAAAATTGTCCCAACCATAATATTTGAAGATTTCTTCAAAGTCGTTAATCGTCCGCCCTTGGCGCCACGTTGAAGATATCACAATTTTTGCGTTTGTTTCTTTACATAGCTGCTGTAAAAGTTTTACGGCAATAGGGTCAAGCATCTTTTCTTCCTCTGCACTCGGCCACTGCACTTGCAAAGCAACGGTGCTACGCACACTATTTAACACGCCATCCACATCCAAAAAAATTACTCGCATTTATCCTATACTCCCCGAACCCACCACATAGATATATTGCCACACCCACTGTGGTGGGTTCGCTCCAGAATTACCGCCAACATTAATCAACACTCGGACAACCATCTTTATACCTCAAAATAACTTCAGCGCTGATTTTGTACGCCAAAACAGCCTCTTGTTCGTAATACGTGATAGTAAAATCAACAATCTCGTCAATCTCGTCACGAGTGGCAACAATTCTAACAGGAATCATCCGCTCAATAAACAATTCTCCTGCCGGACTAACCCACTTCCCTTTGGCGGGGTTAAGAATCGTCATTCCGCCACTTATATCGTGCACCTTTTTGTCCCAAACACGATGGAACCTAGTAGTGATAGGTTTGCCGTTTGGACGGACAGTAGGTACTAATATTTCCCACAATTCTTTTTCCATGATATTAGTTTATTCTCGATCATTAATAACCAAAATAAAGGCCCACCAACAATCGATGCACCTCGCCAAATAATCCTTTCGAGCCAATCTGGCACTAGTTGTGAGATACTCAAAAGTCCAATCACACTAAATGGTCCCACAATAGCCCACACAACAAATATAGTTAATGCTAATGGCATAATAATACTCCAAAATGTTTCGGTTATTATATTACATATGTTGTTGTTTAGACAACAAAGATTGGTAAAGATATAAATACTCCTACAAATAAGGAGATTTGATATGGATATTAATTGGGTTAGAGAAATGGCGGGCGTATCATTAACAGAATCAACAGAGAGTTCGTCCTGGATTGAAGAGACGATGCGGATGTTGGATGAGGCAGTTACAGATTTGCCAGGTGACCAAAACTTGAGTCAAATGTTTACAACTGCATCATTTCGTTTGGAGGCAGCACGTCGAGCACTAGGCATTGCAAACAAACTCGCTACGCCAGAAGATCGTCGTAAACACCGTAGCCGTATCATGATTGCTCTCAATTCATTGAGGGGATTACTTGGTGAAATTTCTCGGGAGTTGGGAGATACCAAAGACTAATTTACCCAAAAACAAACTGGCTGGGATACCTGGAATCGAACCAGGCTAATCTTGATTAACAGTCAAGCGGTTGTCACCATGACGCCTCTATCCCAATAAACTGGCGGTTGATTAGCTAACACTATCCTAGATCAATGTTCTGGCCAAAACATTTTCACAGTGAATAGCGACTGTGTTTAACTAGTCACACATCCAAACAACCATGGTAGTGGATGACAGACTCGAACTGTCAATACGACGTTATGAGCGTCGCGTGATTCCAATTTCACTAATCCACTTCATAAAATTACTAAATTCTTCTTCAACTTTTTGTTTGCTGTAACTTCCCATATCTTTGATAACATAAGGCACATACCCCACCTTTTTAATTTCTGTAAGTTTAATTACATCTCTATTTTGAACTTGTTTAACTGAATGTTTTTTAGTAATTTGTTCATAATGCCACTTACCATTCCATAATACAGCCACTTTAATATCATCAATTATTACATCAGCATCCCAACCATTAAACATGGGTTCGTTATACGTCACCGATGTGAAATGATTACTACACAACCTACCAAACAATATTTCATTTTTACTTCGTTTGGGTTGGTTGGCCATTTTGAGGCGGGCTGACCGACTCATTATATCTTTCCCAACCCGGCTATTAAAGTAACACAATCTATTGCAAAATTTTTGATTGAGTGTTTTGGTTATGAATGGCTGTTGACAACCTTCACACATTTTGTTCACACAAACCTTTATTTTACTCGTTCCTTTACGGGGATTTGCTCTACCAGTTAACGAATTACTTATTTTATCCTTTATTTGTTGGGTATGCCCACCAATCTTAGAATTATTAAATTTTGCACTACACGATCTGTTACAAAATCTGTTACCACGTTTTTCATACAAAATGTTTTTACTACAGTAATCACAAACAGTGGGATTTTTTTCGTATTCAACAACGCTATTAGCCTTTTCCAACGACCGGGCAGCAGCTAATTTTTTTCGTGCAGTCATTAGTGCATTTCTCGCCTGATTTTTGTGTTCATCGCTCTGTAAATACCCATTTAAATGTTGCCATCCCGCCATTATACCATCTCCACCAAATAAATCATCGTATATATTATTTATAGTTGGTCGTATTGGGCGGCAACGAACCCATTAAGACAAGCTTACAACTGGCAGGCCCAACGGGTTTCGATCCCGCTACCTCGACATTGACAGTGTCGTGCTCTCCCGATTGAGCTATGGACCTACAAAAAATGGTGGGCTAGTTGGGAATCGAACCCACTAAATCTGCTATGTCAAAGCAGCCTGAAAACCATTCTAGTCCATGCCTATTAATTGGCGACCACGAACGGAATCGAACCGTCCTATATCCTGCTAGACAGGCAGGTGTGCTCCCAGAATACTACGTGGCCAATAAAACTACAACTCAAATCTACCAGCGTGAAGCTTTCTATGACAATTGCTACACAGCACTATACATTTGTCAATTTCCGCTGATAGTTTACTCCAGCTCCGCTGAACCTCTTGACTAACGGAGAACTCCTTTGTGCTTGGGTCAACGTGGTGAAAATCTAAACACACCGGGTCTGTTTCACCACACTTGATACACGGATGTGCTAATCGATACTCAAGTAACAGTGCTACGTTTTTATCTCGATTGGACTTATCACGAATCCTGATTTTGTCCCGGTACTTTAACGTATAGTCACTTCTGTACTTGTTCCTGACACACTCTTTGCAGCGAGGTTGTCGACCGTCTGCCCGCGTTTTATCTTTGCTAAAACTTCCAAGGTCTTTTTCATTTTTGCACGAGGAACACACTTTTTTCATCACACACCTCCACAGGGTTTGATAGTATTTATAAATCAAACCCTATGTCACAACCATCAGGTGGACTCTACGGCTTTTAAAACTTTGGTACCCCGTATACGAGTCGAACGTATTTTCAAGCCTTCGCAGGGCCTAATCCGAATCCCTCGGACGGGGTATATAATTGGAAGGGGTGGTAGGACTCGAACCTACAAACCTTGCGGCGTCTGCTTCAAAGACAGATGTGTTTAGCCAATTCCACCACACCCCTATTGTTACTATTTTACTATTTGGACCCCCGTAACTGAGTTGAACAGTTCTTTAAAGTTTCGAAGACTTCAAGCCAATCCGTTGGACGGGGGATTGATTCTGGTACCAGCACTTGGAATCGAACCAAGACCTAACGGTTATCAGCCGTTTATACAGACCACTATATTATACTGGTATTGAATGGTTGGACTCCCGGGCGACGATCCCGGTACCTTTCGATTATCGGTCGAATGCTCTACCAATCATGAGCTAGAGTCCAATTGTTCATTACACTTACTTTACTTCAAACACAACCCATTGTTCGGGTTTAGTTTTCCAAAATTCTTTATTCCACAACGGGTTCGTGTCATACTCTTCTGCAAGCTTGTTCATCATATCAGCATGAGCCTGTGCATCTTCCTTTGTATTAAAGCCCAACCCACAATTGGTTGGATCGGAAGCGCTAATGGCTCCGTACGGATACTTAAATGTGCCTGCAATTTTATACATACGGCCTCCTAAACACGATTTATTGATACATCTATTTGGTGCCGAGTGACAGACTCGAACTGTCATAAGTCTCCTTGTAAGGGAGGCGGCTCACCTCTCACACCAACTCGGCATTGATTTGCGTTTTTATAATGGATTCGCAACCCCCATTTGTAACGACCTACTCTTTCATACGTTTTTTATACAGCTTTATAACCGTTTCTAACTCATCCGCAAACGCAGAATCGTTGTAATATGAACCGTAGCCCAAATCACCTTCTTTCATGCGATGCTCCAACTCAGCAACAGTTACTTCTTCAGGATCCCACTGACCTTCTAAACCATAACAGGAACAATGTCCTCCATTAACCTCGTACAATTTGGTTCCTTTTTGGAACAACACGAATGCTGAACCATCATAATCACCATAACCATACCAAGCCAACAGAATTTTCGCTCCATTAAGTTCAGTAACATCAATGTTAAAATCCTCTGCTACATCCTCTTTGTCCGACCAGTTACCTAAAAAATATTGCTTCATAATTTTCTCCTTTGTGGTTGTGTGCTACTATGCACGGTTGATAATTAGATCAACTTCCACGTTGGATAGTCATTTACAATGTTTTCAAATAACCTTAAGCAAAAAGGTTTACTTAATATACCGTATTTTTAAAGAACAATCAACTACTTTTTAAATCTATGCACAACAAAAAACCCAGCCTTTTGGGACTGGGTTTGTTTGGTTTATTTCTTTTTAGAACTTTAGAAATTCACACAAAAACCCGTCCCCTCGCAATCTTGACGATCTACGACGATATTCATCTGGCGATTAATAATCTGGGTTGTAATTGTGAACATTTCTTTTTCCTTAAATTCGTTTCGAGCACGTTGCTCAATTGTTACATTAATTATATATGACTTATTTATAAAAGTCAACCATTTTTCAAAATAAAATTTTCAAGACACCGCCCGAGAGATTCGGAGCACACCAATCGTACGGTTTTTACGCCTCGGAATACGATCAACATCCCTTGTCACCATAACTACCAGCGACTTCCTATAATTTTTTAATTGCTGTATGTGTCTTTATTTTTAATACTATACGCTATTTATTTCCAAAGTCAACATCATCCAAATATTTATTAACAAATTCTTTTGCTAAATCTATCTGTTTGTCTTTGTCGAGTTGACTAAAACGGTGAATAAATTTACAACGACTCCGTTCGTTAACAACCCACAATGTTATAAAGCTACCATCTGTCGTAACAAAAATATTTTTAACAGGTTGATATATTACCGCTTCATCATCATGTGTTAACAACATCACATCAAACTGATCCATAATCACCTCCATAAGACTCTATGAAGGGTATTTATTTGTTACTGTGCTTGAAGCAACTTGCGACGGCGCTCTGCCTCTTCAATCCATGTTTGACAACTTGCACAATACTTCGACAGTGGTGACGCAACTTGACGGTCTACAGGAATTTCATCACCACAATCTTCACACTCTTTGCCTTTCACTACCAACAACATTGCGTCTTCTTTGGTGCCTTGAAACACTTTCGCCCGAACCTCTGCTTCACTCGCTTCACGTTCAGCCCGCTCAAGCATTTCTGCTTGTTCTGCTTCGTCATACACTTCAACCGTCATTACCATAAAATTTCTCCAACTAAAAGTTAAAACCAAAAAATCTATTTATTTAAAGCACCATTATTATACTACATTAATAATTATATAACAACTATCAACATTCAATGAATGGCAAGCAAATATTGCCATGAACCATATCGTGGTGTAATTGTTTCACGGCCCAAGCCGGAACGGTTAATGTTATTACGCCATATTTCTGCTGAACACAAAGATCAACGCCGTTGTGTCGATAATTGGAATCAGCAACAATTCTTGTCAATTCATGCACCGCTTCAGTATCCAATTTTGCTGATTCACGAGCACCCCATTGCTGAACAGCAAGTTCGTACATGCCATCAACAACGTCAAGTGTTACTTTACGCTCTAGGAATACGCCAGCTGTTCCGATTAATCCATCAAGGAATTTCATTTCCAACTCCAAGTAAATTTGATGCTGGCATCATACACAATTATTAATTAAAGCACAACATTTATTTTGCCTTTTTCTTTGGCGGGGCCTTTGGTACAACAGGGGATACATTATTCACCACTGTTTCAACAGTGGTGAGTCGCTTATGGTAATCATCCAATAGTGAAATAGCTGCTGGCATAGAATCAACTCTGTCTATAACCAACTGTCGTTGTTCACTAAAGTCCGCAATAATATCAACCCCCCGACCTCTTGTTGATTGATCTACAATATAAAGTCGTGTTGCACGACTTAAATTAACAATTTCAAGTCCTTTACCTACTTTAACCCACACCATTATGATATACCCCTTTTGTACCAACCAGATCCCTTAAGGTTGAAGCTGTGGTTGGTGGTTATTTGTTTGCTAAAAGTTTTCTTTTTGCAACTCGGACAAACCACTACCGGCTCATCACTCATCTTTTGTAAAAGGTCTTCTTCATGACCACATTTGCTACATTTGTATTGATAAATTGGCACTGTTTATTCTCCTTTCAACTTGTGTCTTAATGACAACTTCTGTGCAAGCGGCTTAACTAAATCTTGTCCACGCAACACACTCAACCAATCAGCTGGTAGGTTGGTGTATCCATAATATATACCAACCAAGCCGCCTGTAATACAAGCAGTCGTATCTGTATCGTTGCCAAAACTTATGGCAGTTTGAATAGCTTCCTTATATGTAGACGTCGTACGAGCTGCATATACGGCAGACCAGAATGAATCAACAACATAACCACTGCCCGTGATTTCATTATTTTCAGCATCCACTATTAATTGAAGTTCTTTGCGCATCTCTGCATTTGTTACAAACTCATCGGCAGCCCGAAGTGCCAATTCCAATGATCCACAGATCGATTGTCCCTGCAACAAAAAACTGGCCATTAGAGCATATATGCCACATACTAACCTGGATCGTATATGAGGATGTGTTGGAGTAGACTGTAATTGTGCATTAACAAAAATATCAACCAAATTTTTATGTGTCATCGAGCGTTCGGTGTACCAAAGTGCAATCGGTAATACCCTCATCAAGGAGCCGTTGCCATTATATCTCTCATCGTTCGTTGCTGCAGCTTCTATGCTGACCCCTCTTCGAACCATATCAAGTGCCTTTGCAGTTTGAATTCCCACATCAAACACGTTATTATCAACTGCAAGGTATCCTGAATACAACCACGCTGTTAGTTTGTTAGCAAAATTCTGAATGTCGAACGAATCTGGTGATTCAATCAAGGCGGACAGCAAACACAACGCCTGCGCCCCATCATCAGACCATGTTCCGACCGGGATTTGTTGATACGACCGCTTCTTGTAGTATGTTGGTGGAATTATACCAATATCCTCCAATTTAGGAATATCGTTTTTGCTTTTAAATTCATACGGTACACCACATGCATCTCCAACCAACAACCCGTATAATCCGCCCTGTACTTTATCATCAAAAGACAAAATCATTCTCCTGTATACGATGCACGACTTTTGGGGGTTTCCCACCAATCGACTCGTGATACTTTTGCGTTGATTGCTTTCATTCTTTCAGACACGATATCATACAACCACTTTGATAAGTTTTCGCTGGTAGGCACAAAATCGACCACAAAAAATCCCTCTACATATTCACGATCGGGACCTTTTGATAACTTATCGCAGTTAATGCGTTTGCCAACAACTGTACCTGAACCTGGAATGCACACATCTTCAAACGGAATGTCCTCTAACGACGGCATTTTAAGAAAGGTGCCTGAACCAAATAGTCTAGTTTCTGCACGCAATGCTCGTTCTATACCATCCGTGACGATATTGGAATACAGAGGATCATTAACATCAATGATGAATTTATGATCCAAATATGTATCAAGAAAATCGTTAATCCAACCCATTTCTTTAAAATCGACACACATGCCACGATCGTCAAGAAAATCACTTTCCACAAAAACGTGTACTTTACCTTGATGGCCATGTAAGTGCCTACATTTTGTGCTCGTATCTCCTGTGGAGCAAAGACTTTCATTTAGTCGTTGTGTATAAACACGATGTCCATAACAAAAATCAAACTGTTTATCAATTGTATGCTTTCCCATTTCTTCTCCTAAATTATTATTTGCACATATTTGTGGCATTAATAGAATGTAATTTTGTTATTATATGCCCATTTTTATGGGAAGTAAATGGCACTATTAGCGCTGTGTTCACGCACTTCACAACTTTCCACCCAACACCGCCCTCCAGATTCCTTCACTACATAGTCGTTAACATAATTACCTACGAGTTCAGCAGTTCGTTCACAACCAACTCCACCAGGAATTATTCGCAGATCAATTAGCTTTTTTTCATGCAACAATTTGAATGTTTCAAGTTCGGGATCATCATCAGCCGCACAATATGTGTGATCAAACATATACTCTAACCACTTTTTAATTTCTTTAAGTCCACCAAAATTTACTACCCAATTTCGACCATCCAACTCATTTGCCCCAAACACAAACTTGAAACTTAGGGGATAACCATGAACAAAACTACAGTGACTATCTGCGCGCCATTGGCGGAAGGCACAGGAGAAACCTAAGTTATGATCGAACGTTTTTGTACTTTGAAATTTTGCCATTTATTTTCCTTTATTTTTATTGTTAACGTAGCGGATTCTGTCCACATCTGTTGTCACCACTTCACCAACCCCATCATTAAACGGGTCGAACCAAATTTTAACTTTGTTTGGTTCAAGCGCCGGTGATGAGCCCACTGCCGCTATGATCCTACAAGGCATCCATGCTGTCCCACCGGCCGAAGACCACTCATATTCGGTGGTAAGGTTAGGTTGTGTTGGATCTGCCGTGCGACGTGTTGTTTGTTTTGTTTCTATAACAACTTGTGTATTCTTTGCTATTTCCGCCAGATTTCTTGAGATGCGATCAAAAAATGCATATTTGTTATCCGTTTCTTTATATCTGACAACAAAAGTGTCGTCGTCCTCATCATGAACCTCAACATCCAAACCATCATCTTTGAGGATTTCTGCTACGTAATAAGCTAGAGTAGTTCTGCCTGAACCAGTCGGCCCAGCAATTGTAATAGTAAGTTTATTCATTTGTTTCTCCGCTACTTGAGGAATTTTCTTTACGCGCTGTTTTGGTCTCAACTGTCACTTCAACATTATTGGCAAGATTTGTGAGTCGGTCAGATAACGCCCAATCAAACCGAGTCCTATCACCCTCTTGCACATAATCCTCAACAAAAGAATCGTCAATAACATCAACAACATTTACGTCGATGCCATATGCCTGTAGTGTGCGCGCGATGCGATGTGCAATCGTGGTCTTTCCACTACCTGTCGTGCCGACCACCATAACTTTAACTTTATTCATGTCCACAAATGACTCCTAATTTTAATTAACCGTATAAGCATAGCTTCATCTTCTTCATCATACTGTCGCTCAATCGCATCCATTTGTTTATATAATGCACTACGTTCGATTTCGTCAACCTCGTCATATTCGGAAAACAGTTTGTGAGATTCTTCTGGATATTTTTCAGCCATGCGCTGTTCAAATCCCGTCATTATAGCCCACGGATCTGGCCGGTTAGGGCGTACATTCTTCCACCAATTATATAATTCGTATTGCTCTTTTGCGGATGCTGCTTGAAGAGGACTACTCATATCATTGCCATACTCGTCGATATCCGGCTTGTCCAACGTCATTTCCCACTTTAGTTTTGCAATACCTGCCTCTGGATTACGCCACTCAAAAAACCACCTAACAACGCGAACTCGGTGATACCACTTCAACGAAAACTCTTGCCGGTGGTCATCATTCCACGAAACATGGTCCCAAGCTTTTTCACATTCGATAAAATCTACCAACGTGTTGAATACACCGTACAAAATGCGGGTGTCAACTTCATAATATTTACCGATAGGTAACCTTGTGCGCAAATTATGTATTTGCGACCGGAATCGATTGGACATATAAGCGCTCAAATCACTTATTGGGTTTTTGTACAGGCCCCTTATATCATCAATAAAGTCTGGCAACGTTTCAGTTACGAAATACCCAATCGGTTGAGCTGTTTTAATGCGTTTGTCCCACTCATCCCAAGTTTCATCACCTTCTTTGTAGTGCTTTGCTGGGCAAGAATTAGGCTTGTCGACCTTAAAAATTTTGCGTAGCCAATTAAACAGCGGCTTGCTGTTCATGTGATCATAAATCATTGTCAGTTCCTTAGGTTCCTACACCATTACCAAACACTGAATTTTGAATACGGTGACAATAGATATACCCACGGTCGATACACATGCCTGCAACCTTGGACGCAATTGCTTGTTGCTGTTCCTCTGTACACGCAATAGGCATGATATACACATCAATATCACGTGGAATATCAGCACCATAGTACGCGTCCATAGCTTTCGCAACTTCATCAAAATCACGTTCTGTTGGGCCACACACAAACTTGAAATACTGCTCCATTTGTCCCGGAACGTTTCCGGTTATAACACGCTGTTTGGCAGCGACATCGGGTTTAATAGCATCTTCCCACTTCTCGCCAGAATCGGATAATTTGGGACTATTGCTCCAAGTGAGTTTGCGTTTGGGATTAGCGCACAACCATTGATTCATCGCCTCGATAAACTTCCACTGAAGTGGTACTGCACAATTAGTTTCAATCAGAATGTGTTCAACGTCTTTAAACTCATCCGCGTTCAGTAGTGTTGGAATGAATTTGGCACGAAGCGTTGGCTCACCACCCGTAAGTGATAAAATAACACGTTTGCCAGTTTGTGGATTGTTATAACTATTATGTGGAAGAACCTTTAGTACCTCGTTGCCCAGTTCGTGCTCGTCCGAAACCTTCCACATATGACTAAACTTTTCATCCCACGAATAAATGGAATCACACCCACGCGTAATCAGGGGGATTGTATAAATGTCTTTGTAATTCTTTGGGTCAAATCCCAGGACCTCTAACGAAGTCGTGTCAAGGTTTTCCGGATTACCAAAACCTCTACACTGAAAATTACATTTAGCAAAGCGGATATACACGGTGGGATGCCCGGCGTATTTGGCCTCACCTTCGATGCTCATGAACACTTCTGAAGTTTCGTATTTTGCCATATTTGATTCCTTTTGTATTAATTTTAGATTACTCTATATATGATGGTTATTATAAAGCAATTTTGTACCAGACTCAACCTCAAAATTTAGAAGCATAAATACTATTGTACGTTTCATCAAAAACATTATCATAAAAGATAACGTCAGCAAATAATCCCGCAGTATCTCGTGTCATACAAAACGAACATTATCGTTTACGACAATGCTTTGTGTGTCACCGTTGTTCTCTCGTAGGACTTCAACCTTAAATCAGTCAACCACAAGGAGATAAAATGATGGTTAAGTACATACTTTTGCTTTTAATTTCGGTAACATCTTTTGCATCACACGCTGAAACCGTGAATAATATTCCACAAACAGAACTCCGTTGTCTAACCAATGCTGTCTATTTTGAGGCTGTCAGAAGCGACATTCAAATGCAACGTGCAGTGGCAAGTGTTATAATAAATCGTGTTGAAGATCCACGATATCCAAACACCATTTGCGGGGTAGTGCACCAGCAAGTTAAAAACACCTGCCAATTTTCTTGGTATTGTGAACCAAAGCGAAAAATTAATGAAACTGTGTGGGACTCAATTAAAACCGTCACACAACAAACTATCAGTGAGTGGTTATCGAATGAGAATTATGATATTACGAATGGTGCTACTCATTACCACGACCAGCGCGTTAGACCTACATGGAGCCATCGTCTTAAACGAACATACGTCGTGGATACACTAACGTTTTACAAATAAGAACCAGAGGGTACGATTTAGTCATCAACATCTTCAGATGACCAAAAATCTTCAATCAATCCAACGCCGTCGGGACAATTGGGACACAAATACATTTTATACGATGGATATTCCCATCCATCGCTGTCCATTTTCCACTCAAGATCATCTATCATAAAATCCGTTTGGCAATCGGAACATCGACACATGTCGATTCTGGATTCGGTTGTAACCTCAACAAGGTCAAGCAAATTCGTGATTTTGTTTGTCATGTTAATCACCTATAATTTCTTTGATGGTCATGTAGCCTTCATCAATCAGCGTATCACCACCAAACGGAATGCAGTCTTTTGTCCAGCCATATGGCAACTCTTCATAATTAACATCCAAATCTCGAACATCCGTATCAAAATCTTCCCAAAACAAATCCTGTGCAACCTGTTTGTTTAATCGAAGAGCCCTTATTACTTGTTCGGTATAATCCACTTCGTCGTCAACAACCATAACATACTCGAATGTGGTTACTACTCTTTTAAGTTTTTTCATAATAATCCTCTTCGGAATAATTGTCTTTTACATTGCACTCTTTAACTTGATCCCACAGTAAACCAAAACCGTTCCAATCGCCTTGACCCAAGTATTCGCAGAATCCGTTGTCCTGTTGTTGATGCATTTCAACTATACTCCAATATGGACACCTACGATTAGAATCATAACAGTACATACCTTCAGGAATCACAGACTCGGGATATCCTGTGAGTTTGTGTAGAGGAATAAATTTTTTATCAATCTCGGATTTCATATGGTTCATCAATAAATTTGTGATCATATGTTGGCTGAATTAAAATATCAACATCAATTTCATTGTCGTCGTCGGAAGAAAAAACAAAAAAATATCCCCCCGTTCCAACAACTTTTTGCCAATCGGTGTCCGCGGTTCCGGCCAATATGGAACGAATGTTATATTGAGCATAACGATACATATCCGCCTTAATTCGTTCTTCAACACCCTCTTTGGATGTTGGTGCATCTGGCCACCGATGCACGCTAGGATTATTTTTCCAAATGTGTTTTGCAGCAGCTTTTAGTGCATTTTTGTTGTATCTGATAATCATTGTGAGCCCCTAATTAAATTTAATCTATACTAATTATCATACAGAATTTGTAAAAATCAAACAACCAAAAAGTGAAACCCACAAAAAGTGGGTTTCATGCTTCACACGGCAGGGTTATTTTTAGATAACTGCAGCAGCAGTATAACCATTGGACTTCCAAAGCACTTCAGTCTTGAGTGCCCCAGTAGCCAGGCGGGTTGAACGAATACCGGTTGCGGTTACGGTACGGGTTGCATATTGGGTACGAACATCGCCATTAACGCGAACCTTGGTACCAGCAGGAATCACGAAAGTGTTACCCGCATTATAACGATTAAATTTTGTAGCCATTTTATTCTCCTAAAAAGTATTGTTGATATTATTTTATCAATCAGCAAATATTATAATACGATTATTTCATTTTAGTGTCAACGACAACATTAGGGTGGCGGGAGTGGAGAGGATTGAACTCCCACTAACGATTTTGGAGACCGTTGCACTGCCATTATACTACACTCCCACACCTGTCAAACACTAATCGCTGCGTAGCGTTCGCTGTTCAACACTTCAACCATAAGATCATAAGCAGAAACATCCTTGTGCATCATCAAACTCGTAAAGATGAATGGTGAACAACCACTGACCAACTGAACACCACGATGATCGGTGGTAATGGGTGTTTGATCATTACGTGAGTCCACGTTCCAAAATACCAGCTTTGGTACAATATAACCTGCTTGTTTATACTTATCAGCAATCACATCAAACAAAGATTCATTCGACGCCCGACTATCTGCATCATCAAATTCCATATCCGAAATGATGTACAACCGTTCTACCATATCATCTTGTGAAAGTTTGTTCTTGACCGCGACCTGGAGAATCAAATCAAATACAGCCTCGATGTCGGTGTTCATCCCCCAATCCGAATCAACAAGATTTGCAACTTTCTGTACAAAATTCGTTCCCTCAACTTTTTGCATTTGGGGCGATTCGCTAAACGTAATGAAATAATCTTTATATGGTCCTTTTGAGCGCTCAGCTATGTACATACCCAAAGAAACGGCTACTTCCATGGGCAATCCCGACATACTGAACGACACATCGACAACAGCAATAGAGTTCTCGGGTGTATCACCCATGTAATTCGGTAAATTGTTCCACATAGCATCCAATACCGGATCGGCCGGTTCATCGTCGTATTGCTTTTGCATCGCCTTCCGTACCAACTCATACGGAAATAAAGTTTTCGCGTTGATGGTTTGTTCGCCAGCATTGACGGCATCAATGAACGCCTTGTAGCGCTCACCATCGTGGCGACCGAAGGCCTTCGAATACAAAAGACCTGCATTTGAGGGCAATGAACTATAATCAATGTTATCCCACTTGTTGGCACTAATCAAACGCTCCACCACATTGACCTTACGACGAAGATCGCTCAGTACCAAACGGTATTCTTTGGACGATAATCCAAGTGCTTTGCGAGTAATATAGCCCAATTTTTTGGTTTCATCAGACGATGCATTTTCGGACTTGAGCCACTTACCCATTAGGGACGGTGTTTCACTCAAACGGTCTTCGGTAAACTGTTTACCAATAAGTGCAAACACGTCATCCTCAACACTCGTGCCAACAAGAGCATACAGATCATCCCAGCGGCCAAAATAAGGAATGTATACAAGGTTTTTGCGGAGGGTATCTGGTGCTACACTTGCCATGTGCTGGATGAGTACACGGAAAGTATCACGTTCTCCTTGACCACCACGGACATCACGGAAGTAAAACATAGCTTTGACAGCCATCAGCGGGTCTTCTGCCAGTGCCTTATCAAACAAACTAATCACTTCGGGATGTGCACGGTTGCGCAGCGCACCACCGAGGGCGAAAAAGTCAAGCATGCTGGATTTGGTCGTGGCAAACACACGCGCACCATTTTCAGTAAAAGCTACATTCGTTTCATCGATCAAACCAGTAAGCATGTCAGTCATTTTATCTCTCCACAATATTTTCAATATTATATTATTTTCCGGTAGTTACCAGAAAAAATCAACAAAATTAATTATTGTTCCACCAACTGGGAATAGTATCGATGCGATCCAACACTTCGGTAATTGGCACTATTTGTAATTTGGCTCGTTCATCGTCACACAAATGTGGGTCTGTCCACCCGGTGCGATTGTCGACAGGGCCGCCGATAACATAGTAAATATCGCGATTGTGTTGCTTAAATACATCAACAGGTCCAAAAAAATATTTTTGGCCCCACCGAAGGTTTTTCAATACGCCCACTAGCTGCTCTTGTCGCATATCATGATCGCCGTGTATAATCGTTTTGATGTATTCAATGCGCCTCTCTTGTGTAATGTGCAATATCCTATTAAATATGTAGTTAATAGTATAACACAAAAAAATTATTAAATCAACTACCCAGCATTTCTAGTAATGTAATTAAGCCTAATTTTTTCCGGCATAAAATATTGTTCAACAGTATCTTTTACCACATTAATATCGAATGGTTTGCACGAAAAAACGTCAAGGTATACTTCATTTGTAGCATCAATAAAATGACCGGAAATGTTGCTCGTAACAATCATTTGGAATAAACTGTATCCACTTTTTTCAGGCAAATCCACAGCCGTCAATTCAATCCATGGTTCACCAATGGGCACCATATCAATACGCACAATCAAATCCTTAACAAAATTGTTAATATTCTGCTTATCGGTCATCTTTTCGTGATTGCAGCGCGCACAATCTAACATTACGTGGTACCCCCAATATGTTTCAGCCATTTAACACCCCTTCAAAAAGTTATTGTCATATTTATATGGTTATTTTAACTCCGCCCAATAAAATAGGGGGCCAAGGCCCCCTATTTCTATTACAAAAACGGTACGAGCATTTACACAATCGTTAATGATGTTCCACACTCAGAACAAAATTTTGCCGTTGCTTTGTTTAATTTGCCGCATGTAATACACTTAGGCTTAGCTTTAACCGTAACGGGGGCAACAACTTCAATGCCACATTCGGTTTCTCCAAGCAGTTTCAGCACAATTACATGTTTTTCCAACTCAAGTTCACGCATCACCACCGTTTCAAACTTTTGGTCTGATACAGAACCTGGCACAGTAACACCAACTTCATTAATGCTTTTTGTTGCTTGGGCTGTGACATTGTAATTACTTTGATTCAACACTTCACCCGAACCTCGCAAAACTCCGGATGCAGCGTGGGGCGCTGCATCAGTGGATATGTTGGTGGAACTATAAGTTGTAGTGCTGCTTAACCACTGGCCACCAAGAACACCACCATAACCTCCCCCGATAGGTCCATATGTTGGGGAAGGACAACAGCGTTTGTTGAAATCCTCCCACAGTTTATACTGGTCAAACAAACTTGGCTTTTCAAATTGAAATTCGACACGTACTAAACCGTCTTCAATACCAATACCACGATGTGATTCAACACCGGGTGTGCGTTCGATAAATTTGAAGCGGTTCCCCTTTTCCAAATTACCATTTTTGATAAAACGGGTAAGTTCAACTTCTTTATTTGCGTCAACAACAAACGACGAACCATCCCCGACATCATTGCCATCAATAGACAATTTGACTTGAGCGCGAACCGAATTTAAGTTTTTTATGAGGATTATGTATTCTGAGCCAAACGGCACAAACACTTGATCTTTGAATTCCCGAAGGACTTTACCACCAGATTTGATAGCTACAACTAGCTTATTATTGTACATCATGATTTCTCCTATTCAACGGTCGACTGACTAGCAACCCATATTAAAGTCAGTTAAGTAAACATCCACACACCCATGTGGATGCTATTTTTATATATGATTTATTCTTCCGAGTCGACCAATTTCTTTTCGAGGGTTACTGCTCTATAATATAGTTTATGACCCTCACTCTTTCCATCCCAGTCAGCCGACCACGGTAATTTGTATTGAGCTTCTGCCCAGCAGCGTTCGCAGGTTGCTGCTATGGCGGTACAGTCTCCACCGTGCGAAGCATATATAGATTCCCGCAAATGTTTACTGCCGAAGGCATCCCACGGCTCACCTGGCTCATCCTCTGCCATTGTTTTGGCTAGATAACGTAATGTGGATATAGCACGCGAAGTAATTTTTTCATTACCAATAAATTCGATCAATTGTTTGTCGGAGGTAAACTCATCACCAAGACCTTCTTTCATCACTACATACAACATAAGGTCGTGTACATAATCCCACATCAAACTGTCAAATGCATATCGAGCATTAGCAAGTGCATGATCCTTCTCATCAAGTGTCGGCGGCTCAGGCTGTAATCTCTGTTGCAGTTGTTTAAGCTCAATTGTTTCTTCTGGCGTCAACATCACAATTTCCCTTTAATAATCTTCATCTTCATCTTCATCTTCTTCACTACCATCATAGATTTTCAGCTTGTATTCATATCCATCGGGATGTTCGATCATGCCCGTTTGCATATCGCACAACAAACTCATTCCCTCGTCGCCCATCCATATACCAATGGTTTCATCCTGTTCGCCCTGACCTTCGTACCACTCGAGAAATTTCTTTGCTTCGTCTTTAGTACGAAAGCCCGATAAAATAATTTTGTACATTGTCTCTCCAATCACCTATTTTTTAACTGCTACCATTATTACGACACAACCGCTTTTATTGTCTTCAACAGTCATCGAATGAATTTTTGTATGGTCAAATTCATAAACACCACCAACACAGACCGCACTTGAATACTCTTCGGCCGTAATTATAGATACCCCACCTGGCAAGATAACAGGAATAACAAAAGTTGTGTCTTCAAATTTTGTGCCATCCAGCGCATCGACGTGTGGTTCGGCGCCGTTGCACACGCTAAAAAACACAAAATCCAGCTTCTCTTCAGGAATGTTAGTCACTATACTCAAGTCGCGCACAAGAGCTTCACTACCAACAGCATACCGATTAATCTGAAATTCTGTCGGGGTATTAACTTTATAGTTTTCGAACTTTATCAAATCGGCGTGATCGATAATAGATTGAGGGATTTCAATATTGCCGTGGGTTGTAATCATCAGTAGTCTTCATGGCGCTTTACAACGCTTTGCTCTTTTTTTGGATGGGCCAGTTCGGAAGCTGTAACAATCGAATCCGTGTTGATAAGCCTTATGTTTGTCGTCAATAGCAACCATAGGTTTATTTTCTGGCGCCACAACACCCGACACAAACATATCGAGTTCTTGATATGCGGTGAATGCATCAAGTTTTTTAAAAAATTGATAATCTGATAGACGAGCATTTTCAACGAATGCGGGGGATGGAACATCCGCGTGATGTGATTTATATAAATCAGCTACAGGATCATATACAGCTACAGGCAAGCGTTTGTCAACAAATTTGTCATACATTTGTTTATCGGGACTATTTGTTAGATATGCACCAATTGCCTTTTTCGCTGATTCTCTGTGGGAGAAGCGCCACTTTGAATCATGAAAAAACCACGTTTGCCCGTATTTTGTCATAAAATCCGACAACTCGTTAATATCATAAAAGAAACGAGTTACGGGTTGAAAGCCCACAAACGGTGAAGGTGGTGGATCAATGTTTTTGACCGGGCGAGTCTGCACTACCTTGACGCCATCATATACATAGCCACCAAAAGCTACTTTAATGATTTGCAATCCAAAGCCATTGCCTGACCACTCAATACGTTTGTGATCACTATAACGACTATAATCACCAATATTGAACGGGCGCAAAAACTCAAAACCATTCGGCAATTTGCCATGCGCTTCTTCGGCACGGTAGTAGATATGAGTCAAATCTTGACCCGTAGCCATAGCCGAATCATAATAATCTCGAAATTTGCTAATGATTTTCACTTATTTTATCTCACAATTCCCCGGCATAATTCTCCGGTAACATATATTTGATAGGAATATTTAGCTGCTGGCATAGCTCAATTTCCGCTTGTACTCCAACAGATTCTTGCCACCCATCAAGCATCAACACAATCATTTTGTCACACTTGCGTAGGAGCGTCTCGGAATAATCTTTCCAATAATTCCAATCCCCGGGTAGTGGCTCGTATTGCAACACCAAATGTTTCAGCAGTGGAGAAATTGTAGCAATACCCAATGCAGATAAATTTGCATCAGCACGACAAAATTGTCGGATGCGTTCTTCCGTAACCTTAGGATCCTTGGACGAATAGGGTGCTGCCAGATATATCAACATGATCAAATCTCTTTAGCGATTAAGTTGATTCATTATAATACGGCACCAGCATTAAGTCAACATCTTTACCCTATTTAATAAATCTTTAATAAATCCTTAATATAACAGACTTAATTCCCGCGTTATTACGTGGGTATAATAAATAATGTTATATAAATTATAGAATATAGGATGAACATATGTCACCAAAAACACAACTGCACCACCGTACTATTTGGATATCGGATACACATCTCGGTTCTAAAGGCTGTCAAACCAAACATCTTTTGAAATTTTTAAAAACTTACACCTGCGATTATTTGTTTTTGGTAGGAGACATCATCGATTTTTGGGCTCTTAAACGGGGTTCCAAATGGACGAATGCGCACAATGCTATCGTTCAGCAAATAATCAAAATGTCTCGCCACGGAACAAAGGTAATATACGTTCCTGGTAATCACGACGAGCCAATACGTGATTATACCAACATCGATATCGGAAACATTGAAATACATCGTGATTATATCCACGTTACTAACGAAGGTACCAAGATTTACGTTGTTCACGGCGACGAATTTGACATAGTAACTCGTTATCATAAGTGGGTTGCTGTGCTTGGCGACATTGGTTATGAAACTCTTCTATCCCTCAACACCGTTTTTAACTATGTTCGTAGCAAATTAGGTTTGAAGTACTGGTCACTTTCAGCTTATGTTAAACAAAATGTTAAACAGGCCGTCAACTTTGTAGGCGATTACGAAAATAGTGTCGTCAAACAAGCACATCACAAAGAAACTGATGCTGTGTTATGTGGACACATACACCACGCTGAAATGAAAACTATAGACGGCGTTCTTTACATCAACACAGGCGACTGGGTGGAAAGCCTTACAGCTGTTGTTGAAACAACTGATGGACAATTAAAAATAGTTCATTGGTTAAACCAACCCGAATCAGGACAAAAAGAACAATAAACTATGTGGTTGTTATTATTAACCGCCGTAAACATATCCAACCCAACGGATATTCCAGCAAGCGTTACACTCGAATTATCATCTCAACACGAATGCGAACAAACACTGAAAACAATGACCTTTTGGGTTAAATTCAAATCGTTCAAAATAACAGGACAATGCAAACAAAAATGAATCTTATAGTAACTGATACGTTTGAACAAGTAAATGGTGTATCTACCACCTACAAAAATATTCTAAAACTATCTCCAGGACAACTGCACATTCTTCATCCCGGCATGTTTAAATGGACTTCCTTTTCGGTGTATCCTGAAGTTCAGATTTGCACAGAGCCGGTGAAAGTTTGGAAAACGATCAAAGAATTAACTCCAACTCATGTACACATCGCCACCGAGGGAGTAATGGGTGTGGTTGCTAGAACGTATTGCGAATACCACAATGTGCCATATACGACAGCATATCACACCAAATTTCCTGATTTTTTGTACGAACTTGCTCATGTTCCAAAAGGAATTACGTGGGCCTTTTTAAGATGGTTTCATAAACATGCTACGGCTGTATTAACAACAACCGAAACGATGTGTATGGAATTGTATGAACAACGAATAACGAATGCCGTATCGTGGACTCGGGGGGTTGATGTAGAACTATTTGGACAGCCCCGTACTGAACAAATCCAACACGAAAAACCTGTTTTGGTTTCTGTTGGTCGAGTAAGCAGGGAAAAAAATTTAGATGCATTTTGTAAGTTAGACACTAACAAATTCCAACTACAGCTTGTCGGCGATGGCCCATACCTCGAAGAGCTTAAGCAGAAATATCCCAATGTTGAATTTTTGGGCTACAAACACGGCTACGAATTAGGACAAATCTACGCGAATGCAGATTGTATGGTGTTTACAAGTTTAACTGATACATTTGGTTTAGTAATGATTGAATCTATGAGTATGGGTACGCCAGTCGCCGCATATCCCGTAACTGGTCCAACTGATGCAATTACTCACGGCACAACAGGGTTTTATTACGAAGATTTAAATAAAGCAATCAACGAATGCTTATCGCTTGATAGGGATATCGTTGCTGTTGCTGCACACAATAAGTGGTCTTGGCAGCAGGCACACGATATTTTTATGTCACACGTCAATTAAAAGTTGACGCAACCAATATAATCGTTGATGCCACCTAAGTTGTGAGCATCAACACCTTCGGTTAATAGATATTGTTTTGCTAGTTCACTACGGGCACCAGAACGGCAATACAAGAAAACGCTTTTGTCTTTGATTTGGTCTAAATTGTGGGGGATTTGATGCAAGGGAATGTTAATTGAACCGGCTATATTGCCTTTGACAAATTCGTCAGGATGACGAACATCGATAATGAGAGAACCGTTTTGTAATAGTTCTTGAAGTTTATCACAATTCATATGTTATATTCAGAAAAATGATGGAGCGGGTGATGAGATTCGAACTCACGACATCTTGCTTGGCAAGCAAGCTCTCTACCAACTGAGATACACCCGCATTGATGGTCGGACATGTAGGATTCGAACCTACGACCTCATGCTCCCAAAGCAAGCGCACTACCAAGCTGTGCTAATGTCCGATTATAATACTATTTATAAAGCTGAGATTATACTTTATATATTAACACCTTCGAGTCATTATCCGTATAGGCTGCGACACCCACGGTTCTACTCTTATCCACAATAGCTGCTTGCGCACACTACCGTCTGTTAACATGACTGCCTTTTTTAGAGTGGGGCGGTTCACTCATCACGTTGTATTACTCGAATTTCTGTATACCGTCAGTCTTGCGAACTATGAAGGCTTGCGGGCCACCGTGCAACTTTCATTCAACATCTTCGACCTTGCGAGTTTCGGACGCCTCTATTGTCTCGCGACTAGAGGATTAAGCCACTTTAGTACAACGCTGGAAACGACTTTGCGTTTTTAAGTAATATAATCCAAATTTATATGGGCTTTTAACCCTAACCTTTTGTACCTACCAAGAAGTGCGCTTCCTGTGGATTCAATATCTTTTGGACATCAAAATACCACACTCCTCATGTCTTTCATCTGCCGATTACTCAACCAGTTTTCAGGAATTATGACATCCCTTGCGAGACACCACACCCCCATCAACCTGCATAACAGCCCTTACTTGCGGGTTCGGACCATTACACTACCCTTTACACCTTTGGGATGGTTAGTTTGTGTAGATGTGAGGTCAGCACAACCTGTTACTCTCTACGTGCACAAGTTCCCATCCTCTTTCGATTCAGGCTTGTAAACACCCATTCTTTCCACATCTCTAACTTCCCCCATATGACCGCTGTTGGCAACGATCAGCCTCTCTCGAGGTGGGTCGGGCTTGCATGAATTGACCATTGCTGGCGCGAGTGCGTAGGCGTCCTCGCTTTTTCAACCTTACGGAAGATTATCAGGGTCATGCCCCAAAACTTTTTGCTTTTAATAAGGTACAACTGACGTTGCATTAGACCCTTATACTAAGCAGATTCAAATTCACCTATCTACTTCGGTGCCAACTAATAGTTGGAGAATTTCAAACATTTAACTATTATATATTGTAGCTTCGATAAAGTCAACAACATATTAAATTTTAACAAGACACAATTTGGTTTTTTTATGAAAAAAATAAATTGCTGTTAGTGTCTTTTGGTGCCCAGTGTCTGAATCGAACAGACGACCTACTGCTTACAAGGCAGTTGCTACTACCGCTGAGCTAACTGGGCGCTAAATTTCATACTATCCATAAATTATATATTAAACAGTTTTAAAAGTCAACCATTAATATAAAATTTTCATTGCTTGATGAAACCCATGTAAATTAGATTTAGCATCACTCAACGCATGGTGAGGATGTTGCTCCGTTTCATCAAAGTATTGTTGACAACCTTTAACATATTCTTCTCCTGCCTTTTCACTAAACATCGTTAGTGACTGCACGAACAAAGGTGTCTTTTTCATGTTCGGTGGTAAAGATCCATTCATCAAATCAACCAGTATCGCCCAATCACCAAGATAGTCAATTACGATTTCCACAGACTCATCGAATGTTTCAGTCCACTCACGCAACGCATCCTCAATTTTTAGTTTTGGTTGCATTACATCAGGCGTTCTTGATAACAACGGGATAACTATTTCATTAACAAAGGGAGAACATGCATAACGATCGTAATCAGCATTCTCCATATAAAACTCTTTGGATTTATCCGCCGATACCAAACCGATTGATATCATCTCCATATCTTTAAAGTTCGTAAATTCCGTATCAATAAAAACTAACATTACTTATTATCCTTTGTATGCGCCGTCGGTAATCAAATCATTCGTTACTTTTTTCAGGACCTGTATTAGGTTGATCCGTTTCACTAGGCAACGATCTCACCGCCTTTACTTTTTGTTGGGCTAACTCCAGTGCCAACCGAAGCTTATTTAACTGTTCGTTTGATATTCCAACCATCTTCAATACAGCCTCGTTTTTTGGATCAAATATATTCCATTTCATATCATTTTCCTTAATGACTGCTCTTGTCAACCCACAACACCAAAGTGTTGTAATAGCCCCACCACAACAAAGGTGCCGCCAATAAGAATTACTGCTGGCCAATTAATCACGTACTGTATGCCACAAAATGTCCAACTAAAATTCTGTATTTTAAGAAATATTTTCATATTATTTTTAACACCTATCCAACCACCAATAAGGGGCGTTAGGACTTTTATCCTTTTAACATGTAAATCATCATTACGTATATGAAGCTTTGGTGTTATTTAGTACTCTGTTTGCTGCAGCCAACGCCTCTGCAACATTTTTTGCATTTTTGTGCAATTCAACAGCAGCGTCAACGCGAGCCTTCTCAACAACAGCACGATCATGTTCGATTTGTGAACGGCTATTTAAATATCGCAAGATTCTTTCGCGGTGTTCCCAAATAAACTGTTCATACTTATCGAGTGCATTGCAAGAACAACCATATACATATCGTCTGTTGTCAATTACGTAAAATTCAATGCTATCATACGGCTCAGGATGGAATTTTAACGGTGATTTCTCCCCGCGCTCTTCATAATATTTAAGTTCTTCTTCGTCGAGATCCGTAGTTGAGTAGAATGTATTGCCACAAAAATCACACTCCTCAACTGGACCGCCACCAACAATAAACGCATCCAAAAATTCTTCCGTTGCCATAATAACACTCCTTTAATAAAAGTCTTTAATAGAGTACTACCATTTTTTAATAATGTCAATCTAATACATTATCCAACCACCAATGCGGAAATTTGGGATCATCATACAATTCGCATTTTTGCAAATACCCTTTGCTAATATCTTCTTTCCACATCTGTACATTAACATTTAACCACTGCTTCCCTACATAAAAACCATTAGTTCTGCTAACTGGTGTTCCATAGGATTCGCTGTTGTACATTTCAATCATGGCATCGTCGCTGTAATCGAGCATATGTTCCCAATCTTTTGAAAATATGCGATATACTTCAGCCATTCTTTTGAATTTTTTACTCACCCCACCTATTGTGGTTTTTACTTGGCCCTTGTTTCCTGTGCGTTTAGCGGTGTCATAGCATCCTCCTTTTATCACGTTGTGTTTGGTATTCCGTAGGGGTTACGATCCCCTCTACGTAGGTTGAAAGCCTACTGACCTCACCAGAAGTCTAACGGAATATAAAATGGCGGGCTACCGTGGGATTCGAACCCACCTTAAAAGAGGCGCGCGACGTTCTCTTCAGATCCAACCTGCCGTAAGCCCATTGTAATGGTACACCTGAACGGTTACGATCCGTCTTCTCTTGGGTGAAAACCAAGCGATCTAGCCACTAATCTACAGGTGTATATTTAAAACTGGAGTCTCATGTCGGACTTGAACCGAACATCTTCACCTTGAAAGAGTGACGTCCTTACCTTTAGACGAATGAGACATATTAAAAACTGGTGCCGCCTGTTGGTTACGATCCAACCTTTCAAGCTTTTCAGGCTTGCACTTTCACCAGATTAGTTTAAGCGGCATTAAATTTGGCCTGTTCTCACGGAATTTAACCGTGTCCTTCTCCCCCAAATGGGAGTAATGCATCACTACACTAAGAACAGATTGTTTGGTGTGAACTCACGGAATTTAACCGTGTCCTCTCCCTCAAGCGGGGTTGTGCATCACTACACTAAGTTCACATATGGAGCCTTATGACCGATTTGCACGATCTTCTATTGAGTACGAAACAATTATTCTACTTGATGAACTAATAAGGCTTTAATATCACTCCAACTTAATTGATTTTTATTCAAAATCAATACCGTTATATCATTTTGTTCACAAACCCACTGTATTTTATCAACATCTTTAAATTTGAGGGTAGGATTAATATTGTTGATCAAAAAGTCATTTTTGGGATCCAGGTAAATATCGTATTTGGGTAAATACAAATCAGGCCGATAGGTTCTATTTTTACCGTAACAATCGATATAATTAAACCTACCAGGCTTCTCCCACTCAACGAAATATGCATCTAACGACATTGCAACAGCTACTTCATATGATGATTCTAACAGAACACCTTTATATAAGGTTTTCTGAGATTGCTTAACCCCACCATAACCATGGCTTCTTGCATGAGCTGATAATTTATTTTTCTCTTCTTGCGTCCACTTACGGCCAATTTTTCCTTTTAATTTAATTGAATTTTCGAGAGCTGTTTTAGCCAAAATATCACAGTTGTCTTTACACTTACCCTTAATCCAAGGGATTTTTCCTGCCATCCCTCGTTGGACAACACGGTGTGGATTTTCTTTACATCTCTGTGAATGGTTTTTATAACTACTTTTGTTTACCATCTGCTTTTCACAAAATGTACACACTAAATTATCAGGAACCATATTATCAGCTTGGAGTTTTTTACAACTTACTGATTCTGGGTGGTGTTGGCTAAAGGCTGCCGAACCAAATTCGTGGTTACACCCTACACAACACACAACTGTTCGTTTTTCCATATTACACAACACTCCCATATTATACACAGTATAACAGTTTGAGATAATAAAGTCAACACAACGAATTAAACTGGAGCCGGCAGACTAGAATCGAACTGTCAACCTGTTCCCTACAACGGAACAGCTCTACCATTGAGCTATACCGGCATTAACTGGTGCCCCAGTCCGGAATCGAGCCGACTTCTCCTGCTTACAAGACAGGACCTCATCCATTAAAGGTTTCAGGGGCATTAAATTTGGAACTCCCAATCGGATTCGAACCGATGTTTCAACATTGAGAATGTCGCGACCTGACCGCTAGTCGATGAGAGTATGATTAACCCACGATTTCTGTGGGTTGCTTGTTACTAACCTACGTGAATGCCTGATAGGGCACCAATAAGTCCAAACACCTTCAGTAACCAAAGAACAACAACAATTACAACAACAATGTTCAGAATTTGTTTAATTTTTGCATCCATCGGAATGTATGTGTTGACCATCCACAATAATACACCTACCACCACCAATACGATTACTAAGCTAATTAAATCCATAATATTTCTCCTAGGCGGCGGAATAGCCACTTACTATATATGGCGATATTTTGGTGGACCGCTAGGGAATCGAACCCTACGATAACTGCTTGCAAAGCAGCCAAGAACCCCAGCTCAATCGCAGCCCATTAAATTTACATCAAAACCAATAAAAGAATACTCATCAAATACTCTTTTGTTGGTCATCTAGTTACAGGGAATCGAACCCTGACCTCTCGCTGGGTGGCGAAGCGCATTTCCAATTTGCTATAACCAATCTGTCAATCTTAACTGCTGACACAATCAATAATTAACAGGACCTCATCCAAAACAGCCCGTTGTCAGACGAGGCTTAGTGGAACATTGTGACTCAGGTTCAATTCTGAGATCTCCCGCCTCAACGGTGGGTGCTATTAGGTTTATACTATCACAAAACTTTAAAATTGGTATACCCCCACAGAATCGAACTGTGTCCTCTTGTGCTTCAAACAAGCGCGCAGACCACTTACGCCAGAGGTATATTGAAAATAAGTTGTGTTTAAGGATTCGAACCTTCTACTCTGTGTCACAAAGCTATACCAACTCCGTTGCTTGCAAGTCAACGTTTACACAACAAATTTGGTGGAGGCCGAGGGAATCGAACCCTTCTAGACAAGATACTTGCAAGGCATCTCCGTAGCCCACTACTGCCCCCAATAAAACTTTCCATTATCACTACACACTACCGTTTAAGGTTGTCACATACGAATGGGCGTATGTACGGTTGCACCCGACTTAAACTACCACAAGCAATGTATAGTAATAATGGTCACCCCTGCAGGATTTGCACCTGCGCCGCCGGTTTCCAAAACCGCTATGCTACTGTTAAACACCAAAGGGAGATTAATGTAAAATATATTGTCAGGATGTACAGATTTGAACTGTAATCGCCTGGCTCCAGACCAGCTATGCTACCAGATTGCACCACACCCTGTCAATATATTCTACGTTGTTTGGCTACCTGTGAGGGACTCGAACCCCCGTGGATTTTCATCGTCGGTTTTGGAGACCGATGCAATCGCCGCTATGCGAACAGGTAACATTTATCAACACTATGTCATTTGTCGGTATGGCTGGACTCGAACCAGCATCGTCTTCGCCCCAAACGAAGTGATCAACCTTTGACCCACATACCGACAAATGACACAATGTCGACAATAAAACAAAACAACATCCAAATTGTTAAAGATCAATACAACAAAAACTTTGGGGCGGTTAGAGAGAATTGAACTCTCGTGACTGGAATCACAATCCAGGACTTTACCACTAAGCTATAACCGCCATCGTCTAACACTTTTAGGGGTGCCATATGGGACTCGAACCCATTCTATTTCCGTCACAAGGAAAGTTGCTAACCCTCACAATCATGACACACCTAAAAACACTAGACAATAAAAAAGGCTCCCTTTTTACGGAAGCCTTTTTAATTATTCAGGGGATTTACTTAATTACTAGATCCACCACCAATTAAAAAGGCACACATAGGCTCCGCTGCAAACCATGTGGTTGCAGGTGTATGTTCTGGTGCAAAAAATGTTGTAAATGTAGTCATCTTAATAATCCTAAATTCGTTTGCGAGCACATTGCTCAATTGTTACATTAATTATATATGGTTTATTTATAAATGTCAACCAATATTTTTAAAACTTTAAATTCGTGTTGATTGCTCAACTGTTATTAAAAGTATATAGTAACTATTTATAAATGTCAACCAATATTTTATTTCGTACTTGCTTTGAGTCTTTTCAGGGTGGACGAAACCCACGATAATTCGATTGCTAATGATGTCATTCTTTCAAAACTATCCACAATGAAAACATTTGGATGTTTAATTTTTTTCAAATGTGCTAAAACTAATGCTCTCGACCGAATCGATTCCTTCGCGGCTACGGCATCGGCCATTAATTCAGGAATCAATGCATCATCAATCATTACCACCAAAAATCTAAAAGCATCTTCGTTGATGGATTTTAACGCTGTGTTAATAGAGAATCCAACTTCCGCCAACGACCCTGTACCGTACGTTTCGCCTGTAACCGGAAACAGCACAACATCATCACTAACAAGATGTTCCGCCTCAACTTTAGCAAATTCGGGCGTCCATCCATCAACTTGTGGGTTGAAATATGTGATGCCTTGTGCATTGAGGGCTGCCATCATGGGGTGGCGCCAGGTGCTATTACCACACGTTCCAAACAAACCAACACAACTATCAATCTTCCATACATTATCGTTTGACATAATATTCTCCACACATCATGTTAACAATTTTACACATACTTCAGAATATATCAACAATCTTTTGTGAAAAAATTCACCCACACACGTTTGGTTTTATTGACATAGCGTTTTAGAAAATACTGCTCCAATTTTACGTTAAAATAACGGAATACCATTGACCACACCAATTTTCGAGCGATTGCATTGGAGTTTGTTGGGACTGCATTAAATAGTTTTGAAGTCCATTTAACCTCATCGCTCGCAACAATCGGAATACCTGCTGATACCATATCAGCAGCAACAATATTAAAGGTTTCAGAAAAACTAACTTGCATACCGATATCAATTTCAGTTGACAACATCATCATAAACTCATCATGTGGCATCCACTGATGTTCAACAAGCTCGTGCCCATTGATGTTTAAACGAGTAAACATATCACGCAAATTGCGTAATATTGGACCTCCATTCCCTTCAACGCGGCCCACGTTAATGTGAAATTTTAATTTTTTACCAATTGCATTAGCAAACTTGAGTGCCGCCACCGCTTGTAACAATTGGTTTTTTAGAGGACGAATCGCTCCAAAACAACCAACTGAAATATAATCTTTTGACCCATCATAGAACTTTGGTTGATTAACCAACTCTAGATCGTAATAGTTAGGCAAAAATACCACCTTTTCTGCAAGCTCTTCTTTAGAATAATTAAAATGATGTTTAATCAAAAACTCCAACTCGCTTTGAATAACTTTCGAATTACCGGATACCGCAACATTGGGTCTATCAATCATGCTAAATAACCAACCCATTGCAATTCCCTCCGTCGCAACAAAAGGCACTTCCGAGTGATACCGTACAATCCATTTAACATTGGGATAGATTTTAGTCAACACGTCAAATTTTTCAGGCACAACCCACAAAGCCTCAATTATAACATGGGTAGGATTAAAAGCCCGAACCTCTCTGTCAATATCATTGTTATCATTAACAATGACACATTTGGCATCTATCCCCGCCTTTGTTAACATATCAGTTACAAATGTTGCGGAATTTAGTAACCCCGTGGACACGCTATTGTGTGAATATGAACTATCTTGATGATAGTCTGAACGACGTTTACAAATAAACAAAACTTTTGATTTGCTCATGATGATTTTCCTGTGCACTATGTGGTGAACATATTTATACTGTCAAACCACAAAATCATAAATACTCTTAAACCTCTTATTCAACACCGGAAGAGGTATAACAACATTCTTATGAACCGGCATAAAGGAGAAATATATGGCTGACCAATATACAATGAACTGGTCGGACGGAACATCGTTCATCGTTCAACCAAGAACACAAGACACCACCTCATCAAGTCTAACAATCTACGGCAAAGGTATGCGTAATTACGGCGAAGGTATTCAAGAAAACATCCTTCACATTTTAGAAAACTTTGCTAACAATAACCCACCTGCAAATGCTACTGTTGGCCAATTGTGGTTCAATACAGCAGACAACGTTTTATACATTTTTAAAGCTGGTAGTTGGGTTACTACAGGAACCGACCCAACGTTTATTGCAGTTGTTAATGCACACATTAATGATACTGTTGCACACTTAACAGCCACTGAACACGATATGCTTACGGGCTTGGTAAACTCTGGGGTAACTCCTGGTGAATTAATCTATCTTGCTGGTCTATCAAGTAACATCCAAAACCAACTTGATACAAATGCTGCAGCCATTGCAACTAATACTGGTAACATTGCAACTAACACTGCCGATATTGCCACAAAGGTAAATCGTGCTGGTGATACGATGACGGGAGCATTGTCGATGGGTGGTTACGCTATTCATGATTTGCTTGCTCCTGTAATAGGTACAGATGCATCCAACAAAGCATCTGTAGACCTTGCTATTTTTGACGCTTTCAAAACATTAAGTTTTAGCGATCCTGGTGTAGCATTGTATCAAAACCGATATGAAGTATACGCCACATCTGGCCAGACCGTCTTTGGTTTGCCGTGGTCGTATGTGCCCGCAAGCGGTGACCTATCTGTTTACGTCAATGGTATTCGTCAAATTCAACCTGCTTATGCCGAATCAAGCCCCACAGTTGTCACCTTTTCGACAGGTCTCCAAGCTAGCGACGAAGTTATGTTTGGTAAATTTGTATTTGGCGGTGGTTTAAACCCACCAAGCACTAATGGTATTGCTTCCGTAACACAATCGACACAGACGGCTCCGGGCGGAACTGCTGTGTTTACAGTACCTTCATATGTATTAGGTACAAACACACTAATGGTTTGGGTTAACGGAGTTAAACAAACCGAAGGTGTGGGTTACGCCTTTACCGAAACAAATACAACAACCATTACGTTTGCACAAAATCTAAATATTGGTGACGTGTTGTATGTAGAGGTGCTCAATTTAATGAATGCTTCAACAGGACCATCACAAACGTGGCCTACTTATAGTGAGGTGTACCGTGAAATTTTGGTTGCTACTACTACTGGCCAAACATCTTTCGCGTTATCTACACCATATCACCACTCCGCGGTCGTTGGAGATGTGGACAATGCCGGTATTGATGTATACATCGCGGGCGTATTTCAAGGATCAGACGAAATTTCAGAAACAAACGGTTCGAGTTTTGTTCTAGCTGGGGGTGTCCCACTCGGAACCGTACTCGAGTTTTACGCATACAAACTTTCCTAATATGAGGTGATAATATGGATATTGAATTACTAAACACCAATGGTGATGTTATCACCAGATTACAAAATGTAAGAAACCCTGAAGTTAATTTTAATAATGTTTGGAAGTCACAATACAATGCAGCAGCTTGGCGTGGTTATATACCTCCGTTTCAAGCTGAACCATCGTTGGCCGAAGTTATTGCTGACGCATTAATTAAAATCGACGAAGAGGCTGGTAAGGCACGTTTGCGTTATTTAACGTCAGCACCCGGGCAAGAAGCCACCTACCAAGAAAAGTATCAAGATGCAACTAACTATATTGCGGCGGGTACACCAGCTGATTTGACTCCATTTCCGTGGATTGCTGCTGAATCTACTGCTACTGGAAAAACAGCTACCGATGCTGCTAACGCAATCATCGCAACAAGAGCTTTGTGGGTTACAAAAGGTGCGATGATTGAAGGTGAGCGTATTAAGGGGAAAACAGACGTTAGATTAGCCGCTGACCCGGCGACAGCTCGCACGATACGAAATACTACTATTTCCAATCTAACTACAATGTAAACAAAAACCGCCTAACTAGGCGGTTTTTATTGCGGTGCATTTTTATATCTTGATAACACAACATCAAGCGATGCAAGTAACAAATATTCCTTATTGGCATATTGCTTATTCACTTCAAGAACGGCGAGGTAAAATTCATCCGCCTCTTCTTCAAACGCAACTGTATCGTTGATCGTGTAGCTAACTATATTTCCACTTTTGTTGAGATATGTAATCTCTAAACCACCATTAACAGAATCAACATCCACCGCCTCGATATCGGGATTAAATCATTGTAACACAAATACAAGCGCTGCACTATCAATCATATTATACGTCTCCACCACATTATAAAAAACTCAACAATCATCCCAATGAGTATCATCAACATTGCTGTTAAGGATACAGCAAAAAACGTAGCTATAAACAAACTAACTGCTGCAAGACCTAAAACAACATCTACAATACATAAATGACAGGGTTCGTTGGTGGTTGGTTTTTTGTTTCTTCGCATTTAGTGAGTTGTATTACGTCTCGACGCAATCACATCAAAACCAAATTTTGCCATAATATCAAACATTTCCTTATCATCCTCACAACGCTTTAAGATTATTTCTATAGCTTGTTCGGTATCACCATTGGCAGTTTTTATAGCCTCTTTCACCATCGCGTGAGCAATATCCATTTCTAAATCCCTAGACAGATACATGCCTTATTTCCTTTTCACTTTGAGTTATATTTTTCCCACGACCCAGAATAGTTTTTAATAATGCCATACTTACATTGCGGACATATTCCTATAGGGTGGTTGTGGCAGACACGATAATGACAACGATCACATATTTGCCACACACCAACACTCTTGTTTGAAAACATTTGGTTACAACCAGGACTTTGGCACGGTAATTGATATATGTAAGTACTCATCCAACAGTCCTTTGGTTATTTTACAATAGTAAGCGTAGGTTTTTTCTTTGGTGGTGGTTCTTCAGTATTTATTACATCGTTGGTTGTTTCATTAGTTTCCCGATCAAAAACAAAACCAATTTCCTTGCCTTCTGCATATATGGCGTAGACATCACCCACAGGAACCATTATCTCTTGCACCTTTCCACTAAACCGCGCTTTAAATGATACAAATTCACCAATGTGTAAATCTGCAATGGCTGCAACACCGATATCAAACGTTGTCGCATCACCATACCGCAGATTGGGTGGTAAGTATGTACCTTCACCGGCGTGTATTACTATCATTGGTTTGGCATCATGATCACAGCACCACTGATGTATAGCTGTGATCATGTAAGGACGGAGGGTTAACAAATCAGACATTTTTCACCATGTGTATTCGGTATAGAATAACCGAACCCATTTAATCAGCCAAGTATTAAACTCTTGTTCAAGATCGTCCGTATTTGCAGGTAATGTTGTATTTTCCTTTGCCACATCCAAATCATGCATCCAGTTAACCAAAACAGTTTGGACATTTTCGAATGGAACCTTTCCATTTTTGACACTCTTCAAGAATGCCACAGCATCCGCTGGTAACGGAAACACCAACTTGTGTTCTTCCAATAGCACAATAGCTTGCATTAAAATGCGTAGCGCGTGTGACATTGCCTTCCAGTCAGCACCGTCAGCTTGTTTAGCAGCCTGAGCACGAACGCCATATTTGTCTTCAAGTTTCCTGACACGGTTGTATGCTTCACCAACAGTGATATTGAATGGATACACCTTCTCCAATAAACTAACTGCGGCTAATTTTTCGTTATGATTCTCGTATGTGGTGTAAAAAAGATACTTGTCAGTATTTTCACTAAGCCAATTTTCAACGAGATCTAGCTTTTCATCAGCAAACCCATCAGCACACAAAGTTTCAAGATGCTCTTTAAACTTCTCCACTGTAGCTAACCGAGTTCCTTTAACACCATAAATTTGAGCCTGGTTTAGAGCATACCCAACCATAGCTTTAACATTAGATGTTAAAAATCGGCTCGTTAGTTCACCAACAAAGTAACCAAACAATCCCGTAGAGTCATACCTCGACAAGTATGCAAACGCAACTTCAATAGCATAGGTTTGTCCTGCTAAAAAATCCTTAGCAAAAATTTGTAGTGGGATAAAACTAATATCTTCATCATCACTCGTATTGCGAGACTTATCATCACCAGTAGATTTACTCGTGATAGACAATCTCTTACCAACCAACAGATCGTCAAGAGCAGGCAAATACACTACTTTCCAATCTGTATCGGAAGTTGGTGTATTTGTGCCATACAATCTCGATCCGTATTCTGTTTTAAATAATACGTTCATAACAGGCCTCATTCAAATTGTTTAAACAATCTTGCTCTGGCATTAGGGTAAAGTTTTTCATATTCAGGTGCTGTTGTGCCTAATTTGTAGGTGCTGCCCGATCGTGTAATAACTGTGCCGGTATCAGTATCAACCGACATGATTGATGAAGTAGTAATGTTTTCACCTTCACCAAATTCGCTATGTCCATATACATCACCGTTCAGTTTGTATTTTGCCTGTTCGGGCGCTTGGTACGGATTATCAATCGTTGCAACAACACCCCAGTTTTCAAGTACGTAAAAGTTTTTCATTTCTTCTCCAGTAAACGTCTTTCCATTTCTTTTGCTGCATTATACAGCGCTTGTGCACCAGCCTTATCACCATCTGTTAACGCCTTGTGTGTTTTGCTGCCTGGTGCTACCCACACATCCTTATACTTTATATGGTTTTTAAACACAGTTTTACTCCTCGCTTAATGAAGTAGGTTTGGGGTGCATTATACCCCACATCTCCTCTTTTGACAACCACCGGACCGCTGCCAAATCAACTATGCAACATTTGCCCGTAACATCATGTAACACAAAACCTGTTACTGTATAACCATTATTTGTACAAATGTCCACAGTTTTTGATGTAGTGAGATGATTGCCAACCAATTTATCCAATACTTCTTTCATACCGGCACCCACACATAATGTGGTCGACCACCCGTGTGGTTATAGCCGATAGGATTGCCGTGAATATCATGCACCTTTTCGAGTTTACGCTCGTGCAACACACCCCTAATCATTTTGCGGTCGCCAAGTTTCGGCTTCACTCTTTTCGGAACACAGCTAAAACATGCATGAGTAATCATAGCGGCTTTTCATCCGTAACTACCAACTTATCTTTATCAACAGTAAGCAACACCGTTCCTGCCATTTGGCCGCTGCCACCTCTACGACAATAATCGCGACCGCCATCAATAAACTGATCCAACGATTTTAATGCACGGAAGTCGTGCCGATACCGGCTATAAACAACTTCACCATCTACACCCACAATACCTACAATAGGTTCTTCGAATGCACTATCACCCTTTGTGATATACATGATGCCACCGCGTTCAAATAAACCAAAATAGTGTGTGTGTCCAAGGCTCACATCTGGGGTTGGTTGGTAAAAAACAGCTGCCGGTTCTTCACTCCAACCACCGTGTTTGGTTTTCAAACAAAAATCGCCGATGTATTTTGCGCCGTATTTTTTCTCTGCCTTTTCAATATCGATGGGTTGGGTGGTGGTACCGTAGTTGATTTTGTATTCCATTTTATTCTCCAATTAGGATTTGTAAGCTATAAAATTAGTTAGCGGAAAAGTATACCAATCAGGAAACGTCCCACCACAAGTTGCACAGGAAACTACTTCATATGGCGAAGGTACGCAACCATTGAAGGGTACCGTGTGCTCAACAAGCATTTCTTCAGATTCAGTAGGCATATGATCATAAGCAAATGATACCCCACCACAGCCGCCCTCGAGTTTGGAATCATGCATATATAGAAAAATTGTGTCTGACATGTTGTGCCTCGTGAAATTAAAATTGTTTGTAGATTATAAATCAATTGGACGAATATGACAACGAGATTGTATACAAAAGGAAATGCCAGGTTTGGGGTCCTGGCGTGTTCTGTTGTCTAATATGTTAATGTGCCCCAAGCACTTCCACCTTTTGCTGTAGTCGCATCCTTACAATCACACTATACACATGCGATTGTATCGTGTCAGGCTAAATGCGTCAGTTAATAACAAACACGCTTGCTATTACCTCAAGATTGCCGTTATCCACATATACAGTCTCGGCCTATTGCGGCTACTTGTGTTCACTCGGTCGTTTATTTTGCATTTGTATAATGCAATCACCAACATTGTCGAGCCTACCATCACCTTCACTCGAGTGGGCATCGATCTCCACTTTTGTCTGGAAGCAATCTCTCCCAGCGATGTGAAACATTATACTACAAACTAATTAATTGTCAACAGCACTAGCCAATTTGCCCCCAATTTTTATATCCAGTGTTTTGTTGCGATATTCCGCCGGTGCCGGATTCCAAACTTTAAACTTCAAATTATCACCATCAACAACAACTTCTCCCCACAGATCACCACCCCGGCCTATCGAAAGACAATAAACATCCCCTGCCTTAATTCGGTGCGCCTTGTCTTTCATTAGACGCATCCAGTGGGCTTAGGCATGCCACCAAATTTCGAAATCATCTTCATCGGACCGCGGGGAAACAAATCATACAGCGGCTGAGCTTTGCGGTCCATACCGTGAATCTTTGCAAACTCACGGATTGGAGGAACTGTTTGATTTTCTTCAAACAGTTCTCGTGCGCTCATAATATAAGTAATCATATCATCCGTTAGTTCTACGCCATCCTGAGCTGCCAGCTCTACCATCACTTCTGGCGTCCAGTCGGCCATATCAACCAAATAACCATCTCCGTCAACATTAATCATATCATTCTCCTTAATTAAATTCTGATAATAATTATAAACTATTTCAAATACAATTTAACCAGCTCAGGATGAAGGTTTCCTGATACCGCATGAAATAAAATTATACTTGCTTGATAATACGATTCCGCCCACGAATTAAATTTTTTACTTTGTTGAAAATCCTTTAGGTGTTGATTCTCATCTTTTAAAACTAAATGAACGTGTGTATGCTTGTCTAACAATTCACGTAATTCTGCTAATGATATATCATTATGCTCCAAAATGTAACGCACAAACAATTCACCAACGTATTGCCTTGGCCAAAAATGTTCTTCTGTTCCAACATCACTTAATTTTGCACCAACATCAAGTGCATATTGTAAACCGATGCTTATGTAACCAGTTCGGGTTGATTTATAATCATACAAACTTGTAGCAACCTTTCTGCCGTACTTTGAAATATGGCGTTCAGTAAAGTGGTTAGCTCCATACTTTCGAATAGTACCCTGCAAGCCATGCACGAACATGTTATAAAAACACTCAACGGAGAACTCTTTATCCTCTTCGTATTTCTCCTGTTTAACACGGTCGGCCTCTTTTTTAATTGCATCTTCAATAGCCCACTTGAGTTTTTTATCCAACACTTTACCTGCCTTTTTAAAGGCAGACATCTGCTGGGCAACTGATTTTTTTGCTGCAGCAATAGCTCTACGTTGATTGGTGTTGAATTTGCTTAATTCTTTTTTTGTCATATTGCCCCTCGTTATCACTTCACCCTGGTTATAAATTTACCATGTGGTGGGATACACTCGAGTGGAGAATCATCCCAACAGTATGTAACCAGATAAAATTCGAGTTCATTCCTATTAAGCGGGGTGTACTTGTCATCGTCCCATACTCCAATTGCTAATTGGTGCTCGCCCGTTCCGCCCCAATGGTCTTCAGGTCGCAATTTTACTGAATTCTTGTTAATAGTGATATAATCAATAACCTTTTTTGTTGGTGGATTGCCTATCAGACCAATATATTTTCCTTCTTTGTTCTTTGGTCTGTCTTCAACCCACCTCCACGTCAATTTATCATCCATCCACATGTTATAGTCCCAACCAATGCGTAATCCAACTAAAACCTGGCAACTTCTCCCATATGAAGTGTTCAAGTGGGAATCCAAGCGTCATCCCAAGCCAAAAGCTAACCGACAACAATAACGATTTTGATTCATGATAACACTTGACCAAAACACCTCGCTCGTCTTTATGTGTATGAAACTTTGGTTGCTTATTTAACATCGTAAAATCACCTTTACTTTTGTTGTAAACCATCACCACACCTCCTGTTCCACTTCTCAATTACATCTTCAGGCGAATCACCCAAAATATCAGCGTCACAACCACCCCCCGTAGTGTAGCAATTAATTTGCCAAACGGTTCTGTCTCGCGTAGCTGGATAGATACAATCTTCGTCCTCGATTTCGGGCACAAAACCACAAAACGGGCATGGTTTGAGTGTAATGGTTTTTAATTTTTCCCAACGATCTTTCATGTGTGCACGATTTGCCCATGTACCATTTACCATTTCGAGCTTATCCGCTTCAGCATCCAAATCAGCGGCACGTTGGCGCAGATAATCATGTGCTCTGTCCCCCTTTTTCCATGCCTCAATCAACTCATATGAAATCCGGCGAAGACAATCAAATTTTATTAAACATATTTTACACCACTATGCAGATTATATCAACCCTCAGTAATCAACAATTTTATTGTGGCGGAGCACAAATCGGGCTTTTGTGTGTATAGTGGGGCAGCAATGTGGATCATCATCACCCCATTGTGTTAGATTCACGGTTAAAATACCATTAGTAATTTCAAATCGAGATGCCTCTGCTGCACGCAATTGTTCATCATCAACAAGCACGTATTTGTTATTTTGTTTTGAAAACACAGCAACATTGATCATCGTCCACGTTGCACCTCGTGTGACATACATCACAACTATCTCAGGCACACTATCATGATCCATATCAGCTTTAACAATCTGTGTCACTGAAACTGAACCAAAATTCCAATGGGCTTTTGTGTTGAGGGTGTAGATATATTGATCTACTTCAGGAATAGACGAAGTGTTGAATGCGGGCGCCGAAACCGATGCCATCATCAGTAACCCACCAACAATTGATTTGATTTTCATTCAATACTTTCAAATAAAATAGAAATGCAATTTTACAACATAAGAATTAGATTGGCAACAATTACCTACCAACTTCCATCACAATCATATCACATCCATGTGCTGTTTTAATGAAACCGGTTTTATAAAGAATATTATAGCCTGCCTGCTTTGCAAATTGTGCTGGTGTTAGGTCAAAAATGCCTCGAGTTGTGCGAACATCCTGGCACATCGTATTATTAACCATGTTATTCGTGCAACAAACAACTACATCGTGGTTCTTAACATCCGATGCAAACAGAGTGTTAACCTCTTGGCGCGATGGCCCAGACGACATTGCCGAACCAACGATTACTCCCGTGAGAAAGCCAGCATTAGCTGTGTTGACAACAGATACCAGAACAACCGCCACAATAAACTTCATAATATTATTCTTCATCAGTTGCTCCTTTAGCTTTAAGCAAATCGAGTTTATTTTCGCACCAATCACTCATTGTGCCGCACATCTCCATACAAGCAAGCAATGCACCTGCTATTATAGCAAATACGGCGCCAAGTGTGTATGCGAAACCGCGTGAAATCCAAAACAACATTTTGTATATGGTGGTCACTTGGACACCTTTTTGCTAAAACGAATAGAAGACCGCTCAAATACTTCGAGGCCAACTACACAAATGGCAGCAATTACAGCAAAGAACAATACAATCCACATCAGAACCTTGCTTATCATTTTATAAAATACATTCATGCAGCAGTATCTCCTGTTGGGATTTGGCCAGCGAATAATTTATTCACTTGAACGGCTTGTACAATATCAATATCTGCTTCCGCCACAATTACGTAATCGATGTGTTTCTTATCGACCCCAAAAAACTGCGTTCTGTTAAGAATACACGGAAACCACCCACTATTATCGTAGGTCATATCGATCCAAAACTGCTCACCAATCCTATCAGCATACCAATAAGATGGACTAGAGCTTTTCTTAACTTCAATTAGGGTAGCAAACATTTATGTCTCATTATAAATTAGTTTCATTTTTTCTTCCGAGCATGTTCACTGGTTTATGAACAGGAATAACCGAGTCAGTGGGAACTAACTTGTTGAGATACTCCATAGTACAATGACGACGCCGGCCTTCAACAGAAATCACATACCCATCAAAGTTACGATTAAAATAGCTTGGTTTACAACGGACCAACGGTCGCAACACACCTGTAACCTTCATTGTATAAAGTTGCTTTGTCAGCGTATTCCAAAAATACCCAGGATATTTTATCGCAACAAAACCAGGGGGAAAAGTAATCATTTTATTCTCTCAAAAAACCATACAATCAACAGAATCACAACGATGTCCGTACCAACCATCCTTATGGAGGTTTTCTGTTGTGCCACAAACACAACACTTTGGCTCATCTACCCACGTAACCGTAACAACAAACTCGCCCTTTACAAAACCGTGGTCGTCGACTGGCAATTGGGCAATAGCATCATTATACTCCCCATTCAAACATTCATCAACATCACGGCTGATGTCAACTATGCTTTCGCCAGAGTATCCCTTGTGCCAAATAATCTTACTACTCATTATCAACAATTCCTTTAAATACAATAACATTAGTAGATGGTTGATACGCATAATCAGCAAATTTTGCTCTCCACGCCATTACTTCCAATAGCAACAATTCACCTGTTTCCGCACCGACTCGATCAAATGTTCGAAGTTCAAATTTTGCACGCTCAACCAATTCTTCTGGATAATTCATCTTTTCTCCTATTGGCCATTTACCAAACACGCCAATTCACAAAACAAAACCCACTTGATATGCTCATTAGCATTACTGTTAAACAACATTGAATGAATAACGTCTATCTGTTTCAGTCGCCACTTCATTTCTTTAGCGGTGCCAATAAGATAGATGTTTGGCCCTCTTTCAGAGTAAACCATATCCGTATTCAAGTTGTAAACGTTCATTTTTTAAAGCACCCTTGTGCGTGCAACTTAACAACCACCGACACATTTGATGTTTTGTTGGCTGTCGCAAGGAACCGTCTCGCCTCCTCACATGCTTGGAAACTGGTAAATTCCTGCTGAACAACTGCTACGCCACTATCAACATAAGTGCCCGTCCACAACATAATCAAAACATATGCAGTATTCATTTCACTCACTTCTTCTCAAAGGCGTGCGCAACTGCAAACAATGAATTAAACACATCAGCAACGTGCTCAGGGGCAAGTTTACTTAAAGCAGGAGAAGACTTCCACAACAATGCATAGTACAAGTTTTCAGGAATATTTTCAAAGACCTTTTCGTAAAATTGAGCATTCTTACGCAAAACAATTTGTACATTATCACGCGCAAGTACAGTAATCGCTTCATCATCTAAATAATCCGAACCATCCCCCACTGAGACCTCAAACCCCTTTTCGACCAAAAGATTATGAATCTTGGAAGAATACGTGCAGTAAAAATCATAGTCGGTTTTATCATTAACCGAAACAGATGCATACTTTTCTGCCATCCTTCGTGAACCACCCAAATAAACATCACAAGGCAACCCAGCAACAAAACTCAATGCCGAATTCGCCATCATCTTTGAATTCTTAATCGCCATTATCTTTTCCCTCCGCCACAATCTGTTCAATCAGGTCAACAAAGAACTCATTGATTGTGATATCCTTGATATGAGCAGCTCGCGCAACAATCGCCAGTGTCTCATCATCAAGATCCATGCTGATCATCACTCGGTCATCATACTCTTCCCCCGCCGCAATCGCTATCATCTTCTCCATAATGTCTTCTTCAACATCAAGATCGATATACTTCTGGTCATCAGTAGCATTCTTAAACTTCAATCCCCGCTTCTTGTATTCCTTCTTAACCGCCTTGATGTAGTTAGGATGGATCCAACGATAGACAACATCCCGTTTATAATCCCATGCCTCAATCTCATAGACAGTTTGGTTCACTGTATCAAAAACGACACTAATAGTAAAGTCTTCCGTCTCTGAATCTATCAGATGAACATTCTCACCATAACACTGCCACCCATATGCACTACCACCAGTCACCCGATAGTTAATGCAATCCATATAGTCTTTAAATGTAATCATCGTTCATTCTCCATTCATATTTGCAAGTTCTGATCGTAAGTATTCCACCTCTGCTCGTAATGCTGCTGCCTCTGCTTGCGCAACTAACATCTTACCACGAGCTGTCCTTCGCTCTGCCCGATTCATTGGAGGACAAATAGCATCATATGCTTCCTGCCTACACATTTCAACATTCATCTCTCGGATCTGCTCATCCGACAATCGACTACGACAATCCACAATCCCTCCCCCAATGCTCAACAACAGCATCGTACGCATCTTCATCAACAATTGACCAGACAATCTCGTCATCATTTAGTAATACTACTTCTGGTGCATACTTCGTAAGGAACGTCTCCATCAAATATTCCTCACCCCATGACCGCTTCTGAATAAAATGAACATTATAAGCGGAAAGCAAATTTTGTAGCCATACTGGATATTCATCACTACAAGGGAATTCATTCTTTACCATGCTGCTTCCCCCATCCCATTCTCGTCAACACAACGTTCACGACGAATGCTCAGTTCTTCACTAATAGGGATATCCATGTATAACCCAACCCCCTTATTAGCATTAGTCTTGTAGTATTCCGTAGAGACCCTATCCAACTGAATACACTGATCAATCGTATACGCCCCATAGACGAAATGGTTGTACAAGTCATCTACCCCATTAAAGGTAAGACGCTTCATCAAAGGATGTTTATCAAGATACTCTTGTTGTTCAGCGGACAGTGCCATAATGATAACCCAAATAATATTAATATCGTTATTATACTATGGGGAGGAGGAAGGAACAACAGTTATGGAGCAATTAAATTTTTGTATAGAATTGACACAAAGTCTTGGAACTCGCCAACAGATAAATCATTCTTCATTATGTTAATAGCGGAGCAACACAGTACAACATTACCATCAACATAACCTTCCTTATTATCTAAGCGATCGATGCTCACACTCATTCTGTTGTCGTCTCTATTCAATTGCATAGGCAGATTAGAATAGTAACACAACCCCTTTTGAGAATCCCATATATCCATCAACATTTGTTCAGTAATAGTAAAGGCTATTTGTTTCTTGGTAGCTCGCTGTTTGGCAGATCTGTAACGATATAAAAGGATATGACTATCCTGCCATTCTCCAACCCTGAGTTTATAGGCAGTTTTTTGGTCAGGTGGTAGATTGTGATATCGTTGGAGACTAACTACAGAGCTACATTTTTTACATAGTGATTTACTATTACCACCAAAGGCTTGTGGATCGTCACAACCACAGTCTTTACATAGGGGCGCTTTAAGTATTCTGGGGTTCGGTGGCCGTTTGTTTTTAATACAAAGTTTGCACCTAGACTTATTGGATGGATAGAAGTCGTTTGGGTCAGTAGCATCACACGTTTTACATATCATAAAAAATCCTCGGTATTTTTATATATTTATGTTTTGGGATTTTTGTTTTGACGGAAAAAATTTGGGTAAAAAATTTTTTGAAAGTGGATATTAGGGGGACGGTGTTTGTTTTGACCCAAAATAAGAAACCCGGAAAATCCAGAATTTTGTTTTACACAGAAAAAATTTTTTGAAATAAAAATCGGAAATGGATATTGACAATAGGGAGTTTGAAAAAGGTAGAAATAAAAAATTTGGAAAATCCGGAAAAAGAAATGTAGAAGATGGTTGAAATAATAATTTTGTTTGAAATAATAATTTTGGAATAACGAAATCCCGAAAAAAAGTCCTTGCCTATTCTAGGGGGCACCTTATGTACGCGCGCGCATACGATTTTTTCTTTTTAGAAAAATCCGGAACACTGATTTCCGAATTGGAAAGTGAGGCACCTTTCGGAAGCCTCACTGAGATGAACTCTTATGCGGCGCTGGCGCCTTCGGTTGTGCTCTCATTGCTTGGCGCATCGGTTGGTACGACACCAGTCCACCATTGCGTACCAGGATGAGCTGGCAGGTCTCGAACATCAGACTCTTCAGCGAAGGCACACAGCTCGGTATGATGGCCTTCGATGTTGCTGCCACAATCATAACACTTGCACATAGACGTCTCCTCAGTTGATGAAGTCATTGTACAACAATTGGGTCAAAGGTCAACCATTACTTGAAGACGTAGATTGCACGCTTCTCGGCAAGACCAACATTGTTCTCTTTCTTCACAATCGTCTGCTCACCAGTAGCAACATCCTTACCCATCGTCACGATATTCTCAACAATCATGTCACGATCGACGAGACTGAGCCAAGTATAGCCTCTGCCTGTATCTTTGACCATCGTGTGATGCTCACCAACTTTGTAACCCATGTCACCTGCTGAAGATGCAAACATCAGCTTGCCGGTTGCTGAACGAAGCACATAGACAGTACTATTGGGCCAATGCTTCATGATCTCGGTGATGGGGGCACGCTTCCTTTCAGTCAGGGCGTATGCACTCATCAGATACATATTGGACATTTGTTTCTTCCTTGCGTTAGTTGATGAATGTATTATCCATCAATTGGGTCAAAGGTCAACGAGGAGTGGGTTCGATAGGATTGCCCCAGTCGTCTTCGGTGTGATCGCCGATGTAGGGATCAACTCTGACTGAGCGGATGGGACTGAGTCGGACTCCCTTCCCGCAACATAGGGCGACCGCTATGACTGGCCTGCCATAGGTATCAACGTTGTAGACGGGGGCGGAGTTGAGCTCAAGCTCATTGTGGCAGTGGGGGCATTCCATATCAATCCTCTCCAGTCGGGATCATGAAGTCGATGACAAAATCTTCAACATAGGCGCTGCGGTCAATGACCTGACGCTTTACTTCATTCACGATTTCGTAGTACGGTTTCGTGATGTCGAAGAACGCATTATCGTTGTGGTGGACGCGCTTGAGATTTTGGTTGGGATCAAGCCACGACACTTTGACAAAATAGGTACGAGCAGCCATATCAATTATCCCAGAAAGAAATGAGCGATTGTGACGATGCTAATGAACAGCGTGGTGGCTGCCAGGAAAGGTGTAGCGTTTTCTTTTGTGAAGGTTTTCATGTGTGTTCTCCAATTGGGGGTATTATCCAGCAATTGGCGCAAAGGTCAACCGAATTGTTCTTGTTGGATGAGGCGACGGGCACGCGTAACATACATGGCTCGATCGTGGGCACTGAACCGATGAAGCTCAGACAGCTCAAGGTAAGCATCGATGCGGTCCAAGAGGTGGAGATGTTCATCCTCCGCTACTGCATGCAGCTCTTTGTTGCGCTTGATGAGTTGCTGAGGGGTCATCGGTCGCCTTTCTTGGGTACTAAACGCTACGCCATTGTGGGGCATTCCATCACACAGTCATCGAAACTGATTGATGCACATTGGCTTTCCCACGACCGCCCATTATCACACCACACGCTTGTATCACCACGGACAAAGTACATGTCATATTTGTTATCGACCACTTCACCCGTTTCTTTGATGTAAAACTCAATCACTACAGTTTCCGCCATTTGCTTATTCCTTCACACCACACACAGTTGGTTGGCAAGGTCATATGCCTGAGGATTCAGTTCCTGCATGAGCTGCTCCTTTGGAGTGGAGCTGATGACATGATCCGTATAGTGATCCCAGTCACTGTGCATGAAATTGCGCAGGATCTCATACAGCTCAATCGCTTCTTCATTGGTGATGGCGATTGTATCGTCGTCAAGTCGTTTCATAATATATCCTTTATTTGTTGTGAGCTTTCATTGTGGCAATCATCTTGGATGCTTTGGCAAGTTTGCGTTCGAGATCACGAATCCTGGTATGAGCCTTTTCGAGATCCTGCACCTGCACATAAGAACCATTGGGATCGACTCTCATACCCACTGTGGTTGAAGCCTCTTTCACACGGTACCCAACTGCATCACCATTGCTGTTATGTCCTGTGACACGGAATCCAGCCGGGTGATGATCAGCAAACGGTGTATAACGATTGACTTTAATAGCAGATTGTTTCACAAGACACCCCACAATGGTTGGTTGGGCGGCGTCTTAGTTTGTCGAGTTTTGTGTGGTTCTCCCACCCCGATTTGCCGACGCCGCTCTCAACAAAACCATTCTCCCTCAAAGAGGGTAACAAGTCAACAGCTTACTTCATCGACGCATAAGTGCTTGCACCAGCAGCAGTCATGTCAAGTTGTTCCATGAACATCACAATCAGTTCCTTGCGAGTTGCGTTCGGATTGGCTGCTTTGATTGCGAGTGCACGTTCTTTTTTCGAACCAGTCTTCGCGGTGGGAGCAGCTTGAACGACTGCAGGTTTCGGGGTGGAAACAACTTGCTTGGTCGCTTTGACTACGATATCATTCAGCGAACGACCGTCAAGCACTTTGATGCCAGAATCAACACCGTTCGCAGCGATACGTGCTGCATGGCCAGGGTGAATCGTCATGAACTGCTCTTTGTTGCGCAGATTGGTCATCATCATGTAATCATCTTCGTTGTAGCCATCAACAACGAACTTGGCGGCGGCACCACCGTATTGAACGACTTCAAGAACGGTACCGAGGGCGATGGGCTGGTTCATTTCATTTCCTTTGTGTCGTCAGTTGATGTAGTTCATTATACACATTAGGGTCAAAAGGTCAACAGCTCCCACTTAGCCTTATGTGATGGTTGTATAGATCCTCATCAGCAAGATAGTCCCACTCAGTATTACCAGCTCGGTCACGACCATTCTCATCGTAGCCATAACTATCGAATCCTTGAGCATCGAGCTCGACGGAACAACCATCATCGCCTACTTTGGTATAAGCGTAAATGAATGCATCGCTTGTGCAATAGGGTGAATATTTTCCACGTGACATGTATTGACCCTCAAGTTCACTCAGTGACGTTGAGATATTCCATTTTGGCTTGATCCAACGTTGGAGCCACACCAACCTCAAACTCTTCACCAATCAATCCAAAACTTTTAGATTGGTTCCATCCCTCACCACATTCGGGATCATTGGATGAATCATAAACGATTGCCGACATCACAGCGAACGCCCCCAAACCTGTGCTGTAAAGATGAACATCAAAAAAATCTTCCTTGGCATCTTCATCGGTTGATTTGGAGAGTTCGAACGCTTTGTCAAACAAAGCGGCGTCAACACTTTCTTTGAAAGTCGACACCTCACCACGGCCGTAGAATTTGCCGTACATAATCACTTGTGCCATTTGCTCACTCCACCCGTCAGTTGATGTAGCCATTATAGGGTAAAATCCCTATTTGGTCAACAGGTCATTCAGCGTCTTCCAGATCACCAATCTGGATTTGTACTTCTTCTTCTTTGACACCTTTACTAAAGAAGTTAAAAACGAACTTCACAATGTAGAGACTCTGCAATTGGTTGTACTCATCAGGGCCATCATCATAGAAGGTATCAATGAAGTCCTGAACGTCTTGCAGAGAGTCAGTCGCTTTGACGCCTCCCAATAACATCGCAGCAATGTCCTTGCGACTGTAGGAGTCACCAATCAACGCTGCATTGTACATGCAAACAAACCAGAACAGTTGAGCGTTGTCAACAGCCTCCCCCTTGACTTCTGCCATGAAAGCACGAAGGTCTTCAACAGTCTTGATAGTGGGGTAATTCATTTGTTTCTTCCTTTGTGTCGTCAGTTGATGTAATTATTATAAGGTCAAATGGACAAAAGGTCAACCTTGACGCACAGTAGCCGTCACGGCATGACAGGCAGCATCGAGCGCAACAGCCTTGTCGTCCTTCTCTTCTTCAGTTACCGTCGGGTTGAAGTAAACGTTGAGAAATTCTTGAGCTGCCTTGTGTTCTGCTACCAACTTACTCAACTGCGCCGCAGATATTTTTACCATCACTTCTGCCATATCACTCTCGCTGTCGTTGGTTGATGTGTCCATTATCCCACATTGGGGTAAAAGGTCAACGCTTGAATAGTTGCTTTACTTCCAAGCGGATCCGTTGTAGGCTACTCGCAAGAATGCATGTCCACGATACACCTTGTCGATCTTCTTGACTTCGAGGCCGTGCGCCGCGAAGATGTTCGTTATTTCATTCTTCACTTCAGCGGTGAGTCTTTTTTCGAATGGCTCCATGGATTGCATCCTATTCTCACCGATCGATGAGTCACCACTAAACTCTGGTGCAGCTCCAAACCCCTCCGGTCCACAATACTCTCGAAAAATAACCTTCATTTGTTGTTCCTGTTATCAATCAATGTAGCCATTATCCCCTATTAGGGTAAAAGATCAAGTGATTATTTTCTGACGACGTAGATCATTCCGCCGTCGTAGCCATCAGCCACAATGTGTGCGAGATTGTCACTAACCAACTTCAGTGTGTCACGAATACCGATGCTGCCCCTACCATCATCTGCGAACATTCCGGTGCAATCTTCATTGTCGTTGACGGAGTCATACATCGTCGATAGCAGCTCGATGATACTGGCTTCCGACCAGTCATCGAGCTCTTTGGTGCTGGTTTCGTCAACGTACTCACCACCTTCGAATACGAACACTTCAATCATTTGCTGCTCCAGATGACAGTCGATGTGTCCATCATACACTATTTGGGTAAAAGATCATAAAAGATCAACCCCAACTTGATATCACACCAAAGCGAACTTTGACGCTCGTTGCAATCGTCTTCAGCAGCAACTGAATGTCATCGTGCAACAACTCTTCAGCTTGTTTGGGATCGGTGACGAGGGCGGCGAGATCGATATCAGTGTCGCCTTTATCGTCGTCGATGAATTGAGTCCAGAGTCTGTCGTGATTCGAATACAGGAACTCCACATCAGCTTCCGAGGATTCGCCGCCGTAGATAGGTCCGAACTTCTTCAGGATCTTTTCAACGTCTTCAACGTCGAATCCCATCGTATCGTCGTCGAGAGAATAGAACGACATGAAGCCATCGGATTCAGCTTGCGTGACAGGGGCTCCACAGATGGGACAGAAATTGGTGTCATGGAAGACGTTGAAGCGATGTTCGTCATTGTTGGAGCATACAGTCCGACCAAGCACTTTCATCGGCTTCAGTTTTGCTTCAAGGAAGATGCCGACGTATACGAGATGTGATGCAGACATTTGTTGCTCCGTTTGCTAACTGATAAAGACCATTCTACCCTAATTGGACAGAATGGTCAACCAACCAAGTTATTCCAGTATGTCTTGGATTCTTTTCTTGTCATCGACTTGAAAAGTGTGTGAGGATCATCCGCTTCCGACACCACGATTGGTCGAACGGTGAACACACAATCGATCGTATCCGTCAGATATTCACGCTTAGTTTGATCAAACTTTTGAACGAAAGATACCTGAATACAGGGACCAACCGAGATGTGATCTTCACAGAACGGATCGATCTGATGTTGTTTGTGGGAGAACCGTTCACGTACACGTTCGATGATACTGTTGACGTGTACTTCGATATCATCACAGGATACGAGTTCAGGATTGAACTGGTGAACCATCTTCACACATCGTGTGAGGAGGGGAATGTCAACCAAAATGTTTGTGATGTTGAATGTCTTCATGGGTTGTTCCTTTCACTAACCAATGAAGACCATTCTACCCTAATTGGACAGAATGGTCAAGCGTTTATTGACCGAAGTGGCAGGGCGAGGTCGGCGCTGGTATCTCGAACTGTTTCCTGAATGCATCACGCGTATCAGCATCCAGGAAAAAGTAATTGTCGAACTTGCCGCGTTGCGGTGACTCACCACGATATACGATCCACGCTTTGTTGTGTTTGCCAATGCTCCGACACCCCGCATCAGCTTCTTCCTGTGTAGCGGTGGGGAGAGCATCAAGAAACTCCTTCCCCAACCGCTTGAATCCGTCAAAATCTGTTGTGATAGTCAGACTCATCACATCGACCAATACGTTTCGCTGGAAGGAGAGCAGTAATGCGGAGTATCGAAACGCTCTTTGAATTCGAGACCAGACATCAAGTTGGTGCGGGTCACGTAGGTTTCGTGCAGTTCAAAACGAAATTTGGATTTGGGATAAAGTTTGAATTGAAGATCAGCCATCTCCTCTTGCATCCACTTCTCATCCTTGTCAGTGTAATCGTAGTCTTTCACGAAAACCATGCCATCCTTGCGGCGCTGATCATATTTGAAAATGCGGATGGTGTAATCGGTGCGTGTAGTCATTATTGGCTCCATTCGTCAGTTGATGAATCCATTATAGGGTCAAATGGACAAAAGGTCAACAGGTGATTAGGTTATCCCTTACGAAGGAGATCTGCAACGTTTGCACGATGAGCCTGTTTGAGCTGTTTCAGTTGGTTCTCCAACCCATCGTAGGCGGCGTTGGCTGCTCGTGCTTGATCCATCAGATCCACAATCGTTTGCTCGTCGATCTTTAAGAACTGATCAAGAGTGATCTTGGTGGTGTACTGTTTTGGACCAACGAAGTGGGAGACGGTGATAGATTCGTCACCACGAACGACGGTAAAACTGTAACGGAAAGTCTTCGCATCGGGGGTGTCTTTAGCACAAGCGAAGAGCGAGGAACCTTCTTGAATATGGGAAACGTTTGATGTCACGTACAAACCCACTTCTACCGCTTTGTTGGCTATCATCTGATAGTCGTTGGGCATCAGTTTCATGTTCACTCTCTCGTCAATTTCAAAATATCATTGTCAGTTGATGAATCCATTATAGGGTCAAATGGACAAAAGGTCAACTGGTCATTCATATGGGAACTCGTACTCCATACCACCCCCAGCACCGACCGCATACGCCCACACAATGTCGTCCTCGGTGACTCTAGCCAGGCGTTCCTGGATCATGCTGATAGCAAGACTCCAGCTACCAATGATCTTCTTATGGTTGACGTAATCCTTAAAGATCCAGCGTTGGATCGGTGTCAGCTCGTCATAACCAGGGAAGAAATGATGCAGCGCTTCGTCAGCGATTGGCTGGTAGTACTCGTTATACACGAGTGACTTGGCGACGTCTGTAGAATTGTCAATCATTGGGTACGTTACCTTCGTAAAGTTCATGGCCACGGTTTGTGAGGTATTTGACGATGTGGGCTCGAAGAGCCCCGTGGTTGTCAGCATGCCAGTGTTTGCGATAAGCTGCGGTATTGATCAGGTCCCAACGCACCCGATATGGGCCTACATCGAATAACTCCATCACACCCCCCGAATACTTCATTCGGAAAATCTTTACCTCCTCAAGAGGATGTGAAATTATATAAGACAAAACGTCATTTGCGGTAGTCATTTGACTCTCTTTTATCAGTTGACGAGTTTAATTTGATCATTGTAAGAATAAAACCGATCGTGCCCATCAGCAAAACACAACCACACTCCACTCATGCGGCCATTTTCGCGCATGTCGACAACCAGTTTATTTTCACTATCAACTACAACTACATCACCTTCTTCGACTTCTTCTACGCGAATTGTAATCAGTTCAGTTGCCATGACATGTCTCCGTTCACTGAAGACATTATCCCCTATTAAGGTTAAATGTCAACAACAGATACACCAACACACTCGATTTCGTCGTTTTTGATTTGGGGGTCGAGCAGTTCACGAACAACACCCGACATCGCGAACCCCATCAGCACATCAAAGTCGGGGTGATTGCGAATCAGCCGTTCAAGTTCAGCCGACGTGAGTTGCCGATCACCTGCAAGCTGCATATCCAGCGTTACCTTGAACGAAATTGTGGGGAGGCCTTCTTCTATCACTGCCTCATCAGGTGTTGCAGCAACGATGTTGTCCACACTGAACCGACGGAAGACCGGCACCGAATATTTCGACGAATAATCTTCGAGATTGGCGCGTGCTGTACGCAAAGAACCTTTGAACGGAATATTGTTGAAGCGTCCGCCACGAACTTGCGGATCAATGCTGTCAACCAAATCTTTGGCTTCCTTCAGCCCCAGTTTGGTAACAGCACGAATCACCTGAATCTGCTCCACTTTGTTGGCGGGCATATTGTTGAAACACAACATGGTTTCCTGACCAAATTCACGATAGTTGGCCACACCAGCAAGAACACGAGCACAACCGTCACGCACATCTTGCACAGAAACGTTTTTCATTTGTCTTCCTTGCTGTTGATTGATGGAATCATTATACCCAATTAGGGTAAAAGGTCAACTTCTAATCGCCCCGCCCTTCACAATAACACTTATTGAGCTGCAGATTTTGCCACAGTGCCCACGACATATATTTGCTGTCTTGCATCATCGCCGCCAAGTCATAGGTTTGCCGCCAATCGGATAGGCAATCAAAGTTACTCCCGTCGCACCAAAAGTAGCTTTGGCTCTCAGGGTCAACAACCAAAATGGCATCAGCTGGAATCAGGAACGGGTCCATGTGTTAAGCCCCATCGTCAACGGCATTGATACTCCACAGCGTATAATCTGTCACGAAAGTAAAAGCACCCACCTTATCTGTCGTGCCCACGCCCGAGGGACGGAAACCAAAGCAACCGGGGTTACCGATGGGATGCCCTACAGACTGCCAATCCTCGATTAAGGCCACCAATTCCCGACCGGATGGCGTGTCCAGGGTTTCGATATCTGCTACAAGGGCATCATCCTCGATGCGGAGATTGCTTGCTTGATGGGAGATAAGCGTTGTATCCATTGTGGGAGCGCCCGTCATCCCAAGTTGGCCGTACACCGGGCGGCCGCCCAGGCGAGCCAGGGCTTCCTCGATAGTCACTTTGTCATAAATGTTCCCGTTGAGGGTAGGCTTCCCAACGGTCAGGATGCGGGTCGTCAGTTTCATTGAGTACTCCACGATTCAGGTGAGCCTTGGGGCGCGGGCTCCACCGGGGGATTCACCTTCCCAAACTGAGGCACTGGATCCCCTGGCTTGAGTTCCGTGACCCGGCATTGCCCTGTGACCACGGTTGCATAGTCACGATCGTTGTAGTTGTTTTTGATCCACACCCCACTGGATGTGACCATAGCGTACGGGACGACCCCATCAAACAACACCACCCCAGACGCGGTCACACAATATATTTTGAAGGTGTGTGTTGCCTGTTCGTCTGCCATAGCACGGGCGTGATTGCCGGCATTTGTCACCCACAACAATATCCAACCGAATAACGCCACCAGGGTGGTAATCAACAACACCCACGGCAAATACTGTATTGCTGCATTTTTCCAATTTTTCATTATGTCACCAATCCTTGTTACAGGGCATTGCGGCCCTGGATGTGCGAACGAAATCGTTCACTTTGGGGTTACTTTCCTGAAGTTTCACCAAACCGTCCTCCGGGGTAGCGGCTACAACGAAAAACGTTTCAACCAGGGGCACCGGGGGCTCTTCCTTGGTACCCTTGGTCATTATCGTCCCGGTAAACTCGTACAGGTATTTTTGAACTTTCATTGTTCGCTCCTGGCGATGTCGTGGCACCACTGGCAAGGATTATTCCGTGTGTGGTTGTCTACCTCGTCAACCGCTTCATAGGAAGCGTAAAATACACGCCGAGGGAACTCTGACATGAACATCACCTTTATCTCAGGGGTGGCCGGGGTATCACACTCCAATATTGCCCGCTTCAGTCGATCCATGGATTGCCGGGCTCTGTATGCTTCAAATTCGGCTTGCTTGTACTCTGTATCAAACAACCAACCAGCAGCCGTATCACCCCGCAGGTCGGCTATAGCGTACAAGGCAAGCAGCCGGGATTCATAATCATATTCAGGTGCATTCATTCGACTTCTCCCTGTAAACGACTTCTCCCTGTAAACGTAAGACATGGCAGCTACCCGGGTCACCGCCAGGCAGTAAGCCCGTTGCGGATATTGCCAGTCGCGACCATGGCTCATAGCCACCGAGTGTGCACCCAGAGTGGCGATCGTCCGGCCTTGATCAGGGAGCTCCTCAACCGTGATACCCAGCTGTTTGGCAAGCCCCTTAGCATCTTGGTAGTGGGTCATCGGGTTCCATGGGAACACATCGGTATCGCCAACGTCAGCCCAGAAAGCTTCAGTTTCTGGGTCGTCAAACCACCCGTGGATTTCGAGATCAATTGATTGCGCAGCCAGTGCGATTGTTTCATGAACAGACACATCAAACAATCTGTATGGAATATTACCAACGGTTTTGAGTTTTGGGTTGGCACTTTTGAGTTGGCTGATAGTGGATTCCAACATATTAATAGTTTCCTTATCTGATAGTATGTATGCCATTAGGATTCATCTCCTTGTTTGTTGGTACCCCCACCGGGTGGGGACTGAGTGTTCTCGTTGAACTACATTGAGCGGTTTGTATTCAGCATTGATCATGATTTTGAGCCGGTGGTATTTTGTTTTGAGTGTAGCCAGGGCTGCCTCCAGCGAGGCGATCTCTTGCGCCGCAGTTCGACTGATGGGCTCTCCAGCCCCTGCAAATCTCTCCATTACTTCCTCGTACGGTTCCATCATTGGTTCTCCATTGCATGTTTGATGTGACTGCACGTCTTCCGGAAGCCAAACCCAGCGCAAGTGCATTTGTTGCGGCCGGTAGCACCTAGGGTTACGACATACTCATCGCCCTTGGATCCTTTCACGATCACAACTTTGTCTTTGGGAATATCAGCAACCGACACAGAGCTCCCATTGAGAGACACGACATGCTTCAACTCAATCACGCGGATGGGGAAGTTGCTATCCCCAGTCATACGGAAGGTGTTTGCATTGTCATGATCTTCACTCTTCAACACCACGCCCTCGTACGTTTGAGTATCGGGTTCGTTGGGGAAGAGTCTGCGGTCAACAGCGGTAAAGTTGTGCACGACAACTTGGATATTGGAACCGACTTGAGGTTGCATAACAATCTCCAAAAACAATGAAGGTTATTATACAACCATTTGGGAAAAGGTCAACTTGACCGTCACATAAATTTGATGAGGTTCGTGGTAATGTTGGTTTTCAGCTCTTCGATGTCGTTCATGATCGAACATGCAGCCCGTAGATCAACACGACCTAACGAAGCACTGACGGTTGTATTCAGGCGGTGTGATAGCTTTTCCAACTTTTCACATTGCTGTTTCAAATCCCGAGCTGCGTTATACAGCTTGATTGTTTCCATGTCATCCATTTAACACACCTCATGAGGTGTGTTAAATCATTTAACACACCTCAATAGTAAACCACAACGAACTTGGATCATACGTGACATGAGTCAATTGAGCAACAGCGTCGATGATGTCCTGCTCGGTGATAGTGGCACGCAATACCGCCGGGAACATATCTTGTTCGTGGATGCGGTACACCACTTTGCCTGATCCCTGAAAATCAACAACCCTTGTTAGCCGGGATGCGTACGGGCGCTTAGTTGCGGCGACAATTTCGTCAGCGTGCCGGACGACATGTGATATGATTTTGCGTACAATTTCCATAACAGTCTCCCAATCAGTGAGTCCATTATACAACTATTGGGTCAAAGGTCAACGCCCGTTTAAGCCCAAGCCGCTCCTAGCGTTAGAGGTTCGTGCGTGTACCAACGGATTGTCCACGACCCCGGGTGCACCTCCTTCACCTGCTTTTCGATGCAAAGGCGGTACACTTCCTCCACTTCCGCAATGAGGGCCACCCGGGGTACCGGGAGCCCCGCCCAGTGAGCACGTAACCGTTGATTAAGGAAGTGAGCCTCGGTGCCATTGATGCCCCGCGATTGCATAACATGCACCCGGGTGCCTGCCACCATCTCGCCATACTTTCGATTGACCCACTGGAATCGTCCGTAATTAGGCCCGGGGTATGGGGAGTCACAGTACCCTGCTACCTCTTCCGTGCCACAATACCACGTCCCCCAGTGAGGACCCGTCTTGAGCGTTAGTGAGCCCAACCGGTGTTCGATAGCTTCAACAGTTGCTTTTAGGCCCTGAGGGCCCGGGTGGCACTTAGCGATCATCGTGGGAACCCATCCACTTCGATATCATCGGAGGTTGCCAATATCTCGTACTCAGAGGGTTGAACCGGGGGCTTACCCGTTACGTGATACACAAATGTGGCGTATGCTTCGCCCTTATCCCGGCTAGCACTCCTATCAACCGTCATGTATACACCGTTTGGCGATAGCTGTTTGGTTGCCCAATAGGACCCATCCCACCCGGTGGGAGTAATCTCCACAAAGATGTACCTTGGTTTTTTCGTGAAGTAATCTTTGATATCAACGAAGACGGCCATGAGGGCCGTGAGTAGTGCACTGTATTTCATTGGCAGGTAGCAGGGGTACCGTCAGCGCCCATTTTTTGAATGATGGCGTTGTTACCAACGATGTAGGTGAAACCATTTACACACTGCTCAGCCAGTGGGGCAGGAGCAGGGGGTGTGGCTGCGAGTTGTGCTTCAGGCGGTTGGTATGCACCATTGAACGTATTGGCAGTGTTGTGCGGTTTATTGCGATTCTGGTATGCAGGGATAGCAATTGCTACCAGAATGCCGATGATCGCCGTAACGATCATCATTTCGATAAGCGTAAATCCGTTTCGTTTCATTTAACTTCCTCCAAGTGTTCGTATTTCATTCCAGGATAATCAAACATCTCTACCTGCGACTGTTCATCAAAAGCATGTCCTGCTGCCATCTCAGCTTCAAATTGTGCCCAATAGGCATCTTCAGCCACCCTTTCAGCTTCACGCTGAACTAATACTTCAGGCTGAAGTTCATAGTGCAACCAATCGAGACATTCTTCACGGGTAGACATATGACGTGGACGGAAACCATTGATGTCCTTATACATATCCCACACAATCTCTTGCAGATCTTCTGTGGACAGCGTAGTAACGTTCTCGGGGGTCAGAATCATGGTGTTTGTCTCCAGTTGATGAAGACAATTATACAGAAGTTTGGGTAAAGGTCAACGGTCAGCTGGCCACACGAGATGACCCGCGCGGGTGAATACCATTCCTGTACACTTCACCAATGCATCCGGGGGACGATTTTTAATCCACTTATCGAGGTGCTCCGCCATCGTGTCAGAGTGGCTGGTGAATTGGAATGGTAACCGATCATCCCCCAACCAATATTCTGTTTTCCAGATTGGTTGGTGAGGGCCTGGTTCAAATGGATCAATAAGCATTGGGATTAGTCCAGGAGAGATCGGTATAAGGATATTGAGCAGGATCCCCTGCCATTCTCCAACCGTATTGGTTGCCTGATTCTATACGGACTCTGCCGACCACCGATGCCGTTTTGGGATCCCATTTAATCCACAACACGTTCCCAACATATACAAATCGGCCTTCTACAGTACCAATCGGTGAGGGTACGGTCATTTGTCTGTAATCCGTTTGTTTGAGACAGGTGTACCGACTTCCTTGGCGAGTCGATCGATAGCTGATTGAGGGACGCCGTAACCTTGAGTCTTCAGCCGTCGGAGGCGATGGAGGGCATCGGCTGCTTTTTCAATCAGGAAATCAGAGCCACCATTGATGTGAAGGGCGAGATGGAATTGATAGCCACCCACAGTGTGGTACATATACACACCACACTTGCCATCCATTCTACAATACGCCATTTTTAATACCCCTTGATTTCACGGCGCATTTCGCTCTTGACTTTCGAACGTTTTGCACCTTTAATTCCTGCCTTGACGTCATGACGAACACAACGTTTCGACATCAGAACGGTATTTGTGAACTTCGATCCTGCTGCTTTCATTTCATCTCTCCCAATTGATGTGTCCATTATATATCAATTGGGTCAAAAGTCAACAGTTATTTGGCATAGAGGATGCGTTTGTCAGGATCGATACTATTATTCAGACAGAAGGTAATTGCGTCACCCAACTCATCGAATGGGTATGATTGGTCGTTGAACTCCACCTTGAATGGTGGGCATTTCTTTTTACAATCGAGGTGAGCGAGATGTTCCTGCATCACACCAGCGAGTTGTTGAAATGCCTCAATTGTGCTGAGATAATACTCACGGGAGTTGTTGAGACGGATAACAGAGTTGGCGATCGCCAACATCTCTTCTTCGGTAGAAGGAATAATTGCTACGAAGGTATCGGATGTGATGGTCATAATTTAATCGAACGTAGGATCGCCAACAACAACGATGATCAAAGACATGAGAAGGAAGGTGATGATTTTCATTTAAATTGCCTCCGTGTTGCCATACGTGGTGAGAGGAGTGCCTTCTGGCAGTTCAATGGTAGCGAGTTCATTCATCTCGAAGTCAAATGTTTTCCAGAGGAAGTTGTTTTGTACTTCACCGATGGCTTCGGCATCCCCACCAACACCCTCTATCGTTACTGTACACTTCATCTTGGCGCCGGTGATGTTGTTGGTGCAGATCATCTCGTATATCGTGGCTTTCATCGTGGTCTCCAGTTGATGAATCAATTATACAACAATCGGGTCAAAAGACAACGATTAAATCAATCCCTGTTCCTGCGCAGCTTTGAGGACGATTTCATCCATCTTCCGCTCGAGACCGCTGATATCAGTGAAACGGCTCTTAACAATTACCGTACCACCAAAACCAAACACTTGACGGAATTCTGCAGCACGATTGCACAAACCATTGTTGAATAGATCGTAATAGCAGTTGGACGCCTTGCGAAACTTTTCCAGAGCACGACTATTCGGTGCAGTGACAGGGCCTTCAACAGGAACCAATTGTTCCAACTTCTTGGAGAGAGCTTCGTAGGTGCCGTTGCTATTCCAGTAAGATGCTTGTGCCATGTTGTTACTCCGTGTTGTCAGTTGATGAAGTAATTATACATCAATAGGGTCAAGAGTCAACATCTTTGTGAGAAATCTTACCTCTTCTGCAGATAGTTCGAGTGATGATGCAGAGCCTTTGAGGGAGTTGACACGAGCCATCAGTTGCTCGAGATTATCCATACGCCAAACTGCCTCATCAAATTCTGAAATAACAGGCCAACGAGATTTAGTCCACAGACGAGTGTCGCGAGGATTTTCTAGCAGAAACCGTTTCCACAGCGGCCAGTTATCAAACTCCGCATAAGCAGCTCTGACACCCTCCGCTAATGCATCAACGCGCATACTGGTTTGTTTAACCAGGTGTTGCAGAGTCATATCCAATTGCACAAATCGGTCTTGGTGCCACGTTGCTCTCATGATGATTCCTAATTATGGTTTGATGTATAACATATAGCCAATCAGGAACATAAAACCCATCCCTGCGGCAACCATTGCCAATAATACACCCTTTTGCCAACGAGTCAACATTTTATACTGCAATAGGATGTACCAAATCTCATTGAGCATTGGGAATATTCTTTGCAGCAGCGATCTCAACCAATTGACGTGCGTATTTCGGCATCTTCTTTTTCAGAATTGCCAACTGTTTAGGACTGAAAATTGTGGTAACATCTGCACCGATGGCTTGCATGCCACCTTTGCGTTGGAGACGTTCTGCGAAACTTGACAGGATGGTTCCATCAACACCTGTGAAGCCCATCGCATTGTGTTCGCGGGTGGCTTGTGCGTTTTGTTCATCTTGGGTTTGACGATCGTAAATTGCCAAAAGAGCCTTCAACATCCAACGGGAGTCAGAAGTGAGTTTCTCTTTCACAAAAAGAATACGATCTTGCTTGGTTTTGATGTCTGCGTAGGCCATAGTGTTCTCCCAATCGATGAGATCATTATACCCAAACTTGGTTAAAAGTCAACCCATAATTACATTAGGATGCTTCGATACCAATTCGGCCAGTTTGTCCCACGTGTCAGCATTACAACGATTGCGGAGGATGATATATTTGCTGTCTTCTTCGTCGTCAATTGGCTGGATAATTACACAACCAGTATCGTTCATACGAAAATGCGCGTCCATCATAGGTTCCGCTGTCAAATAGCTGATGTACGAAAGAGCTGTTGATTCAGATTCTGTTTGGTGATTACTTGCAGTCATTGGGAGTCCTTTATTGTGTAGATTGTCCGACGATGTACCCTGAACCAGCGCCAAGACGCCAAGCACTATTTAGTAACCGAGTTAGACTTTCTGCATTATCATAACCAACCACCTCACGTATCGGAGTCTCCTCAAACACAATTTGATATGTTTGAAAAATGTAGCTGGCTCTCTTAAATGTGTATGGCTTCTGTTGAAGCAAGTCCATCAACCCATCCATTAATTTTCAACCACAACTGCAGTTCCCTCAACCGTATCAAATTCGATCGTGACATACTCTCCGTATTCGATCCATTTCTTCAGGAAGCTGTTGTATTTTTCAGTGCGTGCTTCTTTTACCAATTCGACTTCATCAGAATCGAAATCAGCCGCAGCATCATCGGAACCAATCACCGAGATTGAATGCCGAATGCTATCATTTACAGCATCAGCGACACTGTCATAGACGCCATCAGGGTCTTTGAGGGTAATTCTAAACTTCATAGTTGATCCTTTTTTGATTATGCAGCATCATTAGTACGTGTTGTGCATTTGTTATTTCGAGTTGTCGGATTGCGCATTGATCGAGGCAGTAATCCAGTGTGGCAGCAATCATAAGATCGTTCGTTTCTGCATCACGAACAGTCCCAATAATTTGTCCACGACGATCCTGTTTCGTGATAATAATCACTTCACGAGGTTCGTTCATTCTGCATCATCCTGTTGATTTTGTTCGTTGAGTTCACGGACTTCTTCATCAACATAATCTTCGTAAGCAGCCATGGTCGTTCCTGTTTTGTTAACCGATGAGTCAATTATACAACGATTGGGACAAAAGTCAACCGATTGCACGATTTCCTTGGTGCTCTTTACATGACGAGAATCCGTGATCACCAGGCCCGAATTCGCTACCACACTGGCTGCAAAACACATTGCTGAATTTGAATCGAGTTCTTGGTTTAACCGCTTCCAGTTCGTTAATGCCACAATGGATGCAGGTGCCACCTTCGTGCTCATAGCCAGGTACGGCGTCTGTAAAAGTATGTGTGCAAGAAGCACGGAGACTTTTCAGTTCGGTAATGAGACCTTCCTGCTCACGGACACGCTGCTTGAAGCGAAACAAATTAAGCTCTGCGTGGGTAATTTGATCCTTGAGATTCATTTCAGAACTCCTCGACCCAACAATCACGCGGTTGCAGAGAGATAACGGTGCCATCGATATTGTCGACGTACTCACCATGAAATGCACGCACGGTGTATTCTTTGCCGTAATTGCCACGTTTCACGGAGAGAATTTGACCACTCTGCTCGATGTCGTATTTGAAACAGACGTAATCGCCAACTTTCAGATTGTTAACATCTTGTGCCATTTTATTGCTCCGTGTCGTCAGTTGATGTAATCATTATACCCCAATTAGGGTAAAAGTCAACGGTTGGATGGCTCGATTTCTTTAAACATCTCGTGTATACTCCTCTGCGATTTCTGCAATTTTGGCGTTGATATCATCAACGAGAGTATCATACACCTCCAGAGAGAGATTTTCAACAGCAAATTCAGACAACGCTTGGCTATTTGCCAGGGTATTTCGGAATACGCGAATGTCTTTTTCTTTGAGATCAGGATCGTTGCATTTGGTACGCAAATATTCTTGCTCACCAATCAGAGCTCTGCGAGCAAACAACTCGATGATGTCCGAGTCAGTCAGTTCTTCAGCGAGTTCAATCAAGTTCATGTGTATCTCCAGTTGATGAAGTAATTATACACAATGAGGGTCAAAGGTCAACAGCTAGCGGGGTAAAATGGGAAACCAAAGTCGATGTGTCGTTCCACCATTGCGTTCTCAAACTCGTTTTGGTTTCCAGTAAACGTGGCGTATAATGCCCTTGCACGCTGCACGTCATCAACGGAGTAAAAAGTATACAACCGTTCACCAATTCTTGCATCATATTCCATAATTATCCACCAACCTCCGTTGCGTTGTAGATGTGAACCATCCGGCCGTTAGTCAGCTGGTAAAAGTTCATATCGATGCGTGTGCCCATAAAGTGGTGTCCAACCGATTGTGACACAAAACTTCTGTCAGCTTCCGATAAGAATCCGTATGGGAATTTTTCCATATTACCACGAACGATTTTAACCATCACCGGTGCTGATTTCGGTTCTGGTTCGGTGGTATTTTTGGCAGCATCGTAAACTGCATGCATCAATTTCTTCAGAGAAGCAACAGACACTTCATGAAAATCGAGTCGATCGCTATTGCGAGTTTCCAGTGTCGTGATACCGAGTTGATCCCACACCATTTGAGAGAATAGTACATCAAGTTGTTCACGTTTCATTTTGATTTACCGACAGAGCCCCAGTGATTTATCATTGTACCATTCAATCGCTTCTTCGTCAACAGGAACGAATTTGTTGTCATTAACAAGCATCAGACAGTATTCTTCATCGATGATAGTATCTTCAATTTCGAAGTACACATCAATTTCCTCACCTTCTTCAATCGTATCACGATCGATCTCACGCCACGAACAACACATATCACCACAACGGTGAGTAACGAAGATACTGTAACCAAACGATTTGAGAGCTTTGAATCTCATCACACATCCTCTTCGAGGGTAGGAATATTCAGAAACCCTGCGATGTTTTCGAGTTGTTCAACGACATAGGATGCAGAACCAGCATGCCCCCAATTCGTACCAGGAGCCTTCCAGGTAGCAGCTTCCGTCTTAATCAATTCAGCTAGTTGTTCGATCTCGTTAATACGAATCGCCAAAACTTGCTCGGCGGTCATTCCTTGAACATACGCTTTCATTTCAGTTCTCCCTCAGCAATAAATTCATTATACAGACTTGACCCTAAAAGTCAACAATATAATTCAATAAAAATGTTCAAATAATTGTTGACCTAGCATAAATGCATAGTATAATAGACACATCAACCCAAGGAGAATGCAATGATGGCTTTAATCAAAAAGATTTGGAACAAGATTCATTGCGTTAAAAAGACTCTCGTTGGTATCGTTTGTGATGAACATGAACAGTTTCCGGGCATCTAAATTTCTGTTGACTTTTTCCAAAAAGCGTTGAACATAGCGTTTGTTATTTAAAAGGATCACAAATCATGCATAGCCCAAAAGTCGAAGCGATGATCGTTAAACACCCTTCACTCGTATTTGGTTTAGTTGGTATGGCATTCCTGTTACCAGCCCTCGCTGAAAACATTCTTCATTTCTTTAAACTTTAAGGAGATCAAATGGCACGTCCTAAAGGTAGTAAAAACAAACCGAAAGTTGCAGAACCTGTTACCAGCATCAAACGTCCTCGTGGACGTCCTCGCAAGATTGATGCGTTGATTGCTGCTTCAGCCAAAGCCTCAAAACCAGCGAAGCGGATCGAAGATAAAGTTCTTCCCAACATTGACTTCGAAGATAATGATGGGGATAGCGAATACAAGATCGTTCAGTGTCCTTATATGGGACCTGATGCTGATGATTCTGAAGTGTTCGTCCGACAGCAAGTGGTTGGGGATCGCAAATGGAACGAGGAAGACTTTGGTGGGAGCTTCTCCATCAACATCGACTCGTTGTACTGAAAAACTCTCAAAACAAAAAAGGGCCGTTTCGGCCCTTTTTCTTTTACTAGTAATTACCCCACCTTTTTCATTTTGTTGAAATAATACCTCTCGAGGATAGTGAGTGGTATTGGACAAACCTTGTTGCTTCTTCCCATATCGTAGATTTTTTCAATCAATGCACGATACAGCAGCGGGTGCATCTCTACACCCCTCGCAAGATAAAATTGTATCTCGTCAACAGTAAGGTGTGAATAAAGGTGGTTCATACATATACTTTAGCTTTGGTGCATCTTCCAGAGTTTGGACACAATCTTGGCCTTATCTCCTTCTGATGCTGAACCCAATTTAGGGTCGTTGTCAAGGACTTCCCAAGCAGCTTCTTTGAACTCATCTACAGAAACTTCTTCACCCTTCATACCGATCTGTGAACACCACTCGTCGTAATCTTTACTAGTAATTGCCGTCATATCGTTAGCTTCAGCAATAGTTTTACTACCCAACAGTTGTTTAATTTTCATTATTAGTCTCCCTAATTTGTTTCAGATTGTATATGTTATATTTATACAAAAGAAAAGGTGGGAAGCGAATTCCCACCTTTTAACCCGTACGGTTTTAGAACTATTTTGCTACTAGGGCCCTCAGGGCCCTAGGGGTGACTTTAAGCTTCATCGGCGACGGGTTCGGCTCCAGCAACTTCAGCTTCGGGGCGACAGATGGTAAGGATGCCATTCACCTTTTTCACTCGAACGGGCCGGGTAGATGCCAGCTCCGTGGTATCGAAACGTTTGGCTTGCCGAAGCACTGCCAGCGACACACCAAACTCGCTCATGAACGCCTCAACACTAACCGGGGTAACGGGGACAGCCAGGAATGCAGTAGTGATTTTGTCGCCCTTGCGGCCGCGCTTCTTCGGAGTAGCAACTTTCTTGGTGGCAGGGCCTGCCATACGGGGAGCTTTAGCTACCGGCGCTACACCAAACAATTCGCCGTAGGGTGCAACATCCATCACGGTGTCAATTTTAAAGATGCCCTTGCCCTTCAGATCGGAAGCGGTGGTCAACTCCTCGGTCGTAACACCGAAAGCTTCGCAAGCAGCCTCCGCCGACAGTTTGTAGGCTTCAATCAGGGCAAAACGTTGTCCCCAGGATAGGCTGGCGAGCTTGGTAGTGGTAGGTTGAATGGTCTTCATAAGTTACTCCTCAGATTAGTTAATTTAATGTACTTCCATGTATCAATTATACCCCCTATTTAAGCGGGGGTCAACACCCTAACACCCTATTAAACCGCAGGAATAGGGGTAGAAACGTATACCGATCCTGATAATGGTAGTGGGGGTAGATTGGCGTCCTGAATTTCTTCAGGCGACATAATGTGACCCTGGTGTTCATCTTCAGACAAAGGAGACATCGCTGACAGAGAATTCATGCGGATCATCTTTCCCTCCACTTGAGCACCCGGATCGACCTGGAGGGTTTGGTAGTAGCTGACATCTCCGTAGACTTTGGCGGTAGCTGTCAGGTGTACCCAGGTGCCCAGGACTTCTCCGTAAAGCGCCCCCTCGATACTGACATTGTCTGCCTCGATGTCCCCGGACACAGTTCCATCTTTACCAATCGTTACATGTGATAGTGGACCTGTTACCTCTCTCTTCACAGGATCAGACGGAACGACATTCCCACGGACATCTCCATCAATGCGAATAGCTGACTCGAATCGAATGTCACCGGTGATCGTAGTCTTGGGCCCAATGAGGGTCTCAACACGAGCAGCGGCTGGAGCTTTGGTTAAAGCAACTTTACGTTTAAAGATGTTCATTTGTTTCCCTTTTAAAAGTTATAGGTATTAAAATTATACCCTGAATATAACTCCTTGACAACAAAAGATATTTTTGTGGGGCTATTGGGATGTAACTCGTTGATTTTTTGGGGGTAATATTACCCAATAGGAACACATCATAAATAACTATACGATGTGTATTCCAATGGAGATGTTATGAAACATAGTTACGATGAACAGACTTTGCGGGCAGCAATTACAAATTCCACTTCAGTGAGACAGGCGCTGCTGAAGTTGGGTGTCGCCGCAAGGGGTGGCAACTACAAGATAATAGAGAAGGCGGTAGCTACCTATAGCATTGACACAACTCACTTCAAGGGCAAAGGCTGGAACAAGGGCACACAGCAACCAAAGAGAGACATTAATGATTACTTGAACGGTGGCATAGAGATAAACTCCTTTCGTCTGAAGAATCGTTTATTACAGGAAGGGATGTTGGAGCGCCGCTGCTGCGGGTGTGATAATGATACTTGGTTGGATAATCCAATCCCTGTGGAACTGGACCATATAGATGGTGACTCGAGTAACAATCGCCTGAATAATCTACGGTTGTTATGCCCTAACTGTCACGCCCTCACCCCTACATATCGTGGGAAGAACAAAGGCCGTAACAAAGCATAACTATGTATTTGGTGCGAGAGAGGGGACTCGAACCCCTATAGCCGAAGCCGGGAGATTTTAAGAAGAACCCGCTCTTCGCAGATCCTTGAAAAAGTCTCCTATGTATACCATTCCATCACTCTCGCTTACTACAAATTTGGTACGGGCAGATGGATTCGAACCACCGACCTGCTCTTTATCAAAAAGCTGCTCTGACACATTCGATCCTTCGCATACGTATGAAGGGAACGTTACTCCTTCTCAATATGTATGCTAATCTACCGTCTGTGCGTTACCTGCCCACTACCCGATCAGTTGGCCAACCTACTGGATAATGCGTAAACACCGCTGAGCTACACCCGCATTGAAAACTTGGTGGTCCCTAACTATAATCACATCGTTTGATAAACGGGCCACCACATCTATCAACACTTCGGTGCTATTATAGCAGCCTCTCGGCCTGAGCACAACAGCTCTGGCACCCCTGGAAGGAGTTGAACCCTCGGTAGGTCGCTTAGAAGGCGTCCCCCCAGTCCGCTGGCAGGGGTAAAACTGGAGCGGGATAGGAGAATCGAACTCCTTTAGCCAGCTTGGAAGGCTGGAACTCAACCAATGAGCCAATCCCGCAAAATATATGTCGCGAACACTCAAATCCCTTTACTCTTGTGTTCATCCCACCGCTAAGTGGTTTCGGTCCGTCCGGGCTACCCCACACCAGGGTATTGTAATGTGGGACCACGCGAGGGCCAGTATCTCGGCCAATCCTTTACGACATATCTGGAAGCGGAGGAAGGACTCGAACCTTCGGGGTCAAAGACGCCGGCTTATGAGGCCGGAGAGCTGCCAACTACTCACTACCCCGCTATAATAATTTACTTTATAGACATCCCGATCCACCACGAGAGCTGGCACTCTCCAGTTTCACCCCTGCCAGGGGACCGCAGTCTCAATATCCCTCCGTGGGAATCAAGGTGCGTCAGAACATCTGTAAAACAAACTAAAACCCATTCTGTTTCTTGGGTGGGCACCCTCAGCACGCTTAGATTTACGTACGAGTCTTCACGGTACTATCGGAGCAGACTCAACTGCAATTCTTTTTTTGGTAGTCCCCCAGGGATTCGAACCCGTGTCGTTCCAGCCTATCTGACCAGTCTCCAGAGTTTATAAAACTCCGCCGCATACCAATGCTGAGGACCAAAATCTTTATTTATGGCAGTACCAACAATTTGTGCTGCCACCGTAATTTATGCTCTGAGCAGTCTACTCTTAGACGCTAACCGAGGTCCGGAGCTGAACCTCACCGCCTTACTGTAAGGCGACACAACCACCGAAACATTTTCAACCATCGTTCGGACATGGTCCACCACGTAAAGCTTGGTGGGCTAGCTGGAAACAGGATAAGGCGCAGTCCCCCGCCATGCCCCGGCGATCCGGCATCCGATCATATCAGTAACGCTGATACACCGTTATTTGCCGACTAAGCAAATTCTTTGGCTCCCCAGGATGGGATCGAACCACCGACATCCTGATTAACAGTCAGGCGCAACTACCGCTGTGCTACTGGGGAACTGCTATTTCGTTCCAAACTCACCCTTCATGTAATAATCCAACATTTTGTTGGTAATCATGTCAGGAACATTCGACCACTGATCCTCAAGAACGAATCTAGGAGCACCTTTCCAGGTCAGATTCTTCCGGAAGTTATGGAAAAACTGACGATGTTCAGCATTCTCCACATCAAAAACAACTGCGGCAGGAATGCGTAAAATCGGATGTTGTGCCATTTGTTTACTCCGTTGTGACAGTTTGATAACTATACATCAATTTAAAATTAAGTCAACTGCTTAGGACCAAAATTATACAGAATGCCGTCCATCACATCCTTAATGTTTTTTGCTCCCACAGGATTCTGGGAGTGAACACTGTATTTAAACCCAACTGGAATGGCCAGGTTCTCATCAAGAATCTGATCCAACAACCAATTAATGAATCTCATGCTGGTATCATCACCACCAAGGTCATGATCGAAAGCAATCTCCATGGGGAAGCCATATACGGTGATAACCCCAACAGCTTCTTGTGAAGAGCGGGCGACGATCCAATCATCCGTGACTGGGAATCGCTCATCATCAATGAACAGTTTGTAAGACATCACTCTTTCCACTTCGGTTTGAACGAGTCGCCCGTCACTCGATTCCATTGCTCGGCCCATTGAGCCACCCAGGACTTTAGCACAGGGTCGTCGTCATCAATCGCTCGAGTTTCGCATTCGCGCATCATCGTCCAAAAAGATGTCATGACGTTTTCGTGCTCATCAGCAGGAATATTATCAAGTTTCAACATCGGCATAATTTAGTCCTCAACTTCCTGGAAGGTCAACCAGGCACCGACAGCATAAGCCATGGCGACGATGGATGGCTTACCGTATTCTTGATATTGACGGAATACCAATACGCCGTCGTAGAGTTCCCACTCATCAGCATAAACATCTTCAGTGAGGGGAGCGGAAGTACTGCACCCACCTTGTGTAGCACGCAGATCAGGCACGCTTTTACCAGGCAGAGTAACTTGAAAACGCTTGGGCATTTGTATTCCTTGGTTGATTGAATGAAGTGACTCTACCAATATTAAGGGTCAAAGTCAACTAGCCTTCATAAAGTTTATAACCCATCTCTTTGCACTCCAATCCAGCTTCAACGTGATTGGTTGCTTTCAACTTGATTTTATTACGGGCAGGGACGGTGCACCACCCAGTGAGATGTGGGCGCAGATGTTGGTTACAGTAAACAAATACGTTTTCGCCGAACACCTGTTCGTCTTCGGTTAATTTCTTCTCGGTATCCATTTAAGCTCCTTTGTGGTAAAGGCGGGGTCACCCCCACCTTTATTCAGTCTTTGGTTTCGAGGGAAATGTTCTTGATAGCTGACGTATAAATCTTGTTATAAACTGACTTGAATGCAGTCGTAACAAGTCGTTGGATGCCATTAATGATATCCGCAGTCAAATTTTCCACCAAACTGAACGGCCACACAATGATCCACGCTACGAAAGTATCAATCATCTGACTTGGGTGAAGAGCCTTGATAGCATACTTACGATATGCATCATCTGTCATTTGTTTGATCTCTTCAACCGCTTTATCAGCGTGTCGTTTATATCGCCAAAAACTCCACAACACCCCAATGACAAGATAGACGGCACTACCAATTGCCAAGTTTTTGAGAGAGATGTCGAAGAAGAAAAAAGCGAGGACAGCACTCACGATTGCTGTGAATACTGCAAAACCACGTACGTTATTGTGTTCAAACAGAATGCCGAGGACAGCAAGCGTAATCAAAGTTGGCCACGTGAGCAAATAGCCCGTCGCCAATCCAGCAAAAAATTCCAACATGTAATTCTCCTATTGATCGTGAGGATTACATCCTACTATCTCGTTATAAAAAAGTCAACCCTTTTTATTTTGTTTACGGAGCTGCTTGAACAGCTTCACTGATTCTTCATCAAATTTACTCATCTCGATTTCCTATGTTATGGTGCAAGCGGAGAGACTCGAACTCTCAATCCTCACGGCGCTGGCTTCTGTCGAGTACCCGCTTTAGCAGATACTCTGCACAAGACCAGAGTGTATACCATTCCACCACGCTTGCGTTGTTTGGTGCCCAGGGTGGGATTCGAACCCACACTAAATAGGTTTTGAATCTATTGCCTCTACCGATTGCGCTACCTGGGCGTTGCTAATATCTGGTACCCCCGGTCAGATTCGAACTGACACTGACATGCTCCTAAGGCATGTGACTCTACCAATTGGCCTACGGGGGCAATCACCACCCACGGGGTTGCCCGGTGGCACTACGCATCATCTTATGACTGATACACAGCATGTTGTTTGGTACCCGGGATCAGAGTCGAACTGACAAAATCACCTACTTTTGAGGAAGGCCGCTTTACCAAAATTGCGTACCCGGGCATTGCTGTAGTAGGTGGAACACAATCCTATTAAGTTGCGCTTCGATCTTTATCAGCAGCATTACCTGCTCGCAACACCATTTACCCATCACCTGGGATGGACTACAAAAATATGGCGGAGAAGGTGAGACTCGAACTCACACACCTGGGGACACCAGGCCCTCTGTTTTCAAGACAGCCGCCGCTAGGCCAACTCGGCTAACATCTCCATATTAAAACACACCACGATTGGGTCCTTTGGCACCGGTGCAACCCGGGAGCTTCCATCGGCAATCCAATACACGGATAGATCCTTCCAACCACTGTCTATCACCCGTTGGGTAGGGTGATGTGTTTTAATATGGTACCCCTGGTCGGATTCGAACCGACACATAAATGGATTTTAAATCCACCGACTCTACCTAATTGGCCTACAGGGGCATAACTTATTCATTCGACTGGGTGGAATTGAACCACCTCGGGGGCATTTGGTTGCCTACTTCGCTCATCACGCCTCGGACTTCCCCTTGCTACCATTACAACACAGTCAAATATGGCGGAAGACCAGGGAATCGAACCCTGTGACCCACGTAAATGGGCCTACGGATTAGCAATCCGCTGCATTACCATCCTGCCCGTCTTCCATAACTTGCGGAGGAGACATGGACTCGAGCCCTCCTTATCTGGTACCGAAGGTGGGATTCGAACCCACACAAGCTGCGGTTTGTTGGAAGGGTTACCGCTTTCGCTTACCTGGCTCCCCAGGGCTCCCCACTATGATTCCACCACCAGGGTATACCAATTCCCCATCACTTCGATATTTGGTGCGTAAGGAGAGACTCGAACTCTCAATCCACGAGGGCATTGGCTTCTTAGACCAACGTGTATACCATTCCACCACTCACGCATATATTTTTCCGCTGTAGTTTTACCTGTACTCTTTCAAGCCGGGTCCCTTCGCATGTATCGCGGATCATACCTATTTCAATTTTGGTGGGAGCGGAGGGAATCGAACCCACTCTGTGTTCCGGTTAAAAGCCGGATGTCTACCCAGTCGACATCGCTCCCAAAATTATTCGTTGGTGCACCGCCACGGTAACGATCCGTGTTCTAAAGGGTAAGAGCCTATTGCATCACCATTAATGCTTGCGGTACATGGTGGAGACTGGGGGAGTTTAACCACCTCGTCTTAATTCGCCCCCAGACTTATTTAGAGACATCAGGTTACGCGCCTGACGGGGGGATCAATCTCCATTACTAATTTGGACACCATGCGTGGGTACCGACCCCACACCTCCTTTTGTACAAACGGGAGCGACCCGCCGAACCTCAACACCTGGACGTCACAAGTGTTATTGGTTAGGTGTTCTAGCCTTTTAAACTAGCACAGTGATAATAATCTGGTGCGCCGTCCAGGTAACGATCCCTGCCACGCACAAAGGCTACGGTTTTACAGACCGGGCTGCGTCCTTAGCAGCGTATGGACCCAATGTAAATTTTAATACTGGTGGATGCTGTAGGAATCGAACCTACTCGGTCTAGCCGCTCACCGGGTTACAGCCGGGGCCCATACCATTACGGGGGAGCATCCAAATAAAACATTTCAAATACTTTCTTCTTGGCACCTAACATCCAACCTTGATCGATATATTCACACAATAGATGTTTTTTAATTCGTTTTCTTTTTATACCCAGCGATGGATAACTTATCACACAAGTACCAAATTGTGAGTTTTTTTCACCGATCGAGTGACCGTTTTGTTTATAGGCAAGTTTCCTTTTTTCATTAACCTCTGCTGTGTGCATATAGCTAGCGTCAGACCGTATTCCTCTATCAAGTAATGTTTTGCGTCGTTTTGCTTTACTGGATGGATGTTGTGCGGCTTCAGAAGCTTTCTTACCTATTACAGACCTCCAATCCTTACCTAATTTTTGTTCCAACTTTTTGTCAGTGTTTTTTCTAGCTCTACTATTTTGAATACATAATTCTTCATAATTTTTATTAATATGGTCAAATCCTCCCAAACCACCTCTGCGTAAATTATAGACTTCATCTCTCTCAAGAAAGTTTTCAGTTACTACTTCTTTCTCTTTTGCGTACATCAATTCTTCACTCTCGAAAAATTCGAGCACGTCTTTTGTAAAATTATCAATGCCATATTTCTTTATGGCTCGTTTGATAACTTTTCCAGAGCCCATATAACCATCATCTAAATTGCCGGTTTTGTGCACTCCTACGTAGATTTTGCCATTCACCAAGTTGGTGATTTGATAGATGTAATAGAACATAATAGTTCCTCCTATATCTATTTATGACAACTCTACTATTGTGTGCGGGCGACAGGAATCGAACCTGCAACATTCTGGTTGGAAGCCAGACGCTCTACCAATTGAGCTACGCACGCCCTTAAATTCACTTTGGAGACCGAGGTCAGAATCGAACTGACGAATTCTGGGTTTGCAATCCAGGCGAATACCATTCTCGTCACACGGTCTCCAAAAAGAACTTCTTTGGAGCGGGTACCCAGAATCGAACTGGGGCATAAACCTCGGCAAGGTTTCAGGCTACCATTACATCATACCCGCATAAATTTTCAAATTGTAAAAGATCAAGTACTACATACAAAAAAAGCCCCGCTATTTCTAACGGGGCGAAGTAATCTGTTTCGGATGAACAAACGAAGTCGCCTCGTTAGGATAAGCCCCCTAAGAGTTTGGAACAATAACTTTTTGACTTCAGTGTGAACATTTCATTCATTCCTTAAATGGTTTCGAGCACATTGCTCAATTGTTACATTAATTATATATGACTTATTTATAAAAGTCAACCAATTTTTCAAAACTGGTTACAAAAAATCGTATGAAGGCAAGATTAACCACTTACCTTCACCACTCTCACCCTTATCCGACCAGGGGGACGCTTGTCAGCCTACGTCGCATTGAATGTTTTTCAATATCGGGGAACTATTCGTGAGGACTTTTACCCCGCCACCTTTCGCACGCTGGATTCCCTGCGATCACCACCTAGTTCCCAAGATGGTTGGCGTTTACTTCTTGGGTACGTCTACCCAACTAATTCTTGGTTGCGTGGAGTTGGATTCGAACCAACGACCTCCGGCTTATGAGACCGGCGAGCTGACCACTGCTCCATCCCGCAATTGTTACTTTAAATTAGGTCAGCGTAGGAACACTTTTTCATCTACGCTGTCGTTAACAACTCAACCCGCCGGGGGAATTATTAACTGTGTTCATCACAACAAAATCTATTATACGTTGTTTATTTATAAAGTCAACAACTTTTTACAACATCTCCATTTCTTCAACAGAAATTTCCTTGAAGGAGACAGGTTCCATCGTAATCTCTTCCAGAATGTTTTTCAACTCATACGCTGAAACAGAATGTCCTGCAAACACGGTTGTATCGCCATCTTTCAGGAGAATCCAATCATCGGTGTAAAAAAGTTTAATTGCCACAATTACCTCTCGTTAGTCTTGGAATGTATACTTTGCTTTAAGCGCAATGCAACCATCTTGCGGCCGATATTCGTATTGGGGGAATCGAATTCGCCATTCCCTAACCTCTGCATTGTTGTTCGTGGATACAATTGCAACTTGTTCTGGAAATTTAAGAAATGTAGTCACCTTTTCATGTTCCCATGGTGTATCAGTTGCTAACCGAATCTTCTTTTCCGTGAAACCAACAACGGTTGCTTGAACAAGATCCGCTGTGTAACCCTGAAGATTAGTCACAACCATCTGTCCAAAAGCTAGTGTTTTTCCAGTAACATCTTTCACAAGAAATCTTTCAAAATATGTGTTGTGCAAACGATTGTAGGGGATTCGAACCCGCTGTTTCCGGCAGCAATTGCCGGTGCCCTAGCCGCTAGACGAACAATCTTCACCCTCATAATAACATCCTGACCGATGTTTTCTACAGGCGCTGCTTTCGGGGGTCAGCCCAGAAACTGGTTAGATAAAGTCACGCGAGATTCGAACTCGCCCATCCCAGCCGTTTTCGTCCAACTACTCACCCTGCAAGGGTTTTGTCGGAGTACTCGGGCCGAGTATGCACAGCCTGACATCTTGACACCAGAAGACGAAGATTGCAGTCAACTTCTTCTGTTCTAATTTAACAAAAGATATTTTACAGCATATTTCTAAAATGACAACGGTCAGCATTCAAAAAAGATGCTCCAATTGCCCGTGCTCGTTCGCCACCAAGGACACAAAAGTCAGCTAGCCATCTGTCGTACGACAGCAGTGGCGCCTGTGACCGCGCTTGACGCACAAGATAGTCTGCTCTACAATTATAGACACTCAAACCATGACCCTTGACCCAATTCATGTGGGAGTGTTTGATATAATCAAACACCAGTTCCCGCAGGCCTTCTGCATTTGGATAGAACCAATGCACAATATAATCAATCATTGCAATCACTTTATCACGTGAAGATATAAGATAATTCTCATCCTGCACGTATGTGTGGGCAAAGGCAATAAATTGGTCATCCGTGTAAAAAGAACATTCGTGTGGCTTATAGCCGCGATTGTGCATGAGTAACGTAGCTTCAATCAAGGCAACCCATTCGTGGCAACCACTCGTCACCTGACCACGCTTTTTCACCACCATGCCGTTGACTTCAATCTGCTCATCTTCCATGCAGCTGACAACACCCCACGAAACTTTAAGTTCGTTTTTCTTTTTCTTTCCTGGGGGAGTAGACGACCCACCATCAAAATAAACTACGGCACTAGTCATACCAATCCCTTCACAACTTGGCTAAACCAGATTTTTTTGCTTTTATCAATCACACGGCCTTCGTTTGTAGCAACTTCCACTTCCAGGATTCGATCTGGAACACCAAACCGAGTTGAGATCGGTTCCATGCTAATCACGGTGGAGATATAGAACCAGCGACGATTGGGTTCCATTATATGCCACTCGGAAAGAAACACATCACCTTCTTTAACGGTATCGAGTGTAACGGCACTGGACATTTTTGGAGTTCTCGAAGTTGTTTGACTTAAAGATACTATATCTAATTAGGGTACAAAAGTCAACATCTACTATTTTCGGGGGTTATAAGGAAGAAAATCCGTATAATTATCATGATGCACTGGGGTGCATTTTTTAGACAAACAAAAAATAGAAAAGTTCCACCAAAAAATGATAAAACTTTTCTATGAAAAGGCATGGCAACGATAGATGTTAGTCTATCACAAATGCTTCATGATCTCTTTGCGTAAGGGCCAAAGTGCAAATACAAGCAACCCAACTCCACATGCGGCAATGACCAGGAACCAAGGGTCACCATGGATCTTTAACTCCAGGATTGCCCTAGCAAATAACAACATAAACGCCACCGTAGCAAGAGGCAGAGCAATGTAAAAGACGGAGCCTGGATATTTTTTCCAGTTAAAAAGTCGTTCGAGTCTTTTAAACATCTCCTGCATCCTTCACGAGCTGTTGAGCAACCTGGATAACCATCTCATTAAAGATGGCCATAACCAAACCATTCTCAGTTGCTTCACGATCTGACATGCCTTCAGAGCGCCCCCGAGCGTAATAATCGTCGAACTGGTCTTGCGAACATTCACTCAGTCGCTGAACCACAAACAGCGTAAGCATGCGGGAGAAAGTGTCTTCATCAATCCCCGTAAGATCGATCACATCACATGTAGTCTTGTTCACGATTCCGCATCCTTTTCTGTGATTTTGCATCCTGACTCTTACGAGCCAGTTTCGCAAGACGATTTTCGCGACGATCCGCGTTCAGATCTTTGTTGTGACGTTTGTCCTTACTTGCCATGATACTCACCTCTTATTTCAAAAATTACAGACCACAAAGCTTTTGCAACGCTTCATCAGGAACACCGTGTGTACAACCTTCACGGATGGTGCGTGGAGACAAAGCACCAAATCCCTTGTACTCGACTGGACAAAGCAGTTCCATCAATTCACCCAGAACGGAACAATTTGAGTCACCTCCAATGCGCCATTCACCAAACGACATGTATAACCACAGATCTTCACCAGTTTCTTGGTGATGGACACTAATACTGTTGGAATATTTTTCCTTTTTCTGCGTTGACAATCCTGCCCCACGACCAAACACTTCAGCCATCCGTTTGCAGGTAAGGAACGGCAATTCGATGATCAATCCACCGCTAGCCCGACGATCGCCTTTCAGTCGCGTAAACATTCTATTCCCTTTTGCTCTTCGATGATTTCATTATACCCATTTAGGGTATAATGTCAACGAAAGTTCCCTTCAGAGCGAGTACTTCGCGCCATCGTGAGGTGCGGCGATTTCGTTCCACTTATCGATCAGATCCCACGCTTGGTCGCTGGTCAACTCAACACTCTCTTCATAATCCTTGTTGGGCGGAACAGGCTCACCCGTGATTTCAGCGAGATGTCGGCGCGTAAACGGAAGCCATTCAACTTCCCCATCATATTTTACACAAAATTGTGAAGGCATAATCAATCTTCCTTTAGATAGTTGATATTAAAAATGTTGGCGGTTACCAATCCAACTGAACATGAACTGGATGAATCGATACGATCTCCTCACGATCTGTTTGAATCTTGAGGATGATTTCATCTGTGCTGTTGCGAGCAAACCCCATCACATGCCCCAGCTCCCAATCCAACGGCTTGGAATCGTTTGCATCACGCCAGGCAGGATTATACTTTACGACAACGCCGAGCGTGCACCGTTTCAAATCTGTTGTCATTTCAGCTTGTCTGCCTCGTAATTTGAGAAACCAACTCTTTCAGCATCGTCGCTTCCAGGTCGGCATACACTTTGCATTGTGCGATGTAATCAGTGTACTGCTTAAACGTCATTGGTTCAAGTCCAATGTTACGTGTTTCATTAGCGTACTTCCAATACTGCTGAATTGTTTCATACTGACCCATGATCACACCCTCGATTTATTTGCACACCCAAGGGGTACGCTCTTCATCCACGTCCAACCCGATATCGTTCACTGTGTGAGTAATGACACCATCTTTGTCGACATAGATGATATTCTCAATTCGTAACAACCATCCACGACGTTTGTAGCCATTGCCAGTATCTTGGGTATAACGCGTTGCACCAAGTTCCTCATCCATTTCGTTGCCGTGTGAAATGAGAAAGGTGGGAGTCATTTTGTCGTAGCCAGACTCACGCTGACAGATGATGATTGAGAAGTTACCACGCTCTTCCTTGATAATGTCAGCGATTGACACTTTCTTGGCGTCGTAGTGATAGCCCTTCATGATGTACCACATGTCTTGCTCCATTTGTGACCGTGAAGTTATTATACAACTATTGGGTCAAAAGTCAACCGGTTAAAAGAAAAGAGGAGATTTCTCTCCTCCTTCCTTTTCCTTTAGTTCAGTTGAACCAACTTCAACATTTCAGGATTTTCCAACAGACCAGAATAACCACTCTGTTCCAGTTTCATTTCGCTGATTTTGCCACGAATCTGACGTTCTTTGCGACCAACAGATTTGATCTGTCCCATCACTTCGACCAATTCAGCATTCAAACCTTCCAATTCTTGTTTCAAAGAATTGTTCAACGAAACATCTTCTTTGGCAATGTCGAACAAAAAGGTTTTGGTGAAAGAGGCATAGTCACGTTCACTTTTTTCATCAAACACACCAACATTCACTTGAATGACAGGCTTTTTGTTTTGATACGTACCTTCCCACTTCACATCCACACCAGTCACTTTGGTGAACAGACCAACCACAGGAATGGTGGTTTCATACTGATCCTGATCAACCGAAGCCACAACAGCCTTCTGCAGATCATCAATATCACGTTTGGCAGTTTTGATTTTTGCCGAAAGTTCATCTTTCTTCAGGAAAAGACCATCTTCATATTTCGAAACAAACACAGAAACGACTTCGTCCATACCCACATTCACATCAGTCGTCATTGCAGTCATCAGATCGTTTGCCATTTTGTAAATCTCCGTTTAGTTAGGTGGTGTTGCTCTCACAACAAAGACTATTCTACAGGTTTTTTGCAGTAAGTCAACAATTAGGGTCAATCTTTTTGAAACATATCAGGCTCATCCCACACTTGTTTCATGAAGTCAAGAGCATTCCTCCAACCTTCATATTCATAAGAAACACCATTTGCATGTTCCACCATTTGTTCCCAAGTTACCAGTTTCTGCAGGATTCGAATAACACTTGCATAATCTTCGTATGCATATTTCACGTCAATGTTGTATTTGACACCTTTGTTCAAGGCAGCAAATCCCAATGAAATCAACGATTGAGCATCACTTTTTTTCGCAACTTTGCGTTCAGTTTTTTCATGCAAAGACAAGCGGTTACCAACCCGACGAAGTCCTTTCACATAATCCGAAACAGCAATGCCACGATCTTGAAGAAAGTCAACAAACTCATCATCTTCAATGATGATTGATTTCTTTACCTTTTGTTTCATTTCAGCCTTCAGTGACTGAAGGACTTCGATGATTGCATTACTTTTGATCGTAGCCGAATAAGTGCTAATATAACTCACACCTAAAGTTTCCTTCAACTCATCTTCGGTGAAGAACTCATCACCTGCATCTTCAGCGTTTTCAATCTCTTTGAGCTGAATGTGCCATTTGGATTCTTCTTCGATCTCATACAATCTCATGTTACTTCCTTCGTTGTTTGACGGTGAAGTCATTATACAACATTAGGGTCAAAAGTCAACGCCTAGATTTGGCGATACTCAACGAATTTAACGTACGAAGGCGCAACATCAATAAGCTTTCGAGAAGCTACGTGGTAAAACGAATTCTCCCACGGGCGCCAAATTAGCTCGTCGCCTGGGGCTGCATACGGTTGCAACCAATCAGGCATAGCCGTTGCGTTGACGATAGCAAACACCGCCACATAGTTGGGCGTGTCGGCGACAGCTTGTTCAAAATCGGAGGTCTTCATTTTGTAGCTTCCAACAACCTGTTGACCGATTCAACCAACTCCTGTATCGAAACATCGGGCAATTCCTTTTGCAGAATTTTCATGACAGCTTTCCCTGTTTTGCCGGCATTGGATCTAACTATCCTAAGAACCTCTTTGTCGAGCATGATTTCATTAACTCTATCTAGTTCTGCAAACACTTTCGTTGCTTCATCGGCATTTGGTTCCATGATGAATCCTTATTTAACTTGACCCTATTGTACAACAAAAATAATTTAGGTCAACACACATTTCTGGGTAGTTTGCCGAATGCCATCCGCACAAGCTCAACCGTCAAATTCTTGTCATGGAACACGGTAGTCATGTCGCCAACACAATCATCAACAAGCACAGCTATGCAATCAGTCATTGTCGCCATACAGTAATCGTGGAAGCCACGTTGCTTACCCCACAATGAGATAAATTCGTGTAGATCGAGTTGCATGCGGTGCTCTTTACACACCACCCGGCGAACGTCATCGTAAGTCAAGCAATCAACAACCGTTACACCAAATGCACTCTCGAGCATTTGTTTGAAGTCTCTGTTAAAAACTTCCTTATCGCGCTCATCATACACCGCTGCAGAGAATACAGTAACCTCGGTCACATGATTGTCAGCCACCCATTTACGCAGCTTCGAGACGTTGCAAAGTAAACCCTCATCCCATGATGTGATGCACGTTTCTTCCAAGTCCCAAAATACTTTCACTGGTTTCATTTTACGCCCAACCTAAATGTGCCATAACCTTTGCAACGACAAGGTACCAGGCATATACCGGCATCACGAATGCTGCGGCAGATAGCCAGCCAGCTTTTGCCAATACCACACCCGCTAACCACGAAACTACTCCCACAAAAGTAACGAGATATTTCATTTTAATCCTTTCAATTATTTAAAGCCATTATACAAACAATTTGGGTAATGTCAACAGTTGACCTTTTAACCCAAATGTGGATAATGATCTCTATCAACAACGGAGATCAAGCATGAACAACAAGCAAGTGGTGTCATACGACCTGTATACCCGAATCAACAAGATTCTGCTGGAAGGTATTGCGAAACTCGAAAAACACTATGGCGTTGAACTTGAAATGCCGAAAGTTCTGTACACACTACGTGGTACTACAGGCGGCAGGGCAGATTACCGCAAATGGACTGTCAATTACAATGCTGTGTTGTTGAATGAAAACGTTGATGTTTTTTTGGCACGCACCGTTCCGCACGAACTTGCACACTTGGCCTGCGACAAAATTTATCCCCAGGCACATGAAACCGACATCGTTATGTCTCGAACTGGTAGATGGAAGCGCACCAAACGTGATGTACATGGTCGGTATTGGCAGGAAATTATGCGCGTTTTGGGCGTGAAAGATATTACGCGATGCCACAGTTATGACGTCACTAACTCCAAGGTTGAAAAAACCTTTAAGAAATTCAACTACTCATGTGGTTGTGGGGTTGGTCACCACAAGGTTGGTGCAAAGGTGCATAACAAGATTTCTCTGTTCAATGCGCGTTATACGTGTAGGGTGTGTAAGCAAGTTTTGGTTTCGGCTAATAGTATCAACAGCATGGTCGTAAAACCGGCACCTACACCTGTCGTGAAAAAGAAAGCCGTTGCATCCACCAACGGCACTAAAATTGAGCGTGCTCGTGGCATCCTTGCATCAATGCACAATGCATCCCAGAAAACTGTTGTTGAAGCGTTCATGAGCCAGCTTGATATGACACAGGCTGGGGCTCGTACGTACTACTACAATTTGACCAAATAGTTGTTGACGTTTGGGTCAAACGGGATTACCATACCTTTATTAAAAACAAAGGACACAATATGAGCAAAAAAGTTAAAACTCCGCCTCGGCTGACGATTACTGAGAAGGTTGATAATTATAGTTGTTACGACCTTGATGGTAAAGTAACCAACTTACTCGAGCTGTGTCAAAATCTCATTGAACGCCATGGTGATACGGTGCGTTTTGATTATGGACAACACACGGCGTGGGAAGATACTTATTCGTTTAACGTGAATGTTCATCGTCCGGAAACTGATAGCGAATATGAAGCACGTGTGGGTAGTTGGGTTATCAATCAGCAAAAAATCGAAGAACGTGAACGCGCAGAACTTGCTCGTCTTACGGAGAAATACGGGAGCATTAAATGAACATGTACATCATTTGTGGTGTAGATCGTAACACTGGCGAGCGATGGGTGTCTCAATGGCAAGGCCAGGGTGTGTGGTATCACAAAGATCGAGCCAGGGAAGCTCGTGATGCCCTTCAAAAGGCTCAAACGGATCCGAACGTAGCTTACGGAGTGTACAAATATATCAACGAGCCTGTTTAAAACCGTTGACCTTTTAGTCCAAATCGGTATAATAGCCTTCATTGACTGACAACACATAAGGACAGATCAAAATGAACCAAATCATTGAAAACCTGGCACAACAAAACTTCGATGTCCGTTCGGTGACTGCAGCTGGTCATTTTGCGAACTCCTTTTCTGAAAAGAAGTGGTCGAAGAATCGTTTTGAAAACCTCATCAAAGACATGTTCGGTATCGAAACCAAAACCGAATTTGACAAGGAAGCGGAGATTCTGTTCCGCTACATGATTGTCGAAGCGATCAAACTGAATGCAGCAGGAACCGCATTCGGTGCTGAAGATGTGCTGAAAACGGCTCGTGGATTGACCTCGAAATTCTTTGTGAATTTCCCTTGGCTTCATCCCGACCACTATTCACAACTGGCAAAATCTGATTTCGATGAAGATGGTAACTACATCGGCCCCAAAGGCTATGATGATACTGTGCCTGTCGAAGACATCAAGATCGGCCGTACTTTCATTGGTACCAAGATCATCAAACCGAAGAAGGGTGCTAAACAACACGCTGCTCGAGCGATCTATGATGCCAATGTTGGTAAGTCGAACCAAGAGATCATCGCTCTGTTCATGAACCAGCTCGATATGTCGAAGTCGGGTGCCACTACCTACCTGTATAACATGAAGAAGGGTGTTGCGGCCGCCAAGTAAGGCGGTTGTAATTTACTAGTAAGGAGACAAGAAATGAATAAGGCTATCTATCAAGTCAAGTGGGCGATTCGAACAGCAACAGGCGTTGACTACATGTCCGATCCCCTGTCGCCCGATGAGCTGTTTACGCGAGCCGATACCGAGCGGCTGGAAGAGGGGCTCAAGCTGTCAATGCAATACCCCGATAACACCATTGTGTTGCCGGTCAATGGAAGCGATGTCATCTTGCGAGTACAGCAACTTGAGTCGGCAAAACAAATCGTCTACACTGAAGGTATTGCGGAGTAAATTACTAGGAATGGAAACCATTTATAAAATTCGCCGCGGTGATGGGTTGTTCTCGACGGGTGGCATGTATCCTCAGTTTACCAAGAAGGGAAAAATCTGGCGCAATCGTGGCCACGTTACCAGCCATCTAAATCAATTGGGTAATACAAGCGCATACAAAGACAGTGTGGTTGTTACTTTCGAAGTCGTTGAAACAGAAGTTGACACAACTACCGTTTCAGAGTATATTGAAGGTATTGCAGTACGCAAAGAAGCTGAACGAGAGCGGCAGCGCCAAGCAGTCGCCGCACGCCTCCTGGAACAGGAACGCAAAACCTATGAAGCTCTTCGTAAAAAATTTGAAGGAACTGACAAATGAAATGTCCTCAGTGTGGTGGCGAAATAGTTGTATCTCTTGATATGACTGTCACGGAAGCAGCTCATGATGAAAACAAACTGGACATAATTATTACTTGTCCCGAATGCAACGAGTCGTTCAATGCGTTTGTTGATATCAACGACGATTTCATGACACTTGATTAAATTCTGGGACTGTAGCTCAGTTGGTTAGAGCAGCGGACTCATAATCCGTAGGTCCTGGGTTCGAGTCCCAGCGGTCCCACCACCACTTGATTGAGGAGAAGTAAATGGTAGAACACGAAGATGGTTCGGTCACGCTGACCAAAGATGAATACGAATCTTTGATGAAAGATTCTGATTTTCTGTCAGCACTCGAAGCAGCTGGCGTTGACAACTGGGAAGGTTACGACGAAGCTATCAGAATTTCAAAAGATTTTGACGAGTAATTGTTTCAACTCTCTGTGAGCATACCATGAACTCCAAAAACTGTTATAGTTGTGAATTCAAACGCAGCATTCCGGGTGACGCACATATCCAATGTGACAATCCTGACCCTGAAATGACTGGCAATCCACATGGAATTCGAAACGGGTGGTTCTTTTACCCATTCAACTTTGATCCTATTTGGATGGCCAAAAAGTGTGCTAATTATAAGCAGGCGGAAATCAAATAGTCGTTGACTATTACCCTAAATGGTGGATAATGTCTTCACCGTCAAACAAAGGAACAGAAATGGCGATCGACATCGAAGACAAAGACCTCGGCGAATTGCTTAACGAATACATCGACCAGGAAAAGCTCTATTCCCTGGAAGGAGCTCGCGGCGTAAGGAATATCACCAAAGTTATCAACGCTATCGGTTATTCTGACATGGATGATTTTCTCCAGGATAATCCTGGGGCACTCGAAGCGATCTTCAACTGGATCAGTGACCTGAACATTTCCGAATGGAAAGAATCGATCGCTGCAAAATTACACGGAGGTGCGGAATGAGCTCGGATAATGATGCTTATTACAAGCAACGCAGCATCGAAAAATTCGACGTCAGGGTGCGACCGGACGATGTTAATCCACGTCGTGTTACAATCGAATTGACCACGAACGGTTGGCAACGGCAGGTGATTTGTGGTCTGACACGCGACCAAGCTGGTAAGATTATGGCCGCAATCGATCAATACCTGGATGAATAAAAGTGGATTTTTGAAAAGGAAAATGACATGAAACGGATGACGATGATTTTTACTGTGGCACTTGTCGTGGACTACGATCCTTCTCTTGAAGATCAGGAAGTGATTGAAAATGAAGCCCAAGCAACGCTCCGCTCTTTCACTGACAACTTCGACGAGTACGTGGACCTTCCGAGCGAGGTAGCGAATTTCGAATCGGCCGACGTTGGATTTTTTACTTCCATTCCGACTCCCACTCGATAAAACAAAAGGACAAAATTGTGATTCATAACGACGGGAAATGCCTCAAAACTGGACTCAATGTTCTGCTGCTCGAATACGGTATGTTGGTTCGGGTCGACCTGTTTGGTTTTAATGACACGATCATTATCAATGAATACGACGAAAGGTTCCCGCAAGAAAGCCATCAAGTGGATTTTGAGATGGGAATAACCTACAGAGTGGGAAAGAATACCATGTGCCATGTGAACGATTGTAAGATTCGTTCACAAGAACTTCTCGACATGTTGACAGAATATGACCCCCAATATGCACAAAATATCGCGGTTGATATCAGGGCAAATATCGATGAAGAAGATTCTTTGGGTATTGAAGTTGACAACATGTCACAAGCACTCAAAGAACGGATGGCTGGTAAACACGATTGGGGTCTCACGTAATCGTTGACATTTAGGGTCACTCGTGATATAGTGACCCTACTTTGACGGTAACCAACCACGTTGCAGAGAGCGAAAGCTGGGAAGCCCCACGGCGAGCTATGGGACAACTATTGGGGTGCAATAATAGTTGTTGACATTTTGACCCAATTGTGGATAATGACATTTCTTACAAAGGAGCAAGAAATGATTTTGATGCCAGGTTCAAGCCTCAAAGAAAACAGAACAGTGCAACTGAATTGCACTTCACAACACGCTCGCGCAATTAAGGACCTTGTTGAAGAACACATCAACGATCTCATGATTCGCGCCAGTTCAGCATCAAAAGCATCTGATGACATCAAGCGTTCCATCAAAAATGAACTGAATGAATGGGAAACGCTTCGTGTCTGGATTGTCAACGATATGTTTGATTCTGGTTTCTGAAAGGACAGTATGAATCCCTTACTCAAATGCATAGTTGAAGATAACGAATATCGAACCGATGATGGGTTTGTTATGGCTCGTGAAGATGGGTTGACACCCAACGGCAATCCTGTTGCCTGGCGATGGGTTCTGCGGGACAATTGTGGCAACTGGGTCGATTTTGATCGGTACAGGCACGACCTCGCAGAACGCAATGGGTTTCGTGTAGAGCTGTTGTAGGAAATAAATTGAAAAATTGTTGACTTTGACCCTAATATCTGTATAATGATCTTCATTGGTTAACAACACGAGAGCATTGAAATGAACGAAGAAATTCAAAACGACGTACAAGAAGTTGCTGTTGATGAAATCGAGCTGTATGGTGAAAAACAAGTACGTTGGTATCAAGTTGCCGCACGAAATCAAGTTGAACAAGCACTTGAAGATGGCAAGAAGCGCATTCTCGTGGTGCTTCCGACTGGTGCTGGTAAGACGTTGACTTCTGGTATGATCTTCAATTCGCCGCGAGTCCGTGAAGCTCTTGGTGTAAAAGGTCGCAATCTGCGTCTGATGTTTATTGCGCACAAACACCGCCTTCTGTCGCAAGCAGAAGCCACGTATGCTGCCGCTGATGGCGTCGATATCATCATTCAATCTGCATTCAGCGATATCCCGCAAGAACTGCTGGATGAAGGTTGGGACATTACCTGTATTGACGAGGCTCACCACGAAGCGATGATGTCGATTCAATACCAACTTGAACAGATTGGTGACATGCCGATTATCGGTCTCACCGCAACCCCCGATCGTGCAGATGGCTGTCTGATCAAATTCGAAGAAATCGTGGCACCGATTTCGCGTGAACAAGCGGTTGCAGAAGGTTATCTCGCACCTACGCAGCTTTACAGCTTTGTTGATGCACCCGAAAAAGACAAGACGCGCATTTTGCGTGACATGTTTGATTCGTACGCAGATCAAATGGGTCAAACGATGGTGTTTGTGCGCACAAAACGTGAAGTTGGTATCATCGCTGAATATCTGCGTGATAAAGGCTATTCAGCAATCGCAATTCTCGGGCAGACCGAACGTGAATTGGATCGAATTCTCAACGATTTTTCGCAAGGCAAATACCAATTCGTTGTCAACTGCAACAAAATCAACGAGGGTGTTGACGTAGCGAATTGTGAAAGTGTGGTACTTGGTCGTCAATTCGGTTCTTATCCTCAATTGAACCAAGTTATCGGACGTGCTGCTCGACCTGATTCAGATTGTCGCGTTTGGGAACTGATTAATCCGTTGTCGGGCTACAACCTTGATACTACAGTGATTGTTGGTACGCCCGAACTGCATAAACTGGTGTATCGCAAAAATGGTGTGTGGTTGGAAGAGCAGTTCGATTATACCACCGAAGAAACCGCAAGTTTTGGGGTGGCAACGATGGGTTCTGCAAATGAAATCATCAGTATGCGTGCATAATTCTGTTGACCCTTACCCCACTTTGGGGTAATGTGGCCGCATCGATTAACAAAGGAGATTGACATGGGTTGGTGGGGAACTGGTGTAATGGAGGGCGATGAGCCCATGGATCTCGAATACGTTATTCGTGAAGCTCTTCTCGAAGGGGTGGAGGTCAACGAATGTGACGATGATTCGAGTGCAGACGAGGAAGAGGCGCGTCTTAACGTCATCGTTGCCGACAAACTCAAAAAAGGTGAGTACAAAAAGATTCTTGCCGACATGATGGCAGGTGATGGTGTATTTGGTGATTTTGACCGAGAGATCGCCATCCAAGTGCTCGGCGAAATGATTATGTGTTATGGTGGCACGATGTCCGATGATGACAAAGCCATTTTCCGCGGAGCTGCTGAAAATGATGATTGGGCGCAAGGTGATGATAAACGTCACGACTCAATGCTGGCATATATCGACCGCATCAATTCGTATGCTGGTATTGCACTCGAACCAACATCTCACAGTCTCCTCGATACCATCTTCCAACACATGGTAGATGAAAAAAACGGTCTTGTTAACAAGTAAGGAAAAATCATGCATGTAATTATGTTGGTTACACCCGATATGCACCCGATTCCTGAATCGGTGGAGGTTGCTACTTCATTCGGAACCGAATCTATCTACGACGACAACGGCAGTCTTGTGGCTCGAGGCGAAGTAACGGTGTTGACTGCTACGGAAGAATCGTTCCGTGAATGGCTAACACCGTTCGATGGTTTTTGGATTACCAACAACCCCATGCTTGGAGAGTGGTGGGTTGTTCACATCACTCCCGAAGGAAATATGCCAGTACTACACTAAATCAGTTGACTTTCACGTCAATTGGGGTGATGCTGCACCATAGTTAATTCGTGGAGAAAGAAATGGATGACGAGGTTGTTGATTTCAACATGTTGTGCTATGGGTGCAACCCCAACGAATTCAAAATGTCCGTTGAAGATTCGTTCACTTTCATGTCTGCAGGACCAGCCATGGTAATTCTGAGTGTGCTCTCGGATGCACAAGAGGAACTATCGAGAGGTTTGGAAGACGAAGCTCGTATGACCATCAATAGAGCCAAATTCCTCATTGGCGAATATTTCATGAAAGACGAATAACATGTACGTCAACGATCTGCATGATTTGTGGGAAGAAGCGCCCGAAACGCTAATTCTGCTTGCCAAACACAAAGCCCCACCTACTGAGAATGCCATTGCAAAAGGTATTCCGGTTACTGAAGAAAATCTGAATATCATCCATCGGGCCAACCAATGCTTAAACTCAGGGATGCGTGTCCGTGTGGTGTACCGTGGACCTCGCCGTAAAGGGTGGGTTGGGCAATCCACCTGTTTGAAAAAGGACGCCACCACATTCGCGGTCTATTACGACTACCGGGACAGGTCCTAATGGTTTTACCAAACCGTTGACTTTTACCCTAATTGTAGTATGATTACTACATGCAAACAACTTTAAGGAACTACCATGTTTAAACAACGCGCATTCGCTGCATTTTCCAACATTGGTCCTTGGGATAGCCTCTGCATTGGTTACATCGGCATTGTTATTGTTGACGAAGATGACAGTGTGAAAGATTCGCTCACACGATTCGTTGTCAATTATGTTGACGACAGTGCCTTTGTTGGTGCTGATCAAGTTACTGTTCGTGACGACGTGGACAATTTGGCACAAATCATCGACGACAACGAAATGTCTCGCTTTTATTGTGATGCTGATAATGAAACGTTTTTTGCAGTAATCAGCGACGAAGATTACATCGACGATGTGTTCACTTTCGTGGAAATTGAACCCAAATAACTGTTGACTTTGACCCTAATATCTGTATAATGATCTTCATCAGTTAACGAACGGGAACAAATAAATGTTGAACAAATTCGATTCTTCTCTCATCACGTTTGAGCGTGTCAAAATCAAAGCAGTTTCGACTGCTCTTGGTGGCAGCCTTACTCTTCTTGATGAAGAAGCCAGTCAAATCAAAGGCAAAGAAGTGTTCAAGCGTGTTGACATTCCGATGGCAATCGCTCGCATGTTTCAAGTGAAATACAAAATGTCGCGGTTTATGAAGCCGCATGAAGGTGCGTTGATGAAGTATGATGGCAAAGTGATCGCCATCGAAAAATCGCTCATTAACACTCGTGTTACTGATGGTGTGTTTGGCAATCGTGAATGGCTTGTCACGATGGAACGCAACATGCAAACCATTCTCAAAAGTCAAGTGGAAAATACCAACAAACAGTGGTATTTTGATGGTTCATACATTTACGGTTTCAAGCAAACGGACGCTCAAACCGCAATTACTGCGGGCGAAAAGCTTGATCCGACCGGCAAGTTTCGTGCTGTTACCGTTGATGCAATTCACCTGAATTATGTCGCATTTACTGCGCCGTTGACCGAAAGCCGAATTTGTATTGCATATACTGCATCAAACGGTGAGTTTGCAATCACCGCGCCGATCTGGAAGAATCTCGGCTCAAAAATGGGTGGTTCGACCAAGAAAGATGCGGCAGATGAAAACACTGGTCTGTCGTCGAACTTTGCCGAAGTTGATCGCATTATGGGTGTGACGCTGAACTTCGCACTCGCTGCGGGAAATGAACTGGCGGATGCGTTTGGTTATGAGGTGATTCAGCCACTTCAACTACCGAAACTGATGATTCAGCTCAAAACTGTCAACTTGCCGAAATTGCCCAAAGAAATCAAGGCTACTTTTGACATCGGCATGACGTTTACCCAAACACTCGCGTGGCTTTTGGGCTTGACTAAGCAAGCAAAAACGATGCAACAAGAAGAATCTGTTCGTCGTCTGTTGAAATACTTGACTTCGAAGGGAATTTTCCGTAAGGATTCGTTGAAGCAAGAAAAGATTTACAAAGACACCGAATCTGTCAACGTGTCGATGATGACTGTTGAAGAAGCCAAGAAACATGCGGCTTCCAGCGAAGTCTTGACGCTGATTGAACAACGGTGGATGAAGAAATTGCGTGCACGTTTTAACGATACTGACAACAGTTTTGTTGATGATGCAATGATTCACGACATGATTTAATTTGTTGACACCAACAACAAAAGAGGGTACACAAAATGAGCCTTACACCAGCTGACAAAAAATGGCACGATGTTTATGAGACTTTACGTGAGACTGATAAACACATCGGCGACGTAATCAACGACGCATTCTTTGATATCCGTCAAGGAATGGCATCGGTTGGTTTGAAAGGTGCTTGTGACGACCGTGCCGAACAGCTGGTTGCAATGATCACAAGATATGTAGTAGAGAGTGATCCTGCATTAAAAGAAACCTACTGTTGACTCTTTGACCCAATTGGTAGATCATGCATTTTCTCGTATAAATAAAGGATTAAACATGAAGTATAACAACCAGCTGCAACCGATTGAAGTTGATCAACTTATCGCCTTTGCTGAAGATAATGCAGACCTTTCTGCTGACTTGTATAGCAAAGTGTTCGAGCACTTTTGTGACGAAATGCCTTATGGCACGGCAAAGGCCCGAACTGGCGATCCGTACGAATGGCTCGGTGACCGTTTGGGTGAAATGGGCGAAGAAGAAATTCGCGCCACATTTCAAATTTAACTGTTGACCTTTTACCCTAACTGCGTATAATGATCTCTGTTGTCGGGCAAAACGGTACACAAGTAAACAACCAAACATTTGCAAAAAGTTGTTGACCTTATTACCTAAAAGTCAGACAATACTTCATCTACTCAATTAAAGGAAAGCAAAATGGAAAAAGAATTTAAGTATGACATGATTCGTGACGCCAAAGTCAAACTGGAAGTGGTCGAAACGACCGATTCCAAGCGTCGTGTTCATCATCAAGCTCGCGTGTTTGTTGGTGATCATCAACACACCTTCGACAAGAACTCGCGTGTGTCCAAGGCACTTGAGACGATGTCTCCCGCAGATCTGCAGGCTCGTCTGAACGGCGGTAGTTTCTTCTTCATCAACGAACAGCTGATCGACTTCCGTGACGCTCAATACAACGGCTTCGTTCACTCTGATGCCAACATTGATGCGCTGATGGAAAACATCGGTGTTCACGAATCGACCAAACGTCGTTTCGGTTCGACCACTACTCCTGGCGGAATCATCCTGTCGAATCGCTGGAATCAGCAGGACATTCAGGTTGAAGGTTACCAAGAAGGTGGCGCATTCACGTCTAACCTGCACTATGACTGGAATCCCTACCATCAGTACGTACGTGGTGTTTTTGAGCTGGTTCGCTTGATTTGCACGAATGGTATGGTTGGTTCGAACGATATCTTCAACGCGCGTATCCCCGTCGTTAACCGTTGGGAAGAGCACTTGGAAATCGCTTCGCGTCAAATCCAGAACAAAGTGAACGCTACTGTTTCTGCGCGTCTTCGCCAGATGGGTCGTGAACACGCAAGTGTTGCGGAACTGCAACTGGTTGCAAACCACGCAGAAAACCGTCTGCTTGAGCTGGATGTTGTTGACTTCGGTTCTCTCGATAAACTCGAGGAAACTCGCAAAACGCTGCGCAATATCAACAATATCGCGAATCCGGAGATTCATCTTCACAACCACTACAAAGCGAGTGCGTTTGAAGACAAAAATCTGGGTGCTCAACTCGCAGGTCACCTGAGCTTGTTTGACGCGTGGAATCTGGTGACTGAGATGTTCTCTCACACCAAAGAAGTCGCAACGTCCAGCAATACTGCGCTTCAAAAGATGGCCAATTCGCTGGTGTTTGATGGTGACAAGCGTAATGCGCGTCTGAATCGCACCGATGTAAATGCGCCGATTGTGTCGTCTTTCAGTGACCCTGAAGTTGCGTTTTTCGGCAAGTTGAGCTGATTAGTTGGGTGGGAGAAATCCCACCCATTTCAAACGGTTAAAAGGAAATATACATGAGCTACGCTGACGAAAATTACGACGAAGACTACGAAGATGACAACGGTGATCGTCTGGATGGAGACTATGTCTATCCAAATGTCAACCGCTTGTTGCAGATCGCTGCTTCGATGGATCATTATGATGGCAATGTTGGTACTCTCAAAGAGCTCGATCTCAAAGATGACCACAACTTGCCTGAAAAATACAACATGGCAACGGAACTTTGTACCCAGTTTGCACAACTGGAACGTGCCACGCAAGATCCTGGTACTGTGATGATGATGTACGAAGGCATGATTTTCAAAACGATGTGGGATCTTCGCTTGCAAACCGCCAGCAAAAAGAAGTACAAAGAACTCGCAAAGTTTTTCATGGTCGGATGCGTTGTCCTGACTGGTTTGGTTGTGTACGCTTTTACGCGGTAACATGAAAACTGTTGTCAACACGAAGAAGAGTAAGATCCGTATCAAGCGGAACACTCTTCGAACAGATTCGGTTCATGTTGACATCGAATTGTGGGGAACGCTTCCTGGGCAAGTTGGTATCAAACTGCTTGTCTTTGGAGCGGAACCGAGTGGGGGTGTTTACCTCAACTACGTCAACAATCCGATTCGTGAGTCCGAAGTGATTACAGACGAGGACTTCTCTATGTTGATTTGGTCTTTACCGATTGAAGCAACGGACGAGTTACAGTTGTCAACAGCACTTGAAGATGCTGTATATGAACAAGCTGTGCGTAACAAGAAGATGTTTTTTGCTGCAACAGGGTTGACATTGACTTAAAATTGGGTATAATGTTTTTTGTAGTGAGATGTTTTTTTCCGTAGTTAAACTTTGTAAGGAGAATCAACATGTTTGTTATCAAGAATGCAAATTCGAAGCAGTTCAAAATCAACGGTAAGACCGTTCACGGCAACCTGATGGCTGGTACCAGCCCGTCGGAAGTGACCAGCTTCACCGAAGATGCCAAGCTGTACAAATCCCGCAAGGGTGCCCGTGTGGCAATTCTGCGCCTGAACCGTGAAATTCGCGAAATGGCCAAATCTGGTGCGCTGACGACTCGTTCGAAGAACATGCTCGATGCACTACCCGACTATGTGGTTGCAGAGCCCAAAGGTAAACGGATGTAATTCGTTCCTCGCCTGGTTAAAAAGCCGACATCATGTCGGCTTTTTTGTTGACCTTCGTTCTCTTTTGGGTATAATAAGCATTGTCAACAACGAATACCGGAAACAAGATGCGTGCATTCAGTGTTAAAGCAGGAACCAAAGGGTTCCTTCTCACCTTGGTGGAGACAGCGAACGGAATGTTCTGCAAATCCACCCCCTTCGAGGCTTCGATGGATCAATTGTTTATGGTAGAAGACATTGCTTTCGATGCTGTAAAATGTCACAACCAAGCATGCCAGTTGAACGTAATCGAAAAAGACTTTCTCGAAAATGGTTTCATTGGTTTCAAATCGGGCAATCCAAAACAACGGATGCTCTACACATTTGTGGTTCATCAATCCAAAGTGGAGGTGTTATAATGCGTGACGATTCGACAGACGACCTGTTTCAAATGATGGGAATGGATGATATCTATCAAATCCCGAGTGTGGTATATGTCCACACAGGACAATCAAACAGTGATGTGGTAACTTTAGCGGAACCGAGTGATAAAGCGTTCTACATCGATAACGATACGATGTCGGTGCACTAAAATGTATAAAGTGCCTGTGTTCCTATCCCTGACGCAACTCGAAGATACAACTGGTGAGCTGTATCGTCAAATCAACCATCTGAAGCGACATATCGCTTCTCAAAGCAAACAACACGGCGATGATTGCTGCGATGGCGAGCGTGATTGGATGAATTCGCTTCAATCGGCTCTTGACACTCTGTCCGTTGCTCGCGACGCGTTCTATATGGTCGAAGCTGAGCCGAAACCTGCTGAAAACAAATCGCCAATTATTGAGCAGGCGCAGACGCGTATCAATGCGACGATGAAGCGATCCAACTGGGGCTTGCCTGGTAATGGGGGTGGCTACAGTTGACTTTGTAACAGTCATCTGTTAGAATGAGGTTCCTGTAATTTTGGTGTGACTGAAACATGAGTGGATATATTGGTAATCCGGATGCAGAGAGTGAGCACGCGCTCATCTTTGCGGAAAATGGTGTTCGTGCTTCACAAGCAATGTTGATCGGCCAGGTGCTGACACATTGCCGAGCGTGCGGAGATGAAATTCCGGAAGCCAGGCGGCAATTCGCCATCAACAAACAGATGAAGTGTGAGTATTGTGTCTCGTGCCAATCGCAGCATGATGCACCTCCTCGCATTAAAATGTTGGACAGGATCCTGTAGTTGTTGACTTTTCCCCAATTTAATGTATGATGTGATTTCTGAATTAGGAGAAATAGATGACTACTCTGCCCAACCGTTATGGTGTCGAACAAGCTCGATTGGAATTTGTGTTCAATCGTGATGGGCTTGAAGGAGCGTTGACGTTCGCGGAACAAACGATGAGAATCTACCGCAAATGCTTCTTTGTACAACCTAATGGGCGCAAGATGTATGTGCACCAAAAGGAATATCGCCGTAACTTCATCGAGGGTTACCTGGCATTCAAACGATTTTGTTTTGATTATAACCGCCTTCCAAAGGAAACCAAATGACCAAAGCAGTTGATATTTTTGAAGCGCTCGACCGCAACCATATCATCGTAACCAGCAAGGATCTCAACGAAGGTTGGTTTTTTGTGGATACTGATGCTGACGAAGACGCTATCAACCATGGTGGGGATGGTCTTATGTATGAGCTGCCCGAAGATGCAGCATATGCTGCGGCCGAATACTTTGGGCTGCTCAATGAGCCTGAAGATGATCTCATTACGGTGAATCTCACGAGCACACAGCTCGACGAAATCATTAACGAGTTGATTGAAGTCAACAACGCTGACCGATTCGCCGCTGCAGATGAATTTGTCGATGATGATGAAGCCAAAGAGCTTCTCGAAGCGTGTGAAGCACGATCTAATCTGCTTGCAGTGCTTCTTGCTGCTCAAACCAAAGATGTACGGAAGTCAAAATGATTGACTGGCTTTTGAATTTGTTCAAATCCAAGTACCGGAGGGATGAACGGAATCCTTTTCGGCGCTTCTGCCTCAAGTGTGGTCAGCAACAAGAGTATTTCACCTTCGGTGGCATGAGTGATGCTGGTTGGTGGGAAGAGATGCAAGAGATCAAAGATCCCGAGTGCCCTTGCCATAAAGACAGTCGTTGACTTTTGACCCCAACTACGATATAGTGGCCTTCAGTTAAACAAGGAGCGAACAAATGAAAGTTGCACAACTGATTGAACAACTGCAGCACTTCAACCCTGAAATGGAAGTCAAGTTTGCTTACAACTACGGTGATTATTGGAAGACAACCGTTGCTGAAGATGTGGAGAAGGTACGCATGAAAGAAGTGACCTACTCCGATTATCACAACATGGATAAAGTTGCCGATGACAACGACTCTGACGAAGACGCTGATGTTCGGCGTGTGGTGTTGTTGTCCTAACAGTTTCGGCGGTGCTCCACATCTAGTGGAGCATTACTCGGTGAACGAGTGTAACGCCAATTTTATAACGGAGGTGATATGAGCAATCCCAACAACTGCGAAATGTGTGGTCACAAAGCCCGCCCGGAAGGTGGACACTGCTACATGTTTCGTGACGAGCCGGATGATGTGTGCCTTATTCATACAGAGCGTAGGGGGATTGGTTCAGCAAGTTACAACGAACTGATCCGTCAGATCGTTGATCTCCACAAACAACAGGACAACCTCAAATGATTATCAGTGTTAGTGCAGTGGGCACCTTCATATTAAAGGCAATCATTTGGTTATTTTTGTCCCTTGTTGCAGGTGCCATATGTTTTGCACCCGTAAACGACACGAAAGCTGGGGGTGGAAGTGCATTCATTTTTGTGATTATTGAAGCACTCCTGATCGATTTCATTTTCATCCACTACATTGTTTGGGTGCACTAAACATGGATCTGAAGTTCGTAACTGAGCCAGACGCTGCGGGCTACGGGCGTGTAATAACGGAAGGCCGATATTTCGGCCTTCCAATGGAACTCATCATCTACTTCCAAACACTACACACGTTGGATCGGTTGACAGCAAAAGCTTTGGAAGCTCAACAGCCTAACCAACCAGTAGGGCGTGTTAGCGGTTGAACTTTTCAATCGCCTGTTGTTCGATCCACTTACGTTCTTTGGGAGTCAACAACTTCATGTTGAACGGTTGACCGTTCTCTTTGAACACAGCTGAATCAACGTCTACGTCATAACACGCTGGGCTGTCCCCAGTTCCGTAACAATCCGTTGTCTCTCTCACACGAAGTGTGATATCAATCATATGTGGTTCGTATTCGTTTGATGGGTCTTCCCATTCAAATTCGACGCCAACATAATCGTCGCGTCCTTCTTTCAAAATGTCTTTTAGTTTCATACAGCCTCCAATTGTTTCATGTATTTATGTTAGGTGTGTTGACCTTTTCAACAAACCGTGAGATAGTTTACCCTAATTAAACGGAGACATATTAATGAATATTGAAACCATCATCGATAACCTCGAAAGAACGATCGAGCAAAAACGTGCTGTTGCAGCTGCGTGGGCAAACTCAGAATTGATGCCAAATCGCATCTCGGCCAAATTCCTCCAAGCCAGTGTGGAAGAGCTGGAACGCATCAGAGACGATCTCATCGCCTGCCTGGACCATCAGGTTGCAAAACAAGATTGATTGGTTGACCTTTAACCCAATTGTTGTAAACTGACCATTCTGCAGCAATGGAGTGAAAAATGTTTGACGATTATTACGAAGAGACTTATCTGGCATCCGAAGCAGAAGCTGATAGAGAATGGGCTCATTATGTTGGACGCGATAATCCAGATCACGCTTGGATTCTCTCCGATCGTGATGCGTGGTATCCCAATCCATTTTACAAAGGTCCTGCAGTTCCTCACCCCGAATATGATTAAAGGAAACAAGAATGTCATCTGATCAAGTTACGCAGCTCATCGCTGCCGTTGTAGGCAAGGTACAAAAGACCATGTTATCAATCAGGCTCGTTACACCCTACCAATGGATGAAACCGACAAAGACGACAAGTACGATTGGGCGGACGCAAATGTCACTGACGAGCAAACACTTTCTTTCCTCGACGGAATGTCGATTCTGTTAACCTACAATCTTCTCGAACTCGCAAACAAAATTGGGATCGAGGAACTGTACGATGAGGATGGTTGGGTGGATGATGTTGCTGATTACATCCTCGAACATGCCGACTCCTGCCAGGACCTGTGGGATCATATTCGCAAGAACTACAAATGAATACGTGGATTGATCCGTTCGAAGACGGACCCAATATTCCTTTCTGGAAAACTGAATACTGGGTGGGGGATTATTATCTCCCATACCAGTTCACCAGCCATTCTGATACGATGGCAGAACATCTCGATAAGTGGAATGCTGCCAAACCCGATAACGCAATAGTGAGGTGTACGGGGATGGTGTTCACAAAAGCTGGACATCTTGTCTGGCCCGCCGATCGTTGACATCTTACCCCAACTGTGAGACAATAGCCTCACAGTTTCAAACAGCAACAATCTGAGGCGATCCACCGTAAGAGTGTGAGCCTTCGGCCCCAAGAACCAAAACTACGAGAGATGTGCGGCCGCACAAATTTTGTGGAAGAGTGGAGGGGTGGGGGAACTATGGGGATTCGAAGTAGGTACACACCTTAAAATAATCCAAACTTTTTGACCCTAACTGTTGACCTTTGACCCCAATTCTGTATAATGAAATTGTCGAACAGAGGGGGGTGGACGGCGGCAGCGGATAACGTTCTCGTAACCGTTTATAAGCCGACCAAAATCGTCCCCCACTCATCACTACCCAAACCTTCCTTCAACCGTTCCTAGACGATTCTAGACGGTTCCCAACATTGACCAAATCCCACATATAGTGCGGCTCAATTCACGATAAAATAATTTTGGGTTTGGACTGTTGTCTTCTATCCAAAATTGTAGTAAGAAAATTTTCCTGTTGACTATTGGTATAATATGCTGTATGGAAAAAACAATTTTGGAAAATCGTTGACTTTGACCCCAAATAATGAGAAAATTATAGTATGAGACTCCGTGTTTTTATAGGGTTTAGACCGATGTAACCTATTGATTTGTAAGGTTTAATTCACCGTTGAATCGCACTATTGGTGCGGGGGATAGCTTCGTGTATAAATACTTGAAGTTACAGGGATTTTTGCTGTCCAAAATCCCGTAAAACCCGCATGAATAGTGGGTGTTTTGTTACCCAAACGCGCGGTTTGACCCTGAAAAAATAGGGTTAAAACCCAATAAACATGCGGTGCGGATAGTGGTACACACCACTATTCATGCGGTGTTAGGGTCAATAATTTCCTTTTGGTATCAAGGAGTTACAATGCAGTGGAAACCCGCACAAACAGTGGGGTTAAAATTTCCAGAATTTTGGAAAATCCCTGTAAAAACAAGGGTTTAGATGCCGTGAAAACCCGCAGAAACAGTGGAGGTCGATTTTGAGCGAATTTTACAAAAATTATTTAGATTATTTTACGCATGAACAGTGGGCTGGATTGTTGTTTATACACGCATTCCACGTGGAAGAATTCCCCGAGGTAACTTTGGACCAATCTCTCCAACTCTTTATTGAGATGTTGTGGGTTCATGAGTACGATTGTACAGGAGTTGATTTAACAACTGCCCAACCTACCACTCCCCAGGGTACCTTAGAACTCAACACAAACAGAACCAATGCTGTTATGACTCCATCACAGGAGACTGACAACATCGCCCAAGAAACGCTCACAATTGGGGCACAGTTTGTTGAAACAATTCTCCCCGACTATTACGAAAAGATTGTTCGAGGAATGGAAAAACATAAGCGTAAGGCTGAACTGATTGACTTCTATTCAGCAGGCAACGCTCCCGATAAGCGTGAACACATCTTCCTAGAGGATGACTTATCGGAGTTCTATGTGGTCAACCACAACCGAGAGTAACCCTATTACTAGTAATATGACCCTATATCGTATTACTAGTAATTTGACCCTAATACCATTTTGGGTCATCCCGTCCCCAACTTTCAAAACCCCACCGCACCGTCCCCGCCTTTAACTTTACTAGTAATATCCAGTTGACATTTCTCAACTATCCTGTATAATACTCATCATTACAATTCAATTGGTAACCCAAAATGCTTTCATCTAATGCACAGGATATTGTCGATATTGTTTGGGGGAATTCTAAACTAACTCTCATGGACAAATTCAACAATTGGTTCTGGGGTCATGATACCCTCCGACTACCAAAGTTCAATGCAACCGTCGTCACTTCCCGCCTTTCCAAATATGGACTAACTGATGAACAAATCTATATCATTCGTGAACAATGCATGGAGTCGATGTTACTTGCACGCGAACACACTGTGCGTAAACATAATATCATCAGTGATTATCTATCTCACATAGCAAGTTCGTTTGGGGTCTATCAACTATGCCTCAATGTTGGTGAGAATGTATTAAACGAATTTGCTGATATGGCTTATAAACTATTCTATATTAAACTACAGAAGCTCGATGTGGGATATATTGGAAAAGGTCAATAATGGGTAACCTAACATTCATCCAAGCGGGTGGAGCACTATTGGTAGTGTTCTGCCTACTATACATACAAATATTGGGTACAACTATTCTGTACCGTTGGACCAAGAGTTCACTAGAGTATAAGGAGATGACAGTCAAGGATGTACTGTCAATTTGGGTAACAGAAACACAATCAATACCACCAATCATGATATTGGGACTGACAATGCTGTATTTTGGATAAAAATTGTTAAGCGCCTAAGGGAGAAAATGATGAATTCCGCAGAAATAGTGGGGCACTGTTTTAGGGTAACAGTTGACACTATTGTGGAAATAGGGTATAATTTTGGATGATTTTGGGGGAATAATTTTGGATTGCCAACATTATGCCCCGTATCCTCGGGGCATAATGTTGACCCTATATGCACGTTATAAATTTTTTACCTTTATTCCAATTTTACACCCACTATTCTCGCGGGTTTCCACGGGCCTAAATCCCCCCAAAATATCCCCGTATTATCACATAGTTATACAGGACGATATTAACGGCTATCACCGAACACCGTTACTAATCGTTACTCATCTTTTTCCGTTATCTTAATAGCTATACTTTCCATATTATCAATAAGAAAATATGTCTCCTCTCCATCTACAGTTGTAATATTATACGATATGTGGGTTTCGATGAGTTTGAATGTCCTACGGTAATGCTCTACCATTCCTTCGTTATATGGCTTTAATTGACCAACGAGCGTTCTTCCTGATTTCATCACTACAACAATAGAATAAAACTTAGCCATTTGGGTTGTTCCTTATAAGGGTTAATGGGAGTTAGTATTATCGTATTAAATGGGGAAGGGGTCAACGAGCATAAATATAATATAGTCTATGGAGAAAATTATGCCATTTGTCATCTTACCAACTTATTCACAGAGCACATCATTACTTCATTCGTACTGGAGGCTTTATATTGATGCATTTAGTGGTTCTGGGTCAGGAATCTTGTTTGGAGATTTGGCGTTTAATGGAACAGTTGGGGGTCCAGATCAGACGACTGGGGGAACAAACAGCAATAGCGTCATCTTATTACAGTACATTTACTCCTGATAGAGCAGTTAACAACAATACATCAAATGATGGATGGATTAGTAATGGTTCTACGGTCGGGCAATGGATTGGGTATCATTTCTTGCTTCCTGTGACGGTTGCAGAAATTATTTGGTATTCGACTGTGTTGTTTGGAACGGCCTCACCAACAGCTTTTACCCTTCAATATTCAGATAATGGGGCGTTGTGGACGTCTGTGAAATCGTGGTCAGGATTAACGCCACCAAATGGATTTACAAATGAAACTCTAACGCTTGCAGTTTAATATAATTTATTTAAGGAAAACATCATGCCATTAATCGTAACACAACCATATAAGGTAACATTTACATTTCCAGCAAGTGCAGGTTTTTTTGCATCGGGTTGGACAGGAATCACATCAACAGGAACAATAGACCAGTTAGACTTCTCCAATGATACTGTTTCTATTACTGCTGCATCAGTTACCGCAACATTGGGTGCAATGGGAGTTAATAGTGCATCGGCGGGATATTTTGCTGGTGGTCGGGTTGGAACATCCTCTGCCTCACTCCAACAAATTGATAAATTTGTTTTTAACACACAAACAGATTCGGTTCTTTCAGCTGTTTTGTCAACATTCAGAAGAGATGGTGCTGGATTGAATAGCTCATTGTATGGATATTTTGCTAGTGGTTATTCAACAAGTAACTTGAGTAGCATCGACGGAATCAATTTTTCGAATGACACAGATCGCGGGATTGCAGCATCTGTTGCAACAGCTCGCCTGTGCTCAGCGGCGGCCCAGAGTTCATTAAAAGGGTACGTGCTTGGTGGTGAGAATGCAGCAGGATTCCAATTTTCAGCAATTACTGCTTTAACGTTTGCAGGAGAAACCACTGCAACGTTGGCAGCAACATTACCATCGATCCAATCTCAGCAAGCAGGTTTTAATAGCTCCACAAAAGGTTATAGTGCGGGTGGTTATTCGGGTGGAACAAAATATACTCAAATTAACGCATTAACGTTCAACACAGAAACGCTTGCAGCAATCTCCGCAACATTATCTACCATTCGGACCTACGGTAGTGCAGTTAATAGCACATTGTCGGGATATATTGCTGGTGGTTATGCAACATCATCATACGTCGCATCGGTTGATGCATTGTTGTTTAGCAATGAAACATCCTCGACGTTATCAACATCATTGAGCACAGCAAGAGGTGGATCACCAAGTGCCCAAATAGGGTCATTATAAAAACAAACCGTTTATTTTTATAAATATCTATATAACATTTGAGGGAATTTATAATGGCTATTCAAACAAATATAATCTGGAAAGATTTAAAAGCGGTTGGTTTAATTACTAACTATGTATCTGCATCAACGAGCGTGAGGTTAATGGTGTATTCGGGAACAATGCCTAGTTCTACTGTGTGGAACACAGCCTTTGATTTATCTGCATACGCAAGCCAGTTGTTAGTTGGGTGGACAAGTTTTAATTTGTCTCGCTCAAATAATACTGTGTCTTTTGGTAATACTCTTCCATCTGCAACCAATGCTACCGGAACCGGAACAGCAACATGGGTAGTAATGTGTTATGGTCCAACATCGTTTACGACAGGAACAACATCGGAGTATATAATTGGTGTGCCCTCATTGACTAATAGTAATGGTTTGCTCCAGTTGAACACACTTAACATCACAACAGGTTTGTCGGTTATTCCTGTTAACTTTAATATTACATTCTAAAGGAAACAGTTATGCCATCAATTATTTTATCTTCGATTACAACTTATAGACTAGCAAACTCACTCATTGATGGGCTATCATCTACATACGGGAACCTTGCTGGTAATTACGGTTCGGGTACTTTAAAAATCATGAAGGGAACCATTCCTACTGATTTTTCTACACTAACAGCATCAACTAGCAGAAGCACTGATGTTTTAGTAACCATTCCATTATCTTCAGCAGCATCTGTGGTATATCAAAACAACAATATTAAAATTGATACCGCTGGTGCATATTCAAGCGCCACACAATCAGGAACAGCAAGTTGGTTTTGGTTATATAGTGGAGCAAAAGATTCTAGTTCGTTGAGTTTTGCAGTGCAGTCTCAACTTATTGGCACAATAACAGGAACAGGGTTGGGTGGTGATATTGAACTTGGGGTAGTTGATGTGGTTTCTGGATCGCCATTCAAGATATCAAACTTCTTGATCTCGATGGATTACTTCTCTACATTCTAATCATGTTAATATGCACACAACCTTACAATCCATCGTTACATGATGCGGTAACTGGCACAATAAGTGATAATACACCTGCTTATTCACAAACTGTATATACACTAACAATGAATAAGGCAGATGCTACACCTCCTTATTCACAAACTGTTTATGTTATTACAGGAAATATAACTGATACTACACCTGCATATTCAACAACTCGATAATATTCAGGAATTGTGAAAAAGAGAGGGACATTCAATGTCCCTCTCTTTTTGTTTACCTTCATTGTATAATACCGTATACTTAAATGACATATAAATGTTGGAGGAGTCAGTTTATTATGACCGAAGAACAAAGTTTACAATATGCCGCTGATGTTAGTGATTTCGGAATTGACCTTGCTGTTAGGTTGTGGGAAGTTCGATATATCCAAAGTGTTCGTGAGGAAGCCAAATTGGGTGATGAATGGTACGACTTTAGTGGAGTTGTTCATCCCTCAAATGAGGATAAGGTTGAGTACCGCAGAAAAGCCAATGCTGATGACATCATTGATGGTTATTATTACATTTAATTGAGAGATTAAGTTATGACACAAGAATATTATGGGTGGATATGTCCAATTTGCAAGTGCCCTAATTCACCAACCAACAAGACATGCATTGCTTGTCGAGGTCCGGAAGATTATTCTCTTATCAACAAGAGGACTACAGAAAACGAAACTAATCAATTTGCGTGCGGCACGTGCCACATATATCCTCTTGGCCATGAGTGTTACCGAAACGACTGCCCTTGCAAAAGGACATCATAAGATGAAATGGTGGAGAGAAATAAGAGCGGTTGGTTTTGTGGATTGGTTTTGGTTTGTTGTCATTCTCAAACGTGACGAGTTTAGTAAAAAACTTGAGTTGAATATCGCTACGTATCCAAAGGGATATATGAAACTTGTTATTAATAGAAATAGAGCACATAGAATAGATATGAAGTTGAGTTCATTATGAAAATACATCATGGTGGTAGTACGCTTAAACAAAAAGCAAAAAGACATTTATTAAAACGCCCGCATGGACCTCGTGATGCAACCTGGGCTAAAAAACACCTCCGTGGACCTCGATATATGTATCGTTTTGTGGATCCCTCGTGGGGTGTTGTGTATGGATTCGGTAAAGATGCAGATGATCAAGGTGCAACATTAATTTTTGAACCACGAAAGTGGTTGGGGGGTTATGGGTGGGATACTGAACGTCGTCGATATCATATCTACTCAAACCGTTATCCGAAAACTAAAAAGATGTATCGTTGGCAGTATTTGTGGAAATATTGGCACGAGTGAATATTTTAACGTGGGAGAATTAACATGGCACGCAAGGCTTACATTTTAGTGAAAGTACATTATGGTGATTTTGATGCTGAACATCGCTCACCAATTGCAATATCTGAGGATAGATTGACTCTTGTATCGATGTGTGATGATTTAAACAAGAAGCGGACAGAAGAAGATTTGATATATGAAGTTCATTATAAGGTTGATGGTGCTTACAAATTAGTATAAGGAGAAGTGTATGTGGATTAATAAAAAACAATACGAGGAAACGGTGCAAACGAATCGTCAATTGTCGTTCCGAGTGGATGAGCTGGAGATGTTGTTGAAAGTGGCACGTGAAGAGTGTGATAAACTTACAGAACGGTTCAAAAAACAAACTGAAGCAGCATTAGTTAAAATGGATATGCGAGCAATGAATGTTTTTAGCATCGAACGACGTGATGAATGCACTGTTGTTGGATATCGTTTTGATAATGATGACCACACATCTCCATCAAGAGAATGGTGGGTTGTTACTACAATAGAAAATCACGACAGTTTGGTTAAAGAGTTTGAAGCAGTAGTTGGAGCACGATAATGTCTGAAGATTCTCAACTCAATACAAATGAGAGCGAAAATAGTGGTATTACATTCAGTTTCTGTTGGTTAGGAATTCACTCTTGGAGTGGGTGGAAAGATATACGTCACGGTTCATTACTTCAAGATAGTATAGTTGTTGGATATTATCTTTATCAAGAAAAACGCTGCGTTCACTGCAACAAAGCAAAACTACGCACCTTACATACTATTTAAAATAAAGGATAACCATGAGAATTTTATACGAAAATTACCCAAGCAAAACCAAACTTACTGTTGTGTTTACAGGTAGTCCCCTTAAAGATGCGCCTTATTCAAAATTTGAGGGGAAGGATAGTCAAATTTATATGAATAACAAAACTGTTTATGTTGGGACAAAAGGTGTCAAAGACACGGATGGGTGGAGAACGCTTGGATTTGTGTTAATTCGTTATTTACGTGAACAGAAAGCTGGTAGTGTTGTCATGACTTTACCTGATAAATGTAGACAATTCCTTGAGGGGATGTTGCTGGGTGATTATGTATTTGACAAATATAAGTCTGAAGTTAAACCTATTACCCTCAAAAAGATTGTTATTAGTGGGTCAGCTGAAGTGGCAGAATGTCTTGTTACAGCAAAAGTTTATACCGAAGCACAAAAAATGGTGCGTGATTGGGTTAATACTTCACCTGAAGATGCACATTCTGAAACCATTGAAGAAGCTGTCCGTGAAAGTTTTGAATTCACAGATGTTGAAGTGGAAGTTTTCGGTCAGAACGAACTCGCAAATATGGAAATGAATGGTCACCTTGCTGTTAACCGGGCATCTCGTCATGAAGCAAAAACAATTCGTTTAACATACAACCCGCCAACGGCTAATAAACACATTGTTTTGATTGGGAAGGGGCTGACTTATGACAGCGGTGGACTTTCAATTAAACCCGGTACAAGCATGACCACAATGAAAGCTGACAAAGCTGGTGCTATGACCGTTTGGGGAATTGTTAAAGCTGTTGAAGAACTGGGACTTGATGTAAAAGTCACGGCTTATATGTGTATTGCAGAAAACATGATTGATGGTTCTGCTTATAAACCCGATGACATCATCACCATGAAAAATGGAAAGACCGTTCATGTAAAGAACACCGATGCTGAAGGTCGTATCGTTTTGTTTGATAACATCTGTCTTGCTCAAGAACTTGATGCGCACGCCGATGAATATTACACTTTAGCTACATTAACTGGCGCAGCCGTATATCAATTTGGTGACGAAGCGTGTGGTATGGTGGGTTTCAATGATAATATGAAAAAGGTAATTAAAAAGTTTGGTGATAAGGCGGGTGAAGTATTCATGGATGCCGCCTTTCACAAATACATGATGGATGGTGTTGATGATTCTATCGCTGACCTATCGAACACAGGAACTTCTAATATGGGATGTCAAAAAGCAGGTTTGTTCTTGACTAATGCTCTCAAAAAGAAAAATAAACAAAAGTATCTACATTTGGATATTGCTGGTCCTGCGTTTGTTGAGAAAGGATTTGGAGTTAATGGTCCTGGTGGTACTGGATTTGCGGTCCGGACATTTTTGGAGTACCTAACAAAGATAGGAACTTGATATGAAACTTATTGTTCAACAGAATCTTTTAAATGAAAACTCGTTGGAAGCTATAAATCAAGCGGTGTTGAAAAATGGAATTCCACATGAATATGTGAGCATTATTCCATTTACATGAGAAATTGTTTCCGATCACCCCCTAACGGGTGTTGATTATTTGCCGTATGGTTCAACCACGTTCACGATGGAAACGTATGAACGTGGTTGGTTAGGTCAATACTTTGACCCCAACACATTCAGAGCTGATGTGTGGAACGACAATCGTGATGATATGCTTAATGGTAGAGGTATGATACTTTCAGTAAAGGATGCTGTTGACAATTTCAGGAATGTTAGTCCGAAATCTTTGTGGTTTATACGCCCCACTGAAGATCTGAAAACGTTTTCTGGTCAAGTTATTGAGGCTGGTGAGGCTGCTGATTGGCTTACAGATGCTATGGAATGCGCATCATCGGGTACATATCAACTTGCACCCGATACTCAAATAGTAGTTGCGGAACCACAAAATATTTCAGCTGAATGGCGCTGGTTTATTGTGGGAGGTAAAATCGTTGATGGTAGCATGTATCGGATGATGGGCCAGTTGAAAAAGGAACACGAGACCAACCCAAGTGTTATCAAACAAGCTCAAGAATTTGCTAACAAATGGCTTCCGTCTCCATGTTGTGTGATGGATTTAGCTCTTGTTAATGGTGAAGTGAAGGTAATTGAATTTAATACAATTAACTCGAGTGGATTTTATGATCATGATGTTGAAAAAATTATTGTGACGTTGTATAATTACGCCGCATATCCACTCTGAAAGTTAAAAATGCACTTCGTAACTTTAATTATAAATCTACTGGAATCGGTAACACACCTAGTGGTAACGGTTTTAGCGGTACCTTGCCTCGTAGGTATGGTAGCTATAATTCATGCTCGTTTTGAAAACGATCCCCGCATTTTTTCGCCTTTGATGACGCGATTGTATAACATTTCGGGTTATTTGTTGGTAACATGGGGTGTTTTGTATATTTTGCGGTGGTTGTTATCGTGAATTTTGTTAAAGCATATGTTTACTGTCGGATTGATGATCCTAAACGTGGTTTATATATTTGGGAGGAGGATACTGGTTGGTTACATATTGCAAAGCTTCCGATGGATGAAAATAATATCTTTTTCAGTATAGAAGAAATTGAAGTTGTTGTTGGATGTAAATTGAAGTTGTTGCGTGAGTATAATGTTGAAATTGACACAAACGAACACAATTTGTAATTACCCAAAAAGGAGCACAAAATGAGATTTGCTGTAGATATCATGGAATATGAGCGTGGTTGGGGAAGTCGGCGCGACGAAACTAAGATTTTTAATAGTGCGGATGAAGCTTATAAATTCCAAGAGGAGTTCAATGCTAGTAACACAGAAGCTGCCGCTCCTGATTGGTATATGGTTGCATCTGACCCATATCGGATTGAATAATGAACATTACATACGAAGATGATAAAAAGGACAAATATCAAAGTGTGCGAGCAACCGCTACGTTTGGGGTGTCTACAAATATGGGATATGCTAACATTTATATCGAAGGTCTTGGTAGGAATGAAGCAGAAGCTAAAGATGAATTGGTTCATGTTGTTAACCAAATAAAGGAATGGTTGGTGGTGCAGTGACCGAAAAACAACTAACAGCCATTGGCGGGGTTATTTTGTGGAAGCGTTATAGAATTGTGCACAGAAATGACGCAAAATATCTCAAATATTTGAACGCGTTACGTTGTATTAGGATGCAAACGTATTATAGGATATAATAAAATGATTAACGAGTTAAAACAAATACAGAAATTGGCACAAGCCGCTATTGATGAAGCAAATCGAAAAGAACCTGATCGCGAATTAATCAATGGGCTAATCAACTTTTGTATGGTGATTGAAGAAAGTTATCAAAATTTTTGCAACGAACTTGACGAGAACTGGGGCGATCCGGGTGGTACTGCTTATGAAAATGGTGTCTCAATAGAGTTTCAGATTGAAGCAGATTGGTGGCACGACATTAGTTTAATCCTACGCAAACTACAGAATTAAATATCTCGTTGAACAATAGTTCTAGCTCCGTAAACTTTTCCCGTCTTTGTATTTTTTACAAGAACTTTAACAGTAGATGTCTTGACATTTTTACCAAAATCGTGTTTATCATACATGGATGAAATTTTTATAGGAGCTGCTTGATGGTCCAGCGAATTCTGGGCATCAAAATTATTATCGCTCTCAATAAGGTGAAGTTCGCACACTTTCATAATTTTTTCCTTTGAAACTATTTATGTTAACATAAATAGAACTGTTATATAACATAAAAGGATACAAAAATGAATGTTCACTTGCATAACAACAAATCGTTAAATTTGGTGTTTCAACAAACGTCTATTCGTGCCAAAAAGAGAATTCTAAAAGAATTCGTCCTATCGTTGTCTCAAGAAGACACACAGCAGTATAATTTTAAAATTGAACAAATTAATTCGCGGTCCGATTTAGACAAGTTGGCTGTTGATATTTTAACAAAAGGTAATAAGCAATGAATAAAGTATTGTTTTTAGTAACATTCTTAGTTTCTTCAGTTGTAAATGCAGCAAATTTTCAAGTTAATGGACCGTGTGAAGTACATTTTTCTCCTGATGGCGGCGCAGAAAAGGCTATTGTTAAATTAATCGATGGTGCACACACAAAAATCCATGTTTTAGCATATTCCTTTACATCTAAACCTATTGCAAATGCTCTAATTGCAGCGAAACAACGTGGTGTTGATGTTAATATTGTATTAGACCGTTCCCAACCCACAGCACGTGGAGGACAAATGCAGACTGTAATGGCCGCAGGTATTCCGGTTTGGGTGGATTCGAAACATGCGATTGCACACAACAAAGTTGTTTTAGTTGATGGTGATATATTCGAAACGGGTTCTTTCAATTTTACTTACAGCGCAGAACATAGGAATGGTGAGAATGCTCTGATTTGTCCCTCCACAGAAGGTTACAATATGTACTTTAATAATTGGACACTTCACCAAAGTCATAGCGTCAGACAGTAATTTTGTTTATTACATTACACAAAATAAAACCGCAATTCGTTGCGGTTTTATTTTGAAACACTCGTTATTATTTTATGATATATAATAACATTATAAAGGAAAGCTATTATGACAGATACTATACTAATGTGTGAACCCAAATATTTCGCAGTATCATACGAAATCAACCCGTGGATGTCGGGTAATATAGGGTCTGTTGACAAGTCATTGGCAACAAGACAGTGGAATTGTTTAGCAGAAGAAATAGCGAAGCGTGCTAATATCAAACTTGTTGAACCTGTAGACGAACTACCTGATATGGTATTTACAGCAAATGCTGCATATGTGTTTGATGATAAAAATGTAAAATATGCTATCACATCCACCTTTAGAAACGTTCAGCGTAAGGGTGAAGAAGCACACTTTGAAAAATGGTTTGCGAACAATGGGTTCACTACCATTATTCCACCTTCTCCTCTTACTTTTGAGGGTGCGGGTGATTGTTTAACAGGTGAAGATGATATGGCGTGGGTGGGTCACGGATTTAGAAGCACACAAGGTGCTGGGACCTTCGTTACAAGTACACTACACCAACATCAAATGTCAACCAACTTATTGGAGTTAACAGACGCTCGTTTTTACCATTTGGATACATGTTTCTGTCCAATTAATAATGGTTTTGTTTTGTATTTTCCGAAAGCATTTAGTGAACAGAGTCAGAACAAGATTGTGAGTTATTACAATGGTCACTCCATCCCCGTAACAGAAGAGGATGCTACTATGTTTGCATGCAATGCTGTCAACATTGGCAACACAATTATACTCAATAAAGCGTCTGATAATCTAAAAAATCGATTGAATAATATTGGATTCAAGGTGATTGAGGTTGATTTATCAGAGTTTATGAAATCTGGTGGTGCAGCCAAATGTTTAACACTAAAATTGTAACGTTGACCCATTAAGAGTTTTGTACTATAATTCATATAGTATTCACTTATAGGAGACATACATGTTAACGAAGCTGGAGACGATTCTAGCAATTGCGATTGCTTGTTTAACACTTGACAATATATTGCTGGCTAGTTATATTGCCCACCCAAATTTAATGTTGATGTACGCTGGGTTCGTGTGCGAAACTTTATTTTTCATCATTATCAGCATTGGTTTTGTCCATTTCGTGCGTGTTAAAAAGACACGAGTTATAGCCGGTGAATAAAATCTTTCTGTTATGCCTTTGTTTGTGGTGTGGAGCAGTATCCACCACAAGCTATGCTATGCAAACGGCAACCGTGTTGGTAACAACTGAGAACAACAAACAACTAATCGCAAAAAATGCTAATGTTGTTCGTCCAATCGCATCGATTACAAAGCTGATGACAGCAATGGTTGTTCTTGATGCAGATTTACCAATGGATGAAGAAATTTCAATTACTGAAGACGATGTGGATATGCTTCGACATTCATCCTCACGACTAGTTGTGGGCACAACTCTTCCCAGAAATGAAATTCTGCGTCTTGCTTTGATGTCCTCAGACAATCGTGCCGCTCACGCGTTAGCTCGTACCTATCCTGGGGGTGTTGTTGAATTTGTTGATAGAATGAATAGTAAAAGCAAATTACTAGGAATGAAAAACACCACTTTTAGTGACCCGACAGGATTAACTCACCACAATAAATCAACAGCTGTTGATTTGGCAAAAATGGTAAATGCTGCATCTAAATACGACGTAATACGGGATTTTACTACAACCAAACATTATGAAGTGGTGGTTGGTGACAAACCTTCAATGTTCAACAATACAAACAAGTTAGTTAAGGACGGTAAGTGGGATATTGTTGTGTCGAAGACTGGGTATATAAAGGAAGCTGGTAAGTGCCTTGTTATGAAAGTTAAAACTGCAACACACACATTAACCATCATTTTATTGGATTCAAAAAACAGCAAAACACGCATCACTGATGCCATCAAGGCTCGACAGATTGCTGAAAACAAAGCTATTTAAGCCCAAAGCAACAGATTATCCAAATCAAACAACAATTGGTGAATGTTTTGAATTAAAAACATATTATTACCTTCCCACCAAGGCGACCCACACGATGATATGAGTCTTTGTATTTGGACTTGTTTATCCGCTTCATTCTTGTAAATTTTAATGATTCTAAACTGGTTTTCTTTCTGTTTACTTAATACCGAACTCTTCCCACCCCTATCAATACGTATTTCATATACATTGCTTGGAAATCCTTGGTGTTGAGTAATAACAAGCACACTCACATCCACAGTATGTCCTTCAACCTTTGATGTAATATCCTTTCCAAGAAACTTTGGCCAACCTTCCCAATCTTTGTAAGTTGCTTGGGGTAGCACAGGCAAGTCTGTGATATTGTGCGTTTTGTGCCACTCCCTATATTCCATTTCACTTGATAGATTCAGTGTGTGCACATATTTCAACGCTTCAAGATAAGGTCTATAATTTTTATGTTGCACACTACTGCTAACATTTCCTGTTCCTAAAAATACACCCCACGACTCCCACTCTTTATAAAATACGGCAGGGTCTCGTGGTATGTTTTCGGGTTTGGCGGATACATGCCAATCATGCCACTCAACAACATTTCTGAATTGCATATTTGTGGCAAATCTTTTAGCATCTTCGTAAGACATATACGGTACGTGACCCAAGAAGTGGGCATCACTTATCCATTCATCCTTGTAATAGCATTGGGGATTTGCAGGAATAATCTTGGGTTTATATTTTAGTCCTTTTCGTTTGCCACGAGGAACCCTACGCTTTGCATATTTTAACCATTCCTTATAATTTTTTAATTTGAGGCGACTGACCCATTCACGAGCTTCTTCAAACGAAACAAACTCACCACGTGGTCGACCACCTGTTCTTTTTGGTTTTTGCTCCATTACATCACAACATTATTTTTGCTCTTGGGCAACGATGAGATTGATATCCGTGAGACAGTCACGTAATTCATCGGTTGTGGGAGCTGATGAGAGTGCAGCAACATTATGTTCGTATGATACAATCGCCCTAATATCATCTGTCATGTTTGCGAGAGATTCTCTTGCACCACTAACACCGATTAATTGTCGTTGTAATTTTTGTTCAAAATGAAGTTTTTCACCCTGTTCAAACTGTTCTCTTGTGAATTTTGGCAATGCCTTAAAATGTTTGTATAATATTGATAGCTCAGCGAGTGCATCGTTTATTAATTTATTTGAAAACTGCCTGTTTTCCAGTTTGTATTGAATATCAACTTCAGCTCTTCGTTTGTCCCATTTACTCACATCAGGTAGAGTTAGTTTTTCACGCAACTCCTCGATATCAATATCTTCCTTCATGCGGCTGTATTTGGCTTCATTTAATGCACGTAGTTTTTCACTCATACGAAGACCAATAGCACGGTATGCCCGTTCAGGAGTAATTTGAGCAGCAATAATAAAATTTTCTGTCTGAAACGCTGAATTATCGAATGGAATATCAAAGAAAGCATCCTCCAATTCTTTAAGAATATTGTCTGAGTCTTCGATTGTTAATTCTGTTATTTCGTTCATGTACTCACTCCTTTGTAATATATGTTATATCGTATATATCACAAAGGGGCGGCGCGTTTCTTTAAAACGATTTATCTTGCATTACTATACACAAACGGGCTTTCTGCAAAGGCCATGAAGATGTATGTACCCCCCGATGCGTTAATATCAGCACCAGTACCTCTTACTTTAAATCCATTGGATAGGAAGTCTTCCCTGTATGAGCCAGCCGTACCAATAGATTCAGCGTTGGACAAACTTGGATATAAGAATGTCTGAACTTCGTTGATGGTATCGCGACCGCCATCAGTTACGTACCAGTGCGCAGACGCGTCCGCTCTTTTCACCAGTAAGTATTTTGGTTTAAATCCACAGTAAATAAATGGTCCATTAGCATTACCATTACCGGTGTATTTACCAAACTTAGAAAAACCAGCAACTTCTGCGAAACAGTAAACCACGTTAAGTCTACCTGTTGCATTCTCAGCAGCATCCGCACGAACATTGAATGTTGTTGATGTTGGAACAGTTTGTGTAGCGTTTCCGTTGGCATTTGGCGAGTTTAAAAACATATAATCCACAGTTCCATCCACAAGTGTGTGTACCATAGCAAAACCACCCGTTGTACTTCTTGGTGCGATCATATATAGTTTTGGTGCGGCGCCCAGGCCATGGCCGACTGAGGTACTGGTGGCACCATTACCTGTAAATGTAACAATAGAAAACCCCGCAGTTGTGTTTGCGCTAACCTGAGATGTTATAGCACCATCTGTATTAGTTACTGCCGCTCCGCCAGCTTTCCAATTCCACGTAACATATGTTGAGCTGTTTTGGTTAAGGCTAGCTGAACTACCCAGTGAAAAGCCATCGGTATTGAAACTTGTTAAAGCATTAACATCTGTCGTTTCGGCGTAATTCAAATCTGAATATAAGGCTTTTTGTACACCTCTTACTGAATCATACAAACCGTTAGATTGAACAAAGCTTCTTGACTTACCCCATACAAGATCCGGTTGAAAGTTTAACCCAGTTACTGAATTTGATGTTCCGTTACCAACGTACGTCTTAACATCAAAGTGAATATTACCTTGTACAATTGTTGGTGTAGAAAGGTTACTTGTACACAACGGTTTAAATCCTGTTGGTGGGGTATACACAAATGCACGTTGACCGAAGTTTATATAGAACACATTAGTGCCAGCGGTGCCCCCAGCACCAGTTGTTGGTGAATAATACAATCCGGTGGTAATGTCGGAAGCAGCAACGCCTTGTGATACACCATTCTTAAAGAACTCAATTGTATGGTTATCCAAATCAAAAGCAACTCCAATGATGTCGTTGGTTGTCCAAGTTGCACCATATGTGGTGTTTGAAGCACGAACAAACTTATTACCGTTATTCGTGTAGCTATAAGCAACAGAGCTTTGAATATTTGGGCTAGTTACAGGTCCTGCCTCAATACCAACACCCGCGAGTTGAGCTCCAATACTTGTCGCTACATATTCAAAATACCACTTGCCTGTACTAACAGCCATTGTCGCATTAGCTTGGCCGTATGTACCCGAAGCGTTTAGACCACCATTGCTGATAGTTGGGGCGTATGTTCCCTGTTGCAGAGGATTCAGTGTACAAAAATTATTTGTTGGTGTGTCTTGATACCAGTCGTTATTGACGCCAGGGACAATACTGAAGTTTGTCAATGTCCAATTATTAGCATTACCACTTCTGTCGTAACCAAGTGTGGTTGTTGACGTACCATCATTAAATGGTAGATAGAAACCACTGGTGCCGTAAGTACCTGTGTATGTTATGGGCTTCCACTGTCCAGTTGCAAAATCGGTTACGCCAAAATTTGATGGCGTCAAAGCTTGACCGTCGATGAAGTTAAACTCTGACAAGTATCCATTTATATAATTGATGTTTACACCAGTTGTTCCACCAATACCCCAAGTTACGTTTGACGATAAAGCTGTTGATAGATTTTGTGATGGGTCAACGGAGGCAGAAAAGGAGGTTTCTCTTACACCATTTACATATACCCTCATTCGGTCTGCTGCCGTTGCATTAGTTGTATCAACTACACAAACGATGTGATACCAACTGGAAACGTCACGAAAAACTCGATTGGTTAATTTTCTTGCGTTGTACGCAGATGAATAACTAGCAAGGTCTAATTGGTCACTTGTGTTAAACAGGATATTAAAAGACACAGTTGAGCCATTTGACCAACCAAATGGTGATTGTGTGGTACCAAGTGCAGAGCGTTTAATCCAAAAAGAAAACGTAGCAGTTGTTCCGCTTGGAGCAAATGCTCTTGACATATAAGAAAGATCATTACTGTTAAAGCGCAAGCTGTGTTGTGATAGGTACGTTTGTTGTGCTTGGATATATGGTTGCAATACAATAAGTGGTGGCATGTTTATAGTCCTTTGGTGAATGATTCATAAATTATTTATACGAAATCGCAACTCGTTGTCGCCTACACGATAAATACATTTATTGGTCATCATTATCAAAGGAGATATAACATGGACTTGAACGAAATTAGAAGAATTGCAGGCATTACGGTTGAAGAAGCTGCACCATCAGCTGGGATGTCCAAAGGTGAAAAATCCACTGTCGTCAAAGCTGCAAAAAAAGGTGAAGACATTGGTGGTAAAGGTAAAAATTTTGCAAAAATTGCTGCCAAAGCAACAAAACGATATGGTTCTAAAGAAGCTGGTGAAAAGGTAGCTGCTTCCGTTATGTGGAAAAAGATGGCACACGAAGGTGTTGAATATTCGGATGAAGAAATCGACACTATTGTTGAGGCTTATGAAGATGAAGATGATCTTTCACCTGCCGAAAAAGAACTTGCTAAAATGGGAACTAAATTAAGCAAGAGCGAAGAGGCAAAAATTGACAAAGAAGACAAAAAAGAAGAGAAGAAGGCTGTTAAGAAAGCTTCCAAGGAAGTTGAAGAGTCTCTTGAGCAGTATCGTCAAATCGCTGGTGTTCCTTCCCACGAAATCGTTGTTGAAGGTGAACAGGATGCTGATGTGTATTTGGTTATTACCGAATGTTTCACAGAAAAGGTACCTGTTAAGAACATCGAGGTGTTTAAAGATGCAATTTCTGCAAAAGCTTATGTTGCAAAAATGAGAGGTGCTGTTAAATCTGCAAAGGTAGTGGGCAAAAAGTTCTCTCAAGTTAAAGCTAAGTAATATTAGCCCAGAAAAGAAAAGCCATCTTTCGAGATGGCTTTTTTAATCATTGGTGTCATATAAATAGTTCATATTATAGGAGATATTATTATGGCTACGTTTGATAAAGCAATACCATTTATTTTAAAACAAGAGGGTGGTTGGGTTAATAATCCTAATGATCCAGGAGGTGCTACCAACTACGGGGTGAGTTTGAGATTTCTTGTAGATCATCCCGAAGTTGGTGATTTTGATGGGGATGGGGATGTTGATGCTGAAGATATCAAAAACATGACCATTGATGATGCCAAAAAGGTGTACCAAACCTTTTGGTGGGATAAATTTCATTATGGAAACATTGACGACCAAACTGTGGCCACTAAAATATTTGATATGTCCGTTAACATGGGTGCTAAGCGTGCACATATTATCACACAAACTGCACTAAATAAGGCTTTTAGCCTACGTTTAACGGTTGATGGAGTGTTGGGTCCTGCTTCCATTCACACACTTAATGCTTGTACTGATGATACAGAGCAGTTGTTGTTAAACAACATTTGTGATGAACAATATGGTTTTTATCAAAGATTGATTGCAAACAATCCTAAACTTGCAGTGTTTGCGCGTGGTTGGAAGAATCGTGCATATGAATTAGACATTGCTAACGAATTGGATGGAGCATAAGTATGAAACTTGACGAACTATTTGAGGGTGTTGCAAAAGAATACGATGACTTTAGTGAATGGTCTCGTGCTGTTAAAGCCATGGGTGCTGTAACTCATACAACAACAGGTGATAAACAAAAAATCTTTGCTACGAGTGATTTGAAAAAACCAGCCGTCAAAGCATTTGGTGAATGGAATGAAAAATACAACAGAGGCGTAACCTACACAATTAGACGCCCTTTAAGAAAGGCTGAATTGGCTTTATAACGTATCCTTTACGATGCTAAACAATCATGTTGATATAACTTCGGTTAAAGTGTAAGATACACTTGTATAAATATCTTAAACGATTATAAGAGAATAACATGAAAGTAGATGATATCATAAATGAACAATCTAGATTCTTATCAGATGGCATATCAAGAGCAGGCATAATTCCGTACTACATCAAGGATGGTGAAGTCCAAATGTACTTTATGCTGCCGTCGGACCCACGCTTCGGCGGCGCCGATTTCCAGTGCTGTAAAGGAAGAATTGATCCAGGTGAAAATGCAAAGGAAGCAGCATTGCGTGAAGGTAGTGAAGAATTGGGGCTTCGTGAGAGCAACATCATGAAGTTGTGGTATTTGGGAGAGTTTCTTAAAAAGAATTTCTTCTATGTGTGTAAAATCGCAAACCCTGATGATTTTGGAGATCCACATTTTGAAACTGGTGCTACTAAATGGATGACCATTGATGAATATGTTGCAACCGGCCGTCCCTTACATAAGGGTGTTGTTAAAGCTGCATATGGATTGATTAAGAAGAAAGAAGGAATCAAGTATAGAAGTTAAAAAGGGGCCAATGGCCCCTTTTTATTACCAACAAATTTGTACAAGTATTTTTGTTACAGCAAGATCAAAATCTTGAGCCAACAACCAAACATCAAATGTTAACCCGTAATCTACAATGAACTCGGGTAGAGTGCCTTTATAGTTATTAGTTGCTGATTGATCTTCCCAATACGACTCAATCGCCTGATGGGATAGAATATCGGACCATAATTCATTTCCTGTAGGTGCCATCTCTGATGTATAATTCAAAACCCTATCATTACCAAATGCTTCAAAGCCTTGAATTTCTTCCTGTTGTTCTCTTGGCAAATCCAAGAAATCAATTATCAACACTCTTTCTATTGTCGCCACATTTCACTCCTTTAAATATGAGGACCACCTTTGCTGTATCCTCGTTCATATCCTTCATTATACGCTTCTTGTATATGATGAGGTGTTAGTTCTGTTTCTTTTGGACTCATATCATAACCATGAGCAAAACCAATCTCATATGCTATCATTTCGTCCTCTGTGCGACACGCACCTTGCAGTTTTTGTACTATTTCTTTAAGAGTCAAACTCATTTGCTATCACCCTAATACGATATGGTATTATTTTCAAATGCTGTGTTGTGGGTTCTGTTAATTTTCACAAAGGTTGCTCGTTTGGGTAGTTCCTTTAGCGTTCTAGCCCCACAATATGTACAAGCACTTCTAATACCACCCAAAATCTGCTGCATTGTGTTTTGTACAGGGCCTTTATAAGGCACTAATGTTGTTCGCCCCTCACTTGCGCGGTAATCAGCAACACCCCCATTATGTTTATCTTGTGCTGTTTTGGAGCTCATTCCATAAAAAACCATCTTTGGGTCAGCAGGAATGGTTATTTCGAACAACTGTTTATACTTCTGATATAGTGAATCTGATGTTTTGGTACAGCGTGAGAGATTATCTATATCTGCCTCAGAAACCGGCACTAGTATTCCAGATGTGCTGTTTTTTACCAAATAAGTATAGTTTGCTTGCTGGGAATTAACCGCCTTGTTTACAGAGGTACCAACATAGCGTATTGTTACACCTTCAATATCACCCTCGGACTCATCATGACCACTTAACATACTCCCCAACATTACAAAATCCGCGCCAGCACCAAATGCCTTTGCCACATCACCAGGAACAACGCATCCACCGTCACTACACAAATGTCCACCAAGCCCATGAACCGCATCAGAAGTTTCGATAACAGCAGATAATTGTGGATAACCTACACCTGCAACAATTCGTGTTGTGCACTGCCCCCCACTCCCTATACCGGTCTTTACTATATCAGCCCCCGACAGTATTAATTGTTCGGCCAGCTCCGGCGTAACACAATTGCCCGCCATAATTACTGCATCAGGATACAAATCACGTATTTCGCTCACGAAACGTATAAAGGATTCAGCATATCCGTTTGCCACATCAATGGTAATGTTCGTGGGAGTAGACCCCAATTTTGAATACGTGAGTTTCATTTTATTCACATCTCTCTCATTTGCACCAATTGAATAAAATATATAAGGAAGTATGGCTTCATTTGCTGTAAAAAACTGCACCAATTCATCAACATCGTGGTGTTTATGTAATGATGTTAGCATTTTTTGTTCGGCCAATTTTTTTGCCATACTAAACGTACCGGTGCCGTCCATATTGGCGGCGATAATCCCGATCGCGGATAAAATATTATTGGAATGTTTAAATTTAAAAACACGTTCCAGATTAACTTCATTACGAGAAGTTAAAGAGGATCTTTTTGGTAACAACAACACATCTGAAAAATCTAATTTTACATCTTCAATTATTCTCATTTTTTGCTATCCTTATACACCATGTTATGAACTCACTTTGCAAGAAGTCCGATTTCATCCTATTTACATCTTTGTGTACCCACTGAACATTGCCAACAACATATCCTAATTTATTATCTATTCTATCCAGGCTGGCGGTACCCTTACTACGTTCTAAATAATGTGAACCAGGCCACATTTGTATTTCTATCCCACTCAATGCACATTTTTTGTTTTGCATTATAAACAACTGCCACGCATATTCGATCGTTATGGTAAATTCCAAATTTCGTTTCGTTGCATTGGAATGTAACTGTTTCCACATTTCACTATAGATACCTTCATATCCTTTAAAGTTTGGATGATTTTTATGTGTTCTTACATCAAAACAACCACAACTCTGTTGTCTTCCAAACATAGTATATGGAATAATTGCCGCGTTGTTACCACAATGTGAACAATAACACTTTAGTTTGGTAACAACGTTCCCTTTATACAACTTTTCTATAATAGTAAGTCCGTTCTTAACATCACCCACCTTTCTGCTACGGTTTTTTTTCGTACAACCACAATTTTTGTTTTTACCAAAATTATTAGCATGTATTATTGTATCTCTACCACAATCCAAACACAAACATTTATATTTTGTGTAAGAACCATCTTTGAATTTGTGAACAAATTCAAGATTGTTTCTTCGTTCACCCACAATAATTGGTTTCGTCATTTTACATGTTCCTCTCAATTTTTGTATGTATTTATGGGAACATTTTAAATGTTTCGAGATTGACAATATTTGATATAATTACACCAAAACTGCAAATATGTCAACACACAAATTTGTTGACCTTTATTAAGAATAATGTAGAATGTGAATTCATTAAACTTAAAGGTCCCCTTATGGAAAACTTTTTAATTCTTCTTGCTTTCCCTCTTATCTGGCCGTGGATTGCTAAACGTTTGTGGAACTCTGATGTCACGTGGCAGGAAATGTTCCTCAACGTGTTTCTTATTGTTATTATTGTGTCAGCAATTTGGTTTCTTGGAAAGAATTCGCAAACAGCTGATACGGAAATATGGAATGGTCAAGTTACAAGTAAAGAACAAAACAGCGTTCCTTGCTCACATTCCTATTCCTGTCACTGTCGCTCAACAAAAAACGGAACGAGTTGTGATATTTGTTACGAACACACCAATGATTGGGATTGGGACGTACATAGCACAGCTGGTGATTTTACCATTAATCGTATTGACCGCCGTGGTTCTGATGAACCTCCTCGTTGGACTGCGGTTAAGCCTGGCCAGCCAGTAGCTCTCGAACACTCCTTTACTAACTATGTGAAGGCTGTTCCTGAAAGTCTGTTTAATCACAACCAACAGGCGTTGAGTAAGTGGGGATCATCTGTTCCTCCTTATCCAACTGGAGTGTATGATTACCAATACCTCGACCGTGTATTACCTGTTGGTGTAAATGTTCCTGACCTCAAGCGTTGGAATTATGATCTTGCGTTGATGTTACGTGAACTTGGTCCGGCAAAACAAGTGAATGTTATTGTGGTAATCACTAACGTTAATGACCCAACCTACGAGTATGCTTTACAAGGTAAATGGCAAGGTGCTAAAAAGAATGATGTTGTTGTAATTCTTGGTACCCCGAATTATCCCAACATCGAGTGGGCTCGTGTTGTTAGTTGGACAGACAATCAGCTGTTTAAAGTACAACTTCGTGATGCGTTATTGGACTTGAAAACAGTTAATGAACAACAAGTATTGAGTGTTATTGGTAGTAATGTAGCCAAATCTTTTGCGCGGAAACATATGCGGGATTTCAAGTATCTTGATGAAGAGATTATGCCACCTGATTGGGTACTCTACATTGCTATTGCAATTGCTATTTTTGGTAGTATTGGTTTATCGGTATTCTTTAAGTTTTATGATGTTGATTTAACGAGTAACAGCATCATTTCACAACGTAGTCGTTTCAGAGGTCGTTACGGAAGATATTGAAGTGATCGTCAAGAATTTTGAATATGTTACGAATTTCTGTATATGGAATTCGTAACATTCCAATATTATTTTGATTACAGTAATCATTTTTGGTGCGATCATTACTTTGTATATAATCAAATAGTTGTTGGGCTTTGTCTTTGTGTTTGGTGAATTTGCCAACTAAACTATGTTGCTCACCATCAAACTCAATACAGAGATTGTGAGATGGTATATAGAAATCAAATTTTAATTGTCGTTTATTGACACATCCATTAAAAGTTTTTTGACGGATATATGGAATATTATTCAACGACAACCAACTTTCAATGATTGTCTCTCCTTTAGAACACTTACAAACCGGACATCCTTGCTTGTGTGACGTGTGGTTATTTGGTAATTGGAAAAAGGGACCATGTTTCTCACAACCAATCTTTACTTTTGTGTGCGCATTTATATAAACAACGTCGGAATAATTGTACTTGTTTGAATGTACCTTATTGGCCTGAAAGATAAACTCCTGTGTTGTAAATGCGTGTGATTGTCGTTTGTTCTTTAGATTACATTTGTTACAACCAGGAGAAATGTTTTTACCCCAAAAAGCATTTTTTGGGATACATAAAAATTCTTCATTGTGTAACGTACAATAAAACAATGCCTCAACATCGAGATTTGTGTATGTGCGACACACATAATTGTTCTTACCCCATTTAGTGTCTAACTTACTTTGAATATCGTTTATTGTATTTTTTCTTGGCACGATTGTTGACTCTTTGTTTTTGTTATTGTATAGTTATTGTGTAGTTAATTTCAACCTCTTGGAGATTTATAATGAATTCAAAAACCGTAACAACTATGTCGATTGTTGGTGTAATCGTCTCAATTATATTTATAGCAGTTGCGTCATATATTAGCAGTGCCAATTACGGTAACACCGCAGAAAATGAGATCAAGGCAATTTGGGAAAACAACCAGAACATCCTTGCTCAATACACCCAAAAGGTGCAAGAAGCAGCCCAAGTCCCCACTATGATGAAAGATGACTTGAAGGAAGTGGTCACAGCAGCATTGAGTGGTCGTTATGGTGCTGATGGCAGCAAGGCAACGTTTCAGTGGCTGAAAGAACAGAACCCTACTGTTGATGCGCAACTTTATCGCAAAATTCAACAAATTGTTGAAGCTGGTCGTGATGAATTTAAAATGTCTCAAACTCGCTTGATTGATGCCAAACGTGCATATAGCACCAATCTTGGTTATGTGTGGAAGGGTATGTGGATGCGTTTTGCTGGATATCCCCGTATCGACCTCGAAAAGTACAAGGCTATTACCAACGATTATGCCGACAACGCATTCAAAACTGGTAAAGAGTCGAGTCCTGTAAAACTACGATAATCCATAATCATTCTCCCTTACCCTAAATACGTATTTGGGGTGGGGAGAACAACATGGATTATGTAAAAGTAACATTACTAACAGTATTCATCATAGTCGCAGTCATCTTTGCAGGTAAAGGTGACTGCGACTCTTTTGATTCCAAGTACCTTATTATAAGAGGTAGTAAACAAACACCAGAACAAATGGATAAAAATGCACCCGTCATAATACGGTGGATTCGTGTTAAAGAGGATGATATTCCAGTTGTGTGTTCAAGAGTTATTGGTTTTATCTTTCCCATTCCAGGAGCCTTGGGGTGTTATGGGTGGAAAGATAATGTGTGTTATGTATATTCTGACGACACACCCGAAAGTATGATGACGCTTGGTCACGAAGTTAAACATTGTTTTGATGGTAATTTTCATAACACAACAGACTGGCAGTGGCTTGAACACTGAAGTTGACATTAATGGTTTAGTGTAATATAATTATGATGTAATATTTGTAGTAATAAAATACGAAGATAGACTTCGTATTACAATTTTGATAGAGGAGCTCTATTATGAAAAAGTTTAATTATCTAATTTATATCGGTCGTTTTTCACCGTTTCACAATGGTCACGAAGCAGTGCTCAAACAGGCGTGTGAAATGGCCGAAAAAGTCATTGTCGTGGTTGGTTCTACTAACCAACCACGAACCATTAAAAACCCATGGAATTTTGTCGAGCGCAAGCAAATGATTCTTGCTGCGATGGGGTCCTCACATACCAATTATGTTGTTGTCGCGGCTAAAGATAAACCATACAATGACCAAAAGTGGGTTCGTGATATTCAAAACACTATTGATAGTGTTATTGCAGAAGATGATTATATAGCCGTACCCAACCCTCACAAAATAGGTATTATTGGTCACAGTAAAGACGAAAGTAGCTTTTATCTAAAGCTGTTTCCACAATGGAGTGTTGTTGAAGTACCTAATTTTCAAGGTATAAATGCCACACAAATTCGCGAAGAAATGTTTGCTGTTAAACAACATGTGTACCCAACCGTTTCAAAAGCTGTCGAGAGCTATATCGTTGATTGGATGAAAACGCCAGGATTTTATGTACTCGTGGAAGAATATTTTTATATTCAAGCCTACAAAAACTCATGGGATAGGGCACCGTATGCTCCAACTTTTGTTACTGTTGATGCTGTTGTTGTTCAGTCCGGACATGTACTGATGATTAAACGTCGAGCCGCCCCAGGTCGTGGACTTGGTGCATTGCCGGGTGGATTTGTTAATCAAAACGAACGGCTGCTTGACGCGGCAATTCGTGAACTTCGCGAGGAAACTAAAATTAAAGTACCGGAGGCAGTTCTCCGTGGTAGTGTCAAAACATCTCATGTGTTTGATACACCCAACAGGTCTCTTCGTGGGCGCACAATCACACATGCGTACCTCATTGAGCTACCGGCCGGTGACCTTCCAAAAGTTAAAGGTAATGATGATGCTGAAAAAGCAAAGTGGATTCCATTAAATGAGCTTGACGAATCGAAATGTTTTGAGGATCATTATCACATAATTCAATATTTTCTTGGGCAAATTTAATGAATGGTGAAACTCGTAATGCTGCATGTGTAGTAGTCTTTAACAGAGAAGGTAAGATTCTTGCCGCATCTGTTAGGGGTGAATACAATGTTTTTGGTCTTCCCGGTGGAAAACTTGAAGACAACGAAAAACCTATTGATGCAGCAATACGAGAATTACAGGAAGAAACTGGATTGGTTACACAACGTGGACAATTGATTCAGTTGTATGAAGGTGTTGATGATGGAGGCTATCACGTAACAACATTTAGATACGTTCATACCGTCGAATCGGAAGCAGCCTCTCAAATGGAACGAGATATTAACGTTCAATGGGTTACCCCAACCGAATTAGTTAATGGTCGTTGTGGAGATTATAACAACAAAGTTATCATGGCTTTGTTGTCGCGCTGTTATGTTATTAATCACTAATTGAGGAGTTTGTTGTGAAAAAACATATGATAGTTTCTGCACTAATGACGTTAATGTTGTTGGGTTGCGCAAAAAGGAAGATACGTCGTCACAGGGCGCATCAAAGGATGATTCTTTTAGTACGGGATTGGTGTATGCAAAAGCAGCACTAGATTATTACGCACGCTCTGAAAAAGCATGCTGGGGTATTCACAATCCATCATCTGGAGACAAATATGTTTTGTTGGTTAAATTTCCTGATGTTGGACCCGAAGATAAACTGACTGGTTGGCAAATGGTTTCAGGTGGCTGGACCATATACAGTCTTGATAACAATACCGCATTGTTTGCAGCCAAAGACGGGGAAGAAGTGTTTACAAGTGTAAATCCCGATGTTTCCAACTTGCCGTGCGTTACGAGAGGTGAAGTACCTTCGCCAATGATGCCATGAACAACATCCCCACCGAACTAAACGATTTGGACTCTGTGCATATTGGTATATGTGCGGATCCTAATTCCGGAATGATTAAATGGTTGATGGATCAACAACTAATTACCGATCCGTGTACACGTGTTATCATATGTACAAAACAACAAGCAGCGGAGATTTGTGATTTTGCGCGATATTATTACGACAAGCAAATGCACAACTTATAAAGGAAGATGAAATGTTACCATATTCGAATAACAAAGACGTTACTATAATCAATATGTTGGGTGGACCCGGCGTTGGTAAATCCACTACTGCACTTGGTCTCGCTTACTATATGTCGCTAGCCCAAAAAGGGAAGGTTGAGTATGTACCCGAAGTTGCAAAAGATTATACCTTTGAAGGTCGTCATCATATGTTGACGGAACAAGATTATATTTTCAGTAAACAAAATAACAGGTTTAGACGTTTGGTGGGTCAAGTAGATTATATTGTTGCTGACACTTCGTTGTTGTTGGGGTTTATGTATATGCCAGAGGATTTCCCCCCATCATTTTTTGATTATGTAATGGACACATACAATTCATACAACAACATCAACGTTCTTATTCGACGGGGGGTTCCGTATGAAACGGTTGGTAGAAATCAAGATGAGAATGAGGCTATTCAAATTGATAAGGATTTGAGAGCATTATTGATTGATACAGGCGTACCTTTCTTCGAAGTTGATAATGTATACGGAAAAAATGTGGACACTGTACATCACATCATGAATGATTTAGTTTATAAAAATGTATGAAGTTATTATTAATGCGGGAGATATAATCAAACTTGCACCTAGAGACCCTGCATTTTGGATGTTAAACACTGGTATGGTGGTCGTTGAATCAGTCATACCACCTGATATTATCCTTGGGTATGATGGTGTCACATACAATCTTCACGATTTTTTGATTACTTATTTAAACGGACGAGATTTGACAGACATGATGTCATAAATATTGATATTAAATCAATATTAGGTAAATGCCACATGAAAATATACGAAATTCTGTGTGAGAACTTTGTAAATCTTGTAACACCTACCCAACGAAAGCGTTATGCCAGTTATGTATGGCAGTTATTGCAAAATACATACGACAAATATGGTTCGGGAATGGGATTAAGTGGTGCAAATTTAGACAATTTAATCAATACACCTGGAGTATGGAAGGCGTCGTTTATTGATGGTAAAATCGTTGCTGGAGTAATCTATCGTAATAGTAGTGGGCATAAAGTTCGATTAGTTTTTCATAACGATACGAGAGATGGAAAAAATGCGTTGAAGGCCATTCTTTCGGATGATATCACAGGAAACAAATCGTGGGGTGAGTTTAGCGGCAATTTGGAAAAGGTAATGTTGAATTTAGGTGGCAAACCAATACCTAACACTCAAGCAGAACGAATCCTCGGCCAAAAAATATTGGAATTGGATCCAGACGGATTCCACTACACGAGGGAAGTGTCCCCAGGTGTTGTTAAAACACAAATGTTAATAGGAAGTTTCAAAAATAGTTGACATAAATAAGTATTAGTGTATTATTATGATTAACGATAGACGTTAATCATTCAAATCATTAGGAGGATTTCCTTATGGACTCAAAAGCAAAAGACAAATATATTGTTTCGTGGAATTATCGGCAGTTGCTGCAAAAATATGATCTTGATGACTATGGATTGTGGCATGTTAAGGGGGAAGATCCCAATTGTGATCTTCACGGACCGCACTATCAACCATCACTTGGCTATTTTGAAGGTCGTCTAGGCGACATTATCGATATGGCCGTAGAAATGGAACGTTTTTGGCAATGGGGGGCAGGCGGAGATTTTGAACTGATTAAAATTTCGAAGCCTGATGAAGTTTGGGAACGTACCAAACTTGAAAAGCAAAAACGAGATTTGCTCGAACAAATCGCTGATATTGACCGTCAGTTAAGTGAACTTTGATCTATTTGTGTAAATATAAAGATACACAATCACAAAGGAATTATATGTTGTTAAGAGAAATATTTGTTTCACCCATCACAAAGTTGTTAGACAAATCGTCAACAACAAAGGTTCAGCCAGTTAAACGAATTGTTAAGACGGAAAATGATCCTGATGTGAAAAAGAAACCAGTACCAAAAGGTCGAATTGATACTTACGCTTAAAATAAGTGTTGACTTATATATTTTATTAGTTATAATATTAAATAACATGTGAAGGGACAGACCCTTCACCTTCATAACTTGTTAAGGAGCTTAACATGAATATTAATACCAAGATGACGTTTGATTTCTCGGAGGCTGATGCACACAAGCTCGTCCAAGAAGCTGTCTTCAATTTACTTCGCGACAAATATAATATCGACGTAAGCCTGTCTGATATTGACATCAAATTTAACGCAACAATGCGTTCGTACGATATGTATGATCGTGGCCCTGGCGATCCGACGTTCAGTGGAATCACAGCAACAATTAAACAAGCGAGTCCGGTGGACCGTTCTCGTTAATTTTTGTAGTACCAAACAAACTGATAGACGGTTTGTATAATTTTTGATAAAGGAGTTTTATCATGGAAACAAACATTATTCTTAATACTGATTCATACAAAGCATCACACTTTCTTCAATATCCACCCAATACCACCAAAGTGTTCTCTTACATTGAGTCTCGAGGCGGCGAATATGACAAAACCGTTATGTTCGGTCTTCAAATTTTCTTAAAGGAATATCTGACAAAGCCCGTCACTCAAGAGATGATTGAAGAAGCTGATGAATTCTTCGCTGCTCACGGTGAACCGTTTAACCGAGCCGGATGGCAGTATATTGTGGACAAATACGCTGGTTATCTACCTCTTGTTGTCCGTGCCGTTCCTGAAGGTATGGTCCTCGGTACAAAAAACGTACTTGTTACCGTTGAAAACACTGACGACAAATGTTTCTGGCTGACGTCGTATATCGAGCCTGCAATTCTTCGTGCTGTATGGTATGGTACGACTGTTGCTACCAATAGTTGGAGCATCAAGCAAGTGATTCGTGCAGCATTAGAAGAGACTGGTGATCCTGCAGGTCTGTCGTTCAAACTGCATGATTTTGGCGCCCGTGGCGTTAGTTCCTTTGAAAGTGCTGGTATTGGCGGCGCTGCCCACTTGGTCAACTTTATGGGGTCGGACACTGTATCGGGTATTCGTTTTGCACAGAAATATTACAATGCAATTGGTATGCCTGGTTACTCGATTCCGGCTGGTGAACACAGCTCCTACACGTCGTGGGGTCGTAAAAACGAGGTTGATGCTTACCGCAACATGATTAAACAGTTTGGTGGCAAAGGCAAGATGTTTGCGGCTGTTAGTGATTCGTACGACATTCTCAATGCCGTCACAAATCTGTGGGGTAAAGAACTGAAACAAGAAGTGCTTGATAGTGGTGCTACTGTTGTTATTCGCCCCGATAGTGGTGATCCTGCTTCGGTCGTGTGTGAGGTTGTCCGAGCACTTGATGCTGCATTTGGATCAACAGTGAATGAGAAGGGATATAAAGTTCTTAATCCGGTAGTACGTGTTATTCAGGGCGATGGAATCAATGAGGGTAGCATTAAATCGATTCTTCGTACATTGAAGTTTGCTGGATATAGTGCTGACAACGTTGCTTTTGGTATGGGTGGAGCACTGCTTCAACAGGTAAACCGCGACACTTTGAAATTTGCGATGAAAACGTCTGCAGCGTGCATTGATGGAAACTGGGTTGATGTGTATAAGGATCCTGTTACCGATGTTGGCAAGCGGTCGAAGAAGGGGCGTGTTACTCTGTATAAGAGTGAAGATGGTGGGTATTTTTCTGACATTGAAACACCTGGAGTGGTTGATGCACTTGAAACTGTATTCGTTAATGGAAAAATTGTTAGGGAATATACGTTCGATGAAGTGCGAGCAAACAGCACTATGTAATTAACTAAACCATCAAAAAACCACCTTCGGGTGGTTTTTTGTTGCCTATGAGTGTGAATGTGGGTATAATTGATTTCATAAATCAAATGTGAGGAATTAGTTATGTTGAGTTCTGAAGCTATCGAGGTAATAGAATATCTTCGCAACAACCTGAAAATTGAGATTAACAGCGTGATGCGCGGGTCTGCAGACCTTTATTTTGATACACAGCGTATCGAAACAACCGTAAAGGTGCTGTTAGATGATGAAGTTATAAGTGAATCTGTGTCTGATGTTTATTTATAAAGGATGTTAACATGTATCATGGTTTAACTGAAGAAGAGGCAATTGCTGCTGGTATGCAAGCATGTGCAGAAGAAGTATACATTGAATTTTCTGGTTGGAACTGTGCTGATGTTTGGGACGGTGGCAATGACTGTCAAGGATGGGATGGTGATGATAGGCGTTGTGATTGTGGCAATCGTCGAGTGGGTTGGGAAACTGAACAAAATGCTGATGGGTCGTGGACGGCATATGCTGTTGCGTGGTGAGGATAACTTAATGATAATATTTGAAGAAGTACACGAAAGTGGCTGGGGTGAGCACGATTTCCTTGTGAAAGATGAGTTCCAGGCGATGCGGGCCACCAAAGCTTTGTCGGAGAATGGTTATAGAGTGGGTGGAGGAACCAATCCTCGACGAGTCACAATCGATTTGATGCACAACTCTAATGTTGATAAGGCTCGTGATATTATTGAAAAAATTGACACATATTGGGGAATTTTGTGAGAGAACACAGACAGCATATGCTGTTGCATGTTAAGGAGTACTAAAATGGATGAACAAGACAGTTTTCTTACCGCAAAAAAGTTTTATGCTGCAACTGTAACAGGTAAACATATTCCGAATAAGGAAGAGGCTAAGGAATTGCGGCGTTTGATGCAAAAATCGGGAATGACAGAGGAACAATTGCGTGAGCATAAAATTTATCGTAAAAAGTTGGCGGATGCTCGGAATAGAGGTACACAAGAACACGGTAATCCCAAGTATACCCGCAAAATGCGCGAATTGCGTCAAATACGAATACATATTGCGGAGCTACTGAACACTCACATTAATGATCCGCGGTTAGACCAAGAAACTGTAAATGAGTACAACCGACAATATATCAGAGGCCACTACAATTACCAAAATATCGATTACATTCCATACTCATATTGGACTAAAGGTGAAAAATAATGGATGAACTGCTTACGATTATTAAAACAATTGATTACACTCCATCCACATTTAAACAGTGGACAGATGGACCAAAAGTTGTGTTCGACACTATGGAAAATACATCCATGTTGGAGTTACACGACGCTAAGAGAGTGGTGATTGCGGATACCGTAGATTTTGTGTGTGTTCTTACAAAATTCCCATCACACTCACCAGTAACATTGTATTTCATTAACGACGAACCATTAATGAAAATGGCATCACAATTTCGCCCGGATTTACACATCGTGCTTGTGCGTGTTAATTGGAACGATTTAAAATAACCAAAATAAACACACAAAGGATAAAAAATGAAACATCTTAAAACTCTATCATTCATTGCTGTAATGATTGCTGTAATTACAGCCGCTTATATTTTCGAACCTAGAAATCAAGCTGATATTAACAAATCTGACCTGGCAGTTTTGCAAAATCTTGCGGATAGTGGCGATCGAAAAGGACAGTTAATGCTTGGTTTGGCATATCAAAGTGGTGAATATGGTCTCAAACCCGACGCTGTGATGGCGGATAAATGGATTGGCCTTGCTGCTAAAAATGGCAGCGAATATGCTCAAACTCTAATGAAAAGTAAAAATCAGCCCCCACCCGTCATTACGTTTGAGCGGCATCAGAAAACAGTTATTGATGTAGTGTGGGGACACTATCGTAACCTAATTTTATTTTCCATTAGTATTGTTTTGTTAGCTGGATATCATATAGTGGTTTATGTCCGAACTCGTAAAGACCCATCATATTCAACTTTCCAAACTATTACCACTCAAGCCCGTTCCGCGTGGGTTCGGTCCATTATGTCACACGATAACTTTGAGGTGTTGGCAGTGCAAACACTACGAAATTCAACAATGGCTGCGACATTTTTAGCATCTACAGCAATCTTGTTGATAATTGGAGTGTTGAACATTTCACACTTTGGCACAGTATCAGATGCAATTGCAGTTTCGTCTCAACATTCAGCGTTACATGCTTTCAAGGTTGGGCCGTTGTTGTTCACGTTATTTACCGCCTTCTTTATGTTCACTTTGTCCGTACGAATGTTCAACCACGTAGGTTATTTGGTCAACTGTAAATCGCCGTATATCGACAGTGATTATGTGTCACGAGTTCTTAATAGGGGTGGCGCTTATTATAGTCTTGGTATGAGGAGCTATTATCTTTCTATTCCGTTTGTGTGTTGGCTGTTCAATCCTCTGTTGATGTTGGTATCGAGTATTATGTTGTTGTTTGTTCTACACCACATCGATCACGTTTATATCGAAGATTAATTATGTGTAACAGAATAAGCATGCGCATGGAGTGTCCTGATTGTGGGTATCCATACTCTGAAGCACAATATCCATTGGACGAAAACCTGCGGCATGACCTGTTTTGTTGTCCTATTCATGGATATGATTCTCTCGTGAGAACGAAAGGTCACGTTTATTGCACAGAATGTGATTTTGATATTGGCGTAAGGGTAGTAAAATGAGTAACGGTGTTATAAGTTTTGCTGGAATAGGTAGTCGTTCTACACCTCCACACGCAACTAAACAGATTATTGCTATTTCTTCTTTGTTAGCAAAAAGAAATTGGGTGTTGCGATCAGGTGGCGCCGACGGCGCCGACCTGGCGTTTGAGATTGCATATGACCAATTTGGTGGGAATAAAGAAATATATCTGCCATCAAGAGGATTTAACAATAGTACCTCTTCTTTATATAACCTTACAGATGAAGCGTTTGATTTAGCTGAAAAATATCACCCCACTTGGAAAATATTGCCACCATTTGCACGAAAACTTATGGCACGCAATGGGTATCAAGTACTGGGTCCCAATCTCAATGACCCTGTTAAACTAGTTGTGTGTTGGACACAAGATGGTGTGGAACAAGGATCACAAACAACTGTTGGTACGGGTGGGACTGGACAAGCAATACGAATTGCTGACGACTACAAAATTCCTGTTTTTAATCTACAAAAAGAAAACAGATTCCAGCAATTGTTGAGTTATATTAGCAGTGAGATGTGGTCAATTATAGACTGTTGACTTTTTAAGATATTGGAAATACAATATTAATATTGTCCTTTTGCATTCCGCGAAAGGGTAAGTAAAACAAGAAGAATACATGTAAAGGGTATACCAGTTCGAAAGACTGGGGCACAAAGTTCACCGGCCTAAAGAGTAACTTCAATGGCAGCGGGAATTACCGTGAGTCTTCCATTAATTTCAATTAAAGGAGATTTACAAATGAATAAAACATTACTTGCAGTTGCATTAGCTGCTATGCTTGTCTCCGGCTCGGCTTTCGCAACCCAACCCCTCGGTAACGGCAAACATGGTGATACCAAAACCAACACTCATACCAACACTCACTATTGTCAAGGCAATAGTTGTAATGGCGGTTCCAATGGTTCATCGTCGAGTTCAAGTTCATCATCGAGTTCAAGTTCGACCGCAACCGGCTTTGGAGTTGGGGTGGGAGTTGGTATTGGTGGAGCAGGTGGATCGGTAGGTAACGTCGCGGGTGGTAATTCGTCCGTTAAAGATAGTGGAAATTCCTCTGTTGGTAATGGCGGCGGAAACTTTTCTCCATCCGCCAAAGTGGGTGACGTCAATGCAACAGTTGGTGACGTTAGTGGCGGTTCCGTAGGCGCCGGCGCAAACGCTAATTCCAACAATGCCTCACAAAATGTCACTTTTACGAGTCCCAGCAAAGTAACGATTCGTAATACACCTGATGTTAGTGCCTCTGCATTAACTAGTTCCAATGATACCTGTATGGGTTCGTCTAGTGGCGGTATTTCAGTTCCTGGATTCGGAATCAATCTCGGCTCTACGTGGTCTGACAAAAACTGTGTAATGTTGAAGAACTCCCGTGAAATGTGGAATATGGGATTCAAGGCTGCGGCTATGGCCCGTATGTGTATGGATGATCTCAACAAAGAAGCTCTTGAAGAAACTGGTTTTAAGTGCCCAACCAAAGACGATAAGTGATTTGACTTATTTCTAAAAGGAGAAGCACATGAATACAAAAGATATTAGGGTAGTGACGTTGTTAGCTGCATTGGCATGTTCTCAAGTGGCATTAGCAACAGATGTTAGCATCGTCCGCACACCGCTTGGTTCGGGAACTCCTGGTGAAGTTGGGGTAGAACAAGCCCCACCAGTGATGGATGGTATGTACCATGCTCCACAATACATGCCTGGATTTCCTACTGCTGCAACAATTTGGCCTCGTGTTGTCGATGTTGATTGCGCGAAAGAGTCAACAACGTTGAAGTGTGACAGTTACAACTGGGCTCCAAAACTTGGACGGGGGGAATATTTGTATATTCGACCACATGTCACGGAAAAGCCTGTTCCGGCGGTACCAATTGTGATTTATAAAGAGGTTCCAGTAAAGAAGGGTAAAGAATAAAAAGGGGGGTTGCCCCCTTTTTATCGTATTATGGTTATAGTTAATCTAATCACAGCAACAATTTGTTTTGCTAATTCGTGCTATCCAGCATTAATTGGTACACATACACCAAAAGGTGAATTTCAAATTCATCAACTTATTACAGAACAACGAGGTTATGGTGGTGATGTGTTACAATTTAAAGAAACATCCACAGAATGGTATGCAATCCATCGTGTTTATTTGTTAAATCCAACGCAGCACCGAATGGACCGGTTGATGTCAGGAAATGTTGGAGATAGAACCATAACGAATGGATGCATCAACGTCATGCCTGATGTGTATGAAAAATTAAAATCGTGTTGCTCAAACGACACATTATTAATTAAATAGGAGAACTGTATGTTAAAATTACTATCGATTGGAATCGTAGTGTTACTAACAGGATGTGCTGGGTTCCCACAACAACACATCGATACTCAATGTGATAAGGTAGGTGCATATGCACGTAGTGTAGCAACTCTACGCGACATGGGTGTAACCTTGCCGGATATTGATTCTTTTACAGGTGAACCTGTAGCGGTCACATTTCCATTTCAACGTATTAAACAGGAAGCTTTTTACCTTAAAACAAAAAATCCTGCCGACACATATACAAATTTTTATAATCAATGTACAACTGTGGGCTACAACAACTTACTGGAAGATATGAAACGAATGGAAGAGGACCGTATAAACAGTCTTAAACCGCCACCCAAAATCGAAAAACAACAGAAAAAACGTCATGTGGTTAAAAAGTATCACAAAACACGTAAAGTTATTCGTAAGGTACAACCTCAATAAACAAAAATCCCCACTTTCGTGGGGATTTTCTCAGTAGTATCCCTCTACTGATATCACGGTCCTAAGCGTGAATTCTTTATACCAATACACCAGCAAACGTGAACTGAAGATCGGACAATGTACTATCAGCAGTTCCTGGACCAACAACGGTTAACACATCACCTGCTGCAAACGAAACATCAGATGCAAACGTAAATGCACCGATTGCAGAACCAATACCATATGTAAAATTGCCAACAGAAGAACCGTTCTTATTGATAGTGAATAATGCGGCGGCTGTTGATGCTACACCAGCTTTTGCATAGCTACCCGTTAAGTTGGCTGGTAAAGTGAAAGGACGGACTGCAACAAACCTTGCAATGGTTGCTGCATTTGCTGGTTTTCCAATAGTACTGCCAGCAATATCATATGCCTTTAGTGCTGCTGGTACCACATCTAATGAAATTGTTGTTAACGACATAATTAAACTCTCCTATTATCTAAAGTAGATTTCTACAGATGTACCGGCAGTAAGACCAGTAGATAGTGTAATATCTGTAGTAGTCTCTGTGTAAGCACTTTCCAATTGTTTGATACCACTCACAAATACCATCAAGCGATGTGAACCAACCACATTGGTAAATCCGGAGAATGTGAATACGGTTTGTGAAGCAGTTGCTGTGAAAACATTATATCCAACATCTGCAACCTTCAATCCATTTGCTGAACGAGTTAACGTTGTACCATCCACTTTTACAGCAAGTTGTGCGGCAGTTGCAGATGATGGAGTTGTACCATCCAATGTTAACATTAACCCGGAGGCGGAATATAAATCTAAACCAACTTCATCAGTTGGTAACTCAGCAACACCTGCACCTAAATTAACATTCAACACGTTACCTGTATAACCCAAACCAACACCTGCTGGGGTTGCATTAGGACCACCAAATTCTATCCACGCTGTTGAAGCTGAATCGTATACGTATGAGTGTCCAAAGTGTTGTGAAGATGCATTGTTTACAAAAGTGGCTTGGCCAGAAAGTGGTGTTGTAAATGTATAAGCATATGAACCTGGGGTTGCGTTAGTAACTTGGGCAATGTCGTTATGGTGTGTAGCCATATTACCACCCTCAGTACCCGAACCATGCTCCATAGTGACACCAAAACGATCACCAACAGCAACAACCCGGCCCAAAATATCAACCCATGCAGTACCCGACCAATATACAGCGTGTCCTTCAAGACCCGTCCAAGCACCGGATGCAGTGGCGCCAATTAAATACACGGCATTTACAACAGGAGATACAGGAGGTGCACTCAAACTATCATCCATCAAATCTGGATCAAGGATTGGGTTTAACCACGTTAATCCTGATGCAAGAGCATCAACATAAGCTCTATTAACAGCATTTGAAGCAGTAAAACCACCAGTTGGTGTTGGTACCGTAATTGTTTGTTCGGCTTGCATGACCAAATTACCAGTCATTGTATCACCAGCTTTTGCAACTTTGGAATCGATTTGTGTTTGAACAGCACCCGTTACGCCCACCAAATAATTAACTTCGGCAGACGTCAAAGAACCATTTAGTCCATCTAGCAAAGTGTTTTGAGCAGATGTCAAGTGCACTGTTGCATCCGCAGTGTGAGTAGCAAGATCACCACTAACAACACCTAAGGCTGTAGAAACAGACGTGTTGGTTGCAATAACAGAAGTGTCTACAGCAAAGCTGATGTCCCCCGCGACACCACCTCCAGTCAAACCACTTCCGGCTGTCAAGCTTGTAATGTCCCCCGTAATCCACGAGGTTCCATCAAACACATAAAGACCGATAGAATTACCACCACTCGCGGTCGTTAAATAGAACATCCTACCTTGAGCTGGTCCAACAGGGAATGTAGTGCCTGATTCTACATGAACGTTCTGTATTTCCGAACCGGCTACGAGAGTTACACCATCTAATAACATATTACTGCTCTTTGAAAATGTGTGATGATTAAGCTAATGTGCACACGAATGTGTATTCAGCATCACCAAATGTTGTATCTGCGGTACCTGGCGCAACAACAGTAAAGATGTCACCGGCGATGAACGATGTGCTGGATGCAGTAAATGTAGCGACGGTTCCGCTTGCAGCAAATACCATTGTACCAAACTGAACACCATTCTTTTGAAGGGATAAGGTGGTCGAATTGGTTGCGGCTGTTGCTGCTTTACCAACACTACCTGTGCAGTTTGCAGGAATACTGAAACCACGAACGGCAACAAATCGTGTTACAACAGCACCGCCAGCTGGTTTACCGAGAATAGAACCACTGATATCGTACGGAATTGTTTGGACGACTGGTGGACCAACGAACTCAACCCAAGACGAAGTAGCCCCCTGGTAGAAGTAAGCATGATACGCATCATAGGATGCAGCAGTGTTCACCAAAACAGACATACCATCTGTGAGTGCTGTGTATGAATACGTAAGAGGGCCGACACCTGTAATAGTAACAATTTCGTTATCGTGTCCGACAAAGGAACCTGTACAAGTAGTAACAGACTCCATAGATAAACCAATTCTCATACCAATTGTAACAAGTCCCAAATCCACCCAAGCGGAACCGTTCCACTCTACCAAATGTCCGTCAAGTCCTGTCCATGCACCGGTTCCGGTAGCTAAAACAATATACGAATCGTGCACTGCTGGAGAACCAGGAGGTGTAGAAAGGTTATCACCAACCAAACCGTTAGCTGCAATTGGCTCAACCCAAACAGCACCAGTTGTAACGAGAGTGTTTACATAGTCCTTTGTTGCCATAACGGTGGTGTCGATGTTTAACGTGATGTTGCCGGAAACGCCGCCGCCAGTTAAACCAGTACCAACAGAAACCCCTGTTACATCACCAGTGATCCAATCTGTGCCATTATAAATGTAAAAACCAATATCATAACCACCACCTGAGGCAGTGAGATAAAACGCACGCCCGATAGTTGGAGATAAAGGGAAAGTCGTGCCGGATTCAACATGAACGTTTTGAACTTCCGAAGTGCTTGTAAGTGTAATGCCGTCGAGTAACATAATTATAATCCTTTTTATGAACGTTGTGATAGTGAGACGCAACTTGTTTAATATATTTATGGTTGTTGTGTTTTATAAACAAATGTTGGACAATAACCCCATAATTAATGAATGTAAGAATTGAGGTAATTATGAATAAGCCCGCATTTCAATCTGTATATATCGTCCGTAAAGTAAACGGGCAGGATGTTGAACGTGTCGATGAAGCGGAAAAGGAAATCCGCAAGCAGCTCAGAAGTGTTAATCAGTTGTTGTCGCCGACAAACCAAGTGATCATCATCTCCGACCAATGCGACATTACGCAGGATACCCTTATCGTGGCCATTGGTGGCGATGGTACAATGTTGTATGCTAGTGACATTGCGGTATCAACTGGTGCAACGGTAATGGGCATTAATACAGGACGAGTGGGATTTTTGACTGACTTTTCCTTTGAGGATTTGCAAAAAAACAGTTATCTTGGCAGCATCCTTGATGTGGGGAAAACGTCTTTGTTTCCACGTGAAGATAGAATTATGTTGTTCACAACCACCCCGGAAGGCTATGAGTTTTCGACAATGAACGAGATCTCCATTGCTAACAGCAATTCCGATTCAGCTATCGAATATGAAGTTTGGGTTGACAATATGAGCGCTGGTTCTCACCGTGCCAATAGTGTTGTTATTTCCACTCCTACCGGTTCTACCGCCTACGCTTTATCCGCGGGCGGCGCGATTATTTATCCTTCATTAAATGTATTAGAAATCACACCAGTTGCACCCATGACGATGGCCTCTCGTCCTATTATTGTAGGTGGTGATGCCGTTATTAAGGTATCTGCACGAATCCGTGATGGTGGAACGGTATCAATTCGTGGTGATGGGCAATTGTTCGGTTCGTTTGATACTCATAATAGTGGTGAGGCTGCTACCTTTACAATCAACACACAACCAAATAAAGTGCGGTTGTTACACACACCCGCTTGGAACTTCTTTGAAGTGTTGACCACAAAGTTGGGATGGAGTTGATTTATGTTTGATATTGTACAATTAACAAATGCTTATACTGAATCCCATCGGTATTACCACACATTAGATCACATTACCAGCATGTTTAAATATGCCACAAAAGAAGGTATTACTTTATCAAATGCACAAGTAACTGCTATTTGGTGGCATGATTTTGTATATAATCCCCAATCGAAAACCAACGAAGAGGATAGTGCAAACAAAATGATGGAATGGTTGGAGCATAACAACCGTCTCGATATGCACGTCGCTCGACAAATCATTCTTGATACGAAAACACACATTTCGTCTTTGGACGAATCGAAAGTGGTATTAGACCTTGATTTGATGGGATTGGGGTCGGCGTGGGAAGAATTCAAACAGAACACAGATAATGTTCGTGCTGAGTTTGCACACCTAACTGAACAAGAGTGGTTAGAAGGTAGAATGAATTGGATAGTTTCATTTTGTAACAGAGACTATATTTTTCATACAGAACATTTTCGCCGTGAGTTTGAGGCTCGTGCTCGTTCAAACATGTCGTGGGAATTTGTACAGCTGGAAGCGTTGCATCGCAGCAAAGGATATTTTTGTGAAGGAGATAAGAAGCTATGGTCACAAGAGAACAGATAATTAACTTGTCCCACGATAATAGTGCCTTGAGTATGTGTGTGTATCAAGCAAGGCACGGGTTTCTTACGTGGGAAGAAGCAATGATGCTTGCTGTTGATCATTTTGTTAAGGAAAATAAAACATTAACCGACACAATCATCAGGATGAAACAAAATGAGCCTCCTCGTCCACTTTTGATGCAGTGCAACTTTCCGAGGTGGAAATAATATATGGAAAACAAATTTAAGCGTTGGGCTGTTAGATATACAGTATATGATGGACAACACATGTGGTTATCGGCCAATGGTGGTCATACAGAAAAATTTCAATCAGCTTATCTATACTCAAAACACGGAGTAGCTTTGAGCCTTGCGAAGTCGATTGCAAAGCGGGGTGGGTGTTATAATGACGTAAAGGTAATAACTTTTTATGTTGTTGAAGATGAAACATCATGTGACAATATCTATTGAAGAATATTATGAATAATGAACCTATTTTAACATTTTTTGGCGAGTATCGATACTTATCAAATTTTTATCCAGCAGAGTTTGTGTGGGATGGAATACTATGGCCCTCTTCAGAGCACGCATATCAAGCAGCAAAAATTGATGACCGTGAAGGGCGGATTGCTATTTCAAAGATTAAAAATCCAAGCGACACCAAACGGTTGGGCAAAACTTTAACTCTTCGTGAGGGATTTGCGGATATTAAGATTGCTACCATGTACGAAATCGTGTATCAAAAATTCAACCAAAATCCTCATCTACGCGAAAAACTGATTGCTACTGGTGATTGCCACCTCGAAGAGGGCAATAATTGGGGTGATGTGGTGTGGGGAGTGTGCGACGGCGTTGGTCAAAACAATCTCGGATTAATTTTAATGCGAGTTCGGACCGAAATGAGAGAGAAGTTTAAATGACGGAACTTGGTATAATCTATTTTACGGGAGATGTGTTTCGTGTGGGGTATGACAACAAACATGAGCGAGAACCCTTCCAGGTTTTGCCGTTACGGATAGGATATTCCGCCAACTTTATTGTAAATCTTGCAACGGGTCAGGAAATAAAAAATCGGTGGAGAGAAGGACCTCTCATTATTGTAAGTGATAACGTCAAACGCATTTTTATAGACTCACCACTATTATCAATCGATGAACTCAAACACCAAGCTGAGGTTATTTTAGCTAAGGAACGTGTTAGATATTCGCTGCAAGAGCAAATTGCTAAACATAAAGCTGAAATTGAATTACTTACTGGAGATATTGCAAAACTATGATTAACCACCCAAAATATAAACGTGGTAATTTGTACCTTTCGGGGTCAATGGAGTTTGCACCAGATGGAAAACTTGGTGGGACGTGGCGAAGCGAATGCTCCAATAAGTTGAAGGAGATGGGTTATTATCCACTCGATATTACAGCACTGGATGTTGCCTATTCTTCCAAACATGGCAACATCTTTCGTGAAATTGATACGACTGACCCACTGCAGCGTAAAATGCACATTAGAAAGCATTTCATTTATACTGATTTGCAATTAATTCTTAATGATAGTGATGCGTTAGTGGTATTACTCGATGAAGGTGTAAGAAAAGGTGCTGGTACTATTAGTGAATGTCAATATGCTTACAACCATGATATTCCTGTTTTTGTGGTTAATTCATTACCAAAAACGGAAAAAATTAGTGGGTGGCTTTTTGGATTAAGCACAAAAATTTTCGACACCTTTGACGAGTTGTACGAATATCTTGATAGGCTACCACCACAATTACTGCGGCGTGATGTGTTTGGTAATAGACACATAGGTGACCACTATTTGTGCTCATTGTGTGGTAATCCATTCAAGAAAAATAAAACACATTATGTGTCAAAGGTTTCTCCCTTGTATTGTAAGGGATGTGTTGATTTAGTCAAAGAAACACACGAAGATCATGTGGACAGATACGACTTTTTTGTTTCACATCTTGAAACAGAACGCGACAACGAAATAAAGGAAAATAAAACGTGATAGATTCATTTTGTTTAACTGTGGGCGGGCTAAAAAAGGCCATGGAAAACCTACCCGATGATATGCCTGTGTTATATCAACGAATTGAAGATGTTTATTTTCAAAAACATGGGTGGTCACCAAAAGTTTTGTTGTGGGAAAGACACCACGTACCTGCTGGTTATGAAAATGAATTAACAACAGAAGAGCAAGCCAACACAGAAATAATCGATGGGGTGTTATATATGAGAGATATGTCTGATTATATAGCGGCATTTAGTGCATATAAACATCCTGAAGAAGAAGTATTTGTAATTAACGCACATTATTGAGGAGAAGAATTATGCCATACATTAAAGTAGAATATAGAGATAACATTGATAATGAAATTGGATTGCTTGCAGGTGGAATCAATGAGATGTATGAACTTGGTGTAAGTGAACGTGCGGGATTGATGAATTATGCCATTACTAAACTAATTTTGTCTGTGTATCCCGACTCAAAACAAAATTATCATGGATATAATGAAGTAATGGGAATGTTGGAATCCTGCAAACAAGAATACTACCGCAAATATGTAGCACCATACGAAAACCAAAAAGAATTTGAAAATGGAAGCGTTTGAATGTTAACATATATTAAAAAGGACATTGCTACTGTTACTCGTGGAGTTGTGGCACATGGTGTAAATTGTCAAGGTGTAATGGGTTCCGGCGTAGCAAAATGTCTTCGTGATAAACATCCGTCTATTTTTACAAAATATCACGAGCTGTGTGAAATATATAAACGAAAAAATAATGCGGGATACTTGTTGGGTATTGTTGATTTTGCTACTATTAATTCAGAATTAATAATTGCAAATTGTTTTACCCAAGAGTATTATGGAAGAACCGGTGCCAAATTTGCAAAACTTGAAGCTGTTGAGGAGTCCGTTCACAATGCACTTGACCTGGCGGATGCATTAGGTTTACCATTTTATATGCCAAAAATTGGGTGCGGTTTGGGTGGCCTGTCATGGTCAACTGAAGTTGAACCTGTTATGAAAACGTTGTCGAAACAATATGGTACAGCAGTGTTTGTGTGTGAACAATAGGAATCCCCCCAAAAAGTTACAGTAAATATTACAAAAAGGATTTATAATGATTGATACACTTGATACTGAAAGACTACACGCTGTTATAGAAGGAAAACTGGTAGGAAGGGGAGTGGGGAAAACCACTGCTATGTTAACACAACTTTTGGGCATTGCTCAAGTTGGTAACGCTTATGCTGAAACCATGATTGTGACTCATACTGATACATGGGCCAAACAACTAATGCGTATTTTCAGCGATGTTTTGGTAGAAGAACATATTAAACACAATCTGATGTCGACCACAGAATTGTATGTTGTGCCAAACGGCCAACGCTTTATATTTGTAACGATAGGTGATATTTTAAACAATCGTCGTTGTGTCGGCATTCGGTTGTATAATTATTTTCTTGACATGCCTGATAACTATGTAGAACAATACGAGCCTCACTTGAAAGAATGGCTCGAGCCAAGACTAATTTCAACTGGAGATGTTTATGCTTACTAACGATAACCCAACGAAAACGGTATTTTATGTAAAAAATGCTAACGGTACTTTTGGACCATATCCTTCGAGAAATCTCGTTGAAATGGCTATTGCCATGGGCCAGATTCCTCAAACCCCTGGAGTTCCTAATAACATTCTTGAAAAAACCGAATCGGGACAGGATATTTTGTTCGGCTAAAATTAGTACTCAACGACCACATATTGTCGTAAAATCTTTGTAAAAACGCATTATATTTCTAAATACTACGAAACCCATCCACAGGAGATAGTAGTATGTTTGAAAGCAAAACGGATTTTGTCATTGATTTGGTCGATCGCATTAATAACATGATTGCCGAGATGAGCGACGGCGCTGGCCTTGATTTGGATATTGATATATTTGAAAACGCAATCGAGCTTGCAAGAGAATTGAGAGACGAGTTGGAAACATTGGCGGATGAATAATTTTTTATATGAAGATTCGTGAAATCAAGCTTATCAAAGAAGGTGGGTATGCACTAAAAAATGCAGGCGTTATTCGCATCAATAGGGGCGACATTCCTTCCACTCTACAATATGTGAGTAAAATTTCAGGGATTTCTGTTGCTGATATGTTTCCATTGGGGTCAACTGGAAAAACAGCAACAAGTGGTGATATTGATATCGCAGTCAACATTACTACTCATAACCCACAAGATATACACGAAAAAATGGTTGGTGTATTGGGTGATGACTACACCGCATACAATCCAGGAACAAAGGTGGGTTCTTATGCGGTCCCGATTGCTGGAGATCCAAATAACGGCTTAGTACAGGTAGACTTCATGTATGTGCCCAATACTAAATGGGCACAATTTGCATATGCATCAGCAGGAGATAAGAGTATTTACAAAGGGGCAATTCGCAGAATGTTGTTACAGGCTGTTGCTTCTGTTTTGGATCAAAAAGGTGTTGATAAATTCGTTTATGATGATAAGACGGGTGACCTAATCGTTCGCGTGGGTCGTTCAATGGATATGAACTTAGGTCTCAAGAGAATCTTTCAAATGCGACCAAAAAAGGTTCGTGGGGATGGTTATCTATCCACCATGAAATCCGTGACTCCAGATGATATCAAAAGGGCACATCCAGATTTGGATTTTGTTGGTGATTCGATCGTAATCGATGATCCTCAAGAAGCATTGGAAGTAATGTTTGGTGGTGGTATAAATATAGAAGATGTTGAAACAGCGGAACAGATCATCCAATTGATTAAGGATAGATTCCCACCAGCGGTCCAACGTGTTATATTTGACAGAACAAATGAAAAAACTAAAACTGTCGCACATCAGATGAGAGTGCCAGTCTTGTAATAGGATCCATAATGAAAATACGCGATATAATTGAAATGGCTGCTCAATCATTTACTACCGTGAAGATGGTTCACTCTAGTAATTTTGCCCGTAGGGGGTTATCCCTATTGCTACCCACTCACTCTTTTGACCGTGCCACCGAAGTTGGTAGAGGTGATTCTGTAGAAGAAGCGCATGTTATGGAAACCCTCCAGTTATTTTTAAAAGCCTTCGATAATAAACACCCTGCCGTGGTGGATGCGTTTACACAAGCTGCTCAAGGAACTCCAGTACAGATTACTATTAAACACACAATGGATGGTGGTGTCATTAATATACCATGTGTTATAGAACCGATTGGAAGAAATAAGTTTAAATTTGTTGTTAAGACCATAATGAATAAAGCCAACTTTAAAACGGCGCAAAATGATATTGTTATTGTGGTTTAACCATAAATACTTTTAAACTTGTTGTTAGGAGAAATAGAATGCCACAAGCATATGTTGAAAAATTAGCTAAAAAGCACAAAATGACAGTAGCCGCCGCTGAGAAACACTGGAGTGCTGCTAAAAAATCTGCTGCTAAGGAAGGGCACGAAGAAGATTTTGCTTATGTGACTGGAATTTTCAAAAAAATGATGGGGGAGGGTGCACCCACCCCAAATAAGAATAAACCAGTTCGCTCCACTTATTGGAAGGCGGGGATGTCGTCTGCTAGGTTAGAGGCAGATAGTAAGGCTAAAGGGGATACATTTCATAGTCCAAAATCAGGACCATTTTCGTTATCCAACAATCCATATGCTGGTGATAAAGAAGCTAGTGCAGAATTTATGGATGGATACAAGGCATATCACAACACAAATGAGTCAGCAAGAGATAAGGTTGCAAAAGCTGTTATTCTTGTCCAAGAAGCTAAGGTTCAAAAGAAACTGAAGGCACTGAAAGCATCCACTTTCATGGAGTTTTTAATTAATGAAGCTGCTGATAATCCTGGTGTTGGGGATTTTGTGAAATTTGATCACGATGGCGAGAAGGTTGAAGGCAAGATCGCTCGTATAGGTAAAAATGATGCTGGTAAGAAGTTTTATACCACTCGCATCGTTGATGGATCATCAAAGGGAAAAGTTGTATCGGTTGATGCAGCTAAGTGTTCATAAGGAGTATACAAATGGAATTCAAGCTGTTACAAGAAATGGATAACCTCTTAAAAGAAGAGGAAGAAAAGAAAAAGGAAGGCGCTCCTAAGGTTGCAAAGACACTCGCACAGAAGGTTTATCACCGGGACTACGTTCGTACAAAAAAGAAAAAGTATCGTACAGACCAGGAATAACTCCTGTCTAATAAGTAATATAAAACCGGTCGTTGACCGGTTTTTCTTTTTGATATATAATTATTCATAATCAAAGAAAGACTAAACAATGTATTCACCATGGAAATTATTGCGGGGAACTGAAGATTGGGAACATTACCAAACACATTTGGTTGTTACAAAGAGCAGAGGTGAGTGCCATAATATAGTTGGTAACCCTCCGGTGAGTTATCCGTGTTTGGTGCAGTCTATACAACGAACAAGCAATAATGGTGGGGTTGATTTGGTGAACCACCAACAGTTTTTTGTATATGCATTAGAAGCAGAGTTTTTAGTAAATTTTCATAACGGAAAAATACGGTAAAGTACCATGAAAATGTATATTCTTATTCCCGATGACGTGCCAACTGGAATCGTGCCGTTGGTTACTGCACACGCCAGCCTGTCTGCTTATTTGCGGTTTGTAAACGATCCAGACACTATTGAGTGGGTAACAAAATCTTTTAAGAAAGTGGTAGTACAAGTAACCCGCGAAGAATTCGAAGAATCGAAACAAATAGAACGATGTGTTGTAATTACTGAAAGTTCGTTAGATAATAAAGAAGTTGCTCTTGTGCTTATGCCAAGACACGTTTTTCCTCCACAAGTTAAAAAGTATAAACTGTGGAAATGATTTTTGCGCTCGTAGCTCAATGGTAGAGCAACGGCTTCTAAACCCGATTTGGTGGGAGTTCGATCCTCCCCGAGCGCACCAGATTGATGTAAACAGTATCCGTAACTGGTTCATAAAAACCCTGGATATAGTAGGCAATCGGGATTTGAGTTTCCGGAGAGATAAATGTTGAGAACGCAACAGTTCATTTATGGGCTGGGGTATGAGAACTGCAGGAAATTGAAGCTGAATGTTTACATCATCTTATTTTAAGGACATTGGAGCAAAGAAATGACAAAAACTTGGAATTTTTGGGCTATGGTGGGAATCACTCTCGGTATTGCTACAGGCGTTGCGGGCGATCTCAATTTGCACCACACACAACTTGCTCTTGGGTTATCGACCGTTATGAGCGCTGTAATTTGTTTATTTTGTATGTTAGAATGAAGACAATTGAAGAACGATACGCATTTCTAATAAAATATCTTAAAGTTGTCCATGTTGACTTTTGGGAAGGTGATGGACTCTTGGAGCTGAAACCTTTGTTTTTTCAGTTTTCCGAAAATGATGTTGACACACTCAATGATATAGAAGCTGTTATTGATTATGCAATCGAAGCAAAAGAATGGGACGAAAGAAATAAAAACCAAAGGGGTAAATAACCTCTTTGATCGTACAGATATATAATATATCACTTGTTGGAGTTTACATTATGTCGTATATTACAAAGAATGAACCAAACGTAGAGTTGGTTAAAGTTTTTGAAAAATTGACTGCAGAAGATTTAACAAAACTTGCTCAACATTGTATAAATGGAAACTTTGGTATTATTGCGACGGCCATTTCGGCCGCAGTTGAAAAAAAGGTGCATTGATATGGGTTGGAGCAGCGGCGTAAATGTTTTTGATGATGTGTGGGATGTTGTTAAAAAAATATTCCAGAAAGCAAAAAGTTGACTGTTTGTAAAAAATTGGTTACCATCTTTGAAGATGCTGATTGCGACAATCTTTGTGAACTTGATGATAAATATGTTTTAGCAGCTCTCAAAGAGCTTCATCCAAATTGGTATGATTATGAGTGAGAGAATCTGTAATCGCCAACGGCAGTTGATGGCCAACCTTGCAGATAAATACGAATTTGCACGTTGGATTGAATCAATAAAATATAAGCCAGGTGATGCTATTTTAGCTCTTTCAGATAAAGAGCGTGAGATTTTAAAGGATTTGACGTCGAGTGATATAACCGATGTCGTTTGGCCCAAAGTGTATGACATTAAACAGGAGAAAAAATCATGATGTAGATTTTGAATAACGGTCCTCCGTAAAAGTAGTGTAGATTTATCAAGATGCAATGTTTTGAACAACTATATTTTAATTTAAGGAGAAATACCATGAAAACCAATTTTTTTGAAACAAAAGAGCAATACCTCAATTTTCGTTCCGCATGGAAATTAGCAGTGAACGATATTCGTATTAAACCAATTCTTGAACCTTGTGATGAATACCTCGTTGACAGAACGTCATACAAATGGACTTTGTCCAAAGGAACTGGACGGCGTCTTGTTAAAGGATGGATTTGTGCCGAACACCACGTGCTGTTTAATATTATCCGTGGTAAGGACGCCTCGGTGGGGTTTTCGCCGATCAAGGGTGCCAATAAAATCACCAGCAATCTAAACGATCCGTATAATGCGCTTAATTGTGCAGTTCATACTATCAATTCTGTATGCAAACAGGCAAGACTTATTGTTGGCAAAGATGTGGATTCGCCCTGGACATTAAAGCAATCGAAGGAATACTTGGTCAAACTTCAAATCGATCGCATTGCCACCGTGAGTAAATTTTTGGCACCGTTCGCCGGAACTGTTACAGTTGATCACCTAGCCAACCTCGAAGAAGTTGACTACCACAAGAAGGGAGAATAAACATGGATACTATGCAACACATGACGGGTACACAGGCTCACAAAGCTATTCGAAATTTGGTCAATAACGAATATGGTATTACCAAAGAGTATGCACAACAACTGATCGAAGAAAAAATATCGAGCGTAACGCAAGAATATCTACGTGAATTGAACACCAATTTGTTAGAACGTACTATTAAAAAGGTGGTGCTTGATTTTATCGAACATGGTGTTAAAGTGGATAGATATCACACTTCGTCATTTGTTGATTATGTGCAAGGGGTTGTTAAACAAACGATTCAGGATGAAGTTATTAAAAATTTTGCAGTTAATATTGAAAGGAAATGAAAATGAAATAGATTGACAATATCGAAAATGCGTGTTATTTGGGCGGTGGTTGTAAACAACAGAATAAAATCTGGGGGCTTATCAACACCAAAACCAACAAATTACACCGACTTACTTTTAGTAAGAGCCTGTGCGAAATGATAGCAGCCACGTTGGGTGGTGACTATAAGGCAGAACGATTCGTTTACACAACTGGTCAACCATTGGAGAGTGGTCAACGTAGCAGAAGTGGCTTATACGCCATCATGTCAGTGGAAAAGAATTTTGCCTTACGCATTAGTTTAAACAGAGATATTGCTGCAATGTACAACGAATGTGACAGTCGATATTTGGCTGAAGCGTGGTTAGAAAGGATTAACAATGATTTAGATTGAAGAGAAACCATATATGTACATTTTTGTGCGTGAAGATTTAACAACACCACAAAAAATCGTGCAAGCATCACACGCAGCCCTTGAGGCTGGGTTTGCTTACAACAAACCGGAGGGAAGCACGCACATCGTTTTAATGGGTGCAAAAAATCAGGAAGAACTGTTAAAAATTCGTAAAAGACTGGGGAACTGTGGTATTGAAAGTCAAATATTTTACGAACCAGACTATAATACAGGATATACTGCAATTGCTACCAAACCCCTGTACGGGGAAGAACGATTGCCCCTAAAAAAGCACAGTTTGTTTCGTGGTTGATTTAAATTTGTAATTTGGTTATACTTTATGAGTCCATAAGTAATTGTGGACTCATTTTTATGGAAAACATTATGAAAATAATTGAAGAAGGTCACATTTATGAATTAGCTCATATAGATGGAGACGGCACCCAGCAACTAACTTTTGTGAATCGTGAAGGCAATTGCAGTCATGAAGGCACACAAAACCAAGAAGTGTTACGTGCTCTAATCAACAGAGTTCAGTACCTTGAAAACAAGCTTCATTGGGACGGTAATGCAGGAATTATCCACCATCTACGCATGGCCCTTGTGTTGCATGAGGCGAGAGTACTTGAGCGCAAAGCAGCGTGCTGCAAAATTGCTCCTGAAACAATTCGTGTGGGTTCTGATGGTCACTTTGCTATTGAGAGTGAATAAAATGAGTTTATGTCCACTATGTAAACGTGAGTTGGATGATACTGCAGATGAACATCACCTAATTCCTAAAACCTTCAAGGGTAAAGAAACAGTTTGGTTACACAAAGTGTGTCACCGAAAAATTCATACTGTGTTTAGTGAGCGAGAGTTGCTGAATTACTATCATACTATAGAACGCTTGCTCGAGAATGCAGATATTGTTGCCTTCGTTAAGTGGTTACAAAACAAACCTATTGATTTTTACATCAAGTCAAAAGACACAAATGACCGCAAGAATAAACGGAGGCGATAAATGTTTGAATTAATTTTGTTGAGTAGTTATATAAATTTTGTCGGATTCATTTTAATGTATTTTACCTCAAAGATTTTTGGTTATGAAACCTTTGAACGTGTGGCTGTACCACTCATGTATGCTGGTATTATACCGTCCATCATAGTATATGTATATTTTGGTGTTCCTATTATTGTATATTCGTGGCAGCATGTAATAGTTCCTATATTGCGGATGTGTCAACAGTTTTGGCTTTGACAGTCTTTATCACTCGTTCATAAATAACATAATGATTAAACCTAATACCGAACTAGATAACAAAAAGTTGCGAGCATTCATTGATCGTTTACAACGTTATATCAAGCGGTTAGAGCTCAACCTTCGTGAAGAAAAGCGAAAAACGATTCGGTTGGAACATGAGCTGTTTAATCTTAAAAAACGCATGAATCAGAACGGAGAATAATATGGGAGCCTTATTTAAAATGGCGGGAATGGCGGGAGGTCCGGTGGTTGGATTTCTTCAGGCCTACTGGAAACAAATAGTTGTTGCTATTGCACTAGTTTTAATATATTTGTACTGGGCAGATCGTACACACACCATTAAAACACAAGCGGATACGATCGTCAATTTGCGTGTGCAACTTAATACTCAATCATCAACATTTAAAGATACTATTGCTAAACAAAATGCGGAAATTGAAGACTTTAAGAAGAAATCTGATGAACAGGATGCGCGAATGAAAGCGGCAGCAGATAAGTTGGCTGAATATCGTCGTATGTACAATTCAGGCGTTCTTACAATTATTCATGGTCCAAAGCCCAAGGATTGCCAGTCTGCCATTGATTATCTTGTAGATGGCGTCAAAGATTTACAGTGGGGAGACAAAAAATGAAAAATGTTGCGCTACTAATACTGTTCACAGCAGCTTTGGCTGGGTGCGCAGGCACTTTACCCCCAAAAACAGAAGTTGTTTATGTGGATAAAATCATTACCAAAGAATGTCCTGCCCCTGCTGCAGTTGAAGACCCAGATCTGTATTTCAACAAGCTAACAGATGCTGATAAGAAAGACCCTGGCAAAGTAGTTCAATACTGGAAAGCTACCGTTAAACAGCTCCAAGGAGCAGTTAGAGAACGTGATGCAATCATCGACGGTTACAGGAAAAAGGACAATGAAGTTAAGTGAAATTTTGACAGAAGAGTTTCTTATTGAAAAGATGAGTCACTTCAAGAAACTCAAGAAAAATAAAGTTCCTCTAACGCCAGAAGAACGTGCTGAATGTATGGACAGAAAGGCAGTTTGGCACATGAACAACGGTCACGGTGCTTCCCCTGCTGTCTGGAAAAGTGTTGATGATAGTGGAAAAGTTACATATATTACCAATACACACAGAGCGTATGATACTGCGCCAACTTTAAAGGGTGCTATTAGTCGTTTTCACAATTTTATCAAGTCTACGGCATAAATATTTAAAATAGTAGAAGGATTTAATATGAAACTTGCTGAAATTGTAACTTTAACAGAAAATTATACCGATTTTGTCGTGTACAAAGTATCAGCACCAACAACCGAACAGGTATACTACGGATATAGTATGGGTGATGATATTAAAAAGGCGTTCATGGTGGGCGCAAACCGGCAAGACAATCCCGATCGTGGTGATGTTCGCATGGTTAACATTGCTGGCGGGGAAGAAAACTTGAAATTTGATATGATTGACGTGTTCGCAAACGAAATCGAGGCGTTTGTAGAACGTAATGATCTTCGGGCTCGTGACAGCGCTTCAATTACGGGACCATCCCGCTTCCCTGGTCAAGTATATCAACGTGCGTTAAAAGATTATCCAGAACACGCAGCTCGTTGGAAGATGGATCGTGATCAAAACAATATGACCGCCAAAGATGCCTATGCTGCCGGCGCATTTGATTATGCCACATTACAAAATATTGTGGGTGGTAATGCCAAGTTGAAGAAAGACCTAACAAACGATTTGAATAGGATGATGTATCCTGAATTCAAAGCAAAATACTTAACAGGAGTTTAAACAATGAAACTTGCTGATTTGTTTGAATCCCGTCAAGACGAGCACCAAAAATCCAACAGACTTCGCAATCTCTACATCGAACGTGATGCAGCAAAAAAGGCATTAAATGCTGCACTCATCGACGGAGACGAAGACGATATTGCTGATGCGGAAAATGATCTTCGCGCAATTAAAAAAGAAATTTCTGAATTAGAGGGAGGAGACGTTACAGAATCCCACATTAAGCGCGGCGCTTACGACATCTTCCTCAATAACAAGGATTGGTCCTACGATGTTTACCTTGATGATAACAAGGTTCATTCTGTTAAATTCAAAAACGCTGATGGTAAACCTGCGGCGAAGAAGGAAGCGGCTGCGTGGGCTCGTGCACAGTATGGAGTTCATACACATACATGACATTTACTGAATTTGTAAACGAGTCGGCACCCATGATTGTTAACAATTGTGAAATCCGTTTAAATACGGATGAGTCGTCCTGGCAGGTGTTCAAAGGTGATAAGAAGATGAATCAATTTTTCTTTACACCGCGAGACGCCGCTGATAAAGTTGAAGAAAAAAAGAATGCTATCAAATTTGCGAGAACTGTAAAATGAAACTGCAAGAATTATTTGAACAAGAAATGTCTGATGCTGTTCCATATAAGCAAATGACACAAGTCAAAAAATTAATTAAGAAGGGTGCCCAAGACGAAGATCACAATTGGGCAAACGCTTTGGACTTGGTTCATAGAGCATACGAAGTTGCCGATGTACAGCGTCCTACCCCCTCCATGGAAGATGCGTGGGCACAGTACGAGGAAGCTATTGAGTACGCAGTTAAAGAGCTTCAAAAAGCAACTGATAAAGGCATTCGTAACGATGATTGGAAGTCTGAATCATCTAAGTTGGAGCAAGAAGCCGCGAAGTAAATCAAGATACTTCGTGTTTGTTAATTCGGCGAATTTTCCAACCTTTCCATAGACCGCGTTCTAACGGTTTCTGGTGTCTGGAGGCTGCTAAAAATTTGTTGAATGGTGCGTTGATTTTTTCACACACATCTTTCAAAAACCCCTCGCCCACAGTCAAACCATCGGGGTCAACTACCTGAGCAAATACTGCATTTCCGTTTTTAGCTCCTACACCTCTCCCCGTCTCCATCCACACCTGTTTACGTTTTTCTATAATTTCTGGCTGCTTGAAGGGGTGGTCCGTATCCAAAAAAGCAGTTGATAATTTATTGCGATGTTCTTGTGTATGAATATGCTTCCCAGTTCGTGAAAGTGCGCTTTTTGCCCACGATTCTGGAGTGGGTGCTGGGGGGCGTGTTCCGTTGGCCAACGCAAGGTCTCTATAAAAAAGTTTCAACCCCGGATTATCTTCATACCTTTTCCTTCCACTCACACTTATTTTTTTCTTGTGCCCTTCTGTTAATTTTCTGCCCGATCTTTGGCGTGACCACAGCTGCTTTAGTTCGTATGATGGCACCCAACCATAATTAGACTCGCCACCTAGCGTGAGATTATACCCATGATCTGTTATAAAGGAATGGAACGTGGTAATAAACAATGTTTCCATAGTTTTTAGTGCATGTTCCCCATCCTTCGAGCAATATATTAACACGAACGAAAAGTTATCTACACCATATTTACGCATAGCTCTATATAACGGCCTATCCAATTTAACCGAATCTCTGATATGTGCCTTCCACCTATCAATTGGTCTTTTTCTTGACGTGTAACCTATGTAAACCTTATTATTAACATTGTTGACTATTTTGTATATGTGATGTATCATGAATACTACTCCTTCTAATCGGATTGATATTATTTATGAATACTTTTCAAAGTTCTCTCTTTAATGAATTAATGGGGCTTGTCGCAATAAACGATGCCTTTTATTTTAAAGACTTCTACTCTGGGGCGCGCACGCTGCGGATTTTTAACTATCGACTTGCATCATACACCGACTTCCTACAGCCAGGCGCACTCGAGGCGCGGGGAGTGATGTTTGAAGTAGATATGGATGGGAATCCTATTGAAATCAAGGCGTTACCAATGCCCAAATTTTTCAATTTTTGTGAAAACCCATTTACAATGAATCTTGACTTGACTCAAGTTGATCAGATTTTGCTGAAAGCAGACGGCAGTCTCATGTCAACTTATATGGAAGATGATGAGCTAAAGTTGAAATCAAAAGGTTCCATATCTTCCGAGCAGTGCATTGCTGCTATGGATTGGCTGAAAAAATCGGTAAATGACACATTTCGTGAAGATTTGAAATTACTCACCTTGCGTGGATATACAGTTAATTTGGAGTGGTGCAGCCCGGTTCACAGAATTGTGATCGGATATGCGAACCCCCATCTAAAGGTTTTGAATTGCCGTAGCTATATGACGGGTGGGTTTATGCAGTATGACGAAGTGGTCAGTGAGTTTGAGGCAGATCGTGTTATTGAAAAGATCCAAACTGATGATCCCATAGCATTCGTTGATGCCGTACCCACGATGGTAGAAGATATTGAAGGGTTTGTATTTTTGATGAAGAGTGGTCTCGCATTCAAGCGCAAGACTAACAAATACCTCGTGCTTCATCACACCAAAGACTCGATCAACACTCCTCGCCGGTTGTTTGAGTGTGTTATCAACGAGACGTCGGATGACCTGCGTTCGTTGTTTGCTGACGATCCTGTTGCTCTTGGGATGATTACTGCAATGGAGAACAAGGTTGTGCATAAGTTTGATGCGATGATCAAGACTGTTGAAGCTTTCCATGCTGAAAACAAGGACCTGTCTCGTAAAGATTATGCAATCAAAGGTCAGAGTGTGAATGATGGACTGTTTTCGTTGAAAATGAATCTATTTCTCGAAAAGGCAAATGATTACAAAGCATTCGCAATCAAAAACCTCGAAATGTTTGGTATTAAAGACGAAGAGCCCGCACAAGAAATCGAGTAATCTGTTCCACCACACAAAAAGGCTAACTTCGGTTAGCCTTTTTCTATTAAAAGTGTTTGCATAATGCGTTCTGTTATAAATAGTTGATAAAGATTCATAATTTAGGAGAAATACATGAACGTCAAACAAGAATTCTTGAAACTTGCTGGTTTAACCGAGTCGGCAAACGTGGTTGAGGCGGAAGAAAAAGCGGCTGTTGATTTTGCAAAAAATTCACCAGAAGTAGCTACTGTTAAATTGGCTGTTCGTAAAGCAGTTCGTCAGTGCGAGAAGGATGCTTCTGAAGTTAAAAGCCCCAATCTCCGCAAAACATATGAACGTGATGCTGAAGATTATGATTCAATTTTAGGACTTGTTGCAAGCGGTCGTCAAGCCGCTGCAGCAAAAGCATGGGCGCATATGGATACGGCTTGCCGTGACGTAGTGTTCGAAGTTACCACCGATAAAGAAGCACGTAAGATCATCGCTGCTTATTTCGGAACAACCTTGTTAAGAGAAGGTGATGACGATGCTGATGAAAATGATGTCGCTGTGGACAAGGATATTGAACAGCTTAAAAAGGATGTTGCCCAAATCAAGAAGGATCAAGAGAAGGACGATGCTGACGAGGGAACAAAAGATGCAAACGATACAACGGTTACAGCAAAGATCAAAAAGGTCGAGAGTGCTGTAAAAGAACTTGCTGCTGCTCAAGAAAAGGACAATGAAGAAGAGTCTGACGAAGAGGAAGAAGGCGACGAAGGTATGCAGGAAGCCAAGAATCACATGGGTGACCGCGAATATCAATCCTATGGTAGCTGGAAAGCTGCTTGTAAGAAGGCACATCCCGGTTGTTCGTTCCGTGGTGATATAGATATTGGTGCCTGTGTTGTTGATGGTAAAGATGTGGGTGAATGGGATGGTGCAGTTGGATCCGTTTACGCTGCACAAACCGTTAAAGAATCTGCAGATAAAGAAGCAGAACTGAAAGCTGAAGTAGCCAAATTCAAAGAGATGGAGGAAGATTTGAGTTCCATGATGAGTGCTGCCCGTACCGAAAAAGAAAATGATGCTGTTGATGATATGCGTTATGAAGTTGCGAAACAGAAGCGTTTGGTTGATCGGTTGAAAAATAGCGTCAAACTTGGCAAAGCTGCTAAAGACAGTGGTGTCAAAGAGAGTGTTGATGATTATTCCTCAATGTCTGAGTCTAAATATTTCTCCTATGAATACTCATGGGAAGATAAAAGTGACGATACTCAAGAACATTTTGAAAAGGGTGTTATTAAGGCTCCGTCCAATGAAGAAGCAGAGGCTAAAGTTAAAACACTTCATGATAGAATGATTTCTGTGTCTGTTAAAGAGATTTCAAAAGACCAGTTTGAAAAACTGGATGAATCAGAAATTAAAGTTGTTGATTTTGGTGATGCTGTTAAGGATGAAAAGGAAGAGAAGGTAGAAACTGCCAAGATTCCCGCCGCCGTTACAAAATCTCTTAAAGACAAAATTAAAGAATTGGAAGCCGAAATCAAATATACATCTCATCTCCCAAGTCAGGAGCAAGAAATCATTAACATGAATGGGGCGATTCAAGTAATGGCTAATATTCTTGAGTTGATGGACAAGGGGTGTGAATATTCTATGAAGAAGATTGGTATTCTATTGACCTCACTCGAAGGTCCCCAAAAGGTGTTGATACCAAAGGAAGTGTGGAAGTTTATGTCGTTTGATTACGCTAATCCCGTTTCAAAATCCAACTTAATGGACAAATTTAGGGAAGTTAAAGCACACGCTACTAAAACAAAGGACTAAGAATGATGGACATCATCAAGAACAATCCTGTTAAAATTGGAGTATCTACTATTTCAGCTCTCGCAGTCATTATCACGACTGCGTTTGCAATAGATGGTAGGTATGTTCATGCTGATGACTTTAATAAAGAACAACTTAATCAAACTACGCAACTGAAACAACTGCGTGTTGAGCAACGTCTTATGATTGACGGGTTGCGCAAGAAACAAATTGAAGACAACTTGTTTGCGTTAGAATTTAAAGAACAAAAAACACAACTTGATAAAGCTCTAATAGAGCGTTATAAGCGTGAACTCGATTCAATCGATAAGCGTTTAAACGCAAGCACGAGATTGCAAAATTCGCTTCCATCCGGAGAATAATATGTTAAAAAAAGTTTTAGAATCAATGTTACCTCATCCAAAATATAAAGTAACTCGTCTTGATGAAGCTATTGGTGGCAAATATAGCAGTTTATCGGATTGGAAAGCTGCCGCTAAAGATAGAGGATTTGTTGTTCGTTCAGCCGTTCATCCAAAAGATGGTTCCGATAATAACTATTGGACAGCAAAGGATAGTGAAGGCAATGATAAGGGACACTTTGATAATCTATCCCAATCAAAAATGCCTGGTATGCTTCATGAATCAGCAGGGAGTATTACTGCAGATATTAAAAATCTGTTGGATAAGCACATTGCTGAGTATAACAAACGTGGTGGGGCTGAATGGTTTGCTAACAAAGTTGGTCATGCCGCTACTCAACTTGGACGCATGCATAATATGGACCATAAGGCAGCAACAAAAGCTGTAAATGATTATGTTGATGCTCACATTATTGAAGGTGTTGTTGCGGAGGCTGATGCTCCATATCATCGTGTTGCCGTTACTGTATCCGAACCTGATCATCCAGCAGTTACCAAACGCAAGGAACAAGTGCAGAAGTTTGTTAGGGTGAAAGGTGATAAAGCTGATGCTGTTGAAAAAGCCAAAAAACATTTTAAAAACAAAGGTTACAAAGTACATGGAGCCGAATATGTGGAAGGTTATGCAATCTCCCACAATGAAGGGTATAATGTAGTAACGGAAGCAGGTCGTTCTAAAAAAGAAATTAATCAAGATATCAATGCTGTGGAATTAAAAATACACGATATTTGGCGCAAAGGTGGTACTGTTCCAGAAACTGACCCACTTAATAAAAAGCTTCGTGATCTTAAAGCCGAACGCAAACGTGCTGATTTTAAGATTGTTAAAGAAGATGAGCTAATGGAGATGAACGGTGGACAACGCGCTGCATACAAAATGGGAAAGTCGCATGGTGTGTCAGGTGTTGATAAAATTGATCCCGTCAAATCGTTTGGGTATGATAACGCAGCATACTATAACTTAGGTTATAGAGAAGGAACTGCTGATAGAACAGCGTCCGACGATTGGCATGAAAAACAAAGTTCGGGTCGCCGCAGTTCTTATCATGAAGGTGTAGAAACTAAAGAAAACACAGAAGAGATCAAGAAACTGAAAGCAAAAATTGCAGCAATGAAAGTAAAATTATCTGCCGCAAAAAAGTCCCCAAATCTTGATGAGTGTGTTATACATGATTTGGAAAGTAACATAGATACTGCAGAAGAACAAATTAAGCAATTATCAAAATGAACTTTATAGGATTTTTACTAAACGAAATGTATATTGCATATGTGCTTGACAAAAAGTCGAGAAAACTACTTGCGGAAAAATTCCCACCTAAATATCCAGAGTTTGTTGGTCATCACATAACTCTAAATTTTGGCGTTTCCCCAGATGTCCAATTACCAGCAAATGCAAAAAGTATTAAAGTTGTTGGATATGCGGACGATGGTAAGGGGTTGGAAGCACTTGTAGTTGAAGTAAACGGAAGAATACAAAGGCCGGACGGTAGTATTTATCACATTACGTGGTCACTTGATAGGTCACTTGGAAGGAAGCCAGTACAATCAAAATCCTTGGTACAATCGGGTTATACAAAAGTTGATCCAATAACCATACACACCAACGTCGAATTGTTGAAATAGGAGCACATATGCCACTTGTTTATGTGCCACCATATCAAAAAACGATAGTTGCGCCGAGTTTGCTTTTTCTGGGAAACAGCAGTGGTCTCACCGTTCCGGTGGGATACAAGTCGCTTATTATAGTAACAGAATTGCTCACTAACGGATATCAACAACACGGCACTAACACCATGACGGTTAATGGTGTGCCCGCTACACTTGCTATACGATCAATTACACCTCTAGAATACGATCAGGATATTTCAATTTTTTATATCAATAATGTGGCAGGAGTAGCAAATTTTGGTGGATATTCTCCATATGCCCCTGGGGTAGTTGGGGTATATGCGGTCGATAAATTATTGGGCCCTCCTGACAATACCGCACAAGCCCACTACCCATCACTAAATACTTCCATCCCTGTATATGATAAGGGATTGGCCATTGCTGGATACGGCACTTTTAATGGTGGACCATATATATCAGCACTTTTCGTTGCTGACTATCAAATCAGCAACCCATCGTATTATGGAGCACACCTGCTTCCGACGGCTGATGTTACACAGGGTGTTTCGGCTGGTCCCGTATCACAGTATTATGGGCAAAATTTGGCTATTGTGTCGTGGAAACCAAGTAGCTTAACATAAGAATAGGAATTAATTATGCTAGTATACATCGAACCGTACAAACTACAAGTATTACCAGGCTCGGTTAACTTAACCAATCCCACCCCAACAGTAGATTATTCGAGCACCTTTACGGTGCCTGCCGGCGTATACACGATTACAGTAACTATTATTGGTGGAGGTGGAGGTGGTGGAGGTGAACAGGATGGTTGTACAGGTGGAGCAGGTGGTGGAGGTGGTGGCTGGCGTGTTGAAACAATTAGTGTAACACCCGGCCAAGTAATTCCATACACTATTGGAAAACGTGGGGAAGGTGGACATTACCGACCAATTGGAACAGATTATCCTGCCCGCACGGGCGGTGACACTACATTTGCAGGCTTTACATCAACAGGCGGTGGGCCAGGAAAATCTGTAAGATATGAAGGGGGGACCGGCGGCCCTGGTGGTGTTCCGAATGGCCAACCAGGAACAAATGGTACAGGCGGCCATGGCGGCGGCTGCGGCCCTGGAAACATTTATGGTGTTGGTGGTACATCAACATCAATTTTACCAACAGGAAATGGATCAGGTGGCGGCGGCACTACCGGATGTTATAACTTTAACTGTGGTGACGATTCCGGTTGCCCAGGAACAACAGGTGCAATTATTGTAAGTTGGACAGGAAATTAAGATGAAATTACAAGATATACTGCAAAAGGTGGTTACCGAGGCCTCGGCTCCTAAAACATTTTCGCGTAAAGTAGAAACATACATCAACAAACATTTCTATGTGTATGATGATAAACTTTCGGGAGATGACAGACTCGTCTACGTCATCGAAGAACGTAAAGCCAAATACGAAATTCGTGTTGTGGGAGATAGCGTTGGAGTAACAGCAGATTTGGGTACAGGTGCTACTCGCGCACGAGCAAAAGAAATCAAAGCGTTGTTAGTGCAAGCAGGAAGTAAGTGATGAAATTGCGTGAGTTGTTTGAAAATTCACAATACAAAATATATTGTGACTTGGATGGTGTTCTTGCTGATTTTGAAAGGGGTGTTAAGAAATTAACAGGCAAATATCCCCATGAACAGTCCAAAAAGGATATGTGGAATGCCATTTATAGCATTCCCAACTTTTTTCAAACTCTTGATTGGATCCCAGAAGGCAGAAATTTGTGGAATTACATTAAGGGTTGGAATCCTACGATTTTGACAGGGTTACCAGCATCCGAAAATGGAGCACAACAGAAACAATTATGGTGTGCTGAACATCTCGGTAGAAACGTTCCTGTAATTGTGTGCAGATCAGCAGATAAACAACGATATGCAGAGCCAAATGCTATTCTAATAGATGATCGTAATGACAATATCGCTCAATGGAAGGCACAAGGAGGCATCGGCATTTTACATCGCACCTGGCCCAAAACATTAAACCAACTACAAAAACTTGGTATTACCCCTCTATAACATAAATATAGATACAAAGTGTTAATTAGGAGAATGTAATATGTCACTCACAAAAGTTAATCCAACCGTTTTGGATACCCCATCCGTTACCGTTAATCTTGCAGCAGATAGCACACCGGGTGGTATTGGTGTTTCGGTTACTACAGCACAAACAACAGCAAATACTGCTGTTACTGCTGCTGCTACTGCACAAACAACAGCAAATACTGCTGATACACGAAGCAAGATATATGACCTTGCAAGCGGAACGGTTGGAAAGCCGGGCGCTGGTGCCACCATTCTTCGTTTTGTTGCCCCAAGAGCGTTCACGCTTCCTGTGGGATTGACGGGTAGTTTCTGCAAAGCTAATGCAGCAGCCACCGCTTTAAGCAGTTTCACTATTAAGAAGAATGGATCTTCTATTGGTACAGTAAATTTTGCGGCAGCAAGTGCTACAGCTACCTTTACATTTGCCTCTGCAACGTCGTTCGCCCCCGGCGATGTTTTGTCGTTGGATGCGCCAGGTAGTGCCGATTCCACGTTATCTGATCTGTATTACACCTTATCTGCAACGTTAGTATAAAAAGGGGGCCGCTAAATGGCCCCTTTTGTTTTGTATCTTAATTAATGCAAATCGTCTCTCGGTTGAGTAATATATAAGAATATCACACTCACGCAGGAGAATAATTATGAAAAAACTATTTGCTGTTTTACTATTAGTCATACTACCAACAGCAACTTTCGCTGTACAACCCAACTCCACAAAAATTACCCCCCAGGAAGCAACGATGTGTGTTGAATATGGAGAGTTTGTTGCCTTTGCAGCACATCTTCGAGATAGTGGTAAGGGAGTACCTGAAATTATAAGCTCTTTAAAAGCCAAATACCCCAATATTCCCGATGTGGTGGTTGCAGAAGCCATAATGGCGACAACTGCATTTAAAGAAAAATCACCCGATTGGATTAATGGTTTCATTACAGGTAAGTGTATTGGCGTGCTTCAAACAAAAAAAGCGCAGTCACAATACATTACTATGTAAAAGTTCATTTAAATTACCCAATTACACAAATACTCTCTATGAAGTACGACATACCCGTTTTCTATTTTAAGGAGATTTATAATGGCTACATTTAAAGATGGTTTTGGTTTAACAGAAACAGTTCCTACCCCATTTGGTGGTTCGGCAGGAACACAACCTGCTCCAGTTGCAGTGGTGGCAGTTGTTCCAGCTCACCCTGGTTGCGCTGCTTATGCATTAGGTGATACGGTTGATGCAGCTTTCGTTGCAGCTCATCCAGGTACCACATATGTTGTTAGTGATACACTTGCAGAAGCTTGGCCAGAAGTTGTTGCAGCAGCTACATTTGATCCAAACCACACAGGTTTTGGTTTGCCTATGGATCAACACTTTGTTGCCCCAACGGTAGATACGACTCCTGCTGATGGCAAGCTCGATTTCTGTGGTGGTGTTGTAAATCCTAAAGATGGTTTTGGTCTTCCAATCTCGATGACTCCACACGCTTCATCGACTCCACAACCAACTGGTACTTACGTTCCTTACGGCACACTTTAATACCACTTTGCACTATTAAAAGGAGACTTCGGTCTCCTTTTTGTTTTTATGTGTTGACTTTATGAAGGATATACCATACAATAATAACATTCGTCTGTTCATATAACATATAACATATAACACACAAAGGATATAATAATGACAACAATGACTCTTAACGAATTCGTTCCAAACGCCATCCGCACAGAAAGTGTGGTACCTACCATAAACTTCAACCAAGAACAATTTTGGGCACTCATGAATGCTGCTATCGCATTGGGTGAAGTGATGGATATTGTTAAAAAAACCGTATTTTACAAACGTGATATCAATGTTGAAGCTTGGAATAAGTATATTGAGCAAATTCAGTACAATATTGCTGTCGTTCAACGTTCGGGCTCACCCAACTGGTTAAAAGAAGGTCAAAAAGGCGATGTTGGCATTGAAAACACTCGTTTGTTCCATGCTGCAATTGGTATGTATACTGAATCTGTTGAGATGCTTCAAGCAATTGATTCCGCTACAAGAAATGGTGAACCTGTTGATCGCGTTAATTTCGGCGAAGAAACATTTGACACAGCTTGGTATCAAGCAATTGCATGGGATGAGCTTGGAATTAACCCCGAAGATGGGTTATATACTGTAATTGCAAAATTGCGGAAGCGCTACCCAGAAAAATACACTAACGAAAATGCTATCAACAGAGACTTGGTGGGTGAACGAGAGATTCTAGAACAAGGATTCGATAAAAAATGAATATGATGGTTGCTGACTGGACGGATCAGATTTTCCAAACAATCGAACCCGAAGGTGAGGAAATGGTCAAACACGATTCACTCAACTGGAAGAGTTGTAGAGTAGTTGATTTGCGTATAGGAGACTATTTTAGGACGTTTGACCCCAATACTGGTCGTATTATTGGAACAATGTCGTATATTTTTTATGTACACGAAGTAGCGGAATATTGGGATACGCACGATTGTTTTATTGTAGGTTGTTCGGAAGTGGCAACAAGAATATTTGGTTGATTTTACAACGATGGAGGAAATTATGAAAATTTCAGCACAAAAAGCACAAAAGTTGATTGATAAGGGCGCAAAACTAATTGATGTTCGTCCTCCAGTTGACTACGCAAAGGGTACGGTTGGTGGGGCAGCTAATATTGTGCTACGCAATGTATCAACACTTCGTGTAAAATACAAACCGACTGATACACTTGTTTTGTTTGGATTAACGGATGATGATTCTGATCTTCGCCAGTTCGAAAACTACGCAGAACAAATGGGTTTTACCAAAGTATATTCTGTAGGAAGTGTAAGCAATTTTACAAAGTGATTTGGTAAAATTGGTTGACGTATTATTAAAATTGTAAGAAGATTAATGTCAGAAGTTCAAAACAAATATCAAAGGAGATGTAAATAATGAGTATTTTTACCGAGTACCAAGAGCAATACAAATCTCATCAACCCGAAGAGATGACCATTCAGGAATATCTCGACCTCTGCAAAGAAGACCCAACTGCATACGCCAGTGCCGGCGAACGTATGTTGATGGCGATTGGTGAGCCTGAAACTATTGATACGAAACACGATCCTCGGTTGAGCCGAATCTTTATGAATCGTGTCATCAAGCGTTATCCTGCTTTTAAAGAATTTTATGGTATTGAAAATGTGATCGAACAGATCGTTGCCTACTTTAAACATGCTGCTCAAGGTCTTGAAGAAAAGAAACAAATTCTGTATCTGTTGGGTCCTGTTGGCTCCAGCAAATCGTCTCTTGCGGAAAAACTTAAAGAGTTGATGGAGCAGATTCCGTTTTATGCCATTAAAGGTTCTCCTGTACACGAATCTCCGCTTGGTTTGTTTAGTAAGGAAAAACACAGCAAATCTCTTGAACGAGACTATGGAATTCCTGACCGCTACCTCAATCACGTTATGTCTCCGTGGGCTGCAAAACGCCTTGGTGAATTTGGTGGAGATATCACCAAATTCAAGGTTGTTAAAGTTTGGCCGTCTCGTTTGAATCAAGTTGGCATTACTAAAACTGAACCGGGTGATGAGAACAACCAAGATATTTCCGCTCTTGTTGGTAAAGTCGACATTCGTAAGTTGGAAGATTATTCGCAAGATGATCCTGATGCATACAGCTACAGCGGTGGTCTTTGCTTGGCAAACCAAGGTATTCTCGAATTCGTTGAAATGTTTAAGGCTCCCATCAAAATGTTGCACCCGCTGCTAACCGCTACCCAAGAAGGTAACTTCAATGGTACAGAAGGTGCTGCAATTCCGTTCAGTGGTGTTGTTCTTGCACACAGCAACGAGTCTGAATGGCAGTCGTTCCGCAACAACAAGAACAACGAGGCCTTCCTTGATCGTGTTTATATTGTCAAGGTACCTTATTGCTTGCGCGTGACCGAAGAAACCAACATTTATGAAAAGCTTCTTCGTAACAGCTCGCTCGCTGATGCTCCGTGCTCACCTGGCACTCTTGAGATGATGGCCCAGTTTGCTGTGCTGACTCGACTCAAGGAACCTGAAAATTCGCTTATTTTCTCGAAAATGCGTGTGTATGATGGTGAAAATCTAAAAGACACCGATCCAAAAGCCAAGCCACTTCAGGAATATCGTGATGATGCAGGCGTTGATGAAGGCATGAGTGGTCTGTCGACTCGATTTGCATACAAAATTTTGTCGAAGGTGTTTAACTACGACAATACCGAAGTTGCTGCTAACCCTGTACACCTGATGTATGTTTTGGAGAAGCAGATTGAACAAGAACAGTTTAATGGTGAAACCGAAGAGAAGTATATTGATTTCATCAAAACGATTCTTGCACCAAAGTTTGGTGAGTTCATTGGTAAAGAGATCCAGACTGCTTATCTCGAATCGTACAGTGAGTATGGACAGAATCTGTTCGATCGTTATATCACTTACGCAGATCACTGGATTCAAAACACCGAATACCGCGACCAAGATACTGGTGAAATGTATGATCGTGAAAACCTGAATGCTGAACTGGAAAAGATTGAAAAACCTGCTGGCATCGCAAATCCAAAAGATTTCCGTAATGAGGTTGTCAACTACACTCTTCGTCAGCGTGCTAACAACAACGGCAAGAATCCTGATTGGACTTCATACGAAAAGATTCGTGAGGTGATTGAGAAGAAGATGTTTGCAAACACCGAAGAACTGCTACCTATTGTGTCCTTTAGCGCAAAAGGTTCGAAAGAAGAGCAGAACAAACACGATGCATTCGTTGACCGTATGGTTGAAAAAGGTTATACACGGAAACAGGTCGAGTTGTTGGTTTCGTGGTACATGCGTTACAGAAAGAACAACTAAATCAAGTAGTTAGACAAAAATAAGGAGAACAATTGTACTCCTTATTTTATTGGCATTAACAAACTTGTTGCCTTATTATGTTTCAGGCTGTAAATTATTAAAATAGCCGATTGGTATCACAAAAAATAACCCTAATATATAATCAATACAATAAAAAACAAAGGGAAATCAAATGTTTAAACTACAATTGTTACAAGACGTTTACAAACTTTACAAACAACGCAAATTTGATAAAAAATGGACAGCTTACAAAAATAGTATCTGTAATGGTGTTGATGAGAAGCGGCTGGTAGTCTATAACACCATCCTCGACAATACGATGCGTAATATTCCAGACAACGAACTGCATGAACAGCCTAAGGCATTGAATAAATTGTTGGCTATATTCTCAGACACTACAACAAGTTTTTTAGCAAAAAATGATAATATGTTTATCATAACAAAACTTGTTTTGGATAAACTCTTCCATTGGAATTTAGTGGGAATGCAACCGTTATCTGGCCCAGTTGGCTTAGTGTATTCATTACAATCCCGCCTGTTAAACCAAACGGATGAACAAGATAAAAAAATTTCGATCGAAATCGTTTCACAAGCAATGACAGCGATCAGCCAAAAGCTGTCGGCAACGTGGAGTGTTGAAGCAGAAAAGGACTTAAAGGCTCTTCACGATATTGACACCAAACAAGAACTAACTGCGGCAATGGCAAGTGAAATAGCTCTTGAACTAAACAACATCCTTATGAACGAACTGTACGAAATAGCAGTTGATGAAGAAGTAAACATTGCGCAGGATGTCTTTGCTAGTGCGGAAAAGATTACATCAGTAATATTACACATTAACATGGCTGCTAACGAAATAGCACGCGCAACCCGAAGAGGTGCGGGCAACTTTGCTGTTATCGATCCTTCGATGCTAGCATATTTACAAGCTCATAATAGTAAAGTAAGTAATCACGTACTATTTTTGTTTGACGATATTAAGCTAGGTGATGGGTTGGTGCATGTTGGTTATGTTGGTGGCACTATTAAACTATACGCTACATCCGGTTTTACTGTAGAATCACAACCAAATAACAACGTGGTGTTGGTGGGTTATAAAGGGGCCGCTGGCGAAACGGATACGGGGTACATTTACAGCCCATATATTCTAACAATCAGTAGTGGAATAGTTATTAATCCAAACACATTTGCGCCTTGTACGTTATTGACAACACGTTATGGAAAAGTTATAACAGGTAAAGAACAAAGTGCAGGCAAAAACTATTACAGAAAAGTGACATTTTCAAACTTGATATAAAATAAGGCCCATTGGGCCTTATTTTATATTACTCTTTTGGAGGCTCTAAAGGTGTAACCTCACTTGCTGGTATAACGGACGCTGTCGTTGCGTCCACAACTGGTGCCACACTCTCAACTACTGGTTTTTTAACTACTGGTTTTTTAACTACAGGTTTGACCGAACCGCTTTTGCAATCCTTGCATACAGAACTCAAAAGGTCAATTGACATACCATCATAATTGAAGTCTACAACGTCCTTTTCTACACCACATTTGCTACATGTTTTCATAATGTTCTCCTTATTATGTGTTTATATTTATATTCGTTATACATAGAGATACAAGTATTGACTTTTTGTTGGTTTTAGTTTATTATAATGGAAACTGAGATATGACTATGCAGCCCACAAATACAACCAAAAATTGGAGATAGTATGAGTTTTCACATAGTAGACAGACGCGTTAATGGTAAAAACAAAAGTTCGTCAAACCGTCAACGGTTTGTACGCCGCGTCAATAAACATGTAAGAGAAGCAATTAGAGAAAATATTAAAAATGGCAATATTCGTGATATTGTCGATAGCAAAGATCAGAACGTTGTTGTTCCGAAAAAAGATATCAGCGAACCTTGGTTTCATCATGCTAAAGGTGGAGACACAGATCGTGTATATCCAGGAAATAAAGATTATGTAACAGGAGATCGCATCCCCAAACCGCTAGGCGATAGTGGTGGAAGCGGTAGTGGTAATGGTGGAGATGGAGAAGATGATTTTGAATTCATGATTTCCAAAAAGGAATACATGGACATATTCTTCGAGGATTTGGAATTGCCCGATCTTGTGAAAAAACAACTGTCTTCCATCGAGGAAACTAAGCTAAAACGTGCAGGTTTTTCGGTGGATGGGGTTCCGAGTAAACTGAATTATGTGCGTTCACTAAAACAATCGGTTGGACGTCGGGCTGCATTGCGTAATCCAAAAAAGCGTAAACTTAAAGAGTTAGAAGCAGAGTTGGCTGACTTGATCCAATACATTGCGGATAACACTGATGATCAAGGTATTTTGCAGAAAGATTGTTCTGATGAACAAATTAGAATTGCTGATCTCGTCAAACAAATCGAAACACTGAAACGCAAAATTAAAGCAGTACCATTCATTGATAACATCGATTTGCGCTACAACCGATTTGAAACGGTGGTTGTTCCAACGACGCGCGCTGTAATGTTCATGTTGATGGACGTTTCTGGAAGTATGGACGAATTTAAGAAGGAAATGGCAAAACGTTTCTATATGTTATTGTATGTGTTCCTACATAGAACATATGAACATATTGATATTGTGCCGATTCGTTATCACACACTCGCAAAAGAGGTGGATGAAGAAGAGTTTTTCTATTCCAAAGAAACTGGTGGTACACTTGTTTCGCCATCACTCGAATTGGCGCAGGAAATTATGGCCGAACGATATGATGGCACGTGGAATATCTATTTCTGCCAAGCATCGGATGGCGACAACGATTCGTACGATAGTACGTATTGCACACATTTGTTGAATGAAATTCTTCCACAAATTCAGTATTATGCTTATATTCAAATTGGTGATGATGACAACGTATTGTCACGAATGTTTGAGAGTAAAGTGATGCCATCACACGATAACGTAGATATGGCGTTTATTGATGGACCAGAAGATATTTTTCCCGTGTTTAGAAAACTTTTTGAAAAGGAATCAGTTTAATGCGTACACCTATTACAACCAAAAGCGAATGGACGTTCGAACTACTTGATGCATATTACAAGGAGATTGAACGTATTGGTACGGAATACCTCGGATGCAAAATTTATCCAAATCAAATCGAAATTATCAGTGCTGAACAGATGCTGGATGCCTATGCTGCAGTGGGTATGCCAATCAATTATAATCACTGGTCGTTTGGTAAAGAGTTTGTGCGCAATGCAAAGGGTTATAAGCACGGTCAAATGGGGCTTGCATACGAAATCGTGTTGAACACGTCTCCGTGTTTGGTGTATTGCATGGAAGAAAACACAATGATGATGCAGATTCTCGTGATGGCACATGCGGGTATTGGCCACAACGCATTCTTCAAAAACAATTACATGTTTAAACAGTGGACAGACGCCGAAAGCATTGTTGATTATTTGGTTTTTGCAAAAAAATACATCAACGATTGCGAAGAAAAATACGGCATTGACGAAGTTGAAGAGGTGCTTGATGCATGTCATGCTCTGCAATCTTATGGTGTGGACAAATACAAACGCCCGTCAAAGATTTCAATGGTAAAAGAAGAACAGCGTCAAAAGGACCGTAACGAATGGCTACAAAGCCAGGTAAATGATTTGTGGCGTACCGTTCCATCAAATGAACCAGATTCTGAACTCAAACGTAAACAGACTTTCCCTGCTGAACCGGAAGAAAACATTTTATATTTCATCGAAAAGAGCGCACCTAATCTGCCACAGTGGAAACGTGAGATTATTCGTATTGTGCGCAAAATTTCGCAATACTTTTATCCCCAAAAACAAACCAAGGTGATGAATGAAGGATTTGCTACGTTTACACACTACACGATCATGCATAAGTTGCGTGAAGAAAACCTCATCACTGATGGTTTCATGCTGGAATTTATGGCATCTCATACAGGTGTTATACGCCAACTACCTTTTAGCCACAAGTACTACAGTGGTATCAATCCTTATGCACTTGGTTTTGCTATGTTCATGGACATCAAACGCATTTGTGAAGAACCAACTGAAGAAGACAAGCGGTGGTTTCCGAAGTTCGCTGGTAGTGATTGGAAAGAAACAATTCACTTTGCGATGGAAAATTTCAAGGACGAGAGTTTCATCCGCCAATATCTGTCACCTAAGGTGATGCGTGACCTTAAATTGTTTAGCATTCGCGACGAAGAGAAAGATAGTGACTATGTCATTAGTGCTATTCACGACGATGAAGGTTACAAGACTGTACGCACATTGCTTGCTAACCAATATGACTTGACAACAGCAGAACCCAATATTCAGGTGTACAATGTGGATCGCTGGGGTGATCGTTCTCTGACTCTACGCCACTACATGAACAATCATCGGTATCTCGACAGTGATTCCGCAAAAGAAGTTCTTAAACACGTTGTGACATTGTGGGGTTTTGATGTAAAATTAGAAACCGTTGATAACAAAAACACAATTAAAGCTTTGTTTCATACTCAAAAGAATAAATGAAGTATAAATACATGAAACAATAAGGAGTTTTACTATGACCAAACTAATTAAAGACATTAATGAGAGCCTTGAACAAGCAGTTGCTGCTAACTGGGCTGCACATCAACAAGCTGTTGCTATCATCGAATCCAATCTTACCGGATTCGATAAGTCGGCAGCATTGTTTGAAACAGCTGAAGAATTCTTGACACAACTCACTGCCATGGTTGGCGCAGGCAAAGTTGATCCTGCACAAGTCGATAGAATTGCAAGTGAGCTTGCAACTCTTCAGCTTTTGAGCCAAGAAGACACCAAAGGCGCGATTCTTTCACGCTTCAAAGGCGATCCTGCCTCTAATCTTGCTACCATCATGAAGGGTGTTTCCAAACCTTCGGATGCCCCTGGTAAAGTTGATTCGGTACTCATTCAAGTGGCACAACAAAATGGCAAGGCTTTGGCGGATAGCAACAAGCAGACATTGTCACAAATTGAACAGATGGATGATCAACAGAAGCAGCAATTTGCACAAAAACTTCAGCGCTTGGCTTCGTTCTACAGACAAGCAAGTGGTGCTGCATCTCAACAGCAACCAACGCAAAATCCAAACCAAACTCCTGCAGTTGCCGCAACATCTGCGCAAGGAACGCCAGCGGGTGGCGGCGCACGAGGAACACCTGCTGCAGGTGCAGGGGCGCCAGCAGGCATTTAAACAACCTGTTGCACAGAAGCAAAAATAAAGGTATAATGACTTCAGGTTATTATACCTTTTTTATTGGGAGCAGATATCATGGATCCAGATTTTATTGAGGGAGCCAACTTGGTGTTGGAGGCCATCAGTGATACGATTGATGAAAACTTATTGTATTGCGGTTTCAAGCTTCAGGAAGCTGAAGATTGGGTGCTTGGAAATTTTGGGCTTAAAGAGCCGATGGGTGATTTAAGTATGTTTTATAAGGGCATCTGAAACTTATTTTAAGTTGAAAACGTAGTAGCATAAATACAATCATCTACAGAGGATTAGTGTTTAATGCGTGACAGTGTTTTGATTAAAGATTTAGAAAATGTAACATATCGAAAACAGCAAATGTTTGAATTTGTTGTGAACCACTGTAAAGTACTTGTGGAGTCTGAATCTTCTCCACAATTAATTTCAGAAACAGTAGACGACCTCAAGCAGACAGTACGCAAGGTACTGATGACAAACAAAGTAATTCCGGAACCACTTGCACTTACCATAGCCAAGGTATATGCATTTACCAAGGAATTGGAACTTGAATTAACCAAAAAGAAAACACCCGAGTTACAAAAAAATCTTAAAATGATTTTTGATGTCGCTGCCGATATAACTAGCCGTAAACTCGAACCTGCAACACATTCTGACAGTACACAAATTGATTTGGTGGACAACATCAAAACAGTGCTTGGTCATCTTACTGGCAAACCTGAAGAAAAACAATCCGTTGAGCAAACATTCAATAGAATATTGGATAAAATCGATGCTCGTGCTACAAACGGACATTTGCCGGTGGATGTAATGAAATTATCGTCACACATTATTCAGAGTAATGGGGACGTTAATAAAAGAAAGCGTATCTTGGATACGATTGTGTAACAATTCGAAAGGAGATTTTATCAAAACAACACTACCAAAACCACGATCGTCTAGGAAAGTAACAAAAACAACAACCGTAAAGGAGTCTACAACAATGGCTAAAAGTAGAAGGACTAGACAGAGAGATGAAATTGCAGAAGTTTATTTGATCAACAACAATAAACGTGCAATGGAGGAAGGACCAAACAAGAAAACTTGGAGTAAATTTGACCTCAAAAGCATTAAACCTCTAACGAACAACCAACATAATATGTTTACCCAGTATTTTCAGGGAGATCAGTTAGTAGCATACGGATCAGCTGGTACAGGTAAATCATATCTCGCATTTTATCTAGCACTGTGTGATGTTTTAGATGGAAATCGTCCACAAAATCACGTAGTGATTGTTAGGTCTGCTGTGGCAACCCGAGATTTGGGATATATGCCTGGTACATTGGAAGAGAAAACGGCCTTGTTCGAAACTCCTTATCGTGATATTCTTGCTGACCTTTTTGGTAGATACAGTACATATGAAAACATGAAAGAGGCTAGTCTTATTCGCTTCGTAACCACTTCTTACATTCGTGGATTGACGTGGGATAATGCAGTTATTATTGTGGACGAAGCACAAAACTTAACCTGGCACGAAATCAACAGTGTTATGACTCGAGTTGGCGAAAATTCGCGCGTTATCTTTACGGGCGATTTAGTTCAAACGGACCTCAACAAACGTTCAACCGAAAAAACAGGCATGCAACGATTACTTTCAACTGCTGAGAAGATGAAACAGTTTTCGTCAGTACAATTTACATCGAGTGATATTGTACGCAGCGATTTGGTTAAAGCTTGGATTGTTGCTGCTGAACAAACGGAAGACTAACCACAATCTGTTATAAAATAAAACCGCCTCTGGCGGTTTTATTGTTTCCCCCGGCGGGTCTAATTAGAAGCAGTACCTAACAACTTCCAACGTTTGTATTAAAAAATCGGAACAACCTTGACGCCATCTTTGGCGCCGATGTATATGTCACGGCTAGTGAACCCAACACTCCCTACAGTACCACTCACCTTGCGTATCATTTCACTTTCTGTGTTGACAATAACTGGTGGTTTAGCTCTACCCGAACTAACACGAGATTCAACAATTTCGTTGTATCTGGCTGGCGTCAAACCAAAATACTCAAATAAAAATTGTCGTTGTAATTCGTTATCGCTTGATAAGATTACAACGACAATCCTACTTCCATCTGCCCATCTGGATACCACAAGAGTGAATATAGCTCGCAAATCTTCATACGTTAATGAAGTTGTTGGGTTTGCTCCTTCAATAATAGGCATAGTAGCGGGTTGTGGGCCGGTTGCGTTTGCTGAACCGAACACAACAAACACTAACGTTAAAATAAACAAGATTTTTTTGATAATCACGGAGCCTTCCTAACATAACGCCATATATCTTCCATCGCAGACTCATTATCACGCAGTCTATTTTCCAATTGAAAAATACGCTGGTTCATATCCTTTATCTGAGATTTAAGCTCTTCGTCGGTTTTGGTCATAGTAACTAATTGATTTTCCACAACTGTTAATCGTGTTCCAAAAACCCCCCAAGCCATAGTAATAGACACAGCAAGAGCTACAAACGTAACAATATCCCGCAGTGTTAAAGTTGCGGGGATACGAACTTTGATTGTGTTATCTTCTTGGTTGTTTTCAGACATTGTGTTACTCCAAATCTTTATAGTATTTATCGTTTGTTAGATTATTTCGTGATTTTCGATAATGTTTATAAATATGACATACGAGAGGATAAAGCCATGACTTCACAAGCAACAATTCGTGTTTTTTGGATCAAATTAATTGCAGTTGTTTTGGTATTAGGTGGTACTATTGGATATTTTGGCTATAAACATTCAAAACCACCTGCATATGTTACCCTATCAAATATGTTACTTAGAAACCAAGCTATAATGGGTCAAGTAGAAGATAACACAAAACGAATTAATAGTTTGGACCACAGATTATCCAATTTGGAGAAGTCCAAACACAATGATGTATTAGGTAATTAAAACAAATGATTACTCAGCTATACATAGTTATTATTTTTTGGAGTGGTTTGTTAATTGCGTGGAGTCTTTGCGTGGGGGTGGCGTTGGGTCAAATAATGTTATCTCTTTGGAAATCCGGCCACACTATTCGCCGTACAGACATATCAAATTTTATCGTAACCACATTTACAGGTATTGCATTTACTACTGTAATGTTTGCATTTTCGGATTGGTTAACAAATCTTGCGGATGCTGCTCTTATTGCTAATATGTGGTATACAGTATATCTCAGCTTTATCTCCTATTCTAATCTTGCGGCTTGGCCTGGATTGTGCAGTGGTGGGAGTGTTCGTCACTCAAGAACAAAAGAGACAATTACACCATGACAAGTTATGTATTTGATGGAACTGAAGTTGTTATGACTGGCAGACACGCAGTTAAACAAATACGCATGACATCAAAAATAGTAGAAGACAAATTAGTAGAAATTAAACCTTCTGATCCCGAAGGTCCGACCTGGAAAAAGTGGGTTAGAGAAGCAGATTTATACAAAATTTGTGAATCAGATAAAGAGTTGTCCTCCACGTAATATTCCCTTATAATGCTCCTATAACTATAATAGGAGTTTTCATGCAAAACAATCCCAAATACATCATGCGTGAGTATGATGAAGCACTAAAAAAGATTATTGATACCGGCTTTGATATTGAAGGTGACCGCACCGGCGTTGGTACCACCTGCAAATTTGGACTGAATACCGAATATGATATTTCGGAGCGTGTTCCTGTTCTTACCAAACGTAAAGTGGCTTGGAAATCCATCGTTAAAGAGGTTCTCTGGTACATTTCTGGTAGCCACAACATCAACGATTTGGAGGCGATGGGGGCAAAGATTTGGACACCTTGGAAGAACGATGAATTTACGAAGAAGAACAGACTTCCGCCTGGTTCTGCTGGGTACGTGTATGGATTTAACCTGATCCACTTTGGGGCAGATATACACGATTACATCAGTTGGAACAAGGCTATGAACGAAGGTTGGGACGGTAAAGGCTCTTTCGATAATTGGTGCGATAGTGTTGATATGGCATATCCCAACGCGCACGGATTTAATCAACTCGATTACGTCATTAACACTCTTCGTGATAATCCCAAGTCGCGTCAAGCATGTTTTACCTTCTGGCGTCCCGACACCAACAACCAAGCTATTCTTCCAGCTTGTCATGCATTTTATGATTTTATGGTTTCGCCTGATGAAAATGGTGAAATGAAGATTCTTGATCTGCACATCTTCCAGCGCTCGAATGACTATCCAATCGGTGTTGGTATGGGTAATTTGCTGACGGGTACTTTGTTCGTTTATATGATTGCGCAACAACTGGGTATGAAACCCGGTAAATTGTATCATTCTGGTGGACACTGTCACATTTATCACAACGCTCTTGATGCAGCAAAGGAGTATGTGATGCGTGAAGATGAACCCAACTCACCCATTTTGACGATCAATAAGCGCGATTCGATCTATGATTACGTACCTGACGACTTTGAGTTGGAAGATTACAACCCACTACCCGCCATTAAATTTAACATTGCGGTATAATATTATGACATTTAAAACATTTGATCAAATTGTAAAAGCAGAACTCGTCAAGTTGGAACAGGCTGATATTGATACATTACAATCCATTGAACGGGAAAGTATGATCGAATTCCACTCAACAGTTGGGATGGATATTCGTAATAATTACGATTTATGGAATATAGATAACCCATTGACAGCACAGTGGGCAAAAGATCAGGGAGATACAAGGTATTTGGTTGAAGGTATTGATCATCACCCCAATCATCCTGATGCTGTTTCGATGAATATACTGTTAGCTATTTGGGATACGGTAAACGGTGAGAGGACTGTAAAATGATGTGGGAAATTTTGTGGCCATATATCGTTGTGGTCGGTGGTGTGTGGTGGTTACTATCGTGGGCACTCGAGATTGATGAGCCGACCAAGCGTATGCTTCGCAAACCAGTAGTAGACTTGGTGATGGTTGCTGCGGACTTTATACACGATAATCATTTAGAAGAGTTCCGGGAATATTACAAGAGTCGGGTTATTCTAAAAATACAAAAACAACCATTCTATAGTGGAGATCGGTCTGATGTATAGCGAACGCCAGTCAATAAGTGTGGCGTATGCTGCTTGCCTCATCTCGAACCATTTAGGTAGAGATGTTACTCTCGAAGAGGCAGTAACAATTTGCCCAACAGAGGGGCACGAACTTCACCTAACTGGAGACTTGTATACCTCCAGGGTGTATGCACACAAAAGGAGTAATAACGATGATGAAAGCTAAAGAATACGCGTGGTGTTACGTGCTGGCAAATGGCTGTGTTGTTGATACAGAGCAGGGTTATGGCAGCGGTTGGAATTACTACGGCGGCCGGTTTGAATGTAAAAAACAGTGGACAATTAACTGCCTTCGTGATATAATTGCAACTGGAATTGATTGGAAAAAGACCAACGAACCAACAGACAACAGACAATCTGAATTTAATGGTACATTCAATGAATCCACCGACATGAAAACGTTGGAAGGAACGATATACACCAACAGTGGAGGAAAGTATAAGTGGGGTTGTGTTTTTGAAGAACCAACCAGCGTATTTGAAGTATTGGAATATATGAGCCAACATCCTTCTGTTGAGGCTGTTGTTGCAAACAGATTAGAAAATGGAGATACAAAATGAGATTTTATTCATTCATCAATTTTTACCTTAGTTCAATACAGCAAGGCATCCAAACGGCGCATTTAGTGCACGAAATGTTCAACGAGTACGATGCTATGGGAGATGGTCACGACACCCAAAGCGCAATGTTGAACAATTGGTCGTTTAATCACAAAACGATTATGACGATGAACGGCGGTAACAATCAGGCGCTTGAAGAGTTGTATGCGTTTTTCGAGGATCGGGTAGCGGGGCGATTCCCCTACATCAAATTTCACGAAGATGAACAATCGTTGGGTGGAGTGTTGACGGGGGTTGCGATTATTCTTCCCGAAATCATTTACGAAACCGCAGAAAAAATTCGTAACCGTTCTGGTCGGTTCGTGAATGTTGGCAACAAAACGTTGTTGGAAGGATTGGATCTTCTCGGCTCACTGGTCACCAACGATGATTATTCGTTCACCCCGTTCGAGGTTGAACTAATTGAACGATTGAACACGTATGGGTTGGCAAAATAATGGAACGGACTTGTGACCCAATAAATCTACAATTGCATGATTACTTCATTGCAGCCGACGTCAAAACAGGCAAAAAGGTTCAATACTGTTATGTGGATAAAGAGGTTGGTATGGACAGAATTGTTGCTAACGTGATTAATGGTCGCTTCCCTATGTGGTTTAGTCGTGCTACCGGAAAAAATGAAGCTGTGTCATGGCCTATGGGTGGAGTGATTGCTGAGGGCGTATATGAAATTGTGTATACTGGTTATATTCCACCCGAAATTCGTAAACAGGGATATGGAGAAGTGATATATTGGTACGAAAAGGAATTTGTGAAATGATTGTATGTTATCCACCTAAAATGCCGTATATCAACGTATGGGATCACCCCACCGTCTTCCTCGCTGGTTCTATCGAGATGAACAAGGCAGTTGATTGGCAGAAAGAATTTGCTGAATATTTCACTGACATTCAAACCGTCGTGTTATTCAATCCACGTCGTCCAGATTGGGACAACACGATTACACAATCAAAGGACGATCCACGATTCAAGGAACAGGTGGATTGGGAATTGCAAATGTTAGAAAGCTGTGATGTTATCGCGATGTATCTGCAACCAGATACTATTTCCCCTATTTCGTTGTTAGAATTGGGGTTATTTGCTGGTAAGGATATGGTGGTGTGTTGTCCAGAGGGTTTCCACCGGAAAGGTAATGTTGATATTGTGTGTGACAGGTACGCTATTCAGATGGTTGATACCATCGAACAGCTTGCATACGAAACTAAAAAAATACTGAGGATTGAATGATGGGGAATACAATTTATGATTTGTTTGCTGAAGATGTTGATAGAATAATTGAACTGAATAAATTGTTCCGTAAGCAGTTCACGAAACATGTTGACTCTATGGGGACAATCAGCTTTGCGTACGAATTTTGTACCGTGCAAGTAAATGCTGGAAGACAAACCGGTAAGACATCATATATCGCGTCACGTGCCAGGCCGGGAGATTTGGTTGTTGTTGCTAATACAGCGATGAAGAAACATTTTCGTGACTATTATGCATTACAAGATGGCATTGAGGTGTTTACGGCGGATGATGTTGACAAGATGGACTCCCCTATAACGAGAGCGCTTCGAATCAACCAAACGGTCAATTTTAAAAATGTATATGTAGATGAACCGAAATTGGTGTTTGCTGGTGTAATGCAACACGTTTTTTATAAAAATTTAACCAACGAAGATGATGAAACGACGTTTGTTATGCTGGGTAGATAAGGACCTTCAGAGGATTTACTGGACACTCGAATGAATTGTGCATAAATAGTACAGGAGGATATTACTTATGCCTAGACCAAACGCTGATGGAATAAAAGATACGGAGCAGGTTGTTGTTGCTTGCTCAACATGTACCAACACATACAAACAACTGTTAATAACTGTAAAGCGGAATCGAAAGAAACATGATGGGTTATACGTTTGTCGAAGTTGTTTGTGTAAAAAGAATTTGCGTCCCCAAAACACAACAGCGTATTGGACTCCCGAAAAAAGAAAGCACCATGCATCTTGTGTTACTGAAAGTGAACTGTGGCAATTGGGGGTAAAAAATACTCCAAAACGAACAGGAGAACTTAACCACATGTTTGGAAAGACTCACACATCTGAAACTCGACTCAAAATGTCAAATTCACGTCGAGGTAAAACAGGGGTAAATGCAACCGCGTGGAAGGGCGGAAGAACTAGTCTCAACCAACGCATCAAGGGGGCTCTTCAACGAAATTACAAATGGTTTCACAGAGTAATAGACAGAGATGGCTGTTGTCAACAATGCAATGCCGCTAAAAAATTAGATGCCCATCACATAACACCGTTGAGTCTGTTGACAAAACAATTGACCAAAGATATAATATTTGAAACCGAAGAAGAAAAGTATAATTGGTTGATTTGTCATCCGGTTATTGTTGATGAAAAGTTACAAAATGGAATAACACTATGTAGATCATGTCACAAACAACTACATGCTAATTGGGGTAGTCACGCCCCTCAAATAAGGACCAACGATGAAGTATGATAACATATCAACACGCATGAAGACGTACGAGGAGGTGTCCAAAAACAAATTGTTGAGACGGACTCCTGTTATCATTCGGTTGGATGGTAAAGCGTTCCACACGTTCACAAAACGACAATCGATCAAAGACGGTTGTAGTGGTGATCCATTTAGTGTGATTATGCAGAACAATATGACCGCAACAGCTTTCGGATTAGCTCGTTCCATTCAAACTGCGGCGTTTGTGTATCATCAAAGCGACGAGATTAGTATTCTGTTGAAAGATTGGAAAAATCTGAATACAGAGGCGTGGTTTGACGGTCAGGTACAAAAAATCACATCAATTTCTGCCGCAATGGCGACGATGTTCTTCAACAGATCACACGAACTCGTGGAACATATCGAAAACTGCTCGGAAGTGCCATTGTTTGATGCTCGTGTGTTCAACCTTCCAAAAGAAGAGGTTACCAACTATTTCGTTTGGAGGCAACAGGATGCTATACGTAACAGCATCAACATGCTTGCACAATATCACTTCCCACATCGTGAATTGCAGGGAAAAAATGTCAATGAGGTGCAGAATATGATGCGCACCCAGCTGGATGTTGATTGGAATGATTTGGCTACGTGGAAGAAACACGGTACTGCTATTGTCAAAAACGGATTCAGACTCAACGACGGTTGGTGGCGAGATAAGGACACTCCCATCTTCACGCAAGATAGAGACTATATTAACAGATATTTAACGGCTTCGGAGGAGTAATTTATGAAATCTTTTGGGGAAATTGCGGACGAAACAAGCATCTTTGAGGGTAGTGTTGGATACGGTAAGTACATCGTGTCCAGAGAAAGTTTGGGTGATTTTTATGCAACGATGTTGATTGAACACAACGAAATTGTTGATGAGCTCCAACAACAGATTTATGACAGCATATCAAAGAGTGAAGCTCGGGATATGTTAGCGAAAGCGCGTGATCGGATCAACGAAATGTATATGATTGCCAGTATGGGGTCGTGTACTTGTTTTACAAAGACACCAAATGCTTGGTATCACGCAGATTCATGCAAATATAAGATGCTTGATAATATCAGGGCAAAGCCTTTATTAGGAGAATAATATGGAGCTACTGGACAAATACGAAGAAGTACGAGATGAAATATTCGAGTACTTTGGGTATGTAGAAGATTGGCGCACGCTACCACTTGATGATGCCCGTAGTTATTTTTGGTTTCTTGATGGGGTTGGTCCAGGTGAAGTAACGTTTGCTGATAGCGAAGAAGAATTAATGACACGCAATGGTAACTGCTATACTAATAGCATATACACACAGCGTCACTTATCCAAGTGGGTATATCGTGGAAAGGATTACACGATGATTGTTGTTGATACTCACACCGATGGGAATCAACTGTTGCAGATTTTCGACAACTCAAAAGAGCGCCCTGATATAGAGTTTGAGTGGTAAGGAGAATAATATGTTTGATTTTTTTGATAGTATGGAACAGAACGCGAATTTTGCAAAAACGATATCTATAACAACTGAAGATGGGGACGCGACTGTTGTTACAGATTACCAAATCGCGTATATGTTACCTAGTCATGGCGCGGACAGACCCCGATACGCTATGGCGGTGAAGGCGTCCGAAAGAGTTCCGTGTTTGTTATACTTGATTCAGTTACCTTTTGAAGAGAAACAGCCTGTCGAAACACCCATGGAGGATGCATAATGTTTATTAAATTGCCCAATAGTTCAATAGTGATGGATACGGATCGCATCCGGTTAATTAAAAAATATGATTATAACACCGAGAATAATAGACGTACCGTCAAATATGACATTGGTAGTAATTTTCAACCAGAAATAATAGAGCTGAATATTTACGACCCTGATGTCGATTTCTTATTAAGAAAATTGGGGATTGGGGTATGACTGATAATCACGAACAAATAGTTAAACTATTAAACAACCTCACAGATAAAGAGGCTGCTGACTCCAATTTTGAGATGCTGGTCAGATCTATCATTTCTCGTAAGCGACGTGATTGGAACTTAAGCGAAGAGTATGCCGCTGAACAACGTGCTATACGGGACGAAAATGAGCGTAAACGTCTTGCTCGTATCAGCAAAGAACGTGAGATGGAGAAGTGGGTTGTCGACAACCTGAAACCCGGCATGATGGTAACGATGAATGGTACCAGAGATGGGCACGGTTTGCGTAGAGTTATCAGAGTTGATCAAGGTGATGTTATTTGTCGTCAAATGAGGCCCATATCCCCCAAATACGCCACAAATGCATTGTATAGAGGTGTTGTACAAATTGGTAAGGGGTATTGGCAAGTGCAGGATAATATCACCACTCATGGTGCAGGTAAAGTGAAACGAGTATTCAACGAAGATGAATATAAGGTGTTGTCAGTCAGCGATGATTAAGGTATAATAATCATATTAAATTCACTTGGATATAAACATGAACCTTATTGACCTCTCTGCTATGAAAAACTTTGATCTCTTTTTGGCGAAACAAACCACTCAACTCATTTTTCTGTTGGATACCCCCATGGAAGATGTGGAGATCGATGATCTGATCAACATGTTGCGTGCTGCCGATGATTTGTATTACAACGAACAGGAAAGTTTCCTGTCTGATGAACAATACGATGTAGTGCGCCGCTATTCCGAAAAACTCGACCCATCCAACGAATATTTCACCGGTATTGGTAGTGAAGTTCGGGGTGGTAAAGTCAAACTGCCCTACCCAATGGGATCTCTAACTCAAGCGTACGAAGGTGATACGCTGAAGTGGATCAACAAGTATGGAGTGCAATCCGAGTATGTTGCTTGTTCGGATAAACTCGACGGTACCAGTGCAGAAGTGCTATTTGACGAGAAGGGCAATCTACAAATCGCCTTCAGTCGTGGTGATGGTTTTGAAGGTGCGGATATCACGCGCCATATCTCTCGCCTACCAAATGTTCCCAAGAATGTGGGACAAAAAATGGTTGTGCGTGGTGAAGTCATTATTTCCGAAGCTAATTTTGAAAAACTGAAAACGGTTGCAACCCGTCGTGGTGGCTCTACTTACAAAAATGCACGGAATGCTGTTGCAGGGTTGATGAATTCTTCCGAGAATGATCCAGCTGTATATCAATACATCGAATTTGTTGCCTATCAGGTAATTGTCCCCACCGTAAAGTCGAAAGGACATCAATTTGATATGCTTACCGAATGTGGATTTACCATCCCGTATGTTACCAACTTTATGGGCTGTGATTTGACAGATTCGTTTTTGATCAAATATCTCACAGACCGCCGTTCCAAAACCGTCTATGCAATCGATGGTATTGTGATGGAAGTTGATGCAGAACATTTGCGTAAAACGATTAACCCATCGAAAGACACATTGAATCCTGAATATGCTCGCAAATTCAAAATTGCAAGCGATGACAACGTTGCCATTGCGGATGTTGTTAGTATTCATTGGGGTGTAAGCAAGCATGGATATTTGAAACCACGTATTGAAATTAAACCTGTTGATTTGGTTGGCGTTACCATTACTTACGCAACTGGTTTTAATGCCAAGTTTGTCTATGAGAATAAAATTGGTCCTGGTGCCAAAATCCGAATCACGCGCAGTGGGGATGTAATTCCGTTCGTTACGGATGTAGTAGAACCAGCACCTATTACCAACTATTCAAATTGGTTTGATGACCGCCTTGACCAAATTGGTGATTGGCAGTGGACCGATACTATGGTCGACGCCTTTCTAATCAGCGACCATCCAGATATCGCTATTGAGAAAGCCAAGGATCTGTTTGCGTCGCTGGAAGTCGCTCATCTCGGTGAGGGTAATATTCAAAAACTGTTTAACGATGGTATCAATACGCCTGTAAAAATCATTCAAGCTACCGAACGCGAATTGGTGGAAGTTATTGGAGCCAATGGTTCCAAAATTTACAAGAGTTTGCACGAACGGCTAACAGATGTACCGCTGTACAAATTGATGGGTGCAAGCGGTTGCTTCGGTCGAGGTGTTGGTACTCGCAAACTGAAAAAACTGTATGAGGCTGTGGAAGGGGATTTGACCAAATTTACTGACATGGCTGCTATTTGTGCGGTTGAAGGATTTGATGTTAAAACTGCTACACGTATTATTGACGGTAAAGAAGAATGGAATCAGTTTTATGTTGATATCATTGAATATGTCACGGTAGCACCTTACACCAAACAGGAGATTGTTGAAGGTGAGCTGACAGGTCAAGTCTATGTGTTTACGGGCGTTCGTGACAAGAAGCTTGAAGAGGAATTGATTGCTAAAGGTGGCGAAATTGCTAATTCGTACAGCAAAAAAGTCACTTGTGTTATTGCGAAAGATCCTAATGAAAATAGTGGCAAACTGCAAAAAGCTCGCAAAGATGGCGCTGGTATTATTAGCCTGATGGATGCTTGGGCTTTGGTTGAATAAGGAAGAATGTATGAATAATTATCAATTTTATAATGGTACCTACATTTTAGTCGAGAAGGGCACAGAGGATGGACATTGGGTAAAATACAGGGATTATATAAACATTGTGGATAAATTGCGTGAAGCAGAAGAGCATTTACGCAAACAACAATCTACCCCCGATGGGTGGTGTGCTGTACCCCAAAAACTAACCGCCAAGATGCTTGGTGCAATGTATATTGCATATTACGACGAAAATGGAAGTGGCATGATTGATGCATATTACGCAGCTTTACAGCAGGCAGCAAAACTTATGGAAAAAGAAAATGATTGACAAGAAAATATTGATTGTTCCAGAGTCGTTGGCTGTTGCTGTAACAAAAACAATTGATGTTTATGATTGTTGGTATGCGATTGATATGATCATCGTTAGTGATACAGATTATGACGTTGCATGCGAACTTGCAGAATCAGGACTTCCAAAAGGAAAGATTATGCGGAAATTAACGTTTGGAGAGGAGACAAATCCATGAACTGGTTACTTATAGTAACAACAACGCTTTTTGCACACGGATCACCTGATCCAACCATCGTAACATTCACAGATTTCGAAACAAAATCTCGGTGCGAACAGATGGCAAACTGGATCAACAACACCTATAGTAAAAAAACATCTACGGGGAAGTTGCAATGCAATGCACGCAACAGCACTTGCGCTCAATGTGTAAAAAAGGAATAAATGAATGGAAAAGTACGTTAAACTAATGGCTGATTATTGTTCATCGGGAGTATGGGAATCTAACGGAATTATGATGAGCATTGATGATTTGCCTGTTAGCGATACCCCCAAAATGACCATAAGTGATTGGGTTCGGTACTACGAAACCAACGATTCGTATTTGGGCGAAGATGGATATGGGGACTTGTTCGACGTTCAACAATTTAGCGAGCAAGGTTTAAACATCGCGAAAGCAATTAAACAAGAACTTCCCGAATGGCGCGTAATGTATTATGATGAGCGAGTATTTGCGGAACACTACAAGCAAGGGGTAATGACTCCCGCCGTAAACACAGTTTATGAGGTGTTGTGATGGAACTATCAACAGGTCAATTTAAAATTGGTGAAGTTATTACCGCATACCATAGTGGTTATCATGTGGTGGTAAGTATTACATTCCGTGATAACGCGAGTGATTTGTTGGGGTATGTACAGATTGCTAACAACGTTGGCAAACGTGTAAATGGCAAAGCTACAAGAGAATGTGACGCCAGTTATTGTAAAAAGGTAACGCATGCCAGACTTGCCAAAATCATAGATACCCAACGAGCAAAACTGGAAGAAGAATTCCAAAACCTGCAGGCACTTGTCGAAGAGTTTCATGTGGATTTGGAATAAGGTTTCGGTTTTGAACGAACGCCCGCAACATAGTATTTTGTTCTTAACAGCTGCATCGTTCTAACCATTGTGATTTCATCGCACATATTAACTTCGATTTCTTGTGGGGCAAGATATTGACACGATTCGGGGATTGACATTGCTAGCAGTAGCGAAAATTGTTTATCCCCAACAATATCTTCAAGAACAACCAATTTTGCTGTTTCGAGCAGCGCTAAGTGTTTAGCATTGGTTGCTTTAACAGCAAGCTGTTGTGTTATGCCTTTGATTATGACGCGCTGTTGTTCATAATCTGCTATAAGAGCTGGTTTCATAAGTGAGTGTAGTGTGATAATGTTTAATATTTATGGAGATAAAAATGGGTGACAAATTAGTGTTTAATGAACAACATGTTTACAATCTTGTTGTAGACGCCTTAGCAAAAAAGGCAACGAAAGCAATTTTAGACGACCTTGGTGATAGAAGTGGATATGATGCCATTTGGGATGAACTGGATGATGATGTTCGTGATGACATTCGTAGTTCGATGTATAACGAAGTCGCCGTTCAAATCAAAGCAGCGCTAAATATGAGAAACTCAATTGATGATGTCACCAAAACAATAATGGAGCTGATTAAATAAATGAAACTAACTGAAATTGCAAAATCTCGGGGCACATATGCTGGTGTTCGTTTTGATACCGAAACCAAAAAGGCTATTCATGCATACATGAAAGAAAATGAAGTACCAAACGCCATTAGGGCGGATAAACTTCACACCACATTATTGTATAGTAGAAAATATCTACCTGATTACAAAGCACAGGGTAAAATAGATCCGCCGTGGATTGCTACCCCTGGTGAGTTCGTTGTCTGGGATACAAAACCAGAAGATCCCAATGAGAAACCAAAGCGGTGTCTAGTTGTTAAAATTGACTGCCCCAAACTTGTGGCACGACACGAACTTCTTATGGAAGAATATGGCGCTACATACGATTTCGACAAATACGAAACTCACATTACTTTAAGTTATGATATCGGTGATATTGATATCGACCACTTTCCGCCTCTTAAAGATACGGTAAAAGAGATCAAAATTGTAGAGGAATATAGTGAAGACCTCGATTTGGATTGGGCAAATAATAAGGGTGGTAAAAAATAATGCAAACAAAACGTCATAGTTTTATAGAAACCGCTATTCAAGTGGTATCTGGTTATTTTTTGAGTCTGTTGTTGCAAATTGTTATTTTTCCACTGTATGGTATTCAGGTATCTTTGCATCAAAACATCCAAATTGGGATTTGGTTTACCGTAGCTATGTTTATAAAGGGATATGTTGTTCGCCGATTGTTTAATCGGTGCAGTATTAGTGTTCGCAAATCACCAAACTTTTCATAAAACAGAACAAAGGAATCGTGTATATGGTTAATACGGAATATAAACCACTGAATATCATTGTCGCCGTTGAGCAAACAGGCGGATTTGGGAACAAAGGTGCGATTCCATGGAAAGATGAAGCATTCGCTAAAGATGACTTCAAACATTTCCAAAAAACGACAAAGAATTCAGTATGTGTGATGGGTCGTAAAACATACGAAGAAATCCTTGATATGATGCTCAAAAAGAAGACCAAAGAAGAAATAGATTCCATATTACCTGGCAGGGTTTGTTATGTCGTGTCTCGTAATAAGGAACTTGAAGTTGTTGGTGCTACTGTTGTGCCGAACTTGAGGGCAGTCCGTGATAATCACAAAGACGACGACAAGAAAATCTTTGTTATAGGTGGGGAAAAATTATTTGTTGAGGCATTGTCACTGACTAATACTATATACATGACTGTAGTAAAAAATTCATATGATTGCGATAGATATTTCGAGTTGAAATATCTCAATCATTTTTTTACTATTGACAGTGGTACACAAACAGATAATCTATATTTTTTAACCTACAAAAGGACCAAATAATGAATCGATTTATCGTCGCGGGCAAAGAAGCAGCATATCCATTTTGCGTTGAAGGAGATTGTAGTCAAGTTGTCGCATCTCTTTATATCGACAGTAATAAACCTGTTGTTAAAAATTTTACGAATAAAGATATGGCCCTCAACTGGATTCATGAGGAAGTTGTCAAGATGATAGGAGTAGATTATTACGGCGGTTAACAGCTAGATATAAATATACAGATGGTTGGTTACCCAAACCAACTACCAACAATGAGGACTACGACATGAAACTTAATGACATCAAAGTTATTGAAGAAACAACAAACAGACAGTGTAAAAAATTTAGAGCTGATACTGAAACATGCAAGCCCGGTTGTGTTGCGAAGAAGGTAAAACCCGGCGGATCTTGTCCATATGATATCCCCGAACAACACAACTGCCCGTGTTTTGCATAAGCAACGCTCGATACTAATTGAGTGGTGATCAAGTGTGAACATTCGTGAACTGATGGAGCAAGAACAACCAAAAATTATAGAAGGCACATCTTGCGTTAATTGTGACTTTACCAAACATCAAAAAACGGAAAAGGTTACAGAAGACGATTTGAATAAGTTTGGGGGGATTGACCCCACATCAAAACAAGATATTGCAGGCGCCAAGAAAGCAGATTTGATTACAATGCCTGGTGCAAAGTTCCCTACTATCAAGCTCTGGTGTAAACAACCCGCCGTGGATCAGTGGGTAACGGAACGGATGTGTTGTAACTTTTGGAATGCTCCTGGTATTCACGAAGAGTATAAGTAGAGGGTACTAAAAATGCGTTTACTACAACAACTGTTGGAAGCAGAACATTTAGTTACTAGACTCAACTGTTCTAGTTGCATGTTCAGCAAAGGACAACGCCACAAAGTTGTCGAGGCCGATGAATTAAACGATCAGGGTGGAATTGATAGCACTGATGAGGGTGACATTGCTCGTGCTAAAGATGCCAGATTAATAACATTGCCTGGAAAAACAACAACGGATATCAAGGTTTGGTGCGCAAATCCAAAAGTAGATCGATGGATCACAGATAGGATGTGGTGCACTCATTGGGATACTCCAGATACAATACACGTTCTAAAGAAAAACAAATAGTTGATTATTGCGGGAGAATACCATGTATGGCTGGCACCCAACAGTTTATAAAGTGTGGGCATATTTTATAATCGCGAATATGTATCCACTTATTTTGATGGAACGATTTGCAGAAAAGTTTTTAGGAATCACCTTTCATAAGGTAGGAGAAATAAAATGATTTGGGTATTGTGGGTGGTGTCTGCTGTGCTAACCTTTGTAGGAATCTCGTTGATTCAACGAGATCTAGATGGATATTTGACGCTAGATTTTTTCCTTACAGTACTATTACTTTCCGCTATACCATATTTCAATATGATGTTATTGGCAGGTTCTGCACTAATGTGGATTAGTAGGTCGGCCACAGCAAAACGATGGTTTAATCATAAGTTTTTCGAATCAAAACAATGAAAGCATTACAATCAGACTTATTCCGGCGTATGGTTGATGCTGGAATAAACGTAAACAAACACCGAATAATGGGCGAGCCGATTGTGTTTAATGGTATCAAGTACATTGTAAAGACGGTTCCAAAAGCAAAATAAAAGAAGATTTTGATAACGAGATTGTTGACAATATTTTTACTTTGGTATATAATTAACAAAAGAGTAAAACACTTTTCAAATATTCGTGAGTGTAGGATATCGATCTCGCAAAACACACGCTAGGTCTGATCGAGAGTCCTTTTTTAAATCTCGTTCTTTTGAGCTAGATATAAGGCTTGGTGATTTACCTGACAACAAATCTACCCCCTTATGTGGCCGAATTAGCGACAAACACTGACGCGAATATTTGAAAATGCAGTTGGATGATGCAATACCGGATTGCGTCATTACGGTACGGCCACAGAAGACCGTTTAAAGTGAATAGAGCCATTGACTGCATTTTGAAACAAACGAGTTTAACTATTGTAACAGCGTTGCGGTAATCCTGGATAGTTCTCGATATCTTGTAGTCTAGTTTGGGAATTGACCTAACTGGCATATTCAGAGGGAATTACGATGCGCGCCTTACAATTGTTGTATAAATAGTTACATTAAAAGGCATTTTGGTTAGTAAACTGGATTTTTTGCTTGTTCTTGACCAGACAAGGCCGTGACCCATCAGAACGAGCCGCGAAGCTCTTGGCCGAAATGTCTTTTAGTGTATTATTTTAAATAAATAGTTTTAATGGTTGTAAACCTTAAAATAAAAGATTTATTTTTTGTATTGTTCTTGATTAATTGTCTCTATAGTCTGCACGAGGTTGGATAAGTGCTCCTTAAATAAAGACAAATCTGTGTTCCCTCTGGCTCGATTAATCGCCATTGAAACCCACTGTACGTTTCCTTTTGTGTACGACAATTCATTGTTAATACGATCGACCGAGGCAATCTGGAACACATTATCTGTGTCACACTGACCAGATGCGCCAATTCGTAATTGTAAGTGTACACCAGTAATGGCACATCGCCCCTGTTGTATTTTCCACTGATCCATTAGCATGCTCTGCAACTCTAACCGATCGCCGCTATATTTTAAACCACGTCTGCGATCTGTAGTGAGCCGATGAATATACCACGTAAAATTCCGATCGTATACCATTCGTGCGGTATCACCCACCACAAACCGATATTCCTTTAAATGGTTACCATTATTAGCACGATGACTGTTACGGTAACTTGAACTACAACTTCTCCCACAAAAGAAGTTCGTACTATCTGGCAACTTATTCAAACGGCGTTGGTGATCGGACACGGTTCGTTCAAAGGGATCCCCACACTTTGTGCACGTAAGGGAAATTGTTGATTTTTTTCGATTCTTCATGTATAAATATATCCAGTTGATGACGGTTGTAGCAAAGCTGGGCAAGAAGAGGGTTCGACTCCCTCCATCTCCACCCATAATATGCACCCATTCCACATCTATTTATGTTGAATGACACTGGGGATGCCACGGTATCGATTGACGGGAATTATGACAACAAGAGACTCGTGAGGCGAATCACGTTAATCTAGCAAAAACTATAAATGCAAATGACTCGCATTTCGATATGGCTCTTGCAGCCTAATCCGACGTTGACCACGTTGTAACAAAACGGTTAAAAGGCTCCTTCGGGAGCCTTTTTCATTGAGGTCTTCAAAAAAGTTTGGTATAATAAATACGTTTGTAGTTAGAACATAATTATAACCATAACAGAAGGAATCTATATGTCCCATAATAAAAAAACGAGTACACGTAAGGATGAGTTCAAACAGCTTCCATATTCGATGTACGAAATGTCAATTCCTTCAAAACACATATCGTTTTACATAAGCGATCCTGTGGGAGAACCAGGCGAATACGTTGATATGATTCACCGAATTAAAGTAGCAAATCCACAAGATGTTATCTATATTCATCTTAATACCCCAGGCGGTAGATTAGATACAGGTGTGCAAATCATCAATGCCATTCGTAGTTCACAAGCCCACGTAGTTACTGTGTTAGAATCAACCGCACATTCGCTAGGCACACTTCTTTTTCTTGCTGGTGACGAATTCCAAGTTCATGAAGACTGTCAAATGATGTTTCACACATATTCAAGCGGCATGTATGGTAAAGGCAATGAACAAGAGGCCGAATTACTAGCTACAAAGAAATGGTTTAACAAACTAATGAAAAAATTGTGTTATCCATTTTTGACACACGAAGAAATTGAGCGTATTACGAAAGGTGAGGACCTATGGTTAGATACAGATGATGTTCGTAAGCGGTTAAACAAGATGTTTAAGGATCTAACAAAAACATCGACGATTCAAACCAAACCCAAAACCAGCAAAAAAGTTGGGAAAGTAACCGATGATGTTGAGGGATTGGAGCAAGTTGCCACAAACTAGATCACAAAACAAATGATCGAATCAAAAAGGAGTCTTTGACTCCTTTTTCTTTGCAGTTGAAAAAAATACTAATTTCTGTATAATCGTTTAGATGGATGAAATCAAATTAGAACAAATCATTAGACAGTACGTACCATTACCCGCAAATACAACGGCAAAGGGATGGTATGCTATTACATGTCAGGTATGTAATGACCACAAATACAAGAAACGTGGTGCATGGAAGTTTGAAAATAGTAAAACTGCATATCACTGCTTCAATTGTGGGGCAAAAGCCACATTTGATGACGATGTGTGTTTTTTGTCTGATGACATGACAAAAGTGCTGACAGCTTATGGAATACCTCCAGAATACCTTGATATTATCAAATTTAAGGCGTTAGAAAAGCGTGGAAACAAGTCCAAAGCACCTATGCGCATCGATATCAAACTCGATCCAGAAGTACTAACTTTACCAGATCATTTCTACAAACTTGAAGCAAATAGCAAGGATCCATGGTCAATAATTGCGGAAGACTATTTGATACACGAACGGGGTATGAAGGTTGGAGACTATCCGTTTTATTTGTCTAAAGGTGGCACCTTACCACAAGAGAAGTCGTGGAAGGGCAGATTAATCATTCCCATCTACAAAGACGGAAAGTTGATTTTTTACCAAGGCAGAGATTTAACAGGAAACAAGAGTAACAAATACCTGAACGTGGCAACATCAACAAAGGATAACGTTTTGTTTGGGTATGACCAACTTCAACAACACACAGATTTGCCGTTATATATAGTGGAAGGATTTTTTGACGCATATGCTATTGACGGAATTGCTGTATTGGGTAACGAGTTGTCAGAAGCACAGGGCAAAATTATCAACAGATCTCGACGGTTGAAAGTTGTTATTCCAGACCGAAAAGGTGATGGTGATGTATTAGCACTAAAGGGTTTGGAGTTGGGTTGGAGTGTAAGCCTTCCCGACATTGGCAACTGTAAGGATGTCGATGAGGCGGTCAAAAAATATGGCAAGCTTTATGTGATGAAATCTATAAAGGATAATACCTGTTCGGGACTAGAAGCACAGATGAAAGTCAAGGTGTGGTGCGAACGAAGTGAAAAACGTAAAAAAGCAACGAAAAATAAAGGACAATAATGGCAGCTTCGCGCAAAAAAGAATATACAAGTAGTGATATCAAAGTTCTAACCGACCACGAGCATATTCGTAAACGGACCGCAATTTACTTGGGTAACATGAATACAACTTCGTATAATGTTCCATTGTTTGTTGGTGGGAACTTCTCAATCAAAACATATGATTTTATTCCTGCTGTGTATAAGGCGGTTGGTGAAATTATTGACAACACAATTGACGAATTCGCTCAAATTGATACTGTTGATAAACGATTGGTGATCGAGGCAACACCAAGTATGGGTATGTACTCAATTGCTGATAACGGTCGAGGTGTGCCTATTGATAAACACGAAACGGGTAAGTACACGCCCGAAGTTGTATTTGGTTCACTTCGATCCGGTCGTAACTTCAACGATGATGAAAAACAGGTTGGTGTTATTGGTGTTAACGGCGTGGGAAGTTCCTGTGTTGTTGCAACAAGCACAGAATTTAAAGTCGAAATTCATCGTGACAACAAACAATATATCCAGGTGTTTGAAGATGGGGCTAGCAAAATCCTATCCCCAAGCATTACATCAAGAAAATCCACCGAAACCGGCACAAAAGTATCGTTTCAATTAGACAATACCGTGTTCAAAGATGTGTCCTTACCTGATGAGTTGATGAGCAATCGTGCGGTTGAGTTAGCATTTAACAATCCCGACCTTGCTGTATATTACAACGGTGTTAAACACAAATACAAGAAGGGCTTTGAAGACATCGTCAAGAACATTTCGACAAATTACTTTAAATTTGTGGCAGAAAACATGGAGTTCTATGTTGTGTTTGATGCTTACGAAGGAGTGGACGAGGCTGTGTTTACGTGGGTAAACAGCTCATTGTTGTTTGATGGTGGTATCTGTAATACACAGTTTACTAACGCCTTTTATGACCAAGTAATTGCTCATCATGCAAAAGAAGCAAAGAAACAGAAGTGTGAAGTATCGAAGAATGATGTCCGCCAAAACCTGTTAGTGTTTGGTATTATGAAGTTGAATAATGCTACGTATGATTCCCAAGCAAAAACACGTTTAACTGGACCAAGCATGCGCAAAGAAATGGTTGATGTTGTATCGTCAAACTGGTCTGCATTTGCCCGTAAGAACAAAACGTGGTTAGATGAAGTTTTGGCTCGTGCATACAAGCGCTATCACGCTGATGCTAACGACAAAGCTGTTAAAGACCACAAGAAGTCGTTGAAGAAGAAGGTTCCTGGACTTTTGGACGCCGTCAGTAAAGAACGGCACAAGTGCACACTGTTTATCACGGAAGGTTTGTCGGCTGCATCGAGTTTGGTTGAGGTTCGTGACCCCAACCTCATCGGATCGTTTCCATTGGGTGGTAAGATCAACAACGTATACGGTTCCACAGTAGCTCAAGTGTTGGCAATGGGCAAGTTAACTGATTTGCTGGCAAGTATAGGTCTTATACCAGGACAAAAAGCACATAGGGGTGAGTTACGGTTTGGTCGTGTTGTTATTGCAACTGACAGCGATCCGGATGGTTCAGACATCATGGCTACTTTAATTAGCCTGTTTTATCAGTTCTGGCCCGAGCTTTTTAATCCAAAAGAAAAGCCGTATTTTTACAGACTACTAGCTCCTAACGTTGCTGCTGTTAAGGGTAAAAAACGTATTCATTTTGCAAACCGTGTTGAATACGAAAAAAATAAAGACAGGGTTGCTGGTTATACAATTTCATACTATAAGGGACTCGGCTCAATGGAAAAAGAGGACTGGGAAATGATTATCAGTGACGATAAGTTTCTTCTTCCCATAACGGGCGACGGTAAGATGAAAGAGACTTTACATCTTTTATTTGGTCCTGATTCAGAACCACGAAAAGAGTGGTTAATGAGTAATGATAAGAAAGGAAAGGTTGAAGAATGATCAAAATACTGAAAAGCTTTTTAGAAACACTTGGAATGTGGTTGATGATTTGTGGTTTCTACCTACTCATTTATGTTAGTTGGGGGGCTGAATTGTGCAAGATGGTGTACTACGTAGTTTATCGCATTCCCCACAGAAAACTACAAGACAAGTTTCATCCTGTTTATGTTAGGGTCTATGATGGTTTGCCCAAAACATAATGCGGGGATGGAAAACATTGATATCGGTTAAGAATCATAATGAAGAGAGAATATGAATAATAGAATTCGTGAAATATTAACAGCAGCAACAGTTTGGTGCGAAGATAATGCACAGGGCACACCAGTGGCTTGGGAATGGGAAGAACGAGTTGCTACTTTAGTAATCGAGGAGTGTATTAAGGTTATTCAATCGGGCATAACTCGTGATGGGCATGACACACCACAATATCGCCGAACGATGACACATATTGCTGATATTAAGAAACATTTTGGGGTAGAATAATGAGTAGACGACTAACAAACGAATGGACCGAAACTCCAGCACAAGCGTTTGGAGAATCAGGTATAAAGGGTGATGCATTCGAAGAACATGCAATATCACTGATAGAACGTAAGGGATGGCGAGTCAGCCGTCACCAAAGTGATAAGAAAATGCAGATAGCTGGGTGTGATGTTACTATACACACTCCATCTAGTTTATTCACCGCAGATCTAAAAGGAAATTTCAAAGACGGGAAGTTTTATGTTGAAGTCGGCAGAAATGGATGGTTGTATAATCCCCAAAAAACGAGTACCTATATCATCCACGGAAATGCTACATCAGAGGTGTTATATATTTACAAACGGAAGGATATGCAAGAATATTTGGACCGAAACGATATCGAAACGTTTGTGATGTGGGGTAGGCGTGTGTGCGAGTTTACAGTTAAAATGATAGAAGAGTGTGGATTTGTTTCAGAAATGTGATGATTGTTGACATTTGAATTAATGTGGGTATAATATCACGCTCTATTCAATCGGAGTGCTATAAATGAAATCGAGTGAAATTACCCGTGCCGTGCCATTTAGAAAAAGTACGGGTGCACGTGACGATCGATATTTTATGTTAAGTAATATATCAGCCGAATTATCATCGTGGATTAAACATACACTGAAAAACAAAAACATAATCTACAATCGTGTCGAAGACCCGTGTGCAGGGAGTGGCGAAATGACTTGTCATTTTCCGGGTGCAGCCGCGTTCGATCTAAATCCAGAACCCAACCAACACGGAATTGATGTTAAGCAACGGGATTTCATGGCACACAATCAAGAGCATGAGCCTGACTTGTTGATGTTGATGAATGTGCCTTATGGAACCAATTCGAATATGGCCGTCAAGTTTTTCAATCACGCGGCCCAGTTTGCTGATATTTTATCAATAGTAGTTCCCAAAACATGGGGTAAACAAAATAATGGTATCACACGCCGGTTGAACAACTCTTTTGTCTTACTAGCGCAAAAAGACATCCCTCCGAATTCATTTTATCTGCCTGATAATAACAACAAAGTGTGGGACGTGCCGTCTGTTGCTCAAATATGGGTGAGACAACAGAACAATCAGCGAAAAATCCTCACCAGAGTGACATCGTCGCAGTATTTTGTTATTGCCCAAAACAAAGGGAGAGCGTTGTTATCAACTCCTGATATTGCAATTCGGCGAACCGGGGCGAGTGCTGGAACAATTGCTACGACTGGATGGAAAAAACTAACTACAGGGGGGTGGTTGTTTATCACGATTACTAAAGATAAGAATCGCGTACTGAAAGCTATACAAAGTATAGACTGGTCACGATACGGTAATGGTATGGGACAAAGAGGCATTAATATTGCTGAAGTTATAACAGCGGTGGAGCAGTGGTTGACACAGAGACGTCACGGTTAGAAAAAATGGGAATCGTGTTTTGATGTAACCTTGCCAAATAATCAAATCTGTTAGACAATTATTAATATGCCCATAATAGATTTTGGAGAAATGAAATGAACATTGTTGCTGAATACGTTAGTACGCTATTAGATCAAACCAAGATCACAATCATCAACGATTATGAGCAATTTGAAAAGGATGGTATGATTGGCGAATGTCAGCTTCGAAATACAACTTGTTCGTTCATGGAAAAGCATAATATTCCTGATAGCACACCTGTGCTTTGGATGAATCAAGTGGCGATGGAGTGCTATAAGTACTTTGCCGCTCGATATCTCCATGAAATATATGAAACCGATACAGTTTATTTCACAAATACTCATCGAACACAAGTCACGGTTGATTGATTTGATCGCCGTTGGTGAATTAATAATGAAGTGCAGCCTACCAGTTAGAATTTATAGACTTCCATACGGTTATATGGATGAAACCCATATCACGAACGTATATCCTGATGATTGTGAGTACTTTGTAAAGAATGACATTGTCGTTTCGATGGAATCATTAGGTGGGGACATTGTTATGTACGGTTGTCCAAAATCTGATATAACAGAAGAAAGTGAAGTAATAGTTATTGCAAATGAACGTTCCTGTGAAGAAGCGTTAAAACTTCTTGCGGAAAAGTGTAAAAGAGATTTTGGTGACATAAGAATACAAACAGAAGGAATTTAAATATGACGTGTATTGTAGCATATGAAAGAGATGGTAAGGTTTGGATGGGTGGGGATAGTGCCGGCGTCGCCGGGTATTCGATATCAGCTCGTGGTGACCCCAAAGTATTCATTAATGGTGACTACATGATTGGGTTTACATCCAGTTTTAGGATGGGGCAGTTACTTCATTACAAACTAAAACCTTCGTCATGTCCTGATGACGATATCGAACGACATATGAGCACAACGTTTATTGATGAAGTACGTGCTGTCTTTAAAGATAATGGTATTTTGAAAACCGACAATGGTGAAGAATCGTGTGGCACATTTCTTGTGGCAACAAGAGGTCGTATTTTTGTTGTAGAGAGTGATTTTCAGCTGGGATGGAATCGTGTTCCGTACGATGCTGTGGGATGTGGGAAGGATTTGGCTCTGGGTGTTATGCATGGTTTACACAAACAAGCCCATCTTTCACCTAAAGAAATTGTCCTGACCGCCCTCGAAGGTGCAGAGGAATTCAGTGCTGGCGTTTGTGGTCCATTTAACATCATGTCACAAGGGTGAGGTATACATTATGGGCGAAAATGGTTGGCATACTGATGGCGGCAATACAAACTACGATATCGTTCTTGATTATGTATTGAGGAAGGGTGAGCATAAGATGCACATCATGCTCGACCCAAAATCTGACCGATATCATGCAATACGAGACCATGGACTCGAGCATTGGAAAAAACACTACAAGTTAATAGCATCGGTTATATTAGTTCCAGAGATTATCATTCACGATTGTTGACATTTTGTTTATATTGGGTATAATGATTCTATCTTAACAACCATGTGAGTAAATACAATGCATTATACTTTTCAACCTGTGGTGGATACATCCAACGATCATACCATATTTTACGTGTTTCTCGCCATGGCAATTGTTGCTTTGGTGTTTGTAATTTTGGATTATCTCAATAAAAATTGTAGTTCAACCACGGCGATCGTTTCAACCGTTATAATAACCACCATAATGGGACTTGGGTGGAAAATATCCTACACACCCTACCACCCCGAAAACATTTCCGTTGTGGGGACATTCGTCAAATTTCAACCCGAAGGTTACAACGAACGGCACGGAAAAACACGCTCGGACGAACACTATATGTATGTTGTGTATAATGTTGAAGGTAAGTATGTAATACTGCTCGCTGATGAGGGCATGACGTATCCCTCACAAGCAGTCCTTTATAAAAACAAAGGGGATTGTTGTGGAAAATGAAAATATCGTGTACAAACAATTGGCAGAGTTGAAGTTGGAAAATCGGTTATTGTCAGAACGCCTTGCCATGATGACGAGAGCAGTAACTTCACGAGATACTGAACGAGCCGCATTGTGTCAGCAGTTGAACAAGCTTGGATTTTTACTAGTAAATGGCATAATCGAAAAACAGGAGAAACAACAATGAAACGTGACTCGTTAAGCTGGCGCCTGGCTTCATATTATGGTCCCATTGATGATTGGAATAAATCCGAAGACATAAAAACAGACGTTTGTTCTTATGCTAGAGCTGTACTGGTTGGCGTTAAAAATGTTTTACTTATCTTGATTGCGCTTGCAGTTGTGTCATTATTTGTTGGTGATTTTATGGCGTGGGTAGCTGCATCTATTACACTACACGATTGGATTCGCCCCAACGAACCCGCTGGACTTTTCATTGGGGCAATTTGTCTCATTGGTGGCACTGCGTTCTTCATCGTGTGCAAAGAGAAATTTGTACCGATCATTCGGGATTATGTGAACCGAGACAAAACAACAGAAGATTGCAAGCAACACGAACCGAGCGTGCTTGCCCTTTGGTATAAGGGTATTAAAGAAAAAACATGCTTCACGATTACAATCGAGAAAAAGGTGGACCAATAATGCCGCTCATTCCCGACAGAGTGTCTAAACACAACCCAAAAGATAGTGAACAGCTTATAAAGAACCAAACTGCCAAAAAAAGTTGTTTGGTTTGCGAAAACTTTAGAGCTTGTCATCCACGAACAAGTCTTTGTTACTGTACTGATGGTTCAAAAGCCGTTTTCCTGGATGCGGGTTGTTCTTCATGGAAACTTGATCCAAAACTGAAATCAATTAATACTGCAAGGGAATAATCATGCATTTTGTTTTTGTGTGGACGTTTGGTGATGTTATTAGTTTGTTGGCGATTGGTTTAATTGTTCTTGTTGTGCTAATTGGATCCCTAAAGCAGTGGTTTAAACAAGCGCGATGCAAACACGATAACGTGCACGAAACGAGAGCTTGTGATGCAGTTTGTAGCCAGTGTGGCAAAAATCTTGGATTTATTGGCACTTGGCGGGAACGTCACAAAACGGGAGAGTAAATATGTATTGGGGACCCAAAGAAAAAATAGCCACCAAGGAAAAAATAAAATTTGCAGGACAACTTGCTGTTATTCCTGCAATATTTGTAACGATTGCAGCATATAACTGGTACGCAAATAATGCGAGTATAATCTCACCTGCTAGTATCTGTGCTGTGGCATTTGGTCTAGTTGCAATAGTTATCTACAAGCGAGTAATTCCATGACAACAGAAAAAGAACTTACGCCTGATGAGAAAGCCGCACGATTTCGTGATATGGCAAAAAGTATTAGTGCATCATTTACAACAATTAAGGGTAACCCTCTCAATCTCAACTTATTGATGGCTCACGTCGGCGCATTGTCTCTGGCTGTTGATGAAATCCTCAACGAACTTGCCACCAAAATGGATACAAAACATGAATCTACACCAACTATTAATTGACGAGCTTTCTTACGTGGATCCCGAGTGGGGTCCAAGAGTTAAACGCATTAAACCGTGGGCGGAATTTAAGCCTGTAATAAAAAGCCAACAACTTGATCTCGGATCGGTTCCAATGGAAAAGCTGTGGTTTTGGTCGGACCAACACTTTAACCACAAAAACATTATCAAATACTGCAATCGTCCGTTTGTGGATTGTCAGGATATGGAAGATAAGTTGATTGCTAACTATCTTGATACAATTAAAAATGAAGATGATGTTGTTATTTGGGTTGGTGATGTTACATTCATGGGCGATACGTTTATGAATGATATTCTACGCAATCTACCCGGATACAAGATTCTTATTATGGGGAATCATGATTTCGATCGTAGTGTTCCTCGACGGTTGGATTTTGATGAAATGCATAGTATAATTTCCTTACAAAATTTTATTATCAGTCATCACCCTTGGAATAACGTTCCGAGTGGTTATTACCATATTCATGGTCACACTCATGTGCACAAGACTAACAATCCACTACACATTAACGTGTGTGTAGAAAATACGGATTATAGACCACGAAACTTTGTGGACATTTTAAACGAAGTATTGAACAAGGAATCTGAATGAGTGCAGCGGTAAAGGCAGTTGGGTCCGATTACATCGAAGACCAACGCAGAGAATTCTTTTTATACACCATTTCATCCCGAGCTATTCCGGCGATTACCGATGGGTTGAAACCGTCAGGCCGCCGGGTTTTGTGGACGGGTAGAAACGGAGAAAAGTATAAAACGGCAACCCTGGCAGGTGCCACGATGCCTATTCACCCCCATGCATCACCCGATGATGCAATTAACACGTTAGCGGCACCTTTTGGAAACAACATTCCATTATTTACGGGCATTGGCGCATTTGGAACAATGGTTTTACCAAACAGTTATGGTGCGTCACGTTATACTTCCGTTAAGGTCTCCGATTTCACGAAGGATGTCGTGTTTAAAGACATCGAAATCATTCCAATGCAATCCAACTATGATGATACGTTAGAAGAACCTAAACATTTCTTGCCATTGATTCCAATTGCTCTTTTAAACCCCACTTTTGGTATCGCAGGTGGTTTCTCGTGTAATATTTTGCCACGGGATTTGGGTGATATTGTAACAGAACAAATCAAGTTTTTGGAAAAAAGAGAAAAGGCGATTGTTGAGGATAAATTACCTCGTTTTAACCCTACAAATTCGGTGTCACACCTCAAATACGAAGATCCCAAATCAGGAAACATGCGTTTTGTTTTTAATGGTACTTATGAACGTATTAATGGCTCAAGTGTTCGTATCACAAAACTACCATACGGTGTAACTCATTCCAAGTTTACCGATCATCTATCGAAACTAGAAGAACAATACCATATTGCAAGCTTTGACGACTTCTCAAAAGATGCGATCAATATTGTCGTTCGGTTGGGGCGAGGCAGCGTTGATAACATGTCGGAACAGGACATGCTAAAATTGCTTGGTTTGACTAATACCGAATCCGAAATCATGAACTTGTTGGATTTTGATGGCACATCCATTTTAAATACCAACTTTCCTGATGTTATCAAGAATTTTACTTCGTGGCGGCTTGGTTATTATGTTAACCGTTACGAGCGGCTTCTGCGTTTGCTTGAAGAAGAAATGCAACGTTATCGTGATATTATTAAGGCAATCGCATCAAATGTGGGTGGGGTTGCAAAGAAAACGAAATCGCGTGGGGAGTTGATTGAGTTTTTGGAGGCTGTTGAAATTGTTAACACTGATTACATCGCCAATTTACCCGTATACAGGTTTACAGATGATGAGCGCATTAAAGTAGAAACCAAACTTGTGGAAGCAGCGGAAAAAAAGAAAGAATATCTCGACATCTTGTCTTCATCCGAAAGGCGTACTAAAATATACATCTCCGAGTTAAAAGAGGTTTTGAAAAAATATGGAAAATGAAGTCTCGTACAGAACCATTACCCAACGTGGTTATATTCTATCAATGATAGACGTCCGTACTCTTCGTAGTAAATACAGGTCTATTAATGAAGAAGTGACAACAGCATCGTTAAATAAACTTCCACAAAAGTTTATGATTAATCGCATTTTAATCGAAGAATTTGGCACAGATGCAATGATTGATTATCACAAACAATGTGAGGAATGGGACAAAATGGAGCTCGAGGGTACGGGTGGAGAGTACTGGTTTATGAGTTCTGATGAAGACGAAAAGGAGAACTTATGAAAAGTACTATTATTGCCATTATTGTAGCAGGTGTTCTTGTTGGTTGTGCGCCGTTTGGTGCTGTTAAAGATACCAACGAGTACGAACGGTATGTTGTTGTTGATTTGGTTGCAACTCACGCAAAAGAACAATGTGGTACGGATGCTGTTGGTTCGTATATCAAACAACTCCGCAACGAAACAGAGTTTTTAGAAATCTACACAAAACACATTCCGTATAACGAAGAATCACATAAAATTGCCTCAATTTTACATGACCAGGCTGTTGAACTGGATGAACGAAGCCAAAAAGGTATGTCAGATGAATACTGTAAGGCAAAAACAGAAATCATTAAACAGGGCGCAGAACGCGCAATGGAAGCCGTATTAACAAAGAGGACCAATTGACATGTTTACTACTATTCAAGATTTACTCAACAGTAAGAACAAAGATGTTTTCGAAACAGCGGTGTATGCTGAACGGTTGCAAAATGAATTAAAAGCAGGTACAATTACTCCTGACGAATATGAAGAGCTTTCCAACGATTTGTTGGATTTGAAAAAGATTGATGATTTGTCAGCAACAATTGAGCATAAAGCCGAACTCAAAGAGGCTTTTGACTTTTTGAGAACGTTTATTAAGACTGTATAAGGAAAATCATGATTAACGATTTTGATTTTGGATTAGCGGATGATCCAAAATGGACACTTTCAAACTACAAAGTGCAAGAAACCACCGAAATTAAGTCGGATGGGACAGAGGCTGCTCCGATTGAGCGGTTTGCACACATCGTTGAAAAGCTAAAGTACATCTGGGGATACCCTGAAGTCACGGTATATCTCGAAAGTTTGGTCGTTAATACCGACCCAAATCGTCCTACGCGGCAAGGGTTTGATCCTTCCGTGAAGAGTGATATTCTTTTTCTGTACAACTTGTATGTTGACCAGTTTTCGATTATAAATAAAGACAAAACTGCTACCTCACCATTTGCAAATAGACCAAATGCGCGAGAAAATGACGTTTGGGAATTTAGTAGGTAAAATTATGAAATCTTTTAGTGACGATATTGTAACACCAGAAGCACAAAACGAAGCAATTAAATTTGCCTTTGTTGCACAAAATGCGTTCATTTTGAATCAAGCCAACACCATCGTCAAGCGTGTAGCACAAATAGTTGCTATTAATATTTTGTGTACTGCCTGTATGTTGGGTGGTGTTGTAGCTTACTTGCATTATTTCAAATAAACTTCGGTGATAGTCGCTGCCACAACGCTTCTGTTTTTGATTCTGCTTCACAGATACAGATATGTGTTGTTGGCTGCCAGGCGGCAACTTTCTCTCGACAATCAAACCCCATCCAGCATAAAACTGCACATATCAGCAATGATTATATCCCCCTTTCAATTAGTTTTGGACACCATCTTGTTGGTTTTGACTATATTGGGAGGCATTCTTGCTGTATGCATGACCACATCACTCAATTCGTTTGGTCAAGTATTTGGTTACATATACGACCAAAAATGGATAAGCGACCAGAAAGAAGCATTCAACATTTTTAACAACGCAAAGGAGCAACAGAAATGAGCAAGCATTACCATTCTTCCATAATGTTCGAAGTCACACGACTTATGAATGAAGTCAAGGAAATGGACACGGAAGAAGTTTTATCAACGCATGGCATCGAACTTAACAAAGACGGTACTGTTTTTGATGTTATTAGTGAAAAAAGGTTTGACACACTCATGATGTGGGCCCAGTCAGTCGTCGACGAAGAAATTGTTAATAGTTTTCAACACATGCAACACAAACAACGATTTGATGATGACTATATGTAATAAAAAGGGCGTTAAACGCCCTTTTTATTTAACTGAAATCGGCAGCATTACAAAACTCATCTGCGAATGGTGATCGCGCGATTAACTGCACCACACACCTGGGTAGGTGACGATAAATTAACATATCAAACTTTCGATCATCCTTCATCGCCAACAAATGGTTTCGAGCTAGTGACGAACTGATGATTGATAGTTCAGGCTCGTTTAACAAATACAAAACTTCGTCAATACCATACCCCTTAACGAACTGCTCGACGGATCGTTCATATTCCAAATCCAGACCGTTGCGCACTCCACGAATCATAGTTTTGGACTTGTGTCTTTTGATAAATGATGAAATTAAATGCCCTTCTCCGAGGCCCATCACGCGAACGTTTGGCATGTCTTTGACCATTTGCACAACCATATCAAGACGATCGTGATGGTCGAACATATGTTTTTTATCAAGGTTGCTACAAACAACAACAGTTACTTCACCAAGAAGTTTTTGGGCACGATTGATAATAGATAGATGTCCGTGCGTTGGTGGATCAAACGACCCAGTGATAATATTTCTATGCGCCATATTCATTTCCTGAAAATAATAATGGGGCCATTATAGCCCCATTTTAACCAAATATCAAGCCTTATTCAACAGCACCCCAAACATCATCCCAATCGCCTGTAAGAGCACCCTTCGAGTACGAGCTTTCTTCTTGCTCGAAAAAGTTCGAGTGGCTTGGGAGTACCAACATTTCATCAACCCAAGGAAGAGGGTTCTTTTTCTGTTTAAAAATACCTTTCAACCCTAAACCAATCAATCGGCGGTCAGCAATGTATCGAATATAGGTATGCATGTCTTCTTTGAGTAGTGGTTGTTTAAATTCAGAACCGTCCATCACACCGTACGCAAGGTTAATGAATCCATCTTCTAATTCTACCATTTTCTCTGCAATGGTGTACAATTGAGATTTTAGTTCATCGGTCCATATATCACGATTTTCCTTAATAAACTCGCGGAATAATTTTGTCATTCCTTCAACGTGTTTACCTTCGTCAATGATTGACCACGTAACGATCTTGGTCATACCAGGCATCAAATTGTTGCGACCAAAATTGAGCAACATAACAAATGAACTGAATAATTGTAATCCTTCAGTAAAGGCCGATACGGCACACATCTGTTGAACAATATGGTTGTGGTCAGTACCCGAAATTTCTTTAAAAAATTCGTGTTTGTCTGCCATTTCCTTATATTTCATGAATTCGTCATACACAGAATCAGGAAAACCCAGCGTTTCCATAAGATGTGAATAAGCGGCAATATGCACCGCTTCACGGGCAGCGAAACCCAACAACATCATGCGTACCTCGGGTTGTGGAAATACTGGCAGATAGTTGTCAATATATGCTCCAGCAACGTCGATGTCGCCTTGTGTGAACAAACGAAGAATTTGAGTAAGGAAGTTCTTTTGATCTGGGTTAAGACGCTTTTTCCAGTCCCGCACATCTTGCTGCATCGGAACGATTGAGTGAATCCAGTGAATCTGCTCGTGTTCCAGCCACAATTTATATGCCCATGGATGTTGGAACGGCTTAAACGTATCCCGTTTATCAGTCAGCCGCAGTTTTTTCTTTACCATAATGTTTTCCTTTTTTGTTAGCTCCTGTGCCACCTTGGTATCCGTCCATTTTACCCGGTACGAATCCTTCTGGTACTTCTTCAGGATAAAAATATTTGTGTACTACGCCGTTATTAAAAATCTTTTTATTTCTTGTGTTATTTCCGCTTGTGTTAGACTTTGGTGGTTTTAAATTCTCCGTTTTGGATCGCCCTCGTTTCCAACCGGCGGGAATATCAGCGGTGCCTTTTACCTTTAAATCATTATATCCATCCGTAATCCATATTCGTCCAAGTTGATCGTTGCGGGCACGTGTACTACGCACACTTGATGGTTCGTTCATTTTATACATCGTTTTTGGTAAAGATCTACCCATCAACGCATTTGAAATCTTTTTTCTCGTTTCAGCCTTCACTATGTTTCCAGGAGGCGCCCCATCTAAACCGTTCTCCATTATAAGATTTGCCCACCCTTTAGAATCTACGATGTTATTAGCATCAGAAAATTCTTTAGCGGCTTCCGTTAACATATCGCAGTTTAAATACTCTCCAATAATAACGGTGGATACATCATTTCCGTGCTTGCGCAGATGTCGCAACCAATACTTCCCGGAACCACGGTAAGTATTTGGATTTCGGGTTGTTTTTCCAAAGTATTTTAGTCCTGTAATATTATGCGTTTTTACGTAAAGGTAGGTAATCATAAAAGTTCTCCTGCATCTATTTATGATTACCTACCCGTGGGCGTATTTAACCTTCGCACGCAATGCAAACATCATCATTAACAATTGCTGTTAAGTCGATATCGTCTTCGATGCGCATACGGGCAACTTTCTGCGAAACCTTTTCGGTGTTTACCAACTTCTCGGTTCGAACATAATACATTGTTTTAACACCCTTCTTCCAAGCAGCAAAATGAATTGCATGTAAGCGTTTGACGCTGATATCTGGACGAATAAAAATATTAAAACTTTGACCTTGGTCGATATCTTGCTGACGATCAGCAACGTGTTCAACAGCCCACATCATATCAAGCTCCGGAGCGGTTTTGAAT